AATTGTATCAAAATTATTAAAATTATTCAGTAAAAATTTATATAAAATAACAAAATTTATTAAAATAAAATTGAAATAAAATATAAAATTTGAATAAGAATTTATTAGTTTTAATTATAAAAATTGTAAAATATTTCAATAAATTTTATCATAATTTCTATTTAAAATTTAATAAAATTAATGATTTTTTAGTCTCAGTTTTGAACGAAAGTTCACAAATTTACTGATCATATTCGTATTTATTTTCTTTTTTGAATGTGAATTTATTAACAATTTTCTTTTCTATTTTTTATAGATTTATGTAATAAATCGTAGAAAAAATAAACAATAAAGAATTATACATATCAAATTTATATAATAAATTTGATATGTTTTAAATAATATATTTTATAATTATATTTTAAATTATATGAATTTATGAATATAATTTAAAATTAATTTAAAATAATTACCTTTAGTAAAAATATATATTACGTTATGATAATTATTTATTTATTACGTTTATACTCCATAAATAAATAATTATAATTAATTGACATACTGATAGCAATAAAAAATCCTGGGAGCCTGGGAATTTATTTAAATAAATTCCGTCCCACTGATTTTTTATTGTATTAACTGTTTTCTGAGTGTTTGTGTGTTAATTAATATTATATTAATTAACTCTCATTGTTTAAAATTTTTGTGATTTATAAAATCAAAATAAAACAAACAAAATTGTGAATTCTTTGGAGTGTGTAAAATCAAAACTCAAAACTGCAAGTAAGAATTCGAATTCAAAAAAAATAAAAATCTAAAAGCTTGATTTTGAAAAATAAATTTCAAAATTAAAAATTGCAAAAATTAAAATAATTTGCAACAAATCAAAAATGTAGTTGAATGCTACGATCAAATTCGAGTCGATGGACTATAAAATCTCTGGAAGAGGCTACTTGGATTGAAATTTTTAATTAATATAAAACCTGCAAGCGGCAAGAGTTGTGAAGACTTCGAATTTGATTAACCAAAAGTTTTCAAAACTCATTTTGAGTTTTTGCACATAAAATTCACTAAAGTTAAATTTCTTCCAAAAAGAATAACAAAATAAGGTGTAGATGAATTTTGCATTGGAAACATGCTAAATTAAAACTTTACCAATTTTATTCCACTTGGGAGTAAAGTTTAATTAAAAATTGTATTTGTGTTCAAATATTGGTCAAATTCGATATTTGAACCATCTCTTTGATAAATACGCTAAACTTAGAGCGTTTTTATATAAATTAAATTACCATATGAATTTTAGTGATACTTAAAAAAAACATTAAAATTCTCCTAAATGAAAATAATTTTTGATAAACATTATATCAATAAAAATTGTATTGATACCTCATATGAGGTTTGAGATTAATAATAAATGAGAATAAATATATTTCACCTATAAAAATAGTTTAAAAATTGTATTCTGATTCTCATATGGAATTATTATTTCGTTTAAATCCTATTTAAAGAAATCCTAAAAATAAAGTTATAATATTAAAAACCTAATATAAATTAAGAAATGCATCCAATCTCAAATATTATTACTCTCAAAACTTATATGAGAAATATAAGTTAAAACTTTATTCAAATTATTCTATTTCCGAGGATATGTTATTACATGTTACTCGAATCTGTCAAAAATTGTATTATTAATTCTAATTTAGAAATATAGTAAAGTTTATTTTATTATTTTCTTATTACATTTTGCCTGATAAAAGGACGATTTTACTCCAATTATCAGGCATCTCCTTTCAATTTACATTAAAATATTCAATTATATTTAAATATACGGTAGAATGCTTGAGTGGTTTAAAAGGCTGTCCTGCTAAGACAGTGTATAGAAATGTACCGAAGGTTCGAATCCTTCTTCTACCGCCATTATAACAATTGTCAAACATTGTTTAATACTTTTTTGCCCCAACTAGTATAGCATAAGCTAGTTGGGGACCTATCATTTATTTACCGCAATTATAAAATTAACAAAAAAAATATAAGATCGTAGGATATAGGAATAAGAAAAGAGGAATTCTTTATACACTATTCCTCAAAAGTGTTTATTACTACTAAAAAGTGGCTAACTAACTCGCACTACGTTATTTCTGTAATTACAAAGATATTTCTTAACCTCATTTAACTTATCATTGACGAAATATAATGGTGATAGATCATCAATTGTTAAATCAAATTTAGATTTCATCTTTTTATACAATTCAGATAAATAACAACGCAAATTAATATTATGTTGATAATAATCATAATTACAATCTTTAAGATCTGTTTCAATATAATCGTTAATCAACATGTGATAATAATTCACATCACGAATCATATACTTTAACACCATCTTAAATATATGGAGTTTTGAAATTATACTGGTAATATAATTTCACATATATTCATATTAGTATATGTAATCATTAAAACGATAAATCATATTCCTACGATCGAATTCTTATACTTACCCATATCATTTGATATGGGTATTACTTATTTTTACCGCTAAATTTAAATATTTAATAATTACATATAATAAAGTAGAATAAAGGATAAGATCTTTTATTTAAACGTTTAAATAAAATTGATAGATGCAATAAGCGTCGAAGGAGGAATGTGAAATGAAAATTTCGTTATTTGGGAATGAGTTTAATATTAAGACTCGTTATGTAGTTATTGGTGGAGTTCTTATGGCCTTAGGAGTTGCAACTGCTACTAAATATGTAGTAGACAAAATTGCTGATAAATCCGATGATGACATTTTTGAGTATAAAAATGGAAAAAGATTTATTAAGAATAAGGATGTAGCTGCTATGATGGCAAAGAATGATATTGAACTAGCTAAAGCAAGAAGAGCCGCCGCAATAGCTAGAGGAGAAGTATGGAACGACGGTGTACAAGTAAACGATACTATATTACCAGGAAATTATTATCAATACAGATAAGATGAAAATAAAAGGAGGAAATAGAATATGCATTTAACAGATAGAGGATTAATAATAGGATTTGGAGTTATAGCAACAATTGGAATAGGTGTTTTAATAGGTAAAAGTATAGCTAAAAAGAAAAAAGCTAAAAAAGAAGAAAATAAAGTAAACTTTGAAAAACAAATGGAAAAGCAATATAATGAAGAAAAAATGAATCAAAAAACTGAAGAACAACTAAAGGATACTAATAATTCAGTTACTAGAGAAGATTTAGCTGAAATAGCAGCTAAAGATCTAGAATTTGCTGAAAAATTGGCTAAATATGTATCACCTGTACAAGCTATGTCTATGAAACATATGCCATCTATAGCAGATATTATAAAAAATGATGGATCTGCAGCTGTAGAAAACTTTAAAAAAGATGCTGAAGTTACGAAGGAAAAGCGTGTTTCTTATGAAGAATTTAAGAAATTATTATTAAGTGATCCAGAATTTAAGGAATATTTAGCAAAAGATTTAACACAAGAACCTAAAACAGCAGTAGAATCTGCAAGAAGAAATGAAAAGATAGCTGATTTTGTGAAATATAATACACAAACATCTAATAAAAAGGTATCAGTAAATAATGAAAGTACTTGTAAAGCAGATACACCAGTAAGTTCAGCAACTAATAGCCAAAGAAAATTATCGCCAGAAGAAATTACTGCAATTAATTTAGAAACAGCTAATAAAATGTTTACAGAACAACCATTGGATTCTGGTGATAGATTAAATCTAGCTGCAATGACTATGGATAATGAATGTAGAAAGACTTTATTAACATTATCAGAAGATGATCAAATTGCTATAGCTAGAAGACTTCAAAATGGAGAACCTATACATATAGCTGGAAAGTATATAGGATTATTTGATTTGCCTATACTAAATCAAAACCCAATTAATATGAGCAACAACGTAAAACAACTTGTCATAGAGTTATTTAATCATGCATATCCAAATATGAGTATAAATGTTCCTAAACCAGAACCAGTTAGAACTACAGCTCAGGAATATAATGCATGGATAAATCAATATAAAGGAGGAGCTAGCTATGGACATAATTAATACTAAATTTGAGATATTTCCTGGTAAAATTTTAAAGATACTAAAATTAGGTGCTGCAATAAGCACCTATATATCTGATAATAGAAATATGAATATGGATAAGATAGAATCTATATTTGGACCTAATAAAAAGATAGAAGAATATATAAATCAAGCTAAAACTAGAAATAATATAATAAATCTAGCTCATTTAATGACATTTTCTGATATTTATGAAAATATTACAGAAGGAGATATAAAATCTATTCTTAGTAATAGAAAATTTACAAAACCATTAATAGATTCTAATTATATTTTAGATATCATCGAGAATGGAACTGATGTATTAGATATAATAAATACTGCTGATATAAGAAAGATCACTGAAATGAGAGAAATATTAGATCTTTCTATGTATTATTGTATAGGATACACTTTTGCTGAAAGATATAATATTAAATCTAAAAAAGAAGATAAGGACTCTATAAAATTATGCAACTATAATATATTTATTCCAGTATTGTCTCAATTTATATTATGCAATATAATAAATTGGAATACTTTTTATGAAATATCTGATAAATTTAATAAGAAATATGGAGCTAAAATAATGTTTTGCTATTTAATGAGCAGACTTTGTAGTATATTTTCAAATTTATGTGATTTGAATCATCAAATGCTTACTAATAGTCCAGTTTCTGGTACTGCATTTAATAACCATGTAATTGATATTAATTACACTACTGATATTAGATGTTGTAAGTGGATACAAGATAATAAACTTAATACTCTTAGAATAAATGAATATCCTAATTATATATCAGTAGAATTTCCTTATACATTTGCATCTAAATTTAAGATTTCTAAAGGTAAAAAGTCTAATTATTTCACAGACCGGGACCCATATTTCTTAAATGTTCTTTTAAAATCTGTAACCAAGTTCTCTGATATAAAGGATGTAATTTTAAGTAATATGATTACTCCTAGTTTTATAGTAGATTATCCAAAAGGTGTAATAATTCAATCATCATATGATAATATAGATGAAAATAGACATATTAGTCCTATGTTATATGAAGCTTATAGTATAATGGCTAATCCTATAACTCCAGATGGAGGAAAACCTTTTATTCCTGACGATCTAAATGAACCTGATAATGTGAACTAAAATAAAAACATAACTCTGTGCAATATAAAGGACGGTGAATTATTATGGCTTTTGAATTTAAACCATATGATTTTAAATCAACTATAAAAGATATAGGAGAAAGTATAGAAAAATCTATAATAAAGAAAGCAGAATCTATACTAACTACTATAACAAATAAAGCCCAAGGAAAATCTCTAAAAATAGCTATACCTAATACATATGCAATAGGTCTTGATATAGGTGGTATACAATTTACTAGAGAAACTGGATGTTCTATAAATTTTACAGAGTTATGTGATTATAAAAATCTAGACTTTCCTATTAGAAAAATAGAAATGGCAGTTCCTATGAAACTAGCGGTGAGATTATATAAGCTAAAAGGTGATGTATTACCAGAATTTCCTAAAGCATTAGCTACATATGTACAAATATTACCAGTAGCTAAGTCAAGATTTCAAGAAAAACCTATGGAATCTGGCTATTATATAGGAATATTGCAAGATAATGAGATAAAAATGAAAATACAAGATGCACTAAATAATAGAAATGAAGATAGCGCTTCTACTACAGTAGTAAAACTTACTCTTTATAAACCTGGAGAAATACATTACCAATCTAAATCTAGTATAAATTTTAACTTACCAAATCCAAAACCATCAGAAATTATTCAATATGCTTTTAAGCAATCATTTAATAATTATGAACTTTGTATGAGTAAGATAGAAAATGATAAACCTCTAGGTAGATTTATTATTCCATTTACTGGATTTACAGATTTACTTAAATATTTAGACCAGGAAGTAAACTTATATTCTACTAAATATTATACATGTGTAGAAGGGAATAAATTCTATTTATTAAACTCTGATAATAATCCTAATGTAGAAAATAAAGAACTTACTACTAATTTATCAGTTCTAGTAGCTAGACATAGTACTGAGAAGGTATATCCACGTGTAATATGTAAACTAGGAAAAACAGATTATAAAATTGTAGAATCTGTAGATAATGTAAGTGTGAAAGTTATAGGAGCCTCATCTTATCGTAATAATAAGATATATGTAACTCCATCTGGAAAACATATTAAACAAACATTTCCTATGAGTAGAAACCAAGAAGTAGTATTTAAGAACTCTGAAGTAGTTCCTGGTAAAAAATTAGACAACACTGTATATGAGGAGATTACTATCAACTGTCAGGGCTTACCTATACAGAAGTTTACTCCTCTTAGTAATATAATAACTGTAGATGCTAGTGGAAACTTACGTGTGTATAGGTGTACTTATAAAGAAATATATATGCGTTCGCATCTAGAAGCATCTGTTACAATAAAAGGAGTCCGTTTAATAGACGGAGACGGTAACAATGTTCAATTCCAAGATAACTCAAAATAGAAGAGATATCTTAGGTTTTGAATAATTACATATAATATGGTAGTATATACATAAAAATGTATATTATTATAAATATTTAAAACGGTAAGGAATATCTCTCCCTTTCTCAAAAATATATTTTAGTAGAGTTATAAAAATAGTTATCTAATTTTAGAATATCATTATTATGAGAATTCCTTATCGAAAAATTGTATTAATGACGCTAGTTATAAATAATTATAATCTGGCGTCAATTTTTATTATTGTCTGACGTTATAATTTAATATATAAAATTTAAAAATGGAGGTATTTAAAAATGGCAATATTAGTAGAAACAACAAATTTAACAGGAGCAATGAATCTTATTGAAAAAAGACTTAAAGAAGGAGAATACTTTGAAAATAAGTATCCTGTAATGTATGGAACAACAAATGACGATGGAACTGATGGTATGGAACCAAAAGTATACAGAGTAAAAGAAGCATCTGGAGATGTAGATAATACAAAACAAGCAAAAGAAGTAAAAATCCAAAGAGATTATAAATCTCCAGATGGAAAATCTATATACTTTTCTATAGATGCAAAAGTAAAAGATTATATTTTTGAAAACGGCGTAGATAAAAATGGTAAAAAGCAATTTTCTGCACTACCAATGTTATATTTGCCAAAAATGGGAACAGAAGATCTTCTAAAATTAGCAGAAGATATAATCGCATTCTCAGAAGGAGCATTAAATACTGTAAAAGTAATGCTTATGGCTGATAAAGAATTAGGAAATGTAAAGTCTACAATGACTGGTCTTCCATTATATAGATGTATAGCAAATGTATCAAATGGACTTACACCAGAACAATTAGCACAAATATCACAATTAGATAAAACATTATTGGAAAATTTCAATAATAGTAATATAGACTTTAATTTAATAAAGACTGAACAATTAGTTCTAGATAGAATTATGATGATGAGTTTCAAACATATGAAACAACAACTTAAATCATTAATTAAAGATGTTAAGGAAACAAACTTAACTAAATTAGTTCCTTACGTAGAAAATTCAAATGCTGAAGCTATTATAGTAAATAGTAAGCAAAATATTTCTAAATTAACTGGAACTACTCCTGATAGTGACATAGTATCTAAAGATGGTATGAGCTATAGAGGATTATATTAATGGTATTAACGTAATTATTTACGTTTTTACATATATTTTTAATTTCATTTTAGAATGAGGTTTGATTCTTACTTGTTCATATAGGTTGTATGAATCAAATTATTACCTTGTGGCTGTAACCATAAGAAGGTAAGGCAGGCTTTGAACTATGACTGCCTACCTCTCCTTTAGAAAATTGTATTAGCCGAATATTACAGTATTCGGCCATCCATAAGATAGTCCAAAGTTTTAAATTATAACAGTAATGCGAATAATTTTTGATATTTAAAACTCCAGTTATAAATAAACTTAGTTAAACTTTGAATAATAACTTAATATAGATAGCATTTAAATCATTATGTGAAATACTTGTCGTGTATTTCTTAATTCCTTTTTAGAAAATTTTATTAATGACTTTGGACTATGCTATGGGTGAATTTAAACAGAAATTTAACCCGAATAGCGGATATAATAATGTATCGCCTATATTGCATTATTATATCTTATGCATTCCTTTATATTATATTTCATTAGAAAGCTCTCTCCCTTACAATGGGAGAGGGTGGACTGATGTACCGCAAAAAATCATGCTTTATATATTTTCTTTTCTTGTCTTTTTTATGTTTGAAAATGCCATATTAACAATTAACCTGTATTAAATTCAATAAAAGAGAGGTGAAAACACATGAAAAACACTAAAAATACGAGTAAAGAGAGCTATTTAACAAAACTTAAAAATACAATCGTTAAACATTTTACTAATACTATAAAGTCTGAAGTTAAAGAATATAAAGACAATATGGATCTTAAATATGATCTACCAGTTGAAACTAAGGATTCTTTAGCTGCATATATACAAGATATGGTAAAATTTAATGGTAGTGGAAAGGTTTCAGACAAAATAAGAGCCACAAAAGAAGAACTTAAAGAACTCTTAAAATCTGCAAAAGAGCAAACTGCAGCAGCTCTAAAAGGAGATAAATCCGGATACGACGAAGACGCTATGGATGATCTTTTAGATGAAGAATTCGATCTAGACTTCGATGAAAAATCATCAACAGAATCAATCGATGATGTAACTCCAGCTAGTGCGGGCCCTGGCGATAAATTCGAATACGCATTAACTGAATATGGTAATCCAGAAAAAGCTGCTACTGCTATTTTTATTAAAATGATAGCTGATGCAAATATTGCAGGTATAGGAGATCTTATTGCAAGTAAACCAGAAAATTACGTTACAGAACTTCTAAACGCAGCTGATGCTCTTTATGGAGATAATAACCAACCAGTTCAAACAGAACAGGATAAAGAGATAGAAAGATTAAATAAAACTATTGGAAATCCTTCTATTGGTATGGAAAAAGACTCTATGGAAGACATAGCTGGTATAGAACCTGAAGTAATAACTACAGCTATTGGAGATCTAAACCCACAACAAATGAAAGAATTCAATCTTGAAGAACTTAAAAAGCTTAAAGAAGAATACGAAGATGCTCTAAATAGAACTGTAGAAGATATTATAGGTGGAAATGGTAGTAAATCTCTAGATAGATTTAATAGCTATGTATCATCTGTATTTAAATCTTTACTCAAAGACATACAAGATAAAGATGGTCTTAATATAGAAGAACCTAGAGAGCTAGTGCTAGAATTAGTTTCGAGAATATCCGAAGGAACTATAAAAGGGTTCATACCAGTAACAGCTTTTATAGGAATTCTATTAAATTTACCATCTAATAATCATTACCAATCTTTTAAAGATCTTAATACAAAATTTAATGACATGTTTAATAAATAAGTATGAAAACAGGAGGATAAAGCATGAAAAATATATTTGAAGCATTAGGTCCTGCTTTTAGAGGTAATGTGGCAATGGAAGAAACTGCATCTGACCATTTCCAAGAAATACCTACAAAAGTAGATCCTGAAGATACTGCTACACTTATAGACAAACTTGAAGACGACCATGAAGGTGTTAACCAAGAAAGAAGAGTAGATGAACCTCTTCCAGAAGAAAATGTTTCTGATGAAGTAAAAAGAGATATAGAAGCAATAGAAGCTGAAGGAAAGCTAGATGAAAACTTATCTGGTGAAGGAACAGATATAATGGATATTCCTGATAATCCAAAAGCAGAAAAAATGGGAGGAATAGCTCCAGCTGCAGATGATGCAGAAAAAGCTCCAGAAATCATAGAACAAATAAAAGAAAACACAGAACCAAATAACGTTACTATAGATGATACTGGATTTGCAGAAAATAAAGACGTTGAACATATGTTAGCTGAACAAAATGGTCAATCATACGATGAACATAGTGACGACCAGTCTGTATTCGCTGACGCTAAAAATGAAACAGAAGTTACTTCAGCTGATAAAATGCATGTTCAAGTACCTGGAGATAATGGAAACGACGAATTTAAAACATTAGAAGAAGCTAGAGAAGATCAAGGCTCTACTGAAACTAATGATACTCCAGAAGAAAAGAAAGAAGTAGGATTATCAGAAGTAGAAGGAGAAGATGACACTATATTAGATAATGATAGTAGTGTTGAAGAAGATTCTACTGAAGATAATAATGAAGAATCTGATTCTGAAGAATTAGAAGAAGATGAAGAAGAAGTAGCTAAAGAAGATTTGGATACTGAAACTGAGGATGAAGAAACTAATGAGGAAGAAAAAGAAGATGAAGCAGAAGTTGAAGAAGAAAATGAAGAAAAGGTAGAAGAAGAGGAAGAAGTTAGCGAAGAACCTGAAGAACCTAATGATGAAAACTCTGAAGATACAACTGAAACTTCTACATCAGATGAAACAGAAGATAATTCTGAAGTAGCTGAAGAACTTGCTCTTTTAGATTCTGTTGAAATTAAAGGTGTCCTTGGAGGAGACTCTGAAGATTTACAAGAAGCTAAAGATAATGTTAAAAATGAAACAGAAGACAGCTCTACTTCATTAGATGAAGTTTCTACTATGAAATCTGTAAATACTGCCGATGGAAATCAAGAATTTTCTTCAGAAGAAATGCCAGATGGAGTAGAAAATCCAGTAGAAGGAACTGATAGTCTTGCATCTAAAGTTACAGAATTAGCTTCTCAAGATGAAGACTTTGATAAAGATAAGGTTACTATTAATAGATATGATGAAGTTGGAGAAACTTCAACTGGTTCTGATGAAGAACCTATAGGTGACGATGTATCTTCAGATGATATGGGTTCACCTGCTGATGATGCTAGTGATGAAGGTACTGAACCTGAAACTCCAGAAGAACCTGAAGAAAAAGAAGATGAAGCACCTGCTACTGAAAGTGTTAAACTTACATGGGAACAAAAGATGAAAATCGCTATAGCGCACGCTGTAAATAAAAGATAATTGTAATAATTTTGGATGGTATTAACTTGAAATATGGTTATTACCATCCTTTTCTTTTTATTTTTGGTTAAATTTATGTATAAAATAATATATACCATTATAATTTCCATTTTAACGCGTTTAGAGGCCTATTTTAGAGGTTTTATATTATTTAATGATTAATTTTATAATTAAATACTTAAAACGTATAAAAACACGCTATAAAGCCGTTATATTGCATTTTATGATGTTATATGTAATTTTACACAATAAATATGTGAGGTGAAAATGATGAAAGATGTAATTTACGATGTATATAAATCCCGTACTACTCCAGATACTCATAATAATGTATCTGATCTTATCGGCCTTTATATAAAGAAGAATATGTCAGTACTTACCGACGGACTTATAAATAATTATCCTATACTTGGAGAAACAACTCGTAATAGATTTGCTTCATACTATAATATAACTCCAGAAGATTGGAAAATTATTAGTAAAAGTCCAGAATATAAATTAATGGCTAGACTTGCGGATCCTTTAAAGTTAGGACTATTATATAGCTATTATGAGACTAGAAATCCTATATTTATTAATTTTCTTGGTATTTTATGTTATAGTTTGTATATGTTTAAGTATTTTCCAAGGAAATTTAATAAACTTATAATGCAATATACAATAGATGAATTTGATGCAAGACTAGATTATAATAAACTAGGACGTAATCTTCTTATAGTAATAGGAAAAAAGACTGAAACTTTCTTAAATAACTGGGAGAAACGTATAACTAAACATCCATCTGATAAGCTTTTTAGAGAAATGCTTAAAGATTTTACTCCTAGATATAATAATATGATAAATTCAATTGCTACAGCGTATCATAAAAACTTTAACGACCCGGACGTTAGAATTCAAATAGCATATGCTAAATCGGCTGATGGTAAAAATAATGTAGCTGGAGCTGGTTTATTTGAGGCTATTAGAGAAATTGCTATGAATAGTTTACAATCATCTTCTGATAAAATACTTACTATGATAGGTCTAGGTTCTAATAATCCTAAAAATCTTAAATATAGAACAGTTTTTATTAGTAAATTACCAGACCAATATATAAATACTTCTAGAATTTGTAGTAATATATTAGATGAATGGATGAAACGTAATGCTGATCATCTTACTATGAAGAATTTTAGAATAGGGTTTGTACGTTCAATGAGTGTTGCAAGAAATATTACTTATATATTTGATGGACTTGATAATATAGTTTATAATATACTTATAGATAAAACCAGAGAAGAAGCCAGAATGTTTAATAAAATCCAAATGAGAAAATGGCTATATCAATATATGATACTAACATTATATCTTGCTAGTGGTCAATTATCTGTAAATATAGCATCACTTGAAAGTATTAATGATATAGAAAGTGAAACTTTGAATGGATTTGATAATACGGAGGTGAAATAATATGAAATATGATAAGGTAAAAGACGAAGATATAGAATTTGCAATGTCTGAAACTATAAGAGTATTTAAGATGCTTGATGAATCAGAAGGTGCAAGAATAGAAGAATTATTAACAACTTGTGAAGACCGAGACCAGCTAGTAGAATATCTTATTAATATATTAAATTTCTATGCACAACCTAATAGACATATCTTACGTAAAGTTAGAGAATCTGAAGGAATAATAAACCAAGAATATATACGTTTACCACATGTAAATCAAAAGAATGGAAAAGGAGTCTTATCTAATAAGAAATTATTAATACTTCCATTATATGTAAGAGCAAATCAACAAATAGCTCTTAAAGAAGGTAAAGCAGCACAAGAAAGTAATCTTCGTAATATAACAGGACAAGTAACTGGAGCTTCCAAGTCTGGACGTCTTTCTGATAGTGAAATTTGTACATTAATAGGAAATGGATCTCCTAATATTATAAAAGAAATGTTGGGTCCAGCATCACATGACCTAGTGGCAAAACGTGAAATGAAACAATCTATAATTAGAACAGGAGATGTATCATTAAAAGATCTAACAGATAGTCCAGAAAATAAGAAATCATTGAGATATATGAGTGAAGTTTTAAAAGCATATGGACTTGATAATGATTTAGTTGATGTTCCTATAAAATAGAATATAAGAAGTATAATTAATAAAATTGGAGGAAAATAAATGAGTTGGTTAAATAAAAAGATAGATAAAAGTTTAAATAGATATGTTCCTACTGGATATGCAACATTTGATATTATGATGGGAGAAAATGTAAGAAAAACTGATGGTACTCTTATTAGTAAGAATAGAGGATTTGCTATTGGAACGCATAATTGTATTGCCTCTAGGCCTGGTGCAGGTAAAAGTACGTTTACTATGGATGCACTATCATTCGGTTTGCATCTTGGATATCCTCTTCACAGACTTGTAGTAATAGACGCAGATAATGCGGTATATACAGACCAAAGACTTAAAAAGCTTACAAAATTAGATCAAGAAGTAATTTCTGATAAATTTACTGTTATTTCTACTACATCTCCAGATGATTTGGCTTCTATAATGAAAGAAGTAGATGCAGAATATAAAGAAATGAAATATAAGCCAGTAACATTTCCAGACCCGCAAAATCCAGGTAAAATGCTTAAAATGATGCCATTTGTAACATTGATAGTAGATACAGTAACTTCAATAAAATCAGCTAATAACGACATAGAAACAGGTGGAGATGTAATTAATAATACTGTTGGTCTTACTACAAATAGAGAGCTTACAGAATTTACTAAATCTGCTACTAATTACTGTGATGGTAATATAATTATTATATGGGTAGCGCATCTAGGCGATAATGCTCCTAAAATAGGTCAATATGTAGCAGAAAGAGACTTTAAATCTGCTCCTATTGATAAGAAAATAAAGGTCCCTAATGCTGTAAAAGCTAAATTATCATCTGCATTTGTACTTGAAAAAGTTGTAGATTCTGTAGATAGAGGTAGTGCTTCTAAAGGTCACGTGATATCTAGACTAAATTTAGACCCATCTACTAATGCATTTAGTACACAAGGACGTATGTGGAAAAGTAGAACAGGAACCGAAGGATCTACGATAACAGAACTTGTAAATATTAATGCAGAATTCGATAGGTTTGCTACATTAGTTATAGATTGTGAAAATATTGGAGTATTTAAGAAAGGAAATGGAATGTATCCATCTGCCGAATATCCTCATATTTTTAAAGATAGCACTGATGCTGAAAAAGAAATAAAATATATGAGTACATATAAAAAACAAGCTTTAAATATGGATGGATGGGATAGACCTTTTAATCTTATGGAAGCATTTGCATTAACACATTATGCTGGAAATGATACTAAATTATGTGATCTTAGAGATAGATTTACTACATTATGTCTAGAAAATCTTGAAAAGAAGACTAGATATGAGCTTGAAGTTAATAATATTAATAGTGATGACCTTACTAAACATAAAACTTCTATAGGATTATTTATGCGTATAAACGAAATGAATAAAGCATCTAATATGTTTAACCCGATTACAGATAAAGATGATAGTAAAGCTATGGTTGCAGACGGTATGGACACTAAGTTAGGTGAAAATAATGAAGATTAGTAGAGAATTAATATTTTTAAAAGATAAAAATCAAATTATAGCAAAATGGCTTGATAATAGGGAAGATGATATAATTCTTATAGAATCTGTTAAGGATTGTACTATACTTAATAATGGACAAGATTGTAGATATATAACGAATAAAGCAATGGACCCTTGGACACATTATATTATGGTACATCCTAATGGATGTATTGAATTTGAAAAACGTAAAAATGATAATGGAGGAGATTAAATGAAATCATTTTATTATGATAGTGAAGAAAATGTATTTGGAATTAAAGATGATGAAAAGTTTAAAGTAATTAGATTTAATGTACATAAATGTACTATTACTGGAAATAAAGCAGTAGTATATTCTGATAGCGGAATTTCTACATATAAATTATTACCAAATGGAGAATATATACTAGAATCTATAAATTAAGAAGGTGATTTAATGTTAGATAAAATAGAGATTTTTATTAAGAAAATGATATTAAAATTTAAAGTTAATGGAAAACCATATAATTTAGATTCATTTTTATCAGTAGAGCCTTATATAAAAGATCTTATTGTAGATATGTATAATAATGAAATAACATACAATACACAAGATGATCTCAAAAATTTTAAAATAAATAAAGGATTAGTAGATAAAATATTAGATGAAGAAGATATAACAATACCAAAAATAAAGACTTTAGTAAAAATAACATCTTTAGTTATAGAAGGAAACGATATTTCTGGTAAAGAAACTTATAGTTATTGGTTATATGATAAAATGAATGCAATAATTAATACAAATAAAGATCATATACCTGGATATAAAAGAGAAGTTCATCTTTTAAGTTTCCCTAATTATTCTGGACAGATAGGAAAACTTATAGAAAAATATCTTAGAAAACCTAGAAAAAGTAATTTTGATAGGTATATTCTTAATTGGCTTTTTTACTATGATAGAATTAATCTAATATCTAATTATATAGATTCGTTTAATGCTAGAAGTTTTTTCAGTTTTTATCATCACGTTCTTTTATTTGATAGGTTTTATCAATCAAACTGGGTTTATAATCAATATATAAAGAATGATCCTATAGTTGATTGGCTTCTTCGATCAGAAAAAATATTATATGCATCTTTAAATATTAAAGATATAATAATATTTCATAGAGATAAAAAAGAACCAGATGAGATACATGATAAACTTATTATTAATAAACCAGGAAAAGATTTAAATGAGACAGTAGAATTTCAGCAAATTATTAGAGATAGATTTTTATCTAGTGAATTTAAGAAGAAAGTTAAAGTAACTATTCAAACTAGTGACCCAGTATTACATTATTTTACAATAAGTGAAGTAATAAATGAAAATAAACCTAGAGATGATAAATTTATAGATTATTTATATAAAGATCTATTATTAAATCAAGACCTTAGAGAAAAACTATAACAAAATACACGTAGGATAAATACTGTTACCGATAATATCATGTGTGATTTTATCAAAATGTTAGTCTTTAATTAGATTAGCAGGCAGTATTTTAATCTTACTTATCTTAGAATTAAATACACAAGAAGTTTCAAAAAAAAATGGGTTTTGTTTATACACTAAACCCTAAAGTGTTTGTAATATTAATTTATGAAGTTTTTACAAACTTATTATAATAATTGATTTGATCTACAACTTCGTAATATCTTTTTCTTAAATACGAAACTACTGATTTCTTTTCTAATGAAAAATCTTTACCAAGTTCATTTTCACAATCAATTACAAATTGTCTGATATAACAACTTAAATTAATATTATGTTGATAATAGTCATAGTTATTAGATTTAAGATCTAATTCACTAAAATCATTTATCAACATGTGATATTTTTGTGCACTATACACGAAACATCACCCCTTAGTAATACGTAGATTTTAATTTAATTATATTTCCGCAAATTAAATATAATCTATTAAGTATTACTAAGTTATTATATGTAATCATTTAAAGATTAATTCTAAGATATATAAATATCCTATCATAGTTCACTTCCCCTCAAATAAAGTGAAAATTGATTATTTCTCTCTATGATAGGATAGCTATATAGGTTCTAATTTTATTAATATACATCCTAAATTGCAACAGTAAATAAAAGGAAAAGCCCCAATAAGAATTTATATCTTATTGGGGCAATCTTTTTATTTACCTTTATTTTAAATCAAAACCAGTAGCTTTTTTCCATATTTTCTTTACTATATAAGTAACATATTTACTTGCAGCTTCTGTTCTCAATATAAGTAAGAATAATTTCTTACCTCTAAAGATAAATTTAGGATTATCTAGCTTATTTGTAACACTTTCTATGATCTTTTCTACAATAACATCAACTTTAGCTTCATTTCCTTTCTTTTCTTGGAATTCTTTAATAGTTTCAGCAGCTTGTTGCTTTACAAGTGATAAACTTTTAGCTCCAAAATAAGAAAAGATTCCTGCTATTATTAAAGCTGCTAATATTATTAATATTACAAATAATCCATAGTCAGTATTCAAATAATATATAAATCTTTCCTTTAAATAAGTTGATAAGTTTTCCATATTAAACACCTCCTTTTATTTAAAAATTATAAAAATTAACACATTTTGGTTGTTAAAATCAGATCTACCATAAACGTTTATCTTTCTTATTATATTTATCATGAGCGACTACAGATTTAGCTCTACCAGTCATATAAATATTACCATCATCATTTCTATTAAATGTATTAACTATACTCATACTAGGAATTTTCATATTAAAAATATCTTCTTTTCCAACTAATTGTCCATGTAAACATTCTTCATTTATTTCTTCGTCATTTAGATAAACTTTACTACCATTAACCCATTTCCATGCTATTAATTTATCATAAATATTATTATCAGAACCTTTAAATTTAATAATTTCATATTCAATCTTTCCTTCTTTATAATAATTATTATCTTCTAAATGTGCATTTACTAATGAAGTTAATGATAATACTCTTATTTTACTATAATCTACGATAAAATTCCAATTCTTTTCTAATGAGAGTCTGTAATCAGGTTTTATTGCAACCATATATGCTAATGCAGTAGCCATTAAATTATCATCATGACATCCATATTTATGATTTATCTTTCCACCACGTTCTTCTCTAAGAGTTCCAAGTTCGCTATATGAAATAATGTTACCAAATGCATACGGGTATTTATCTATAAGTTGACGCCATAATTCTGTAGTAATATATTTTCTAGTATCTGCACTACGTTGTCTAGTACCAAATGTACTTTCTATATTACCAGTAAGCTTTTTATTAGTAAATCTAAAGCTACTATCATCAAGTTTCTTTTCTATATGTCTATCTATTCTAAATAAATATGGTTCCATACCACTTTTTCTCATATTATTCATATATATTTGACCTACACCATCTACTTCTGGATTTATTATCATTATCATATCTGTATTAACTTCTTTGAGCCATTTGAAAAATTTAACACATACAAAACTAAAATCATTCACATCTAATGAATTTGTATTCCAATTTAGTATAGGTTGAAATGTTTCTAAATCCATTATAAATACAACGCTGCTATCATTACCTCCAAATGCTATATCTACTCCTATACTAATAGCATGAAATTGCTTGATATATTCTTCAAATGGTATATCTTCATGACTAAAGTATGTCATCTTATGATTTTTCATAAACATAAACGTTCTATGAGGAGTTTCTTTAGCAAGTTTACTAACACGACCCATAAGTTTTTGACCATACAAACTTTCACTATCAACTTCAAGCCATCTATTAAGCATATCTGTCATAAATATTTCTCTATTATTACTTTTAGCTATACTTACATCAAGCCATGCTTCATTAAATCCTAGTTCAAAATACTCATAACTTATAGTCCAGAAGTGTTTCTTAGCATTATTCATTACTTTACAAAGCTCATCATAACTATATCCAAAGAATTCTATATCAAATTGTGCCATATCTTTAAAAACTAATTCATACATAAGTCTTCCACTTGTTGTATTAAGTTTTCCTGGTGTTGATGTAAAATATATTCCATGTCTTTGATTACTTCTTATAGCTAATAATCTAGCAGTTCCATGTGCAAATAATATACCTCCAAGCATTGCAGTAGTATGACGTATAAAGTTAATTTCATCTACGCATACAAATCTAAGCGAGTCGCCCCGACCTGTTCTTTCTGCTTGAGTTTCACTAGTACCAACTGCAAATATCTTTATAAAGTTATTTCTTTCTTCATTTTTTACTTCTCTAGCTTTTAATGATGGAGAAAAATCTTCTTCTTCTACTAATACTTGCTTTCCTTTTACTTTTTTTGTCTTTATTGTATGAAATCTAAGAAATCTAGGCAACATATTTGCAGCATCTATCATTCCTCTTCTGTTCTTACCTGCTTCATCTTGGTTGAAATGTACTACAAGCATTTTTGCATTTCTTAGTCCAGCTGCCCAATCCATTCCAAGTATTTTAGTAAGGTCGAATGTTTTACCTGTTTGTCTTGACTGTTCCCTGTATATATTGAATCTTTGAGCATATAACCATAAGAACGTCCATGTAGCAATGGTCATTTCATAAGGGATACGATCTCCGGTAGCATCATCTACTATACGTCCTGCCTCACGTGCCATATATATTGGATTTTGCTCACATTCAACTGCAGCTGCTATTTGTATATCACTACTAATTACAGGATTATCTATATCTATTCCTAGTAATAGCCTATTAAGAGTAATAAGAGGAGCTTTAAAATTCATATCAATTCCTAAGAAATTAGCCATTTTCTCTAGCATAAAACTAAATTCTACCCATTGGTGATTAACTGTACTATAATCATAATATATAGGAATAGCTTTCTTATATTCACTATTATAGTAGATATCATATGCAAAATCTGGAAGTCCATCTACTTTAAGAGCTACTTTAGCTTGCTCGCTTAATTTAGATTTATCAAGTTTAGGAAAGTTTCCATTAAATATTTCACAATATGGAAATTTAAACTTTTCTTTTTTCTCTTCATTTTCATTTTCTAAGAAATTACTTATTGCTTCTAGTACTTTTTGCTTATTTTCGTTAAATTCTTGAAATGATACATTATTATCTATTACTAGATTTTCTGGTGGTTCCATACCTTCATTTCTATATTTAGCTATCTCTGTTCTAGTATTTTTAATAAATTGATCATACGAACTATCTACAAAGTTTATCAATACATCTTTTTCTATACCAAGATCTTTAAGAAAGTTATCAAATCTCTCATGCTTATTATGCATAATATCATCGAAACTAGTCACTATTATACCTCCGTACATAAAAGGAGGCACTAAGGCCTCCTTATTTTACATTTTTACCATTCCATATAGGATACCATTATTTTCTCTAATAATACTTCTACTAGCCATTAAATCAGCTAACATTACTCTTTGGACATCTAAAAGTTCTAATGCTTCTCTAAATAAGTTATCTTTAGTATCCATTTCTACTGCAATAATACTACCAAGAGTATTAATTTTATTCATAAGTATTTTCATGCCATCTGCACTCTTACAATTCATTGCATCAGATTTTATTTTCATAAGATCATTTTCGAGATCTATATAAGTTTCTCTATCACTAGATTTAAGTTTAGATAATAACTTTGCTCTAGTAACCATAAATTCTGACTTATTACTAACAGATTCCATACTTATAGTAGCATATATTGCAGGTGCTTTACTAAATGCTTCATATGCATTTTTAAGATTAAATTCTGACAAAATATCAGTTTTAACACTTTCTGTAGATACTAATTGTAAACCTGTCATAATTTTATTAGCAAATACAGGTCTATTCATCTTATTTATTGTAATAATTGCATGTCTTTTTCTTTGATATAATTCAAGAGTTTCATTGATAGCACTATCACTAAAGCTAGGTAAATCTTGATATCCTTTAATAAGTCTATTACGCCATAAATCTGCTGTCATAATAACACTATCAAATGCACCTCTATTATGGATACAATAATTAAAATCTCTCATAAGTTTCTTAATACTATCACCTATATCATCAGTATCTATTCCGTTTACACTATTATAGACAAGTTTAAATAAGAATGCAAGTTTTACAAATGTTTCTAAATTATTAGAGATTATATCTTTATTTCCATATAAATATACTACATATGTATATAAAACTATTTGAAGTCTTACCATTTTATCAAATATAGCATTAACTATACCTTCTTTAAATACTTCTATATCTCCATATACCATCTTATGTGTAATTATTCTAGGTAATAATGTATTATATTCAAAATTTACATTAAACCATGCTTTACCTACATTATTTTCAGCTCTATTAGGCATAAGAGTACTATTATAATATCTAGTATTAATATCACTATCTGTATTAGCACCTATATCTATATATTGCTTATAAGTCATAGATTCTCTTAAATCTACTCCTACTCCTATAAGTCTTCCTATATCTATATGAGCAAATGCTCCCTCACCGTTATCTCCATTGACTATAAAGAAATGAGTATCTGCAAATAGATCTGCTTTACTACGTTCTTTGATTTTAAGAAGACCATATAGATTAAATTTTAATTCAGGTACAATCATTTCGTCATTAGTTAATTCATATTCTAATCCAATATTTTTAAATGGATGTGCACAATCATATGGAAGTTCTGAAAATCTTTTAATTTCAGCTATGCAATTGTCACTCAAACATTGTAATAATTCATTTTCTTTAAGTTTATCCATTATATCATACTTTCTATCTGTTGACATAATATTTACAAACTTACTATATTTAGCTCTAGCAAGATTTTCGCATTGCTTAATTATTTCACAAGCTTCATAATTTTCATTGAAAAAATCTTTATAATAACCATAATTATTACAATCTTCATATTTTTTAGCGTATTCAGTTACATACATTTTAACCCTCCTTAGGCTTATTTTTTAATATATATTGTTTAACACCGCCTTGTTTTTGTCCAAAAACAACCGAACTGTTAATTATCCTATAAGAAAGGAGGGAATTTTATGTATAATTTACCTGAATATATAGCAGCTAGAAGAGCTACAAGTATAGTAAAATCTTTTATAATTGATAAGCGTACTTATACCGCTAGTAGTGAAGATGGACCTGAAGATATTACTATGAATTTAGCTAATCTTGACTTTAGTTCTGTTAATAAAGAGCTAGTATTTATTAATGCAAAGCTTAAAAAATTAATAGAAATATGTAGTCCAGGTGCAATTTGTAAGAGATTTTTATTTGTAGAACCGGCAACTAATATAATAATTCCATTATTTTTATTTGAAACATTTGAGCCTTCACACTGTTATATACCAGTAGTTATTACTAATCGTAGTATATTAATGATTTCACCATTTGGAGTAAGTTATAAAGGTAATATTGAGTGGATACGTGAACTTATGCCTACTTTTACTTTATCTGATTGTAAAACAGCAGAAGATTTAGAAAAACTTGCACTATCTAATTTAACATATGAAGATAATAATGAATCTAAAACTGTAACAGTAATAGATGCTATACGTCTTAGTATAGAGTATTTTATTAGAGCAAATCAAGCCACAGATAAGATTATCACAGAAGCTTATTATGACGTAAATACTACATTTAGTCGTGAAATATCACCAGATGATCCTATTCTAGCTAAATTTAGTGAAAAACATGATGAATTTGCTATGGAAAATATAATAAAATTCACAGATAATGATATTTCTAATAATTTACCTATCACAGAATATGATTATATACCTATAGAAGTAACTACAAAAAATGGAGATATATATAATTCTCTTAATATGGTTACAGAATTTGATGGAAATGCTGTTATTAAAAATATTACAGCTAACATAATACAAGATGTCAGCAATGATAATCCTATATTATATCTTCCTATTAGAGACAAAGGCTCTATTTTATTATATTTAGATTCACATATTTATTATGTAGGTCAAAATAAAGTATGTATATATAATCCTTTATCTAATAATTATGAAGCTCCTGTTGATATGTATGATATATTTGATGAAGACTTTTTTCCTGGAAAAGTAGCGAATGAAGGTTTTATTGGTGATATCTTTAAAACTATTAAGATATTTGGTCTTAGAACTGGTTCTTTTGCTTATAATATGCTAATATTTTTAACTAAAGCTCCTAAAAAAGCATTCAGTTTTATATGGAAAACATTAAAAAATACTCCTATTTTAAAATCTAAAATAGAATTTGAGAAAGAAGAAGCAATACGTATACAAGAAAAAGTATTAAACGATGAGCTTGACCATGGAGAAGAAAAGATGAATACTCTCAGAATGTTAGGTCTTAGAGGATTTTTTCTTACTGCTATTACTGGAACTATAATCTTCTTACCATGGATACTTGCTGTACAAAAACGTAAATTATATGCAAGTAGACTTAAATCTGTAGAAAGAGTTGAATATAATCTAGATGCAAAGATTGAAAGACTTGAACATATGTATGACGCTGCTCGTAATGAAAATGACCAAGATAAAGTACAGTCTATATTATCAGAAATACAACTTGTTAAATTTGCTAAACTTAAACTTATAGAATATAAAAGAGAAATCATCAAAAAAGAACGTATAAGATATCGTACTTTTGATAAAGATGATACTCTTACTACTAGACAACGTATAGATAAAATGGTTAGTTCTGGTGGATTTTATAATTTAAATGGTGAATATGGAGAAAGAATTCTCGAAAACGATGGATATTAATTGATTTAATCCAGAAATTTTGGAAAAGGAGGATATTGATGATATATGATAAGATACGTAAAGGCAATAATCTTGACAATATTGACATATCTAAAGTTATGGAAATTAGCAATGAATCAATCGTATCTGAACATGCTTATAGAAGAAAAGAAAATGAAGATGGAAATGCAAGAGTTTTACAAATCAATAAATGGTTAAATAATTTAGAAAAAATGTACCCAACTTCATTAATTAAGATAGAAAACTATCAAAATTCATTTGAAGCTGAAGAAGATGACCCATTTGGAGCATCTGAAGCTGAAAATCCTGACGATCAGCCTATAGGTGACGATGGAGGAACTGAAGCTAATTTTGATGAAGACCCATTTGGTTCATCTGAAATGGGAGATATGGATTTCGGTAGTGATTTTAATGATGCTTCATTCGATTCAGCTGGAGATAATATGTTTGGAGGAGATGACGGACAAGATCCAAATGCTCCATCTCAAAATGTTATTGATAGAACTGTAGTAAAACTTCAAGAATATAATATATCTAAGCAAATACGTAATATATTTCCACAAAGATTACTTGAACTTAAGACTATTATAGATAATAATATAGAAGCTGTAGAGCATCGTATATATGATAATCCATTAGTTGGTGATATATTACGTGATGTAGTAAAAGAATATAGATATATTTATAATATAGTAGAAGAATTTATAAAAGTTCTTCCAGATAAAACATATGAAGATATAGTAGAAGCATACGTACAATTTCATTCTTCATTATATAAATTGAGACAAATTGTTAAAGATGTTGCTGAAGGAAGCCAAAATTCCTGATGCAAACAAAATTTTTGTAAAAATAGACGGTTTTTATACGTTTATTTATATAAAATTGCTACAAGGAGGTGAATATAAAGTGAAAATAATCATGGATGATTATGGGTTAGAGACTTATGCTACCGGTTTAGACGCTCTAAATGCTTTCGCCGCAAACATACATAAAAATGATATCGAAAATACAGCTTTACTTGCATGGGAATATGCAGATGAAGATATTAATATTGATAACATTTGGTCATTAGATCCTAGTATGGAAGGTATAAAAGAACGTGTAGCTGAGATGGCTAGTAAGGCTAAATCCAATATCGTCAAATGGGCGCAAAAATTAATAGATCTTATATTTAGTACATTTAATAAGCTAATTAAGGGTCAAAAAGCTAATTCAGAAGTACTGAAAAAGAACTATAAAAATGCTAAAACTTATATTAAATCTCTGAAAGAGTTAAAGGATGTAGCAAATGTTCACTCTGGAACTATAAAAATAAGTGATTGGGGACGTTCTAATCTTCAAATTATGGTACTAATATTATCAATAAGTTATTCATTAACTCATACATTAAAAGAAATGAAAGATTTTATTGGTGATATTTATGCAAAAAGTACAGATGAGTCAAATAAATTACTATTATTTAGTCTAAATTTACAAGTAGTATTAGGATTAATTAAAAAAATAGTAATTATGTGTGGTTTAATTATGTCTGTGAATGTATTTGAGGGTTCTTTCTATGAAGAATTTAAAAATGTAAACTATAATTACACAGAATTAATCAAAAATGCTAGCGGACTTAAATATGTAAATGAAAATATTGATATGTCTAAAGTAATAAATGCTATTAAAACTGTTATGGATGACATAAAAGTTAGTGATAATGATGTATTTACTGATTTTAAACGTATAAAAAATATTTACACTGACGCGGATGTTAAACATGTTAGAGAAGCTGCACTTAAATATATGACTCAAGATATAGAACAAATTAGAAATCCTAAGAGCTCAGAGCTAGAATATAAAGTCGCTTATGACTATATACTTGAAAATTTAGAATTATTTGTTGCTGTGTCTGAAAATAATAAAGATTTGTGGAATTTTGATAAATATATCAAAGATACAGAAGTTTTAAGACGAAAAATGAACGATGTAGTGAAATTAATTCGTGATGATAAAGAAGATTATATGAAATTTATATTAAATGTAATATTAGAAACTGGTGGTTTATTTACTGCAATAGTATCAAATGTAGAAAAAGCCGCAAGTTTACACGATGATATTATTCATAATTTTATGGATGATAGTACTAGATTAGGCAGAATCTTAACTAAATTAGAAAAACAAAGAGTATCAGACATAGATAAACAAATGAAGAAAAATTATAATAAACCGGAAGAAGAAAATCCGATAAAATAAAAAAGGAGGTCAAAGAATGACTAACGAAAAACAAGAATTATTCGCTACTTTAGGTTTGATAGCAGAAGAATCTGTTAATGAAGTTAAAAAAGAAGAACCTGAAGTAGAAAAGACTTGCTTAGAATCTGTTGAAGCAGAACTTGCTGAACTAGATACTATAGATAAAAGTAATGAAGAAGTAGAAAAAGCTAGTTTTGAATCATTAGTTTCTGATCTTGATCTATTAAATCAAATATTAGCGTATAAATCTATAAAAACTGCTGGAACTGAAGAAGCTGCTTTAGAAAGTATATCAGCTGAATTTGGTATAGCTAATGAAGGTGTTAAAGAACTTGCTAGTAAAGGTGTAAATGCACTTAAAGCATTAATTGATAAATTAATATCTGCTCTTAAAAAGTTATTTAGTGTAAATAAAACTCAAGAAAAAGTTATCAAATCTTTAGAATATAAAATAAATGCTGTTGATGAAGCTAATAAAGGTAAATATGATTTAAAATTATTTGCTGTTATATTAGGCCACGAAATGATATTAGCTGGATTAACTAATAAAGGATTTAGTTCTAGCGATTTTCCTAACGTTGAATCATTCAGTAAAATAACTGCTGTTGCTAAAAATGCAATAGAAGGTTTCTATAAAGGAACTCCATCTAATGGAAAATATGATTATAGTGCTTTTACAGGTGATTTGTATGCAGTAATAAAAGGACTTAATGATATTGAAGATGAAGCTAAAAATGTAACAGATTTAACTAATTTTGATTATCATCAATGTGCTGTAAAATTAATAAAAGCTTTTAGAATATATAATGTAGGTAAGAAAATCAAAGAAACTATAAGTTTATTAGAAAAAGAAAAAGCTAAAATTGATCAAAAAATAGCTAATAATAAAGCTAAAACACTTCAAGATGGAATTGATCAAGTAGATAATGAATTAACTAGAATTAATTTATCATCAGCTTTAAAAACTATAAATAAATATAAAGATATTAATAGTAAAAATGTTAGAGCTTTAGTAAAATTATGTGGTCAATATTTAAAAGCTGCTAAAACTAAACCTGCTGAAGAAAAAACTGCATAAGGGGCTGGTCCCATATGAATATTTTCAATATAATTGATGAAAATACTGTTAAAATTAGTGATGAAATAGCATCAGAGTTATCGTTTATTGAAAATACTGATAAAGATTATGAAACTTACTTGGCAGTATCTAATGAATCTATTAAACTGAATGTATATTTATATGAAAACATAGGTGTAGAAGATTTAAAAGATACCGTTAAGCAAGGTGTTAAATATATCTGGTCATTATTAGTTAAAGCATGTGTTGCTATATCTAATATATGGAGAAGATTGATGCATTTTATAACTATGGGTAAATCTACTCTAGTTTTAAAAAAGTTAGATGATGATCTTAAAACATACGAAGTTGCTCATCCAGAAGTAGTTGATGAAAATAAAGCTTTCTGGAAAAATATTGATTTTGAATCAATGGCTGTTGCAACTGAAGATGTTAAAAATGGTCCAATTGAATCTCATTTGAGTAAATACTGCACTTTATAGAATACTACTAGTAGCAGCGGTAATTCAACCATCAAGTGATTTTCAAAAGACTTATTCTAATTTAACTAAACACGTTGATATGAAAGATGCACTTGATAAAATTATTAACGAGGTTAGAAATAGTAAATCTATACTATTATCTAATTCTAAAAGTGTATTTGATCTCATTAAAGTACAATCTAAACCATTGGAAAATCTTGCTGATCAGCTTAGAAGATTAACAGAATCACCAAATATTAACACAGATGTTATCAATGATTGGTTTAATAGTAGTGAAATCGATGAAACTGATGAATATAAATCAATGATGAATGTAAAAAACCTATATAAAAAAGTATTTCCTGACAAAGATAAAGGTGAAGATTTTATAGAATCTAAACTAATGAGAGTTAAAGATGCTAATGTTAAAGAATATATAGATAAAAAGTATAAATCTTTATTATTAACAGTTATGACTAGTTTAGAAAATACATTTTTACATAGAGATACACAAAATATAATAAAAATATACGAAAATGTTAAATCTTCAATTGTTCCAGTATTCAATAATATTATTAAAAATGATACTACTAAATATAATAAAGACGTTATGAATATATTAAAACACTGGGTCGATTTTATAAATGCTAATAATTTAGTATTATCTAAAATTGGATACGAAATTGGAAATTTAAGAAAAGCTATAAAGAATATGGGATAAATTCTCATAAAATGAAATAAGGAGGAAATAATCCATGAATGAAGCAATTTTAAAGAAAGTTCAAGCTATATATGGAGCTCCATCATTGGAAAGTGTAAACCCAATGAAAGATGCTGAAGTATTTGACGAAACTCCAGCATTAGAAGCTTATTCTGAAGAAGAATTAGAACTTTTACATCAAGAATTAGTAGAAGAATATACAGATGCAATGGAATCAGTTACTGCTGAATTAGCTAACTTAGAATTAACTATAATGCTTGAATCAGTAGGTTTATCATTAAATAGATTTAACGAATATGATGGTGAACTTTCTATGGAAGGTGTTAAAAATGCTGTAAAAGCAGGAAAAGTTACTAAAGATTCTGCATTTAAATCAATATTAAAAAGAATAGTAGATATGTTCTGGACTATGGTTGACTATGTAACAGGAAATTATATAAATGTTCTTAAATATGGTAAATTAGTTCAAAAATATCTTAAAAGATTAGAAGGATTAAATTTATCAGATAAGGAATTTGAATTCAAGAGACATTTAACAGTAGATGCTGACGTATTTGCAAAAATCGTTGAAGAAAACACTAAAACTATGAAAAAATTCGCAGGATTTGGTAAATCTGCTAACGATCCTAAAGCTAATATGACTTATATTTATAGTATATTTAAAGATTTAGGTATAAATCCATCAGGTGCTGCTGACTCTTATAATGCTCATTTTAATGATAGAATTAAAGCATTTAAAGAAGGAACAAAAGTTAGCAAAAATGAAGCAACTGTAATACAACCAAATGAATTAAAGACTAAATTAATAGAAAATGGAAAGCTTATGATTAAGGCATTAAATTCTATTGCTATTAAAGGATTTAGAGATCAAGTTAAAGCTGCTAAAGCTAAACTTAAAAATGGAGTAGATACTACTTCAGCAAATTTATCAGATGAGCAAAAGAAAAGTATCAATGCTGATTTAAAGAGATGTATGGCTTTAATTAGTGCATATAAATCTTATAATAAAGCATGTGTTGGTATTGTAAAGAAAAATGTTAATGATTATTTAACTGGCGTTGGTGCATTTATTGATGCTGCAAATAATGCCGCTAAAAAGAGTGAAGCTAAGAAAGAAGAAAAATAATAGGGAGGAATATAAACCATGAATGAAATAAATTACTTTAGCCCTGAGCTATTAAAAAGCATGAACCCTGCTTTAGAATCAATGAGTTCATATTCAAAGAATGGTTCAACTGGATTTGGGGGAGATAACTGGGCATTAATTGGAACATTTTCTCAAGAATCTGTTGGTAAATTAAATGCTCTTATGTCTGCTTACAAAACATTTGGATTAACTTCTGGACATATTACTCAAAAACAAGCAGAAGATATCTATATGGAAAACTTAAATAATGGAATAGACAAATTTGTTAAAGAATGTATAGGTTCTAGTAAGAGATTTGGACAACTTCCAGCAGAAATTCAAGCAATAGTAAAACCATTACTAAATATGAGAAATGCAGCTGAATCTAAAATGGATAAATTATCAGAAGCTGATGCAAAAGCAGTAAGATTTGCTGTAAATTTTGAAAAGAAACAAGCAGAAAATGCTATGGAAAAAGTATTATTTGGTATTTGCTCTAACTTAATAGATAGAGAACTTAATGCAAATCCATTTGCACCAGCTATGGAAAGCGGATATTCATATCAACAAACTATTCCATATCCAAAATTAGAAGCACCTGTACAATGGGTAAACTGTGCTGCTACTGTATATCCAAAAGTAGCAAAAGTTAAATCATTATTAAATCCATTTACATCTGTAGTAATTCATTCACAAGAAATATGGTATGTTCCTTATGATGAAAATAATATAAAACAACTAGACAAAGCAGTTAAAAGGGAAGATTTATTCTCTGTAATGGATCCTGCTAAGGCTGGATTCGATATGGACGCTTTCTTTGGTTCTCAAACTAGAGAATTAACTGTATTAAAAGCTGATTTCAACAAAATATTAGATTTCCAAACTTCTAAAATATACAATCCAGAAAATAATGTATTAACTAGTGGTGGATCTGTTAAAACTAGTACTCAATGGAAAACTGGTGCAGATTTAAAAACATTCTTAGGAGCAGATGAACAAGTAAGATCTGACTTTAGAATTACTGGAATAGCAGTAGCTGGAGAACCTAAATGGGCTACTCAAGAATTATATGATTTAAGAAGTGGAAAAGTACTTGCTGATGCTTTTGCTGAAATGTATGATAAAGGTAAAGTATTACCTTGGGAATACAAACCAGGAAAAATATACTTCATTTCATTATTATGGGATGGTCAACCACAACAATTGACAGTTTCTGTTTCTAAATCAGATCCTGCAATGCCTGAAATAGAAGCTATTAAATTTGAATTCAAAATGAATGACTTATTTAATCAATTCAAGACTAGACTTGATATAGAAATCAGAACTAGAAGAACTGTTCTTTCTGCTGGAGCAGTAGTAAGAAAAGATATTCCAAACTTAGCTGAACATTTCTCTATTATAGATGAAAGACAAGGTGGAAGTATCTTAACTAAACTTACTAACTTAACAGCTGAAAAATCAGCTCATGAAAAAGAATATGTATGGTTTAAAGGTTATACTGATATGACTGAAAGACTTGCAGAAGAATATAAAGTAACTCCATTTACTCAAAATAATACTACTCTTTATACTGAAATGTATACAGATCTTGATATTAAAGGTGAAGTAAATAAAGATCAAGCTATTAGATATGCATTAGGAAATGCTCTTAGAGGTATGAAAACTAAACTTGATATTAGAGCAAACTCTAATATAGATGTACAAACTAATATGATGGGTCATACTTCTTCACTATTAGCTTTAGATAACTTCGTAACTCCAGTAGTTGGAACAGTAAATGAAGAATCTAATGGACAATTCTTAGGAGTTGCTCAACAAGCTAGAACATCTATATTAACACTTGGAACAGATACAAACAATCCTGTAAACTCTGTAGTTGTAGGATCAGATAAAGTTGACGTATCTGCAAATCCATACGCGGCTACACCAGTTCCAGGAAATCCTTTACAATGGAAAGCTCCTGAAGATGTAGAATATATGATGTATGTAATTCCTGAATATAAGGAAACAAACTTAGAAACTCATATGTTAGTTGAAACTCCTACAAAAGTTCAAGCAGATGGAAACTTCAGATCAGCTAGAAGACCATTTGTACCTAACATTCAAATAGAATATACAGCTAAGTTCTTTATCGCAAGAGAAAGCTCAGCTAAATTCTTTATAAAAGGTATAAATGTTCATTATGCTGGATAATCATAAATTATGGGAGGGAATATCCCTCCCTTTTATGTACTGTCTAAATAGAGTACAAAGGAGATGTAATTATGCAACATGATAATTATGAAACTCTGATATATGGTTATGATGCAATTGAAACTAAACCTATTAAATATGATACAAAATTAGATATAATAGGTTTAGAATCTTATAGTAATAGTAATGTCCCAACTAATTCTAGCGTGGCAACACAATACTTTATTCAAGGTTTATCTGAAGATATAGTTCATAAACTTAAAAGTGGTATTTATTATATTATATTTGAAATAGAAGCAATAGATCATACAAAACCTACTGCTAATGGAAGATTATATCCAAAAGATAAATTCTATGAAGCATTATGTGATTATTCGTTTCAAAATAAGTTAAGATTGGGAGCAGTTCCTGGTAAAATTTGCCCTATTATACAGTGATGTGTGATAGAAACGTGATTTAACGCTGGAAAGTCCTAAAGTCTATACGCCATTTATGGAACCGAAAGGTAGAAATAAGGTATAGAATGGTATATGGTGAAATAAAAGCTCATTTATGAGTCCTAAGTACTTATAAACAATGGATAATCAGCACCTATTTATAATAGGTACAACGATTAGATAGAAATATCGTAGAACCCAAGCGGGAAGAAATGTCACGGCCTTAATAAAAATTAACAAGAAAAACGTATACGAAGGTTATATATTAATATAAGAAAATATACTAGAGCGTGAGAAATCTAGTATATTAACTTGAGACTTAGTAACCTATGCGGCTATAGAGTCCCAAAATTCTAATTCTTTAGAATAGAAATTTATATAATAATTTGAATCATCTCTATCTAAATCATTAGTTGAATTGTTAAGTTTAAGCTTATTTGCATTAATTTGATTAGTACAAAATGTCTTTATCTTATCAATTCTATAATCAAGTGAGTGAGATTTATCAGAAAGAATAGAGTTAATGACAGTGTTTCTTTCATCAAAAACTTGATCACCAATGTAGGGATAAAACATAAGTTTCACCTCACTTAGTATTATATAGATTAAGAAATTATTTGACGCAACAATAATAACTTCTTTAATAATACTATATTAGTATATGTAATTAATGAAACGTTAAGTCGTTACTCCTTCGTATATTTTTATTGAGGATTGAGTTAATCTGAACGAATTATATTAAGCTCAAAATATAATTCCTTTCATATAAATATGATCGTCTAGTGAAAGCTAGAGAATGGAAGTTGAAATACTTCTGTAACTAAGTAGCGATTAGTTATTAACAGAATTGGAAAATGAGCACCCATTATTAACAATGAATTCTACTGATGATAATCTTAATAAATATAATTCATTTTTAAGAGTTGAACATGTAGATGGCGATAATAGCCCACATGGAATTATAGGTTTCAGACAAGATGAAAATAAGACTTATTTTACTATAAAAACAAGTCTTACTAATCTTACTATAGTAAATAATCTTCTTAATGGAATACTTCCTGCTTTTAGTATAAGAACTAGAGCAATGTTTAAACCAGGTCCTGGAGGATGTGAAGAAGCTACTTCTATTAAGATTATTTCTATAGATTATGTAAGAAATCCATCAAATGCTGGAAGTACTCTTATTGGTTCTAAAGTTACTATGATAGACCCAATAAATTTTAAAGCAATTGATATGCCTATTGTAAGTACAACTGGATTTATACCAGCAAATGAATCTATCGATATGGATTTTTTACAAAAAGGTGATGAAATATTAGTAAATCCTGAAGCTAAAACAGTTGGAGAACAACTATATAGATTCGCAGTTAGAAGAAAGAAAAAAGAGTCAGTTTCTTTTGAAAGTGTAATGAATGATATGAAAGGCTTCTTAATGTAATTATTGTGTTAAGCAGTAAAAGGGAGGTCTTATGAATATAAATGTTCTTATAGATAAACTTAAAAATGATACTGGACTTAATGGATATCTTGGAAAAGTATATCCAGATACACTATTACGTGATAGTATTCTAAATAATAGCTTAAATACATTCAATCTTTACAGTGGATGCCATATTACTATAAATTTTGCAAATATTTGTAATATGTGGAATAGTACCCCTATCCTAGTAAACGACCAGTTTGCAGATATAGCTTATAGAATACCAGACGCAATCATGGATAGATTTAAAGAACTTGGAGTAGAAATTAAAAATGCTAGTATTATAGCTTCTAATAGAAATATATTACCAAATGTATATAGTAGAGGAATGGTTGATGATATAAAGGTATTTAGCTGGAAATATCGTGAAAGTATAAACTATCCAAAGGCAAGGATTAAGTTTAAAGCTCCTCATACATTAGTTGCTATAGGATATGGTATGTTTAATAGTTACTATAGTCCAAATGAAACCTATAATGTAGTTTTGGAATGTACCCATCCAAAAAATTTAAGTACTATTTCATTTGGTTTACAAAATTATTTTGAAGATTTATGTAAATATGATATATTAATAAATCTTTATAATAACGATTTACGTAATCTTAAAGTAGATCTTGGTAGTAGTAGTGTAGATTTACAATTAGAAAACTTTCAAAATGCAGAATCTGATAGAAAAGAGTTACTAGCTTTGATAAAACAAAAAGCAGCAACTGACCATACAGAAATAATGATGAATATATAATAATAAATCCCATATATGTAAAAGTATATGGGATTTTCTTTATTTTTACCGTCAAAAAATTCCTTCGGAAGTTCTAAAAATTTAACGGTAAATAAAAATTATATCCCAATATAAGAGTTTTAATATATCTTATATTGGGATAATTTATTTATTTACTACTTCATCATCTGTGAAATCATCTATCAAACTTTCAGCAATTTCACGTTTTTTCTTTAAATGTTCTATTTTTTGTAATTCTTTTGCTCTATTATATAGGTTATTTACTTTAATCATAAGTTTATTAAGTTTTCCTATATTATCATAATGTATTTCTTTATCTTGAAGAGTTACAAGTATATCTTCTGTGATACTAATAGCTTTATTTATTTTATTTATATCATTTTCCAATTCAGGAAAACTACTAATTTTTTTAGCTTCAGCTATTTCTTCTGGCGTATATTTAGTTAAAATATCATCATTTATTATTTCACTATTAAATATAGGTTTTACCTTAACGTCTTCTGTATTTAATTTTTCTACATTTTCTATAGGTTTTTCTGGTTTAGTTACTACTTGTATAAAATCATCTTTATAAGTACCATGTTCATCACAATACCCGCTTTTACAATGTTCACAATCAGGTTTTTCATTATCAATTTCTTCTATATTTATAGCATTTATTTTCTTTTTATTAAAAATAGGTGATATAATACTAAATAATTTATGGTTAGGATTCTTAATTATTTTATAAAATTCACTTGTAAAATGTAAAATACTACCTATATAATACCTTATAAGAAACTTAGTATAGACCATACTAAATGCAAAATCTTCTAAAAATAGGTCTATTTCTATATTTATTATAATCATATATTTAATTACTCTATGCATCATTTCCCTCCCTAATCTTTGTACAGGTACTATTGTTTTTTACTGATCAGGTCAAAAAATCATCGACAATAGCCTGTCAATAATTACATATAATAGGTTAGAAATATGTAATTACTAGGAGGAATTATGATAGGAAAAATATTAATAACGGCAGATATTCATTTTGAAACATTAGAAATGGATAAAATTGACCTATATTTAGATTATTTTCTTACATCTATAGAGACATATAAACCGGATATATTTTGTATAGCGGGAGATTTAGTGGATGATAGAAATATTAAAGCTGAATCTAATGAATATCAATTATTAGTTGATTTTATTGGTAAAATATCTGATTATTGTAAGAAATCTAACGTAACTTTTATTATACTTAAAGGTACTGTATCACATGATGGAGAAGTAGTTAAGAATTTATATATAAATAATAAATCTTTTATATACATAGATAATATAACAACACAAATACATAAGGGAATGAATATATTATTCATTCCTGAGCCTTATTTTTCATCTTACAATGAATTTTATAATGTTTTAAATACAGCTAGAGGTGACCAAAAGATAGATTTAGTTATATTTCATGGAACTGTTGATTTTGCTATACCACAACTAAAGCAAATTGACAGTAAGTATAATTTATCACGTTCTATTGTGATGAAATCTACTGATTTAAAGCATAATTGTAAGACCCTGTGTATAGGTGGTCATATCCATACATATATTTATAATGATAATATATATTATACTAATAGATTTATAAATCAGAGAGGTCAATATGCTAGTTTAGACACATATGGGATTAAATTAGTAGAAATTAATGATAATAAATATGAAGTTACTAATATAATAAATCCATATATTATAAAGCAAAAAGTCGTTAATATAGATTTACGTGATAAATCTGAGCTTGATATTATAGAACTTTCTAATAAATATATAAGTCAAGACCAAAATAATATTATCTATAATATTACATATAATTCTGATATATCAGACCAGAGATTACTTGTACGTAAATTTCAAGATTTAACTAATGCAAAATATATAAAAAGAGTTAAAAAGAATGCTAATATAGAAGTAAATAAAGTAAATCATAAATATAAAGATAATATCCATGCTGTTGATTTACTTAAAGAAATATATAAAAATAGATATAATGAAGAACTTGATAATAAATATATAAAGATATTGAAAGGAGATGAAATATGAAGCAGGCTTTACATACAGCAATGGTAAATATTATATTACAAGACCCTAAAGATAGATTTTATATAACATCTGTAAAGAAATTCTTAGATAGTATACCACCAGAAGCTTTAACAGAAGACCCAGACCTTCAAGAAACTGCTAAATTTGTTAATAAATTAATAGAAACTGGTATGGATAGCAAGCAAGAAGTACTTTTTCATATTAGTACAGTACCATATAGTACAATGTTTAAAGCAACTCTTGATGATACTGAGTCTTATACAGGAGATTATAAATCATATGTATTAAAATCTTTAACTGCAGAACTTTTAGTACTAAATATAAGACCCTATATAGATAATATAAGTACAGATCTTAACCGTATAGAATATGATTATACATCCAAAGAAGGAGCTGATGCATCTTCACGTATAATTAATAATATACAAACTTTACGTGATGTATCTGAAAATATAAACCTGGATATAGGTAAATCTAATATACTTGTAATAGATCCAATGGCTGATACTATAGATAAAACAGTAATGCAAACAGTTACTTCTATACAAGAACAAGCCGCAGAACGTGTAAAAGTAAGCAAGCCTATAGATATGATGGTAGGTGGTGGTTTTGCTCCTGATACATTGACATTATTTGCAGCCATAACAGGACGTGGAAAATCATTAATAATGCATAATATAGCTTTATATGCAAGTAAAAATAACAAAAGAGATCAATTTGGAACAGATTTAACCCCATGTATACTATTTGTATCATTAGAACTTACTAGAGAAAAGCTTTTCCGTAGACATCTAGCCTGGTGCGGTGTTTCTTTATCTGAAGAAGAGATTAAAAAGATGTCTGAAGTTGAAGTTGCGGAACTTATGCTTAATTCTAGTAAAAAAGCAGGCCTTAATATACCTATAATATATATTGAAAGACTAAAAGGAACAGATAGTAAAAAGGATGGTTTTACTACTACAAATCATAACGATATTGCAAATGAAATAACTAATTATAAAAGGAATGGATTTGAACCAGTAATAGTAATAGTGGATTATGTAGATAGAATGGATGTATCATCTTTAAAACATGCTCAATTAGGTATGAGTGGTTCTGAAGGATCAAATGTTTTAAAGCAAAAATGTAAAGAATTACGTGATCTATCTATAGATTATAATATTCCAATAATATCTGCTATACAGCTTAATGGAATGGCTATGAGTATGATGGCAGAATGTGAGCCTTATTATAAGTATATAGATATATTACAAAACTTTAAAGATGACTGGACATCATCATCAAAACAACTTGGAACTGAAGTAGAAACTCTTGTATTTTGTCATACGTTTGGTATTAATGAAACTATATTAAATGAATCTGGTAATGATACTGTTATTACTAGTAAATATATAAGTATGCGTGTAATGAAAGACCGGGATGATAATGCAAGATATATAAGAAGTAAAAGAGATGATATGTGGGAATCTGCATATCTTGCACATCTTAATGCTGCAAAAATAGGACGTCCTTATAGTTACTTATTAAAGACATCGGCTCTTCCACATGTTGTAATGGCAATGAACGGGTTTAGAATAATGGATGATGACTGGGGTCGTAGTATTACTATGTTCTATCCAGACGAGAATGCAGGCCGTACAGAATCATATTCTCAAGTGGCAGAAGAAGTAGATGAAGAGAAAAAGCTAGAAGAATTATATTCAGAATAATTACATATAATATAGTAGAATGTAAAAATAGAAAACTATTTTTTATTTTAAAATTTAATTAATTTGAAAGGAGGTAATAGTATGAATAATACTGTTGCGACACAATTTGAAAACATTGACAAGCTGTATAAAAGCATACCTTCCAAAGGTACTGCTGTTATGGCTGAGGAAAATGGGCCACTGAATAATGTAATAAATTCAATGGTGAATACTGGAGCTGCTAATAGTAGGTTTGAGTTTATTGATACTCTACTTAAGAGAAGTGACAATCCATATAGTTTGGGTGCTCTTATGTTAGATCAAAATAAATTTAACTCATTACCAGATCCAGTTAAGATTATCTTTGCTGATATTTTATCTAAGCTTTTAAATTATAAGGATCAAAATAATGTAGAAGCTACAATAAGAGCAGATATCGACTATAATTTAATGGAAAATGCAAATCGTATAAATTATAACGATATTAATTTTATTGGTAGTGGAGATAAAATAGCAGATATAAAGGCATTACTTACAGCTTGTAATAGCTTAGGTATGAGTAAACCTTTATTAAATGATTCTACTGGAATGAATACATCTGGTCCTGTGCTAGATATGTTATTAATACTTAAAACTAGTGGAAATATGGTAGCATATAATCTTGCGTTAGAAATGCTTAATAAATTAGAAACATTTGCATTAGTAAAGAAAGTATTAGGAAAAGCGGTAGCTATAGCAAAAGATTTACAATTCTCATCACCTAATTTAATGAGCCCGGCTGCAATTGGAAATGTTGCAGTAAATCAAAGCCTTATAGCATCTGCAGGTAATGGCGTAATGTCTATAGATGGAATGATAGGAAATATGACTAATATATTAGTAAATTCTGTAAATCCTATAACACAAAGGAATTTACCACAAATGTATCCAATGATATCATATTTGAGTCAATCTATACCAACTTTATTACCATTAGATATTGTAAAAACATTTAATGCATTAACTGTACTAGATGATAATATACCAATATCAGCACAAGATAAAGCAGCTATAGAAGCATCATATGGTAAATTTAAAGCAATTTATGGACCAGACTGTCAAATAACAGTTGATCTTAAAATGGTAATATCTTTAGGATATCTTGCAATAAAATTAATGGAATTTGTCCAAGTATCAAATGGAAAGGTAGATCCAAATGTATTAAACGGAATAATTCAATATATAGGAGTATTAAATATGATTGCATATGGAAGAGATGCATCTAACGTACAACCAGAAAAACTTGCACTAGTAGATGCAGTAGTAGCAGATATTCAATCAGGAAAACCTTTCTTTACATTAGGACTATACGGAGGAAATTCATTAATAGCAAATGCAGCTAAAACATTATTTGTGATAAATCCATCAACAGGAATTCCTTTATTGAATTCAAAGAATATTATAGAAAGCTCAGGAGTAGCATATACAGGTGGAAATGCTCCAGTGCAAGGTGGAATTAATTTTATTATGGTTAGAACATTCTTAGAAAAGATTCCACAATTAAAACCATATATTTCTAATATACAACAACTAGACGAACTAGCTCAAGCAATAACATCAGCATTAGTGAGATTGAATTTAAATGTATGATGAAGTATATAGTGGAATAGATCTTAACCTGGATGAGTTAGATGACGATTATGTAACTTATTATAATGAAATTACAGGTTATGAGACAGATAATGTTCCAACTCCAGAACAGTGCGGAGTTAATCTAAGTGATGAAGAATATGCTAGAAGACTTGAGAATGTTCGTATAATGGAGATGAAAGAAAATAATAGATGGAGAAGATATGAACTTCAGAAAAAAGGAAAGACAGATTTAGAGTATGCATATGGAAAAGATTGGAAGTATAAACCTATAGGTAAAGATGTAATAGTAGTAGGACGTCATAATATCGCCCAATATTGGCACCCTACAAATATGAACTTATCTATAAGTAGTTATAATAATGATTCTATTAAGGAAATACATAATCCTAACGCCCAAGGGTCTGTAATTTTTGATAGTAGAACTAATCCAGGAAGTTCCATGGTAATATCACGTAGTGATTATTTATTGAGTAAAATGAGAGCAGAAGAAAGAAATGCAATCAATATGGCAAAGAATTTCTTAGATGGTAGTACGGCTATTCCATTAGATTTTTATATGGCGTCGTTAGATCAAAGAAATCAAGAAACTGAAATGTATAAGGCGACTGGAGTATTTAATCAAGGTAACGCATTTGACCAGTTAGCCGCTATATGTGAGAAATATAAGCAAGGAGGTATAAACATGACACAACCAGCGTTTGGTAGTAATGGATATGAATTCAAACTACCACCAGGAGCAGAAGAAGGTTTAAGAAAAATGGGTCAAGATCCAGCATTCTTAAATGGTATGACAATGGAAGAAGTGAGAGAAAAATGGGATTATATGGCTAAAAACCATATTCCAATACACGCAGCAAATGACGTAATATTCGGAGGTACAAAATTGGTACAAAATCCAGATGGAACATTTTCAAATATAAAACCAGAAAAACCAACAGTAAACGTAAGTGCAAGTACAGCACCTTTTAATCCATTTGTAGATGGCGCAAAAATAGCAATGCAAAACGGAGCACAAAATGCTAATAATATTGATGTTAAAGCTATATTTGGAGATATTTATGGAAATAATAAAACTCAAACACAAGGAACAGTTCCACTAACACCTGGAACTATGGTCCCAGGGTCAGCAGCACTAGTGCAAGGTAATGCTCAAACTCAACAAGCACAAGCAGCACCTACTGGAAATGACGACCCTTTATTGCAAATGATGCAAAGAGGAGTTAATAATTTTAAACAAGCACAAGCTCAAGCTGCAGCTAATCCAGCAGCAAGTGCAGATCTTTTAACTAATATGATGGCAAAAATGGCAAATATAACAGCACAAAGTGCTATGGTAGCACCTCAACCTGAAGTTCATCATACTGTATTTACAGCAGGTGGACAAGATACAAGAGGAACTCTAAAAGAACAATTATTAACTTTGTCTGATATGTTATTATCTGGTCTTAATTCCAATAACCAAGATATAGCAACTGCAATTAATATTGTATTAGATCTTGCAGGATTAGACCAAAAAGAATTATATGCAAAGCAAAATCAAGGAATAGATTATCAAACATTTTCTAAAGTAATGGATCAACTTATGGATAGAATTAGTTATGTTACTGATGGTAGTGCACCATTATTAAGTCAACAAATTATACATTATATTCAAAATACTATAACTAATGGTCCTAATAGTTTAATTGAACCATTATATTACTATGAAATGTTAGCACAATTGGCATTTGATGGTTATATATCATTAGTTGATACTTACTATCCAGACTTAAGAAATAGCTTACTTCAAGCAATTCTTTATTTCCAAAAGAATCCAGTACCAACAGTACCAAAAGATCAAAGACATCCAGATGGTAAAATGAATATGGTTCCAATTATTTTTGGACCTAATGGTCTTTTAGAAACACAAATGATATATGTAAATAATAGTACAACTCCAGTAGCACCAACAACTACAGGAGCAACACAATCTGTATATGGTAACGTTCAAAATCAAAATAATAATATAGGAGGTAATAAGAATATGAATACAGTGTTCGATAGATACGACGCTAAACAATTTCAATTTGCAGGAGGTAATCCATACTCAGCATTATATGCTGGATATCAAGGACTTCCAGCAAGTTTAAATCCAATGGCTGCAGGAGCAAATAACTTTAATTATATAGGTAATGGATCTACTGTGACTACTACAGGAGCTCCACCTTTAAATGCATGGCAAGCAGGAATTGCTACAACTATGGGAATGAATCCAAATGGTGGTTATGGAGCAGGTTATGATAGTGTAATGGGACCTATTATGAGTGGTCGTACATTTGCACCAACTCCAACAGTTCCACCTATAACTGGAGTACAATCAGTAAGTGCAGCACCTGTTTATAATTATAATCAATATTATAATCAATATGCACAACCAGTAGCAGCTCCACAAATGATATCTGCTAGATATGCTCAACAACCAGCAGCAAATACAGCAGTATATGGAGGTGCTCCAGTATATCAACAACCACAAATGGATATGGCTAGTCAAATGATGGGCATGTTTGGTATGATGCTTAATATGTTATCATCTATAGAAAATGTAGGTGGTCGTAATGTAATTGATGTAAGAAATTTAGCAAGTATGTTTGGTGGTGGTGCAGCTAATGGCCCTGGAGTAGTTGATAGATTTGGAAAAACACAACCTCAAATGAATAATTATTCATTTGGAACATATGGAAATACTTGGGGTGGAAATAATTATAATACTATGAATGCTTGGGGAAATAGTTGGAGTGCTACAAAACCAGCAAATACTTGGGGAAGTACAATTCCAACATTTAATACTGCAACAAGTGGAAATTGGGGTTCTGCTACTACTTATAATAGTGGATATAATTCAGGTTTAGGATTGACATTTGCGACTCCAGCAGTTTCTTCTGGATTAAATTTCACAGCAACAACTCCAGCATTTAATTATAATCCAGCAGCTTCTGTGGGAACAGGTGTAAGTAATATGACATTTGGAGGAACTTCTGGAACATGGGGAAATAGCGGAAATACTTGGGGTGGCAACTCTGGATTATTTGGAGGAACTTCATTTGTAAATAATACTAATAATACTCAACATTCAGTATTTGGTCGCCAGCCTGGAATTAATAGAGTTGGTGGCGTCGGAGCAGCATTAGGATATTAATACAAAGGAGGCAATAGAATATGTTAACAAATCTAAATAATATAAATATATTACAAGCATTATCTAGTGGATTGCCATTATTTATAATGGAGTATTATCCTAGCATAAAACCTGGAGTTGTAGTAGCTCCAGTAGAAGAAAATAACGCATTATTAACACCAATAATGATGTCAGCTCAAAGAGGTTATGTTCAATCTCCAGTGGAAGTTTCTAATGGTAAAAATCAACAAATATTAACATTTGAGCAATATAATGCATCATTTACAGATTATTATAATAGTATAATATCTCAATTTGTCAATAGTAATATTAAAATACAATTGAGTCATATTGGTGTAGAAACATTATATAGAAATTATAAATATATATCAGAATTCTATACAGTAGGTGGATTAGTAAATATAACAGAATCTTCAGAATATGTTAAATTAGAAGTAGATACTAATAAAGTTACAATTATTAGAGGCATTCCTGAATTAGCTGTATTTGGCGTATCTTATAGAACATTTTGTAATTCTATAGTAAGAATGTTCCCTGAAATGGATAACTCATTATCATTAGCAGGAAGTTTATATGCATATGCAGAATATTTGAAATTATTTAATAAAGAAGATATAACATTTTCTGATTATCCATTAATCGCAGGAATGGATTTGACTACAATATCTAATCAAATTGGAATGATAACTCAAGGAATAGATGAAAATATTATTAGAGCTGCAATTAGAGATCAAAATGATTCTCCAATGTTGCAAAATTATATCAAATTTATGGTAAATAATAATATTCCATCAAAAGTAGCAATTAATTTATTGGCTTATCATCCTGCTATTAGAGATATAGCAATAAATGGAGTTAGAGGAGCATTAGCTTTACCTACAGATAAGGAACTTAGTTTACCAGTTATATTAACAATTAAAGGAAATAGCTCAAGTGCAACACTTGGTGGACTATTTTAACATAAAGGAGGAAATAGAAATATGAGTACAGTTTATAATTTAGTAAGTCTTTATAAGACAGATATAATGACAGAATCAGCAACAAGAGAGTTTTTAATTGATGTTTTAAGAAAAGCATTTCCAAACTCAAATATTTATACAGGCCAAAAGAGAGTAGTTATTACAGATCCAACTACTCCTACTATGGTATATAAAATTGCATATAATAATGCAGGGATTCTTGATAATATAAATGAATTAGCAACTACAGATTGCCTTAAAGGGTTAGTTACTTCAGGAAAAGTACCTCAAGATGTATTAAATTGCTTTGCATTATCTGTTTTAACTCCAGATAATGACCCATTTATAATAATGCAAGAGTTTGTACAAAATTTTGATGATAATCAAGATTTTAGAACATGGCTTAATAATTCTGATGTGATAAGAGATTTTTCTATAGTAGGAAGTATTAATAATAACCAAGTATTTCCTATATATTGTAGTAGAATTCCTAGATATGTAGAAGATTATAAAATAATATGTGATATTATGACAAATAATTTCATTCCGTCAGATATTAGTATATATAAAGAACCTAGAAATTATGGATTTAAGAATGGAAGACTTTGTCTATTAGATATGGGATCTGTTGTTCCTATACTATGTAATGACCAAGGACAACCATTATATCCTAGATATGGTACATCAAATGAAGTAATGACTTATGTTGCATCATATCTAGATCCAAACCTTACTATTAGTAAGATACAACAAATGAATCCTGGTACATACCGGGTAGTTAGAAATAATTATTCATATGGAAATGCAGTAAATGAGTCTCCATTTTTGATGGAATCTGACGATGCTGTACATGAATTATATATAAAACATCAAAATCCATATGAATATAATAAATTATTAGCAATGTTTGGTAGGTGGTATTTCCCTCAAGTTAATGTAAATAATCAAGGAGTAGCTACTACTGTTAATAATTTAAATGAATATGCTCAATCATTGATGCAATTCTTAGGTTTTCAAGTACCAGAACATATATTAATATCAATGTGGAGAAATTATATCTATAAGAAAAGTGCTACATATATAACAGTATGTCCTAAAGTAATATCATTTGGAGTGTATCAACAAACTCCTCAAGGAATAATGAAAATACCATTTAGCCAATATGTAGATATAATTAATGCTGAATATGTAAATAATGGAGTAAATCTTCCAAAAAATATATTATTTAACTTATCTAGTATATTATATATAAAACAACTAGCATTAACAACACAAGATCCAGCTACAGTTTTATATAATTTATATCATAGTTCTCCTGACCAATTTATACAATTCTTTAGTCAACTAACTGGAGATCAAAATACAAATGATATATTCCTATTATATAATTCTTCTGTAGGAAATGTCTAGGGATGTGATATATATGGCATTAGAAAAAATGTTAGATCAAGGAATACTTAAAATGTTTAGAAAGAGTAAAAGAGATAGAGGAGAAGCTATTAAAAAACACTTCTCCGAATTCTCGGAATATTATAAAAATTGGTTATTGACAGCATATAATACACCAGATATAATAAAATTTACAAGTGAATTTGAAGAATTTCATAAAGGAGATTTAATTCTTCGTAAAATGTTTTATGATGCACGTCGTGTATTATCATTTAATAGGTTCTGTAATAGACAATATAGATTATATGCGACTGTATTATATGTTATGAATAAAAGAATACCAGAATATATATCTATATATAATACTCCTATTGGTAAGTTTATGGCAGAAAATGGAAGTGCAAGCCCATTATCTCAATGGAATGATAATATTCAAGCAATGAATGATTATCTTGATAGATTTACTTCAGATAGAAATCTATTCTTTATAAGTAATGATTTTAAACATTATTCTATAGCAGAGCAATATATGATTGCTAGAGAGGTTGAAGATTTACTTGCAGCACCTGATGGATTATATCCATTAAATAAGAATAATGAAGAAACTAAGAATTAAGATATCAATGTGGCCCTTCGGGGCCACTATGGTATTTTTTTACCGAAAAATTTTATAGTTTACTAACTTCATATCGAACAATCACCTGTTAAAATCAATAAAATAACAATAATTTTTACCAAAAGGAGGTTAAAATGACGTGGAAAAAGGTCGAAATTGACAAAACAGTCGATCATATAATACTTATACAAAATTCTAGTATTATACCGAATTCTTTAGTATATTTAAGTTTTACTACCAAAAATACTGCCGATGAAGATAATACTTTTATGCTTACTGGACCAAACCAATGGGAAGGAAGAATAAAAGCTGGGACTAATCTTTTCTATGCAGAAGAACATGGTGGAGAATTTACATATTCTGCATTTCCTATAGAAAAACTTGAAAACTATAATATACCTACTGAGCATAAAGATATTCAAGCTATGAGACAATCTATTTCATGTCCAGAAGGTTCTTATTTTGTTATTCAAAATAAAGATAGTACGCCTTTTAGTATTTCTATAGTTGGAGAAGGTCAGTTCATACTTACAGAAAATCAAATGTTATCATTTACATTTGCTAATGATAGTACTGTAGTTATACACGGGACTGGACAAAAAGCTTCATATATGATAGCAGAAGCTCCATCTTTAACACAACTTAGTAAGGAAGTACAAGATAAACTTAATGAAATATATACAGCTCATAAAGAAATATTAAAAAAGATAATTACTAGAGAAGAATTTACTAAATTTAAGCGTAAAATGGAATGTGGTAAATGGTCTGATAGTCAAACTTTATCTGATTTTAAGATATCATTTAAAAGTGATCCTTTTTATGAAACTGACTGGCTTAATGATAAGTCTGTAATTGATATAATTGCAAATATTAAATATACAGATAATACTATAGAAAAACATGCATTATTACAATGTACTATTAATATGAAAGATGCTGAAACTATAGAATTAATGAATTACTATTGTGATGATATTAATATAAGACAAAATCTTAGAAAAATACATTTTTCTTATCAAAATCCAGTAGATATACAAACAGATAGTGGAGTTTTAGAAGTTACGGGGGAAATGGACCCTAATTTTGTTCCTATAATACAAGAAACTACTAGTAGAATAAGAACAGATAATATAAAATGGAAAGAATTAGAATCTACTGTAATAGCTCCTACTAAAACTATAGATTTAGATGTATTTCGTGTAAATGAAATGATTACTTTCTCTGATGAAGAATTTTATCAAACTAAAATGATAGCTAAAATAGATCATAAAGAAAGTGATTTATTTGCTAAATTTATGGAATATAGTGATGAATTTACTATAAAATTTGAAAATAATGAATATAGTTTAATTTCTGATAATGGAAACATCTTTATAAAATATAATATTCTTAGTAAGCAATTTATCGCACAATTTTTAACACTTCCAGATCTTACTAGACCTATATGTTTTAATATTGTAAATACTAAAGATACTATGAAATCTTATAGTATTAATATGCTTTATAGTACAGCTTCTACTGATATAGCAAAAGGATCTCCTTATACAGTTTGTACTTATACTATGTTTGAAAATAGATTTTCTGCTGCAATATATGATAAATTCTTCAAAAAATTAGTAGATGAAGCAGGTTCTGATAATAAAATATATAAATTAGCTTTTAAATATTAAGAAAGGAGAAGAAATGGCTGATAAACATTATGTTATTAATGAGAATGACGTCCAAAGATTAATAAAAGAAATTCTTCATGAACGTAATGTGTTTACAGATACTACAATAAATCTTACTGGTATAGATACTTCTGTAAGAAAGATGCTTAAAGATCTTAAAGAATTACAAGAAAAACCAGATCAAATAAAGTCATGGATTATTGCAGAAAAGTCTGTAATCATTAAAGTTCCAAAGAAATCTAAAGATAGCTTAGACGTCTTTATTGATGCACTTACTACAAATGATAAAACAATTAGTTTCTCAGTACATATCCCATCTCAGTATGTACATCAGTTAAGAGATACTCCTTTTGTAACATTTGCTAGTAAATATACATTAGATACAATGCAAACTATAAGTTCTATAGTTGATAATAGATCTAGTACAGATTGGGACTTTATTAAAATATCGTTTCCACGTGATATAACTACTGGAATTTGTACTCTTATAAGTGCAGATAGATATATAAATAAAGCCGAAATTACATTAAATCCTGTGTTTACAGGTTTAGAAAATACAATTAGTACAGAACCACCTGCTTTAAAGCAAGATATTCCATCCCCAGAACTATTAGTTAGATCACATACTATAAAATGGGTTGAAGGAATAAAACGTTCTGACTATATATTATTAGAGTTAGCAAAACTTACTAATATGGATACATTATATCACGTCCGTGATGATGATAAGCAAGATAATCTTACATTTAAATTTTCATCTAAAGAAGAAGCACGTAAGCTAATACCAGAGTTATGGAAAACTATTCCTACTTTATGGAATTTAGTAACATTTGAATTTGATGATTCTGTTACTAATATAGATAGCTTATTTTCAAATACAGTACCAGATGGTCAAACTGAAGCTACTTTTTTTACCACAAATTGGCCTAAATTACCTGAAAATATAAATAGAACTATACGTGCAATTAAAGGTAATAATATAACATCTGCACAAGGACTTTATGATGGTAGTAAAATATCTAGTATATCAAACGACCTTCTTAAAGGAATGCCTAATTTACAAAATATAGATGATGCTTTTGCTAATTTAAATGAACTTGTAACTCAACCATCAGTAGATTTAGTAAAAGAAAATAAAAAGCTTACATCTGCTCAAGATTTATTCTATAATAGTAAAGTTATAGAAGATCCAGGCTATTGGAAGCTTAAAACGTTTGATAAATATCCAAATTTCTATAACTATATGACTGGTACTCCTGCATCTAGAGATAATAGCCAATATATACCATGGCCATGGTCTCTACCTCCAAATGGAAATACTAAATTCCTTACATGGATTAATGTACAACAATTTAAAGATACATATAAGGCAATATTTGATGAAATATCAGATAAACCAGATAAATTTACAAACTTTGAAGGATATGAATTTGAAATACTTGAAGGTAACTTAGATGAAATGTTCTATGGAACTGATATAGTAAAGCTTCCAGATACTATTAAAGCAGTAAACGCAAAATCTGCTAAAAGTTTTGCTAAAAATGTTACTACATTGGTAAGTACTGCTAAAAGCATGCGTATTTTTGAAAAATGTCCTCAATTATTTGATATAACATCAGCATTTGAAGGATGCACTGGTCTTACTTCAGTTGGAGATTTTATCGGTGCTTCTGATACTATATCTATATATGATAATATATTCAAGAATTGTTCTAATATAGATTATAAAACATTAGCAGAACCATGGACGTATGCAGGATTAGAAGGCTACCCACTTGATATTCAAGGTATTGATGGATATAAAAATATACCGAATTTACCAGAATGGGTTCCAATAGAATGGGGTGGAAAAGGTATTGGTACTAAAATGAATGCTATTCGTAGTGTTGCTCCTATAATGGAATACTGTTACGAAGGCGATGATTATATTACAATAGATCTTAAACCTGAATTTAAAAAGGTTGGAGGTATATTTGATATTTGTATGGTAGATCCTAATGAAAGATCTACTATAATAGAAAAAGATAAAAGATTTAAATTTAAAGTTACTGTTGCAGAAGTAGGTCGTAAATATATAATAGGACTTAATAATTTTAGTTCTAATCCAAAACTTACTTCTAGAGATTGTATCCGTGTACGTTATCTGGAACCAAAAGATGTATTAAATCCTTCTATAAAGAAAATATGGTCTGATTTCGTATATCAAACTCCTATTATACGTACAGGTGCAAAACCTCAAGGAATTGCAACACCTTTAAGTTACACTACGTGGGAGGAATAAAATGAATAAATTAACATTAAAAACTACACGTGATGTGGTAAATGAACCTGTTTTGGTTCATATAATGAAATATGATAAAAATTTAGAAAGATTAGTAAATATATGCGGGTATGAATTTACGAAAGTCAATTCTACTGATAAAATTATAGAATTAGATTTAGGTAGTGATGAAAAAGCTAAAACTGGTGATGATAATGTAGCAAAAATACCGTATGGAGCAATAGTTAGAGTAGAATGTCCTAAAGGAAGCGACCCAGTATTTATTGAAGATATGCTTTCATTAGATCCAAGTAAAAATGCAGCTATATTTGCTAGAGAATTTCCAGATGAAATATCTAATATAGAATCTGTAATTAAAAATAATGATGGATTTAAAGTAACTCTTAAAGAAGCAGCAGCTGGAAATTTAGAATTATATGAAATTAGTGATAAAACTAATCCAACAAATGTTATACAAAGATTAGTTCTTCCTACATCAATTGGTAGTACTATATATACATTTACACCAGTTGATCCTGTTAATATTGCTTCTAATATAGTATGTGTTAGATGGACAATTGCTAATTATAGTAAGCCAGCAGGTGTAAATGTAACAGCAATAGATTTAGCATCTGCTCCTAGAATAGAAATTACTGGAATATCTTTAAATAATGGTATTTTAAATATAGCTATTAATAATATGGATAGTAATAAACCGTTTACTGCTACTGAAGCTGATGTATATTTTACTGGTTCTGATGGTAAAGTTACTGTATTACGTGGAACTATAGAAAACGATACTGTTAGTGGTAAAGGAAAAATAGTTTTTACTCAAACTACAAGTACAAAACTTAATAGTATAACAGATACTGGTAAAGTTAATGTAGTTCTTATAGGAGAACTTTCTAATAAAGTAGATTATAATTATAATATATCTGGATTTAAGTCAGATCCTACTGGTATTACTGTAAATACCAATGATATTACATTTAATGATGCTGGAAATAAAATGACATTTTTAGTTAAAGATGAAAAGAATATCACAGGTGCTACAGTAGCCGTATCTTCAATTCAAAATGAATATGTAGCTGGTAAATTATTATATGACAATCCTGTTATTACTAGAAAAACAGTAGGAACAGATAATTATTGGGAAATAGTAGTTAATAACATAAGAACTATACCTATTGATAGATTATATAAGACACATGTGGAAATTACATATACTGAGCCTAATAAACTTCCTAATATTATAGCAGATAAGGTTATAAAGAAACCTAAACCAGGTGGAAGTTCTGAAGATACTGAAGGCGTAAAACCTATGAAAGATGCGGTTGCTATGTTTAATGATACTACTGGATATCTTGAATTTAGTATGACTGGTCCATATAATATACAAAGTGACCAATCATATAAGATAAGAGATATTAATTTATCAGCAGATGACCAGTTGGTATATTCACATGTGAAAACTGAAACTATTACTGGTTCTAATAATATTAGAATAATTACTAAATATAATAGTGATAATGGACCTATTGATACTATAAGTTTTAGATATAGTTATGCTAATAAATTATGGAGTCCAATCCAAGACATAGAATGTCCTAATGTATATAAAGAACATATTGCTAGATTAACTCCTAAAATTAAAGCTAGTAAGTATAAAATAGTACAAGATAATCTTATATTAGAAGATAATCCATTTATTCCTATGCCTACTAGCATAATAGCTCATAAAACTGTAAAAGGAAATACTACTAATATAGAATCTAGTAATATTGTAGTTAAAAATAGAACAGTTATGTTTAAACTTGGTACTTTTACTGGAGGTTCTGAAGATGAGGAAGTTAGTGGATTTACTATAAATTTTACTTATGTATACGATGAAATTAATGTAGATATCACTAAAGAATATAAACTTGTAGCAGAAAATCTAGATGTAGATAAGGTAAAATCTGTTAAATGGAATATAATGTCACCTGAAAGTGTTTGGGGAGATTATTTAGAACCATTTAATAATCCTGGAAATCCAGATAATGAAGCAATAAAACAATATGGAAATATAATAAAAGGTCTTTATAATAAGAATATTAATATTGAGTCATATTGGTCTAGTAGTGAAATTAGATTTTTAAGAAAGAAAGGAAAGAATTATAAAGAATTATATCCAATCATGACGATGGAAGATAGTTTACCATTAGCAGATAAGAATACTTATATATGTTGGTGTAGTAAATTTAAAATAAGTAAAAGTGATAATGGATATATGTTTAAGCAAGATCTTAAAGATTTAAAGCTTAAATGTGAATTTAAAGTAGGAACTGAGAATAAAATTGCATATGTTAAGTTTAAAAATGTTAAGAAGCTTATTGATAGTGTGGAATGTATAGATGCATATTTGGTTGATAGTACTGATAATGAGATTACTATGAGTAATTTTAATATATTTGCAGACAGTATAGTAAATGGAATGCCTTTTATTAACGATAATAAACCAGCTTTATTTCAAATATTAAAGAAATTTAGTACTACATATGCTCTTTATTGGGATATATCTGGGTTACATCCAGAATATTATGACTTTAAATATAGTAGATGGGGAGACCATAAACAATTATTTCCATTTAATTTAGTTATGTCTGATACTAGTGAAATAAAATGTTATATGAATGGTTATGATATTCCAGATGATGGTACTAATAGTAGCGATTTAGCATTATTAAGGTCTAGTAAATATACTAATACATACGAAAATGTAGGTATTACTGTTACGCCTGAACTTACGTTTAAAAATGGTCAAAAGATAGAACTTTCTAAACGTATATTTAAGACTAAAGCAGAACCTAAATATGCAAAATTAAATACAGTATTAAATGAAGTTGGAATTACTGCAATGAATACTGTAAATCCTATGTATAATGATTATATAAATGAACCTGGTAATGTGATAAATTATAATACTATGCCTGATACTAACCACATGTATAATTTATTACCTATATTTAGTAATATGACATTTAAATTTAGTTCTGATTTTAAGAAACTACATTTTAGCCAACCGATAGAAATAAATTATATGGTTCCTATGATATTACCATGGAGTAGTATTGCCGATAAATATAAACCACTACAATCTAAAGTAAATATTACACATATGAGGATTAATTATATAGGAAAAGCTGTAACTTCTAATGGAAATGGCAGAGTAATAGATATATCTAATGAAGATGTATCATTATTGAATGCGTTTACTCAATCTTCGTTAGCTCAAAATAAATATATAAATAATGCTACTAATGATAAAAATTTAAGTAGTGATAATACTATAGCTTCTGGTTCTAGAACTAGAGATATTCCTGTATATTATTCTAATAATATGGATCTATATAAAGCTAATTATATTAATAAAACAACATATAATAATCATTTCCCAACATTATCTTATATGTTATATGCTGGAAGTGCATGGAGCGAAGATACTATAGAAAGTTATCAAAATGGTAAAGTAAATTATAATATTTATAAATATCCTAATATTATGAGAGATTATAAGAAAATGAAATATAATATAGATAATAGTAGAGATGTATTTACTAATGTATCTATAGATCGGGATGCTAGTATATCTACTCATTATACAAAAAGAGATTTATTAATATATAATGATTATAATGTAGTAAAATATTTTACTAAGCAAGATTATAATAGTAGTAATTTATTAGCAAAACCTATAATTCTTAAAGCATCTATAGGTAAAGATGAAAATATGTTGTCAGATTATCAAAAAGTATTCTTTAATCAAGTAGATCATATTATATTTACTACATCTGGAAATATAAATGATATATCTAATAAAGAAATATTTAATTATCGTGAAATGAAGAATGATAATTATGATTATGTAATTAAATATCAGCTTAAATTTGAAGGAGAAGATGATTTCTCTGATGAACTTGTATATTATATGAATTCATTCTCTATTGAAAACGCACTATTAGATATACCTGAAAATGTAGCAACTTGGGATAATATAAAGAATTTGGTTGATACTAATAATATTATTACTAATAGATATGATTTAAGTAAGATTATGGAAGGTTCTGATGTATTACATTTAGATGATAATACGCATTCTTTATGGAGCGGTAAAGAAATCAATGCATTACCTATTAATAAATATAAATTTAATTATCCAAATGATGTAGTGCATAATAGGCTTGGAACTATATTGCCATATTGCTGGTTTAGAGCATTTATAGCATATAATGATGAATTTGAAGCTGTTTATACTGATAAAACTAGAAATGTGTTTGATGTAGCTAGAGAATATCTAAATACTCATAGTGACCATAATATAAGTCCGATTGATTATAAGTTAGAATGTCAAGATATTAAACCTTATACTCCAGACCCTACATTATTTAAATTACCAGAATTATTTAAATTATTACCATTTATATGTAAAAATAATGAAATAAAAGACATAGATTCATTAATTAGATATAATATATTTAATTACTCTACTTTCACTTGGGGAGATAAAAGATATGGAGAATATAGAGTAAATCCTATTGTTCCATTTGATGATATTACACGATATAATCCATTCACTATTAATTTAGATGAAAATAAAAAGATAAAAATATATCTAGAAATAGTAGTTCCACCATCTAGAATGTATCCTAGTATAGTATCAAATAAAACATTATTTGATCATGATATTATTAAATTAGAATCTAAAGTTATAGATTTGCATGAACTTAAGAATTATGGAAATAATATAAATACTGCTTCTTTAATAGATCTTAATATCAATAAAGATAATCATACTATAAATGTAACAGCTGGCAAAATTACTGGGTTAGACAGTATTAGAGATTATTTATATAATAAATTAGTACCAAATGAATCTGATAGATTTTACAATAAATATCCTAAGGATAGAATATTTACAGATTTAAATTCATGTAAAATTAAAATAAAAGAAATTCCTGGATTAGAAAGAAGTTCTGTAAATGTAGCAATGAATGGTGATCTAAATGGAGTAATGTGTACATATAATCCTGGTAATTTTACATCTACAACTAGGCCAGATTTTATGTATGATTTAGCAAATTACAATAAAAACTGTACTGTTGTAATAGAAGGCGATAATACTTATAGAGAATTTAAATTTAATAACTTGAATAATGATATTACATTATTAAATGCTAATGATAAAGAATTTGTCAAACTATGTTCACTATCAGGAATTACAGGATTTAATGAAAATCAAATCGATATTGACTTGACTAAGAGCTGGTATATTGCTGAATCTATAGCAAAACCAGACTGGATCAAGATGAATATATGGATAGGAGACACTTCTCTTCCTATCATGTTCTCTAAATTAATATTACCAGAAGAAAATAAGAGATATCCATATTTGAATCTTTATAATTATAAAATGCAATTAGATCCAGAATGGTATAATAGACTTAAATCTGAAGTTGATAATGATAAAATAAATGATTTGTATACTGTTTTAGATAATATTATAGCAAATGAACATGAAACACATATTAGTAAAGATACAATTGATAAAATAGATTTCACATTCTCATATAATGGTATTAATGTATTTAATGTTTATAGTAATAATATTTATAATAGTGCAATATGTAAGGCAGACGCTATAGAAAAAAATATTATACCATTATTTAAAAATATTGCAAATATCCTTAAATCTAAAGGGCATAAAAAAAAATGAAATAGAAGGTCCTCAACCTGGCGGAGCGCTTACTCCAGGTACTGAAATGCCTACTTAATATTTAGTAATTATTTTAAAAAGGAGGTTAGTAATTTATGATTCTAGATCCTATAAACCCAAGCGATAAAAGAATCTGGGATATATTAAATACCGTAGTCCAACCAGTTGCTTTTAGACCTGAAATGACTCTAGAGGAAATAAATAAAGTCTTAATTACTACGCATGAAATGGTTGTTAAAACACTTATAAATGATCAATTTACGCGTAATGAATTAGGCAACACATTTGCAGACTCTGTTAAAAATTCATATTATGAAAGTACTATACAAAACGACTATGGATTAATAACTTTTAAAATTCTTGAGGCGGTTAGTTCTAGGTATATCTTATCTAATCTCCTTTTTTATATTGAAAGAAAAAAGATATTTGATTATATATATTCTATGATAACACAAGAATATACTATACCACTTATTAAAAAATACCGTGAAAAAATAGAGCAACTTACATTTATGGATATCGAAAATAAAGCTATTGCAGATGTTCATGATGCTACTACTCAACTTCATTTTGCTATTATGGTATCATATGATTTTGACGTTATACGTGAATCTTGTAATATTATTGCAAATGCACAACTTCGTGAAGAAGAAAAGAATGTTACTATAATAAATACGTTGAGGTTAAATAAAGAACTTACGCCTGATATAGTTTATGAAATAGCTCTTAATGCTCAAAATTTAGCTTCGTATGAAGATAGACTTCGTAAATTTATTAAGGAAATGTCACTACTTCATCTTCCTAATACATATTTTAAATTCTTTAGAACTATTTGTAAACGTAGTGATGCAACTCAACTTAAAGACCAAGCAGAACGTACAAAACGTGAACGTGATAATTATCATACTATTAGTGGAGTCCGTTGTGATGGTCTTAATGCGGAGCAAATAGAAGTTCTTAATAAAATTATAAATGAAAGTATATTCTTAGATAATTATAAGGATATTATAGATAAATCATTTATACTTCAAAATGTAAGAATTATCATACGTGCTCATAAACACTTAAATGATACAGTTACTATGGATAATGATGCTGTATACTTTACTGATACTACTGGAAAAATGAAGCCTAGAGCATTTGCATATAAAGATAGAATTCTTGAAGATGAATTTGCTATAGGCGATGACGATGAACTTCCAGATAATCATGGAATTGAAGATATAGATGATGAAGAAGTCGATAGATTAAATAATGATAATCCCATACTATCAATGACTGGTATAGGACCAAATACTTTTGGTAATATATATTTAAAGAATAAACTCGAGACTCTACCAAAAGGACCAGCAGAGAGAATAAAACATAGGCGAAGAACTATTAATAAACTGAAGAATAAGTTTAAACTCGACTATAGAGTAATGGCAGAGTGTAGTATATTGGAAAAAGGCGACTATTATGAAGGATTCCACTATTTTGATCCAAATAAGCTGACGCCTGGTGGTATTTTTAGAACAAATAATGAAAAATTATTACTATATATGCTGATAGAACTAGAAACTCATTATAGAAAAACTAGAGTCAACATATATAGAGAGCGTAAAGAAAGACAAAAATTAGAAAACCTTGAAGGAGGTAGATTTTAATGTTCGTATGTCCTTATAATTATGAACTTAATAAAATAAGGAAAAAGCTTCCTGTTGTAGATTCATTTGAAAAGAAATCATCTTCTTCTATATTTAGTTCTGCTGTATTTGGTGTCACAGAAGAAGAACTTCAAACAAAATCTGCTCTTATTAATTTAGGATGTTACGTATTTAGACCTCTTGTATTACAAGCATTTTCTCGTATAAATCGTAAATATGTAGCTTGTGCTACGTCTACTGGTAAAGAATTCTATTTTCGTAAAGGAATATTATACGAAATAGATGATACTTACGAGCCATATCCAGATGATATAGTTGGTTACGGCCCTATGTTTCTTTATAATAATTGGAATAATATAGATAAGAAACAATTTAAGCAAGACCATGGCCGACTTTCCAATAAAGAACTAAAGCTTTCTATATCTAAATTAACACGTGATCAATTATTTACTAATTATATTTATGTAATTGCTCTTGCATTTAGATCAGAAAACATTGAAAATGGACGTACCGTAAATGATTGGAATGTTCTATATTCTGAGATTATACGTGCTGCTAATCAATATAAAATGATGAAAGCTGGAGTTGCTGGAGTTAATGTAGACTTACGTGATATGGAATCCATAATACAAAAAGCAGTATTAGACTTAGGTGACTATATTAAAGATACATATTTTGGACCTCATGGCATAGGCCGTGAGCAAGTATTATCTCGTAATGTAGATAATGGTGCCCGTATGGTTATCATTCCTACAGTATGGAAAGAGAAAAAGCTACGTCAAGCCCGTATAGGAATGCGTGCATCTGGAGTTCCAATCCAGTTCCTGCTTCCAATGTTTAAGGAAACTATTATAAAGTTTTCTAATACATTTATACAAGATTTATTTAACGACGGACTTTTTGAACCTAAAGTAACACAAGATTTCTTAGCATATTATGATATAGAATTTCTGTCAAATGCGATTACTAATATGAGCGACCCTCACTTTAGAGTAACTGATTTTCCTGCAATTAAACATGATGGTAGTTTTACTAATATCATGCTTACATTTATTGCAGAAAAAGATGGTACTGAAACTAAAGTGACTAAGCCATTATCGTGGACAGAATTCTTTTATATAGTTGTAGAGACGTATGCAAAACTGTATGATACTCGTATGATTGCTATTACTAGACCACCTGTTGATAGTATGACGTCTCTACAACCTCAAAGACCAGTATGCTTAACATTAAGTCCTAATTTAACACAGAAAGTCACAGTATTAAATCATACATATAACGACTTTCCGTTAATAACGGAAGAATTAAAAGCTAGATTTCAAGATCAAATATTTGATAGTGGGTCTAGACTTATTGCATCTATAAGTACGGGCATGAACGCGGATCATGATAAATTCTGTCCTGTATATTCGAAAGAGTGTGCAGAAAAAGCCTGTTAAAAGCTGGGAGTACCTAAAGCTTTATTGCCATTTTAAAATCAATTCTGAGGCCTTTAGAGGCCATTTTTAGACGTTCTAGCTAAAAGCTATATAATTATACCTATATAACGTATAAAACTTCTAGAATAGCAATTAAAATGGCTTAAAATTGATTTTATAGGGAGACGAAAGTCAGAAATAAGTATAAAGATGTCGCATGGTGAAATAAAAGCCTCATAAAAGCGGTGTTATGAGGTCCTAAACGATTATATAATGGTTAATCAGCACGCATTGCGTTCAACGACCATAAATACAAGTGTATGAACACAGGCCACCTAAATCAATTAATATTGACATGGTGTTGAGCTAGTCTGAACATCTGAGTAACACTCAGAGCAGTTATTAAATTAACGGTATAAAGTTAACGCCTTTATATGAACATTTTGGGAGACACGTTGATGTATAAACCGATAAATTCCAAAGAAGCCGTAGAAGATGCAAGAAAACAACAAGAATCACCTTTATTTGTATGTAATTTTGATGGTTCATTAGCTCGTAGAAATCCAGGCAAGGATTGTAACCAAACTTGGTATTCTGTATCTAGAGACCCTAAACCATCAGACCATGCTAAACCAGCTAATATGAAGCATCCATTTATTAAACATCTTATATCATTAACTAATGGAGAAATGGATTTAGATCTTATGTATAAATCTTGTATGAGATATGAAATAGATGAAGAACCTGAAGTTGGTTTATATGATAGTATTACTATAAAAGATAGAGGAAAAACTTATAAAACTACAGTAGGAAGACTTATGCTTAATAAGTGTATGTTATTTCCTGTAGCAAATCATCCAAAGTTTTCATATTTGAATGAAGTATGTAACTGGAAAAAGTTGTCTAAAATATGGCAAAAAGCTGTAAATTATGCAATGGAAGGAAGCCTTACCCAAGATGATGTGTTAAATCTCATAGAATCATCAAACGAGTTTGGTCTTAGATTATCTACCGTAGTAAATGCTTCAATAAATGAAGATATGATGAATCCGGATGATGAATTTACTGAATTTAGAGATAAAACTATAGCAGAAGCTAAGAAAAAATTTGAAAAACATGGAGATTATTCTGTATTAGAAAAAGCTGAAAACGATGTAATAGAATATGCTAAAAAGCATTTTAAAGATAATGATATGGCAGAACTTTATGATTCTGCAAATAAAGCAAAATGGGGAAATGACTTTAAGAACTTGAATATTGTAATGGGTAGTATGCCAGACTTATCTGGTGGAAAACCAGTCTATATAGATAACGCATTAGTAGATGGTATAGATAAATCATTTTTACCTAATATAACAAACGTTGCTATGATAGGAGCTATGGATAGAGGTCTTAATACAGCATATGCTGGTACTATTCGTAAGGATTTAGACCATGGTTTAAATCATATCCAAGGAGTAACACACGATTGCGGAACCAAAGAAGGTAAGATGTTTAAGTCAGATAATGAATTTGACTATATAAATCGTTATATAATAGAAAACGGAGAATCTATTCTAATTACTATGGATAATGTAGATAAATACGTAGGTAAAACAGTAAAAATGCGTTACCCGCTTACTTGTAAAGAAAAGCATGGCCATTATTGTAGAAAATGTCTTGGAGAATTCGTATTTAAAGCATTAAAGCAAGATACAGTCCCAATAGGTGTTTATATTTCAGAAATAGGTTCTAACTTACTTAACGTATTAATGCAGTCTACACATAATCTTGGATCAAAAATATTCCATATAAAGAATTTTAATGATTTTATATACCCTGCTGGAGCAGATCTATTTGAACATAAAATAGATCCTATAACAGATATGGAAAAAGTTTATTGTAAAACAGATATTAAATGGATACTTCCAATATCTGCAATAGAAGCTGTAGATACATACTATAAAGTATTAGCACATGGTTCTGTACTTGAAGTTGAAGATGGAAAGCAACATACCATAGTATTTGGTTCAGATGTAAGTACAACCCCATCTGAAATAATAAAACCAAAGCCTTCTGAAGGAGAAGATGAACCTTTAGATAAACACGTAATATTCTGTTATAAAAAAGGTGACTGTTTCTTAAATACAGTAAATTCAGTAAGAAGCAATATGACAGTATATCGTATGCTTAAAGTATTCTTAGGAGGAAATTTATCAAATTTAGTTCCAGTAGAAACTCATTTAGAAACATTAAAGAATAACTTTAAAGCAAACGTTGAACTAGGAGCAGCAGATTTATCGTTAGAAATACTAGTAGGTTCACTTGCTAGAGATGCTAACGACCCTAAAAAACCTGCTAGAGAAACTGGTTCTAAGAAATACGTATTTGCTTCGTTATATGAACTTGGAGTAATGGGAGGAACATTTAATGCAGTATTTGGACCTGACGCTGGTAAAGCTCTTATGATTACACTAGCTAAATCGGAACAGGAACAAACTGTTAATATATCTCCACTAGAAAAAGCTCTTAGAAGTTAATAATAAGCGTAAAAATGGCTTAAATAATGACTCGTTTAAAATAAATTCTGAGGCCTTTAGAGGCCATTTTTACGCGTTCTAATAAAAAGATGATAAATTATACCATAATATATTATAAAACGTCTAAAAACGTGCTATAAACGCGTTAAATAGCGTTTTAAATGGAGGTTTAAATATGCAACTAGTAGAACTTAAAGTAAAAACAAGTCCGCAAGGAAATAATAGATTCATTTCATTTGATTTGCAATGGATTTTATATGCTGTTCCTACTGCAACTATAACTTTACATATACCAAAAGGTACAGTTAATAGTAGAAGTATGAAAGTATGGGAAGCAGACGAAGATGTTGAAATAATGGATAAATCTAAAGATGTAAAACTTGTATTGAAAAATGGAGACGAAATTGTTGTAGAAGGAGAATGGTTCCAATATATAACTAGAGCTGCAGGACATTCTGCTTATAATCCTAAATACTAGGAGGAAAAATAATGGCTTCAACTGCTAAATTAGTAGACCATCGTTTACAAATTATGTATAGATTACTAAATAATTTAGTAGTCAAGCAAGAACATAAAGCAAACGAGGACCCAAATGAACCTATATATGCACAAGAATTTGAAGCATATATGGCAGCATTAGAACAATCTGATACATTATATGATTATCAAGGTAAAGTAAATGAAGTATTACTAAGATATTATAAACCAGATTTAACTAATGATGAAATAGCTGAAATTCAAAATGATTTTAGATATTTTTATAGTATTTTTACATTTGAAGAACAGCTAAAACTTATGACAGAACTTAGAAAAGATAGACTTTTAGCATATGTAGAAGGAAATAAATACTATAGAATGCTTATGGGAGTTCCACCTTTAGGTACAGACCCTGATGATTTTGTATATTATAAAGGTGTTGCTGTACATACTATGTCCTATGGTGATATATTAAAACTTAAGCGTAGTGGAGCATTGGATGTATTAATAACTGAAAATCCAGATGCTGAATATTTAAATTATATAGATAAAAGAATAAATCTTATAGAAGCACGTAGAGCAAGGCAATTTGAAGTATTATGGAGTCCTAAAACGGATGAAGCTAATACTTATAGAGAAATGTATAATAAGGAAAGACGTGTATGGATGCAAACATATCATCAAACATATCTAACAGAAAGTACAGATTTTAATGAAGCTATAGAACTTACTACTATAAAAATGAGAGCTATTATATATTATTTTATCAATATATATACTACGCCATTAGGTAAGACTAGCTTTACTAGAGAAGAATCTGAAGATTTATACAAAATGTATGGGCTTACATTTCCTCAAAATATGCCAGATTCCTATAGAAATGCTACTACATATGTGCTAAATTATCTTGTAATGTATAAAGGTACAAATTATGTATTAGAATATATAGCAAAGAAGATATTCTCAGGTTTGAATTTATATAAATATTTCGTAAGAAGAAGAAGAAAACCTGGGATTATAGAAAGACCTGGTATGAAATATGATGAACTTTATGACGTAGAGTTTATATTAAAACCATTCCGTGCCATAAATCCATATGATGATATAGAAAATCAGAAAGAAAAAACATATTTAACAGAAGATGAGAAGATGAGACGTAATTTTACTAATATAGAATACGAAGAACCTTCTTATAAGCAAAAAGAAGATAAAAAGATGATATTAACATATGATGAAGTAAAGAAGTTAGACCCTAGATGGAGTGATAGTGAAGCTTTGAAGAAGCGTGTATTTGAAGAACCATTTTCTTATATAGAATCTAAATATCTAGGAATAGATAACATACTTGATCTTAATAATGTTAGTATAGGATTATCGGTAGTTCATAGATATTTCTTACATCATAGAGATATATTAAAGAAATTTGAATTAACATATCAATCTACTGGATATACTACTAATTTTTGGGATTTATGGGTATTTTATAATGCTATGGTTACATATAGTATGGGAAGATATCTTCTTAAAGATTTTAAAGATGAACGTATAGATCCAAGACCTGGCGATGTAGTAGATCGTGTTGATAAAATGTTAGGTTTTACTACTATAAAAACACATCCTACTATAAGAATGTACTGGCTTATTGTGATGGCACAATACCCTCATGAAACTAAATTAGAAGAATTTCCAGAAGCAGCAAATTCAGATACAGATTTCTTACAACTTATGATAAATACAGATAAGGCAATAGGTCTTGCTAGATTTGTAGATTCTGTACTTATTAAAGCTAGAAATCACGTAGAAGTTAATATGATACTTGCTGTTTATAGACATGTGCGTATAATGAGTAAAGAACCAGAAGCATATAATACAATATCTACAGTAGAAGGGCAATCTTTCGTAGATTATTTAGAAAAATATGCTCCAGAATTATATGTATTCTATGAACAGTTACAAGATCAAGGACCTGATGCTATGCTATTGGAAATAGATAATTGTACACAATTTATGATAAATATATTACAGCATTTGGATGAAAACCAAGACCTTCCAGATCTATTAGATGTTTTATATAATATTAATATGATGTATGGTGGTATTTCTAAATATCTATTATATATATTAAAATTATTTAAAGCATGGCGTGTAGAATTTATATCTGAAGGGTTACTATTAAATTATAATGAAAATTATAATTATCAAGTAAATGTAGACCAGATTACATATGATGTGAATATTACACATCATAATAGATGGAATATGTCTCAATATGATTGGTTAGAACCAGCTGTAGGAACAGACCGAGAGTTGTGTGAAAAACAAAGAAATCAAGACGCTCTATATATGGTTACCAGATATGGAGATATTAAAATAAGTTAATATTATATGTTAAAGGAGTAAATATTATGATTGATAAACCAATATTTACATACGATTTACCAGAGGATGTTCTTAAAACATGGGATGGACACTTGTATAAATTAGAGCAAACTCCAGAAGGTGAATGGGTAGAAATTGATTTAGGTGCAAATAAAGTATTATTAGGAGGATTGCAAAAATTATGTGGTGCTCTATATAATTTGCCGCCTAAAGTAAAAGTAGTAACATTTGAAGAAGATCTAGTTAAAGGAGCTGTAGATGACTTTTTATCAGATATTACTACAGATCCTCATGCTAAAGATCAAATTATGGGTTATAACGTATGTTACGACGGGTCACAAGGTACAGATGTAATTGCATATCCTAGACATAAAAAAGGATATAATTTTGATAATCTTATACCATTTAGATTGATTCCAGAAGGCGATAATGACTATGAAGTATATTATAGAGATTATTTACATTCTAGAAAAATACTTATAGAGGATAGTAGTGGTAATGAACATCCGTATATTGCATATTATACTAAAAAGGTAGATATTAACTATGTAATAACTACCGATGATAATACTAATGTACCAGATAACCCAGATACAGAGTTACATACTGACAAGGATGTTAGAGCTCTTGCTCAATTTTTAATTAATATTACTGATAAAGAACTTGTAGAATGGTTCTCTATATACAAAAAAGGTAAAATGGAAAGTGCTGGATTTAATGCTCTTTGCACTATGATAGGGAAACCATCTAAAATAAGACTTAATGGAAAAGATTTTGATACTATGAATGATACTGTAGTATTTAGTAGACTTAATCATATATTAGTTCCGCATGGAGTAGATGGAACGATTGCTCTTAGATATAAGATGCTTCATATTTAGGGAGGTGAGATTCACCAATGGCGGATAAAGAATTACAACATATGATAAATGAAATGATAGCCGACAATAAAGAACGTTGGAAAAAAGAATTCTTATCTATATATCCTACATATGAAAAAAGAGTAGCTGCATTAAAAGCTATGCTCAAAGAGTACAATGATAATTGGAAGAAGCAATTTGAAAGTGGGAACTTTGTTAAAAATGAATTTCCACCACCATGGCTTAGTACTGAATCTAGGTCAAATTTAGACAGATTTAATAAAGAATGGCCTAATATGATGAAAAAAGCTACAGATATACGTAATTTTGATATTAAATTAGATAAATTTGATCTTGAAGCATGGAAAAGAGATCTTAAAAATGCGTCTAAAATTAAAAAAGATTATCCAAATGACCCGTGGAATGGAAAATTTAAAAGGTATTTAACTACTGATAGATGGCATAATCCTTCTAGGTACCTACCTGGAAAAGATTTCAGATTTACTGATTATGCAAATACTCCATCTGAAGAGATACTGAAACAGATTAAGAAGAATTGGCTTCTTGATACTTTTTTTGGTAAAAATCAATGGAATAAAGAATTTGCTAAAGGTCTTACTGATTATTATAAAGATCTTACCAAAACTGAGAAAGCTGCATGGAAAAAAGATATTAATGATGCTATAGAAATGACCAAAAGACGTGGTCTTGGAGCTATTGATGATTTATTAGGCGGACTCGACCCTAGAAATTATTTTGAGAACTTTAAAAAGAATATCACAGATGCTATTAGTACTTCTGTTATGGATATAAGAAACCAATCTATAAATATGATTACAGACTCTGTTAATGATGTTATAGACCAGTTCCATAGTACTGCTTCTAGATATATAGACGGGGCGAAAGCTCAAGTATTTGATGCTGCATCTAAAGTAGGCCAGTCTGTAATAAATAAAGCAAAAGAAACATTTGGACCTCTTGCTAGTAAATTATCTAATATAATTCCATCTGGAGCTAAAGGAATGTTATCTCCGCTTACTAATATGTTTAGCCAGAATTTATCTAATATAGCTAGTGCTCTTAATCTTGGTAATATATTTGGCGGATTTACAGCCGGAGCTATACAAGATATGCCTATGGGTAGTAGTGCCCATGATAAACGTATAGTTAATAGAAATTTTAGACTTCCTATGTATAAAGAATATACACCAGAAATGGATAAGGACTGGGATGCAAGACATCCTCTTATGATGGGTGATAGTTTGCGTGAACAAATAAAAATAATGGCTGAAGATAATGGATTTGTATTAAATAGACAAAAATCTCTTATTCTTAGTAGAGAAAGTTTATTTATAAATAGGCCTTATCTTGAAAGTGAAACTTCTGGTTATTATAGATCATTTGTATTCTTTACAAGACCAAATTGCAATTTATTTGCTAATGAGAGGATAATTCCAGAACTTCAAGCACATCCAGACTTTTTTGCACGTGTAGCATCAGACCCAGATTTATATATGGAACTTTGTAGAGATGGGGCTAATAAATCTACATGTTGGCGTTTATTGTCTAATTACTGCGTAGAAGTACCAGTTATAAGACTGTCTGAAAGTTCACGTGAAGGTATAAAGAATATGCATGGTAAATCATCTCCACTACCAGGAAATCCAGAAATATACGATCAAGTTGATATTTCTATTACGTTCATGGATAATAATAGAGGAGATATATCTAAATTATTATATACTCTTAGTATGTATAAAGACCTTGTAGGAAAACAAGAATGGCCTATGCAAAAAGAATATATAAAATTCCGTGGATTAGATTATCTTATGAGTATGTGGATAGTTGTAGTAAATGTAGACTGGGATGTAATTTCTCTTGGAGTTGCTAAAAATCTTATAATAAATGAACCTGTGACACATTTTAATCAACACAAAATGGATGGATTTAATAAAAATGATTTACTTGAAAACTTTACAGCTTCATTTAAAGCTACATCATACAGGCCAGATGCTCCTGAGTTTTATGAAGTATTTAATAAATTATTTAGTTTCAATCCACACAATATAGTAGACGTGAAGGGTGCAGATGGTATTACTCTTATGGGACATAATAGAGTAGCTCAAAATAAAGATTTTGATGAAAGTAAAATGATAAGAGAACAAATTATAAGAAATGATTATAGTCCTATGGGGTCATTTCCTTTAAAAGGTACTAGTGAAATGGTAGCTCTCAACCCGGGATTTTATAGATTAGCTCCATTGAAAAATGTTAAAGTAGGAAATACAGAAATACCTGATAGACGTCCTAGAATTAAATTTGGGTTTAGTTGGTGATGAATTATGCATAAATTACAGATTATAGAAGATAAAAATCGTAAATGGAAACGTTTTAAATATGCTAATATAGGATGTTTAAATGATAATGTTTTATTTACATTTGAAAAAGTATATGAAATAGTTACTAAGCATATAAAGAAAGTGGTTATGGAAGCTAATGAACGTTTTAGAAATGTAGATTTTCCGTCAGAATATGTAGGAACAGATCCTGCTTCCGTTAGAATTAAGGACAGGCCACGTGAAATGCTTGATAATAGATTGCTTCCTCGTATTGTATTTAATCATAGTTTTGACCCATTAGCAAATTTACGTGTAGATATGCCGAATAATCAAGATTTTAATAGAGCAAATGCAGGCTTACTTGACTGTATTCTATCAGTGAAAGAGAAATCTATAGAAAATAAAGATTGTAAACCATATTATTATATGCGTGATATAGATATGATTTTAAGAGGAAGTCCTAGATATACCATGCATACAATATATGCATCTGTTCTTGTTAATGAAAGAATACAAGCTCAAGAACTTGCTCAGCAATTTACTTATATGTTTCCTATGAATAAAGTAAAACCTTTATACATGTCAGATGAAGAAATTACACTTGGAAGTCAGCCAATTATAAGAAAATATACATTGGAAACTGCTCTACCTAATAAATTACTTGGATTACTTAAAACTACATTTGGAATCTCTGATACAGGAACTACTGGAGATTTACAACTTTTAAAGATATTACAAAAACATTCTAAAGAAGAAGTAGATTATATAATAGATGGTTCTAAAAGAAAACGTGCATTTGTAGTAAAATTCCCGTTTATTATTACTATAACTCCAGTATCTATAGATTTAGGAGAACGTGAAATTAATAATTTGATGACATATGGAGTTAAAATGGAATTTCAAGTAGATTATATAGAATATCCAGTATATTCTCTTTCTGCTTCTTTTAGTTTACTTAATACAGAAAGTTATAAAAATGTAGAAACTAAAGAATATAATGAAGGTATGATGGGAAAAATTGAAGTTCCAGTTGCAGTTTTTACTGAAACTATGGGAGATCTTACTATATGTGACAAGATGAAAGTTGTATATGGTAAAGAAGATATAGTACAATCTGGAGGAAATTCTTATGGAGAATTAGATATTATGGACGTAATTCCAGATGAACGTGTTTTTAATTATATTAGAAATATGAGAGTATGTGTAAGTCCTGACGAATATAATAAGTATTTTGCTATAGAATGCCAGCGTGGAGAACGGAATAGGTATAGAGGGGATATACCTACAGTAGGAAATGAAAAGGATTTTATTATAGATTATGACGAATTTGTTATCGATGATGCTAAGGCAAAAGAGGGTAACAAGGTCTATGTCGCAATTTATATAAACAAGAAACATTTTACAGATTGGTGTGAAAAGAATGGATATTCTAGTCAAACTAATCTATCAGCATATAATTAGGAGGATAAAATATGTCTTTTTATAAATTTACAAATACAACACCTGATTTAGATACATTAGTTGATATTATAGGTAGACATGAAGGATTTAGAGAAAAGAAATATAAAGATACTAAAGGAATATGGACTATAGGGTATGGATTTAATATGGAATCTAAAACATTTTCTGATGATTTAGTGAAGAAATGGGATAAAAATGGTATCACAAAAGCGGAAGCTGATAAAATACTAAAAGAACATATAGAATCTATCATAAAAGCACTTAAAAAGATGCAACCATGGGTATTTCAATTATCAACTGCAAGACAAGCAGCAATTATAGATCTTACATTTAATATGGGAGCTGGATGGTTTAATGCATTTACTAATACAGTAATGCTAATAAAATCAGCTAGACATAAATCTGCTGCTACTGCATTGATGAATTCTAGATATGCAAAGCAAGTAGGTCTTAGAGCTAAAGAAAATGCTTATGCTATTGCAAACGATAAGTACCCAGTACCATATACAGAACGTTCAATAACAGTATAGGAGGATTCCTATGAATGATAAAATTAAAGATAGACGTCGTTTTAGAACGATGTTGAATTCTGAAGATAAAAAGGAAATGAATGAACTAATAGTAAATGAACTTGCTAAAAATGGTATTAAAGCAGATGAAATACCATTAATGAGCCCTGCTAGTATGATATTAGCAGGGTTTAATACTTTATTTGACTCAGTTAGTTCAGCTATTCAGTATGTAGCAAGAGAAAGTAATCTTATTCATGCTGAATACCCGTCTTCTTTATTTAATCAGCTTGCCCAACACACAAATGAAGTTGTAATAGCAAGACCTTCTAGAATATGGATGTTTGTTCGTATTCCAGTAGAAGATATAAAGAAATATGGAAAACATGTACAAGATAATACATGGCAAATAGAATTTGATGATATTAATACTTGTACTATAGATGAGCTTATATTTATGCCAGTTATACCAAAATTCTATGTAAGAGTTACATTTTTACCTGAAAGAAAGTTATATCGTGTATTTTATGATTATCAAGGTAGAAAAATAAACGTTCTTGTACAAAATATATTTATAAATGGTCAAGAAACATTGGGATTTAAGGCAGAATTTAAGCAAATTACGATAGAAAAATTTACAAAACAGTTTGACGATGAACAACTTGCTAAATTTATAATAAAAACAGAGTATCCAATATCAGATTTTGATATATATTATAGAGCTAATACTGCATCAACTCCAGTAAAAATTAATAAAAGATTATTTTATACTCGTGGTAGTGGCGACTATATGGAATATAAAATATTAGGTAATAATAGTATAGCACTTATACATAAGTATGTACAAGGTGGGTTTAAACCAGCTCGTGGTGGATTTTTAGAAATAGTATGTTATACTACAACCGGACGAGATGTTGAGTATAAACTTGCAGCTGTTAGAGATAAGTTTACTCAAGCAACTGCTAGAGTTGAATATGAACCTATAGGAAAACGTGTTTATAAGAGCTCAGGTGGAAGCTTGGCTGAAACTTCTGTTGAATATTTACGTAATAAAGTTATACAACTACGTGGTGCTAGACGTAGAATAGATACAGAAAGTGATCTTAGAACATTTTTACTTAATTATGAAGGTGAGTCTACATTTCATCCTAGATTAACACATAATGATATTGCTTCTCGTATCTTTAGTATTTATACAGTATTATCATTTGGTAATACTCTTAATGGTATAAAACGTGTGTTTACTATACCTACTAATACTGGAAATGTAAGTGCTAAATATGAAGATATGAGACATAAAAATATAGAAGGATTTGATTATTATAGTTTTAATTATAATAATATCGTTAAATCGACGCAATCTAGACGTAGTGATAATTTTGTACTCGATAAAACTATAAAACCAGGTAAGGAACCTACTGTTCCAGAAAAACTTGACCCTAAAGATCCTCTTAATAATCTTTACACATATTATTATGTAGCTCCTTTTATTATAGATTATGATAAATATAATAATATAGCACGTGTATATATGGGCGCACAATATGATGAAACTTATCTTACATTTCAAACATTTGAAGAATATAATCCATCTGTTCCTGTAAGATTTGTAAATACGTCAGTACGTGTAAATGATTATCTATATTATAACAGAAATAAGACGTCTCATCATTATTCTCTTAATACAGAAGTAAGATTTGAATCTGATGATTGGACATTTAAACATGAGAAAACATTCCAAGCTTACATAGAGCTTCAAGCACAAGATAAAACAATTCATAGAATTCCATGCCATACTGCAACTAATGTGGGTAATAATATATGGGATCTTGAATTTAAACTTAGAACTGATAAATATGTATTTAATAAATGGTGTGAATTTAGTTGGGTAGATGATGATACTGCCCATACTGTTAAAACCGCCACTTTTAATATAAAACATAAAGTAAAAGTAATATTTATGATAAAAGAAGAAGCACAACCAGCTTCTGCTTATAAATCAATATCAGAATTTCAAGGAGAAATAGAATTTTTCAAAGATGTTACTAAAGACATGTTTACACAAACAGACCAGTACACTAATGATGCTGTAATGTTTATGAGTCTTCCTCTTGTAAAATCTGATTTTTATATAAAATCTGGAAATCAAAAACAAATTACACAAGAAGTAAAGAAAATAGTAACATTTTTAGACCATGCTGTCTATGATTTATTAGATGAATATAGTAGTAGGTCCAATGATATACATGATATACAAGAAACTAATCTACGGGTAGCAATAAAATTCGCTAAAACGTATGGATTAAGTAAATTCTTAGACGTAGGAGAAGTTAATAGAGTTCTTATACATAATTTACAAATGAGACCTAAGTTATTGATACGTAAACTAGACCCTGAATTTGATGAAACTGCTATTGCATCTGAATTGAATCAATCATTGATAAAACACGACTATTATATGGAAGATCTTCATATGTCTTCTCTAGTGTATTCTGTGTTAGATAAGGCAGGAGATGCTGTGTCACGTATACAATTTATTAATTTTGATAATTATCCAGATAATTATCATATGATTATACGTAACGACCAGACTCCAGATAACTTAGATCCACCAGAAGTAGTATCGTTAGAACCAGTTTATGATGAAATTTCTGATACATATAAGTTTAATATTAAATTTACATACATATAAAAAGGAGGAAACATTTATGATGAAGGCATTATTTATAGATAACTATAAAGCAAATGCTATTATAGAGTCTAGAGTAGATTCTTTCATAGATTGGGAAATACATGGACGTCTTGGTGATGGGATTATTGCTCCTATTACTGTAATTAAAAGTCCAGATGATAAATCTGTTCTTCTTACATATGATAGAAATCCTGAAACTACTAATCCAAAAAGTAAAATAGCCGTGCACGAAGATGATGAGAGGGCTGGGCTATGGTTTGGAGATATCTTAAAGAAAGAAACTCAAGAAGTATTTAAAGAAATGGGTGGAGGAACTGTATTATATGTGGACCAGGCTAAATCAAATCCTAAAACTATTGATATATTTTTACAAAAAATGCATGCTGCTGGTAGATTAGACCAAGCATCATTAGAAACATTAAAACCTATGCTTTCTGATAGCCAGGTAGTAGCATATGAAAATATAATTCCTACATATGAAGATATAGAAAGAGCTAAAGCTGAAGCTATGGCTAATAGCGAATATGCTACATATGTATATACGGTAGATGAAAATGGAAACGAAATTAAAAAGGATGAAGCAAAGCCAGCTGAAGAATCAGTTGAACCATCAGATGATAGTGCATTTGATGCTGCTATGCATTCTGAAATAGGGTCAGAAGATCCAGAAACTATAGATTTTAATCCAGAAGATGAAGGTGTTCCAGTTGATGCTAATGCTACTAGCGGTGATAATATTGAAGAAAACCAATTACCAGATGAAAATAGTGAAGATGTTATAGAAGATCCTGAAATAGGACCTGAATATAACCTAAATCCAGAAGGACTTAGAGAAGATTATAAACCAGAAGATATACCAGAAGAAGCTCCAGAAATAAATTCAGACTATGAAAAAGCTTCTAACGATGAAATGAGTGAATATGCTGATGATACTACCCCAATTCAAGGTGTTAATACAGAACCTGAAAATATAGAATTTAATGAAGATGGAACTCCTAAGATTGCAGTACATGAAATAAATGGAACTACAGTATTAGATCCTAAATATCAAGGCATATTAGATGGGATTAATGCATACTTAGAAAAATATGATATGACTATAGATGAGTTTATGGATTCTGTATTTAAATTAAAATTTATTTTAAATCAAATATCAGAAGGAAAAGTACCTGCTGAAACTAGTGCTGATATAGAAGAAAGTCCAGAAACATTGGATGATAGTACTCCAGAAGCAAATTTAACTGAAAATCCTGAAACACCTTCTGAAAATATGAATGAAGTATCAAATCCAGTACAAAATCTACTTAATTCTGTAGCAGATGAAATGAAAAATACAGAAAATACTGAAGATAATACAACGCAAGTTGATGAAACTAGTAACGTTAATACAGAAGAAACAGTTTCAACTGAAAGTATTAACCCAGAAAAAGAATTAATAGATCAAATGATGAAAATATCTAATAATGATAATGAATTCTTTAATAATATGCTTCAATATAAGGATAGACTTTCTATGGAAACTATAAATGAACTTGTTACTACCAAAATGTATGATAAAATACTTACTGGTATGACTGTTAATAATATGGTAGACGTTAGAGATGCTAGAGCAAGAAAGTTAGGTCTAGTATAATTACATATAATAAGATAATATACAAATGTATATAATAAAATTTTTATTGCTACGTTAAGTAGTAGAGGAGGAAACAAAAATGGAAGAAAAGAAAGAAGTATGGATCACATCCGTAAACACAACAGACGTACAAACACAGGATAAACATAGAGTTTCTATGTATATGAAAGGGTTTGAAGTAGTATTACATTTTGATAGACTTGAAGAAGTTCAAGGAAGAAAGACATATGTAAATAAAGCTTCAATTACTATTAATAATCTTAATAATAGTGGATTTGAGAACTTTTTTGGTATTTGTGCTGCTAAAATTGGTGCACCTAGAATGGATGACCAAGAAACTAGATATAGTGAAGCTTTAAAAACACATTTTGAATCAGCTGGAGATTGTAGAATTCTAAGATTTAGTTATTCTATAGCACCAGGTCAAAAGTCTGACTATAAGAGAGCAAGAATTGCTTTTTTAAAGATTTATAGATTTGCTAGTTATCAAGAAGCTAAACCTTATATGGTTAGACAACCAAATGGTTCTTTTGACCAGTTACCAGAAACTAATTGTATTTATACATTAAATCTTAAATTATTACCAAATATAAATACTACTGGTATGGGAGGTAGAAATCTATCTGAAGGAGAAGGATTCTTACAAAGTATTCATACATTAATACATAATATTCAAGCAGCTATTATGTATACTAGAGTTATTAATCATATTAATTCTGAAGATAGCACATATGCTGCTCAAAATCAAGCTTATAATACAGCTGTAAATAATGTAGCACAATCAGCACCAGCTACGTCTGAGGCTACAGGAACTAATATACAACATGCTGCTGAGGATAATTCTGATGATTATCCTTACTAGGAGGAAATAGATGGCGGGATTATTTGGAGGAAGCTCTCCAGACCTTGTTAAAAAGTGGAATTTGTCTTCTTTTATATCAGAAGATAGTCCGCGTATACAAAATACAACATCTAATGTTACATCTAGTCTACCAGAGATAAGATTAACAGATCTTAATAAAAATATTAAGCAAATTAATCTTAACATGAGTAAACTTAGTATGGAATATGATAAATTATTTAGAAAATTTGGTTTTAAGTCCGCAGATCTTAAGAAATACATTAAAGTATTACTTGAAAGAGATGATATAGGGGAAACTTTATCAGCATTGGAAAATTCTGATATAAATATACTTATAAACCAAATGCGTATTATAGAGGATAAAACTAAGCTTGAATCTGAAAGATTTAAGCAAATTCGTGACGAAAAGAAATTACAACTTGATATATTGAAAGCAAATGGAACTGCAGTTGATAATTCTGGTACACAAGTAAATGTACAACAAAATAGTCCAATTGCAGTAGCTTCTATGGCAGGACGTTCAGTTACACCTAATACTATAGATATTGGTGCTATAAATAATGTTCCTGTTATAGAACATCAAAATCTAGAAGCTAAAATACAAGTTCCAGAAGGTTCGAAGGAAACAGTAACTAATGAAGCAATACCATCAAATTTTATATCTAATGATCTTCAATATGAAGCTAAAAAGATGGAAACGACTGATATAAACCCCACTAGTCCAGCTAAGTCTACGCTAGATGCTATGAAAAAAGTAATTGTGGCAGCAGATAATTTTAATGAAACTACTACATTAGCTGATATACATAAGAATTCTGTAGATATTATGTTAGAGCGTATGAATAATAAAGAAACTATGCTTAAAAATAACACAAATCTATTAGGACATAATCTTAATACTAGCTTAGCTGGAATTAAAATGAAAAAGACGCCTCATACACGTATTATATACGTAAATGTAGATGATGGTACTTTTTATGAAAAAGGTTTTTATTTAAATCAAGATGGATCTATAGGAGCTGAGTTACCTAAAGATAGTTTTATTCCTAGGTCTGTAACACATATGGGTGAACTAGAATTTGATACTGTAAATCGTGAAGTTACTACATATTATGAAGATACTGCTATTCCATATAGACTTGTAACAACATCGGCTGGAATGGGAGAATTTTATAATAATGAATGGAATGATAATAAAACAGACAAATATAGAATACCTGAAGACGTACTTGTAGTACTGAGAGCTCAATTAAATACATAAATCATAGGAGGCCTTAGTGCCTCCTTTTATGTACCGCAAAATTTTGGAGGAAATGTTTATGATAAATCAACTTAATAATTTTATTTCTAACTTGAATAATAGAGCAGCAACTATGTCAAATAGTATATTAGACTATATAAGATCACCTAATATTCCAGAAGATGAGAGATTAGCTAATTATATGACTATGCTTAAGGAATTTAAAACAGATATTACTAATCAATTTAATATTTTATATCAAAATGTACACGATTCTCAATATTCTGAAATATCGTATGAGTTATGTTCTAGTACATTTCTTAAAATATTAACATTTATGTTTGGTTATGGTGGTATTTTATATCATAGAATATTTAATAATCCATATGAATTTGCATATCCAAAGACTGATTTAGATGAATGGTTTTCTAGTAATTTAGTGATAATATGGAGAGATATATTTACTTTTAAATGGAATGCATTTACAAATAACCATAATGCATATCGTTCATTTATTGATATACAATTTACATTAGATAATATATACCAAGGATTAGAGAATTCTGTAGCTAGTTCTGATGTAGACCGTATTGATGTATATAATCAAGCATTACGGTATGCTAAAGAAAATATTCGTTCTATGTTTATCACTAATTTTAATCAAAATGTTCTTAATAAGATATGTAATCAGAATGATTTTGATGATATTTATACAGAACTTGAGAATTCTGACCTTATTGCTATTCTTACAGATTATTCTATTCATAAATCTTTTATAAATTTTGAGAATGTTATACCTTTAATCTATAATTATGTAATAAATGAGTCTTATATATATTATATTATAAAAGATTATCTATATTATAATATAGTTGGTCTTTTTGAGATGCTTTTTACTACTATAGATAATTACCAATATATAGAAACTTCTATAATATGTCAAGGTATACGTACAATTATGGATAAAATAGGAGGAAATTCATGACAAAATCATCAGAACTTATAGATAATCTTAATAAATATATAATAGAAAACTCATCTCTTCCAGATTATTCTGAAATTGATACTATCACTAGATGTATAAATTTTGATTTTCTAGACCCTTCTATAGATGAAAATGAGATATGGAATTCTATTATATCTCTATGTAATACTCTTATTACTAAGAAAATACCAATTTTTACTAATTATAAATTCCATAGGTTATTTTCATTTATTTCTTTATATAATTATCATAATAGCTCTATAAATACTGTATTTATGCAAATTATTAATAATGAATTATATAATGTAGCTCAATATATGAATGATATTTCTAATATAATTAATGATAATTATGATAAATATTCTATAATTATACCAGATTATGTAGAAACTTATCTTATAAATATGTTTCCTAATACCTTAAAACGTATATCTTGGGAAGAAATTACTAATAATTATGTAATAATGGCATATGATGATATATATAAATCTTCTGTAGAAATCTTCAATATTCTTACAGAATTACATACTTTATCATCTACTTTATATCATATTTTTCAGCAAGATATTTTTAGACAAGTTTCTGTCGATATAATTAATGTAATATTGTACGATAAGGTACCTATAATATCAATTTAAACGCGTTTATAGCACGTTTTAACGCGTTCTATAATATATATTCATATAATTTATCATTTATTTATTAGAACGTCTAAAAACACCCTTAAAACGCGTTAAAACGCATATTACTAAGTAATTAATTTATAACTATCAAAGCCGTTTGCGTAATTCTACTTCGCAAACGGCGTATCGAATTCGAAGAATGAGAATTCGATCTTAGACAGATACCACACGAAATTGATCGAAATAATATTTCTTTAATATCCGGCAATTTCGTGTGGTATAGTTTTCTTGTATAGATTTAATAATATCTCTCGATTAATAAATAAATCTCGATATATTATTAAATCGAAAACTATACCACATATATACACATATATTTGAATATATTTATATATGAAAATATATGTGATTAATTGATGATTATATAATTATTAGTTAGTTAATTATATATATATATATATATTAGATTTATTATAGTATTATTAGTATTATTATGATAATATGTTGGTATATTATTAGAGTTTAATTGATATAAATTAGACGTTATGGATAATAAATTATATCAAATATTAGCATATTTTCTCTAATTTATTATATAAAATATCTATTTATTTTATTATATTAATAGATTATTAAAAGATATATAGTATTATATTATATAGAGATATTTGTATATTATGTAATTAATGTATTTAGATTATAATTAATGTTATCTATATTAGTTATTATAGTAAGATTTTATATAAGAAAGGAGAATTTTAATTAAGATGTATGGTAATAATATTGGAAATATTAATGATTATTTTAATGATATTCGTTATTTATTGAGTATAGTTAGAAATAAAAGATATCATTATGATTTAGATATAGGAGTAGATATTTATAATAATATATTGGGTTTAATTATAAATATTTATGATTATATAGAGAAAAATATGCCTAATGAATTATATATTGTACGAAATGAAATGAATAATTTAGATGTTGTATTAGATATATTAGAATTAATTGTAGCAAGTCCAGTCCAAAATGTAGTAGTTTATAATAAATTAGGTATGATAGAAAATGTAAATAGATTATTATGTAATATAGATAAAGTAGAAGGAGAAGAAAAGAAATATATAAATGAAAGATTAGGTAATTTATATGGATGGAAGATATGGGATGAGAAATTAAAGAAGGATTTTTGTATATTAATGATAGCAAGTATATATATGAGTACGAATATAGAGTGTTATGATGCATATATTTGTATTTATAATATGACATTGAATAAAATATTGAAATATTTTTATTTAGATATACCATGTATGAATATTACTGAAATGAGAGGAAATATAAATACAGAGAATTTAATAAATGAGATTTGGAGTTTAGCAATAAGCCATAAGTTAAATCCAAGAAGCCCAGACAACCATAAGAAATTTTATGAATTTGGTGCATTTGATTTATGGAATAATTATCAGGCATATTTAGTAGATTTTTATGATGTTTTAGGTAGTGCGTGCATGGAAATAATAGATGAAGTTATGAGAATGATAGGACCAGTCATAAGTAATATTATGATAGCATATATAAAAATAAAGATGGCCATATTTGAAGATTATGTTCATAGTGAATATGGTAGTAACCCAAGTATAGGAAAAGTAGAGATTAGAACAGTGTGAGGTGAAATATATGAATGGATATTATGGGCATGCTGCGAATTATATAATAGGACAGGTAAAAAGATTTGATACGTATAATTTTGAATATGATAAGAAATTATATGATTTAATAACAAGAGACCCAGAATATGTTATAAAAACATTAGTTTATACAGCACAGGGATATTTTGGAGTACAATCTAAGTACGAGTGTATTGTATTTATGATGAATGGTCCTAAATTCTTTCCTGCTAATATATATGTGCCAGTACGTAAAGAAATCAGTGACAACTGGATGTATATAGTAAATGATGAATTTTATGAAGTTTGGTGTAATAATTGTCGTAGTATTATACACCCAGGTGTAGATGATGTTGATAAAATGTTAATGGGAATGAATTATGACATCAGTATAAATTTATATGATGGTAAGCAAATAAGTTATGATACGTTAATGTTTATTGTAGGATTTATTCGTAGTATAAATTATGATTTATTACAATTATACACATGTAGATTCTTAGTGGATGAGGACATATTAAGAGATTATTTATTACAAGATTTAGCATATGAGGCTGAACCATTTAAATCAGGTGAAATTTTTAGTGAACCTTTACAATATATAGAATTTAGTACTATATTATTTAACAGTATATCAAGTAATGATGAAAATATAGTAAAAGCTATAGAAAATGCTGTGCAATTCCATATAGGAGCAATATATGAAAAATATGGATTAATTTCATTTTATAACGACCCATTTCGTAAAGTAATAGAAAGTAAAGTATTTAATTCAGTAGTAGAATTAATATATAGTTTATTTGAAGATTTAATGGAATATTTAATAGTAAATCCATATGCACAAATTATACCAGAAAATTATATAGAAGAACATAAATTAAACGTTGGTAAAGCAATAAGAATACTTACTTTACCTATGACTGAAACAGGAGTATATCATGTTATGTAGAAGTTTATTTCCTACTGGATATAATCTAGTAGACCACGACCCGGATTTATTTTTACTGCATTGCCATTATTATAAGCAAATAGATACATTATTTGTATTATATAAACGATATAGTAATGGCGAAAAGATATTAAGAAAGATAAAGAATCCTAAGGTTCCAGTATTTGTATCATCTAGACACAGGGATAGACACCAAGAATTTATACAAATAAATGAAACCAGAAGATATATGGTATCATATGCAAATAAAGAGCAAGAAATGATACCAAATTTATTTCAACCTAAAATAATACATTATCAAGATAAAATTACAAGAAAATGGATAGAAAAGATAATATATCCAAATATAGAAAAGGGTGCAGTAGCATTGCACCCTGATGTATTCTTTTTTGATTATCCTATAGAACATATAGTATATTTAGAATATACGCTTAATAGATATGAACAACAAGGAAACGAATTATTCGAAAATGTTCCAATCCCAAAGTTAAATGTATGTTCATTCGATATAGAAACACACCGAGATGAAAATGATAATTGGAATATCAATACAAATACATTCGTAAATCCTGCTACTAAAAAGGCTTATATTGATATAGTAAAACATCCAGAATTTAATAGATATGACGAACTAGTAAATAATAAGGATAAATATTATAAAGATGTGAAGTCTATATTGAATGAAATGATAGATAATTGTACATTAACAGGTAAATCTAAGGATTATGTACAGAAATTAGCTAGAGAATTTGTAAATAGTCTAGATATAGAACTAAATGCGTATGAGAATGAAGCTGAAATGATAAAAGCTACATGCAAACGTATGTTTACAGATAATCAACCAGATATACTAACAGCATTTAATGCACCTTTTGATGTAGGAACATTTCAAGATAGAATTAATGTATTAGGGCTTCCGCCTGGTACATTCAATCAACACCATATAGGATATGATGATGTAAAACCACCATTTGATGTGCAATCTAGAACCGAGACGGACCCACACCGAGGATTTCGTGGTGATGATTATAATCCAACTAAACGTGTCGTTTATATGAATAATATATCTCATACTATGATAGCAGACTACCAAACTACATTTTTTAGTAATCGTTCTACTCAAACGTTTAGTAATTATAAATTAGATACAGTAGCTCAAATTATATTAGGGTTTGGTAAATATGATTATACTCATATCACTACATCAATTCTTAATCTTGCTAGAGCAGACTTCTATTATCATAGTATATATGCAATAATCGACTCTATAATATTAGCTATGCTCGATATGGTTACAAATGATTTTGAATCAAAGCTTATATATTGTATGAGTTGCAAGGTTAATATAGAAGAAAGTCCTCGTAATAACAGTGCAATAACTCGTGGAATATTTGCAGATTGTATTATTAGAGGAGAAATACCAGGAAATAATATAAATAAAATATGTTATCAGAAATCTAATGAAGAACTAGAGAAATTAGAGAAATTATTAAATCTTGATTATTTAGTCAAAACCAAGTATGCAGTAACTCATAAGGGTAATTATGGTGGAGGAATTGTTCTTAAACCAGGTCTTTATAATTATGATTTTACTCCATATATAGAACAATATGGAATTCTTGGTGGAGAAGCTAATATACAGAACTTTAGACGTGTATTATATGCTATATATTTAGACTTTAAATCGCACTACCCGACTCAAACTGTTGTGTGTAATTTATCTAAAGATACTTTGCTTGGTAATATAAGTAAAGTGCTAGATTCAGATGGTAATATTATTATGAGAGCAAATAGAGATAGTGCAATATTTGATAATATTACACATAAACACTTAGGATCTATAAATTTAGCTACTTTATCTAGAGATACTATATCATTTGGTCATATGTGTTGTAATTTACCATCTATAAATGATCTTATACAAACTGTCGTTAAATTCGATAGTGATCCTAAATTTACTAAAGATGAACCATTTATAATGGAACTTCCTAAATGTAATGCTAAGCAAAATCGTATTATTTCAGTATTATCTTCAATAAATACATATAATTATAAGAATCATATAGGGTCATCATCTGATAAATCTGAAGATGAAGAAGATGAAATTATTAATGTTGATACTAAATATTTCTACCTAACTAATGGAGAGCTATCATTTAATGGAACTTATGTTAAATATGATTATCCTAATTATAATATTTATAATTTAATTACTGGAAATGATGATTTTGGTAAAGAATTTTACGGAGTTAGTAATAAAAATATAGTTACTATTAATAATGGTAAAATAAATCATATAAGAAATAAACCATTCGATCTAAGTGATTGTGAACTTATTGATATACCAGAAGAGATTTGGGAAAATATGTACGAAAATGATGTTTCTACGATAAGAACTGATATATTTGGAATTACTACATATATTAATAGGTACTGTTTCTATTTTCCATGGAATGTTTATAAGAAACAGCAAATTTCAAAAGGTTTAAATAAAAAAATCTTAATAAGTACGCCTTCTTATAAGTTAAAGAAATTCCAAGAAACTGCGGTAATAGGCCTTTATTATTCAATTCTTGGAGAAGATGATTTAATAATCAACATAGAACAACAGATGCAAGTTGTGCTAGTTGATTAAAAACAAGGCATTTGTACAAATTAACACCCTTCTTGGGTGTTTTTTTTTGTAAATTTTATTAAAGGAGGAATAATAAATGGCCGGCAATGATATAAAATCAGGAATTAAGCCTAATAACGAATTAGCTATGCCTGAAGTCGTAGATGCAATTAAAAATAATGAATCTACACCTAAAAAGAAAGATAAAAGTAAACTAGAGAAGATAGTTGATAAAAATAAGAAGAAAATAACAGAAATACACGCTGATGTAACACAACAACGTGAAGAAATATTAAAACTTTCATCTGGAATAATGAACCAATTAGATCCTCAAAATCTAGTGATAAGTGATATTACATCTGGAGTAAAATTAGATAGTTCTATTATGAGTATTTCTGGAGATACTAGAAAAAATCAAGCTATAGATAGAACTATTAATGAAGCCGTTGCTTATAAAAGTAGTAGAATAAGTTTATTCAATACAACTGGGCTTTATTATAAGATGCAACAGGCTAATTATAACCAATTTTTACTAGAAAATCTTCCAGTATTAGAACAATCTATAGAACTTTTTATAGATGATGTTAATAATGGTTCTTTTAGAGGAAATGATTTTGAGAAAGAATCTAAATTTAAGTTCTATAAAAAAGGAATAGAAGTAACAGATTTATCAGAAAGGGAAAAACTTATAGATTTATTAGTTCCTTCTTCATATAGTAATATAGCAATAGATGAAAAATCATACTTCGATATAGATACTCAATCAGATAAAACAGCTTGGGGGCAAGGATACTCTCTTACTCATATAGTTTCTAATAAAGAAGTAGCAAAAGATCTTTATGTTAGATTTATTCTTAAAAATAAGAAAGCTAAAGAACTTCAAAATAAAAAGATTCAAAAGAAAATGGTTCTTAATGCTACTGAAAGCTTCTATACAAATAAAGAATTTAAAAGAATTCTTAAACGTAATAGGATTAGATATACATATAATAAAGGCGATTGGTATATAATCAATAATCCTAATATAAAAAGAATTAATAGATTACTTAATGAATCAATGGAAGGTTTATCAGAAAGTGATTATCGTGTATTAGAATATTATATAGAAGATGGAATTTATAAGCAATGGACTCCTATTATGGAAACTGAGCTTAAAGCTGCAAATGAAAGCTTTTTAGATTTCGTCTCTAGATGGAATAATAATGAATTAAATAGTGTATTTATTACCGATACTCATGAAGGAAAGGCTAAATTCTTTAATTTTGTTAATAATGGTATACCTTTTGCCACTATGAGTAGTGTATCTGAGGCAATAAACGATATGTTTAAGAATAATTCTGAAGATGTTTTATTAGAATCTGTTTCTGATGATGTTATGAATGCTATAGATACAACTAATTTCTCATTTGAAGATATATATAATACTCCTATTAATAGATGTGGTAATGCTGAGCTTAAAAATGCATTTGAATCTATTATAAACGATTTTAACTATGAAATTGCGATGGAAGATGTTAATAGTACAGATGATACTATTACTACAGAAGATATTACAGTAGACTCTAGGCCACCATTAGCACCTCAAGAATTAAATGGAAATGATCCAACACAGTCTTCTATAGTTTCTGATGAAAAGAATCCTGAAACTGGCGTTAATAAAGAAGTAGAAGAAAAGATTAAAGAAAATAATCGTATTTATAATAAATTAGACCGTATGTTTAGTTCTATTAAAGGAGAATCTGTAGAATATCTTGAAAATAATAGACTAGTTCCAGTTATTACAGGGAATAGACTAATAGGAACATTTTATAACGAATATACACATCAAGATATCCAACATTACATAGGTCTTCGTTCATTTATAGGAAATCCACAATCATTTCAACAAAATGGAGAACTTGTTAATATATTAGAAGATCAACAAGAAGAAACAGTAGGACGTATGATATTTGGAGATGTTATTAAACCTATACTTGAAAAGAATATAGATGTTAAATTCTTAAAGAATAATGAAGAACTACTTTATACATTGAAAAAACTTATAGAAGAAAATGAAATTTCTAATAGTATGAATATAAATGAACTTGCACAAAATAATATGTATAATTTATCTCGTATTATCTATATACCAGCAAAAGATCTTATATTTAAACGTAATGGTATATCAGGACTAGGTCAATCTAAACTAGATCAAGCATCTGTACCTGCAACTGCTGCAATATTAGCTAATGAGTGTCAACTTGCATGGTATATAACTGCATCTGGAGGATATTCTATAGTTAGAGTAACAAAGGGACTTAATGATAATAAATCTGAATATATGCAAGGAAGTCTTATGGATAGGTTCTATTCATTAGGAATGGATAGAATTAAACTTAGAGATGTTTCTAAGAATAACTTTGAGCTTGGACATAAATTTATAGTTATAGAATCAGATTCAGAAACTCCAGCACCATTAGAACTTAATCCTATTAACCCGCCTGAATTCTCAGTTCCACCTGATGTTATAAGACAATGGATAGAACAAGCAGGAGATATAGTAGGATATAATCCAGCTGTATTTTCATCTCAAGATGGACAAGTAGAACTTGCTACAAAACTTCATGAAATTAATAATAGTAAGATGATACAAATACAAAAATTTAGAGAATTTAAGTCAAGACCTTCATCTCAACTTGCTACTATGCTAGTTAGACTACGTGGAGGAGAAGCATATCAAGACTATACAGTAGAATGGATTCCTCCTTCTATAGAAAGACCAAATCAAATAAGTCAAGCTAATGCTATTAAGGATAAAACAGATGCATTTCTTGCATATTTAGATCTTATGGATAAACTTCATGAAAAAGATAAAAACTGGGACCCGGACGTACAACGTGCATTTAAGGATATTTTACTTAAAAAAGTAGCAGGAGACGACAGCGTTATTGCAGGATTTGACGATATGTTAGAACAAGCTATACAAGCTGCAAATGTTGCTGCTGCTATAACAGCTAGAGAAACATCATCTGGTTCTAAAAAGAAGTCTAAAAAGAAAGAAGATGAAGAAGAGGAAGAAACTGGAGATGAAGAATAATGAAAGAATTTACTAAAATGACTAAACGCATTATAGTAGGAGTTCTAATATTTATTGTAATCGCAGGTATAATAGGTATTCCTTATCTAATGCATAGTACTAGATATAATACTTTTATATCAAATTTTATGGACGAAGATGATGTAGAAAACGCTATACATGTATTTTATACAGTTGGAGATAATATAAAAGTTAGTGGAAAGGTTACTGCAAAACTAAAGAAACATACGGAAGTAAATCTATTTTCAGAGTATATTGGTAGTAGTGATATACAATATCAAAGATATTCTGTATATAGATATTTAGTACAGCTTAATGCTAAAGATAATATACTTGTATCAGAAGATCAATTTAAAGCTATAAAACTTAATGATTATATTCAGTTTGAAAGAGAAGGAGATAATGATACATTATATATAAATATGGAAAAATTTGAAGAAAATTAGGTGTGAAGAGTTCTTTATACACTACTCTTCTAAAGTGTTGGATAGTATAACTATGCTGCGATTGTTATATGATTTCTAAAATTCATATCAGATTGTGCATCTAATAATCTATTTTCAATATAAAGTAAAGTTTCTATATGGTCTTTACTAATATCAAAATCAGATTTACATGAATTATACAAATCTTTTAGATAGCAGTACATATTTATACTATGCTGTTTGTGGTCATAACTACAGGATATTAAATCCTGTACGTCAAAACCCGCAATCAAACTATTATAGTAGTCGATTGATTTTAACATATTTACACCACCTTAAATATATGAGGTTTTGAAATTATATTGCCGTATAATTTCACATATATCTAATATAGCATATGTAATCATTAAATTAGTATTTAACGATTCCTTCGTGCATTCCTAGTAAATAAATAGAATTTTACCCCATTTAGGCTATAAACCTAGGTGGGGTAAGCATTTTATTTACCATTTTACTAAGCTCAGATTCGAACAATTACCTGTCAAAACAATAATTATTTTAATAAAATTTAAGTAAAGAGAGGTGATAAGTGTGGCTAAAGATGATAATAAAGAGTATCAACGTAATATAAAAGCCTTTAATTCTCAAGTTAATAAAGCAGAAGCTAAGGAGTCTGAAGGACGTCAGCTTACTAATGAACAAAAGAAAAATAAGGCAGAATTACAAAAACTACTTAAAACTAGAACTAAACTCTATGACATAAATGAGTCTAAAGATAGACAATTTCAAGCTCAAAAAATGCAAGAATATAGTCAATTTGCCGAAAAAGACTTTAATTCATGGGACCCATATGATAATACTCCATCTAGTAAAAAAGTAGGAGTTGCTGCTCTTGGATATGCTGCACAAGCTCAAACTAATAGTCTACTAGAGAGAATATTAAAATCTCAGGATAACAATCCTTTTAATGCCTCTCTATTAAATTTAGAACAGCAACAAGTAAACTTACTTAGTGTAATTTCAGAAAATATTAAGGCTATGCGTGGAGTAATGGCTCCTACAAAATCAGCTGATAGTAGAAATGAATTAAAAGATTATGAAGTCGGTGTTTCAGATACTGCTAAATATCTTGCAAGTTTAAGATTTGATAAAGCTGCTGGGTCTTATATGAAAGCAGTTGGTAGCAAGCTTGACTCAACAGGAGAAATAGGACTTGCTCTTATGGCTCTAGGTCAGTTTAAAGAGCTTGCTAAAGATGGCGGTATTTATAAAATAATAAAAGAAGGTATTACTGGTGCTATAAAGACTACTATTCTTGGTACAAAAAATGCTAGAGAATGGGATAGAATGAAAGAAGACCCAGCTTCATATATACAAGAAGTTATAAATAAAGCAGCTGGAAGTAAAAATGCTGGTATTAGAGCACTTGCAGAACCACTTTATAAGACTAATAAAATAGACTTACAAAGAAAAATGAATAAAACAGATTGGTCTGCGGGAGCTAAATTTGATAATAAATTCTATAAATCAGTAATAGGATCATTTGAAACTCTTAGAGAAATATTAGGAGCAATTAAAGGTACTAAAACTACTCAATTTGATTGGGAAAGTGAAACTTATCGTACTGAATCTGAAATATATCTACGTCAAATAGCTAAAAATGAAGATAAACTTAAGAATGTAAGACGTAATATGAAGAATGAACTTGCTTCTATTATGCAAGAAATGGGTAATGATCCTGCATATGCAAGTTTTGCTCGTAATAATTTAGCATTCGACCGGTACGGTAATGTAAGAAAGGACGCTCGTGGAAATGCCCAATGGACATCAGATAAAATTATTAAATATGTAGAAAAGTATATACAATCAACTGGCGGTAGATTTGATAATATGGGAGATGATCTTCGTAATATTATAAAATCTATGGGAATTGATATTACAGATCCAAAACAGGTTGGAATTGCAAGACAAGCAATGGAAATACTTGGAATGTTACGTAATTATTATAGAACAGCGTCATATGCAATGAAAGAACGTATGAATGACTTATCGTCTGGGTACCGGGACATTCACGGTAGAAATACATATAATCAAATAGATAATCGTATAGGGGCTAGTGCTATACAAACACTTCAAGCATTCTACGATATGCATTATAATGATCCTAAAGTTATACGTCAAATGATGAATAACGTAGATTTATCCGTGTCATTACCTAGAGGTGGAGGTTTTGGTGGAGGTGGTTCTAATAATTATGGAACTATGAATTCATCTGTAATGGGTTATAATAATTCATTTAGTGGATATAATAATGCTAAAACATTTATAAATCAGCTAAATAGCGGCCGTTCTCTTAAACAGCAATATAAAGTAAATAAAGAAGCTGCTAAACTTCTTCAAGGAGAATGGATAGAATCTCCTATGAATGTAGCTAAAGAGTTCAATTTAACTAATCTTAGTCTTAAAGATAAAGCATCAGAACTAAAAAATGCTGGCAGGCTAGGAAGCAGAGATTATGACCTTATTATGGGTAATGTAAACGGTTCTGCTGTAGATACAGACAATGCTAAAAAATTAGTAGAACGTGAACATAAACGTTATGAAGTTTGTGTTAGATTATTTGAAGTAATACATAGAGCTGGTGCATCTGCTCAAGCATATGCTGCAAAGCACGGCGGTTCTGTAACTAAATATAAATCTCAAGGTTACATTAGTAGTCCATCTGATCTTATGGATTGTGTTGATGATACTGGTAAAATAAACCAAGCTAAAATGGCTAAATTAGGTTGGGGATTTGTTTCTGATACATATATTGCTAATGAAGCTAGAAAACAACGTGAAGAAGATGATAAATATAGAATGGATGGTAATATAGTACAAAATACTAATAAATTATTATCATCTGTATGGCAAGATGCATCTATACAAAAGAAACTTCGTATAGGTGGCGGCACAGCAGTAGGACTTGCTATTGGTAGTATGCTTAAAAATAAGGGAATTATATCATCTAATTTAGGTGTATACACTATGGGTGCTATTGGTGCTGGTGTTATGATGACTGAACGTGCTAAGAAAGCTATAGATATGATGTATGGACCCGATAGTGAAACTAAAGGACCCAATGGATTTAGTAATAAAGAAATAGGAATGGCTAAACTTGCTCAAAAAGTAATTCCTGCTGCAGCTGGAGTAGCAGCTGCCGGAAAGACTTTTATGTTCAGTCAACGTATATTTAATAGTATGGGTCCAGTAGCTGGAATGGTAGGGTTTATACCATCATTAGGTGCTGCATTGGCTGCTGGCGGTATTACTTATAAAATGTTACCTATGTTGCGTGATAAAATACGTAATGCAGAATCTGGAAAAGGTATATTAGGAAAGCTTAAGGAAAAACTTAAAGGTAATAAGACATTAGCTAATATATTCGGTCTTACTGGAGAACGTAGTAATGCTGCTATTTATGCAGATAATATAGATCCTATTATTAAAGAACTTGAAGTAAATATAGCAAAACTTAGACAAGAAAATCCATATTCTGTAGAAGCAAGTCTAAAAGAAGATAATCTTAGAACATTAAAAGATTATCAATATAGACTTAAATCTATAGATAAAGACCATCGTATGAGTATGGAAGATAAAAATAGTCAAGCATCTTTAATTTATGATGGTATTATAAATTTAATAAAAGATCAGCAAAGAGATTTATTCATGAAACGTACTGCAGCCGATAGAGAAACTAGAGATAAGGCAGCAGCTGGATTTAATGCAGCAGATCAACAAATGACAGATTTTGAAGCTATTCGTGCTCAAAATAATATAGATCAATATAATACTGCAAGAAATGTACAATTATCTCAACTAAAAACATCATTTAAATCTACTGCACAATATGCAAAAGAAGGAGAAGCTAGATTTGCTAATAATTATAAAACTTCATATGAAAATGTGGTTAAAGCTAGAGATACTTTTGCAAATTTTAGAGGAAATGATGCTGCTAAATTCAGGTCTGATGCTATTAAAGGTCGTGAAGATGAATATATTAATAGTATTAAAGATAAGATAAAGACAAATAATGACAGAGAAACTTATGCAATGCAGCTTAAAGCATCAGGTCTTATTAAAAATAAGAAATTTAAGTCTAATAAAGATTTATTTGCTTGGATGGATAAAAATAAAAATGCTATTATTAAAAAAGATGTAGAAAATAATAATAATAATATGAAAGATTTCCTTACAATGCAAATGGACGCTCAATTTGGTTCAGAACTAGCAGAAATTTTTAGAAAAGATCAAGTTGGTTATGCTAATATATTTAATGAATTTAGTAATATGGTAAATGCTCATAATGCTAGTGATAGCAATAATGTAGGAAATTTAGCAAAAAGCGCGAAAGAAGCTGAATATAATGAATATATAGAAGAAGCTAAACGTCTTGGTATTACAGATTCTAAAGACCAGGAAATATATGCTACATCTAAATATGTAGAACGTAATCTTAATGATAGTAGTATTAGATTAAATCCTACAATACTTCAAGGCGCAATGAAGGATAATAGAATATTTGACTGGATGAATGGAATTTCTGACAGTACTGGTATAAAAGATGTAGATAAATTCTTAGATGAGCTTCAATTTATAGACTCTTTTAATACAAATGTAAAAAATAGTCCTAGATTTAGGCAAATGTTCGGTGGATGGCTTATTCGTCAAGCGTATATGGCTGGTTTACATAATAGCGGAAAGCTTGATGCTAAAAATTATAATGAATTATTTGAAAATATATTAAAAGAATATGTGGAACAAGTAAATAATTATAAAAATGCTACATATAGTGAAAGATTAGAAAAACTTACTAATGGCAATACATCACTTACAGATGAATACAGTCTTGATGATTTAGTTAAAAATATACAATATGTTTATAAAACAGAATCAGATCCAGCTAGACGTAATGGTATTGTTAATAGTATGTTAGTAGATAGATATGCTTCAAAAGAATTAAATGGAAAAGATTTTGGAGATATAATAGGAGGTCAATTTGTAGCCTCCGAAGAATTTAATAAACTTGTTGCTCTTAGAAAAGCTATAATAAAGAACCCAGATGGGTCTGATATACCAGATGATGTTCACAAATCGTATATTATGGATAAAATTAATAAATTCAATGCAAATGGTTTCTTTGGCCGTCTTATGAATAAATTTGGTATTAAAGTAATGCGTAAATTAAACGGACTCGATGAAGAAGATATAGCTAATGAAAAAGTTGCCGATAAAGTACTTATTCATGCTCTTACTAATATGTATAATACTAGCGATCTTGCTAATAGTCCATATTTTAAGAAATCTTCTACTACTGGAGCTGATGGAGTTGTACAAAATACTTGGGTTGCTGATGGTACTATAGGTAGTAAAGCTCCAGAATTTCCTACTATGGAAGAATTAAGACAAAATGTATTAGGAAAATTTAATTTTAATATGGATAGATATGCATTTGGTTCTGGAGCCGGGTATGGAAATGATACTGCTAATGCTAATATGTATGCTTCTAAAAATAATACTCTTAAAATGAGTGATTTATCAGGTTATAGCTTTAATAATGGAGCAAAACTTGATAGTTTTGGTTGCAGTATTGCTGCTGTTAATAATGCATTGGTTATATTAAAAATTCCTACTCTTTCTAAGGAAACTATGATTAATATAGCAAACCAATACTTAGATAAATATGGAATTAAGTATGGATTTTTTACTCATATAGCCAATATGCTTGGTATTAAATCTGAAATTATGATGGCAAATGGCAATACTTTTAATAAAACATTTTTTAATAAACTTAAATTTACTAATGCTACATATATTGCATTATTAGATAATATAGGACATGATAGTGGTGCCCATTATGTAAATATATTATCTGTTAGTGGTGATAATGTAAGTATAAACGACCCTATGCAAAATGGTCTTACTGACCTAAGTATATCAGAAATAACAGCAAGAGCAAGTCTTATCATCAAATTAGATGCATCTAATTCTACTTCTGCTATTAATTCTTTTAATACATCAGCTCAATCTAGAGTTCTTAATGAATCTGGTAGTGGATTTGTAGCTAATGCTATTAATGGTGCATTAATGTTTGGTGTAAATCAATACAATAAGCATTCTTCTGATAATTCATCTTCAAATTCTTCTAATAAAGGTTTTGAAGAAGGTCTTTATGATCCTCAAGTTGCACTTATAGCTACAAATGTGTCAGATGAAAAGCAAAAACAAGGACTTCTTGCATTTATAGCTTCATCTAAAAATAAAGCATTTGCAGCTGCTGCTAATAGGTTCCGTTCATTACTTAGTAAACCAGAACTTAGAACAGAACTTAAAGAAAAGCAAGATGTAGCAGATACTCAAGAACAACAAGGAAAAGATATATCTGCAATGAAAGATGCTATACTTAATGGAGCGATGGGAGGTGCTGGTGCACTAACAGCTGAGCAAATTGCTGCTTTATCTAATAATGGCGGCAAAGGTGGAGGCGGACTATTAAGTAAATTACTTAGTTTATCTTTTCAAGCTACTGGATTTGGAGGTTTGCTTAAAGTTGGTAAAAGTGTAAAAAATAAATTTGCTAAATTATTTGGAAAAGAAGCAGCTAAAGAAACTGCCGAAAGTGGAGCTGAAGCTGCTACTAAAAAGATAGCTGGAGAAGTTACAGAATCTGCATTTGAAACTGGAGGCCGTGAAATAGTTGAAGATGTAGCTGAAAAATCTATATCAACAACTGCTAAAGTAGTAAATAAAGCAGATGATGTAGCAGAAATTACTTCTAAAGGTGGTAAATTTATTAAAGTTCTTAATAAAGCCGATGATTTTATTAAACATACGACAGATAAAGTATGGCAAGTTCTTAATTATATAGTAGTAAAACTTCCTGTAAAAATTGCTAAAAAGCTTGCAGATAGTAGTGTATTTAAATGGGTTTGTAGAATTTGTGGTAAAAATAGTGATACTCTTATTTCACGTGCTATTGCTGGTATTACTAAAATGACTAAGAAATTAGTCTCTAAAGTAAGTAATTCTATGATAGGAAATGCTATTAAGAAATGTGCTAAAAAAGCAGTTGCTACTATAGGACTTATTATAGATGTCGGCCAGTTTTTATGGGCATGGTATAAAGGTACAAAGAATGCTAGTAAATATCTTGACATGGAAAGAGAAGGATTTACTCAAAATTGGCTTGAATCTAAAGATCTTAATGATAATGTAGGGTTACATTATGCATGGTATGACTCCGGTCTTTCATTAATAACATCATTAATTGCAACTGGAGTAGAATGGGGTTCTTTAGGAACTGCAACTGCAACTGGTATAAGTTTTGCTGTACAAGTAGTTGGATTTATATTTGAGCAAATATGGCATGCATTTAGATCATTTACAGATTATTTCAAAACTACAGATCTTATAACAGAAATGAAGGATCTATTATCTGGAGACAAAGACAGAAGAACTAAAGTAGATAATAGTGAAAATAAGATTGAATCTGAAATAAAGAAAGATATAGAATCTGATAAAGGTGGAGCTCCTACTACAAATGCAAATAATGTTACTGCTACTAAAGCAGGTAACTCTAACACATACGATAAAGGTGGAGAACTTCCTAGTAGTACTTCATCTAGTAGAAGCTCAGGTCAAGGATCTAGTTCACCATCTGGCGGTCAATATACTAGTATTACTTCTAGTACTCGTGATTTTGCTAAGAAATTTGTTGTAAAATCTAGAACTATGGTTATGGATGCATTTAGAGATTCAATGGGTACTACACCTGATACAACTGGTATTAGAATGCAATCTGCTTCATTTGATTGGTCTAAAATTCCTACATTAGACGAGCTTAAAGGAGCAAAGTTTAGTGGCGACCCTACAGCAAATAGAAATGCTATTAAATTTATGTCTATGGTATTACCAATTGCATATGAAATGAATCAAAAACACGGTATATACGTCGATCCTTACTTGGCTATGACTCAATGGGCTCTTGAATCTAATTGGGGACGTAAACCTACTGGTAATTATAACTTCTGGGGTATTAAAGGATGGGGAAAACCAACTGAATATTGGGATGGTAGCGTAGCCGATGTTAATACACATGAAGTAATTAATGGCCAAAGTGTAGGTATGTCTCAAGCATTTAGAGCATACAAATCACCTACTGATGCTATTAAAGACTATTTCTTATTTATGAGTACTAATTTCCCTAGAATTAAGGATATGGGAATAGCTGGATTAAATTATGGTACTAATGGTAAATATGCGACTGGAGTTGGATATTTAAAACAAGTTGAAAATATTTATAATCAATTTGATGATGGAATGAAGAAGTCAGGATTTGATATGGCTAAATTCCAAGCAAGTGTTGCAAATACTGCTAATGTTCCATTTATTAATATGGGTACTGGAACTGGAAACTTAGGAAATCTTGTATTTAGCGGAGGTAAATGGTCTGCTCCTAATATTGCTGGTAGGTCTGGTTATAAATGGGCTAGTCCTCTTAATAATCTAGCTGGAACTGAAATAGCATCTGTTTTCGGAGATAGAAGCGATGTTGCAGCAGAATATGCTCGTAGAGGTCTTAAAATGAGTAGATTCCACCGTGGTATTGACTTTGCTCAAGGTTCTGGTAGTCCATTCTTTGCAATTGCAGATGGTCAAGTTGTTCAAGCTGGTGGAGGTTCTGTTAATAATATTAAGGTAAAACATGATAATGGTATAGTGTCAGAGTACATGCATGGATATCCTGTAGTAAAAATAGGACAACGTGTAACAGCAGGACAACAGATTGGTAAAGTAGGTAAAGTAGGTACTGGAGGTGCTCACTTACACCTTGGAATGTATAATTCCAAAGGAGAATATTTAGATCCATTCTTTGAACTTGGTTTAGATCCTAAGAATGTTCGTACTCGTAATTCTCCAGAAAATATACGTTTCTTAAAAGATCATAATTTTAATACAAAACAAGAAAACGCAACAACTGCTCAAGCTGGTCGTAAACTTGATTCTAGTGGTAATATGACTAAAGGTGATAAAGGAGGAGATACTTCTGGAGGATTAGTAAAATTTGATAACGGAGATTTAGTAAAAGAACTTCGTGATGTAAAGACATTAATAGGTGCACTTATAAATGCGGTTGTTAGTGGCTTAAATAATTATTCAGGCATTAGTGAATTATTAGGAGGAATATTAAATGCTGTTAAATCAAAAGAAAAAGAAGATATTTTATCTCAAATTTCAACAGCTAGATTTAATTAAAGAGGAGGTAAAATATGTTAGATGATGGTGGTGGATTAGTATATACTAATACCAAAAAAGCAAAGCAAAGACAAATCGGAGACGCTGTTCATAAGGCGTCTCAAACTTTACGTAAAGCTGCCGATAGTAATAGAGTTAAAGCAGGTTCTCTTGAAAGAGATATTCCGACTTCTAGTGGTAACAGTAATAAAAATAATACTGGCGATGGATTTGATTATAGTAGTAGTAATTTAGGTACATTCCTTACATCTACTATAAAGAGGCCTGGAAAATTAAAACACGAACTAAGTCAAAGATTAATTTCACAATTTCCAGCAATATCTGATACATTAGAATTCTTTACTGGACATGACCCTAGAAATATAATGAAAATAGATACGTCCAAAATGGCAAATGTTATAGGAAGAGAACAATTACTTCAAATTGTAGGCCTGCCTCCAATAAGTGATAATGTTGTAGACCCGCCTCCAGTATGGGATAGAAGTGAAATTAATGGAGGACAAGAAACATGGGGTTCTGGTAATTTAGTAGGTCAAGAATACGTAGAACGTGTACTCATGAGAGGTCAATTCTTAGTATTAGTTCCATTAGAATTTAAACCTAAATTTGCTAGGTCGTTATTAAACGCAGCTCATATTAGTACAAATGAACGTAGTAGTGGATTTGCTAGCGTTTTTGAAGGTTTTACAACTAGATTTGAAACATTTTTAGATAGAATTGATACTAGATTAAATGTAGCTGCATATGGATATGATAGTAAAATAAATCATTACCGTTATTGGATAGCAGTTGGTGCTCATATGAAAGTAGTCCTTCATACATTAGGAATAGACCCTTTAGATACCACTGTTACTGCTAGTAGATATGGTTCAAAATATCATCAATTTCTTAAAGAAAGGTTACCAGATTTTATGGTCGACAGAGTATTTAGCCATGGGAACTGGAAAGGTATAAATGGGTTATTAGGTGCTGGTGGTAATGATGGTGAGATTTTAAATGAGCTTGAAACTAATTTAGAAGATAAAAAGAGTGATTTCATTCAAGAAGTTAATAAAAATGTTGCTAATAGGTCTGGTTCTGACCAAACATTTGGATTAAATGGTGGTACTGCTACTATACCAACACCTGATAAAAATAAGCTTATAAATGAATTTTCTGGAAAAGGCAGTAAATTATTCGGACTTGGTGATTATGGCGGTGGTTCTGGAAGTGCGGGTGAAAATGATGATAGTCATAACCAATCACTTCAAGATGTTCCTATAACATTATATAATACGTCATATGCTAATATTCTTAATGCTGTAACTAATATAGATATAAGAAATAGTAATCTTATGAATTTACCATTTATTACTTTTTATTGTAATGGAAATATCGATAGAAATCTTCAATTTTCATTAGATGCAGATAAATCAGTAATTGCAGAGCAAACTACTGATGTTTTTGCACGTAATGCAGCAAATCTAGTAAGAGGTGGTGCAACAGCTCTTGGTGAATTAATAAATAAAAAAGCTCCAGGTGCTGGTGATGCTATAAAAGCGGTTGGGGATACGGCTGCAAATGGTATTGACTCAGCTCAAGAAATACTTCGTGAAATAGTATATCACGGAGATAGTGACCTTGCAAGTTCATTTGTTACTAATACTTACATTCCTAAAATTATGAAAGGTGGAAGTACTAATGTGTCATATAATGTGCCATTACGTTTCGTAGCAGCTGGTTCTGATAAATATAGTATAGCTCAAATGTTTTGGGGTCTTTGCTTGTTATTGCCATTTGTGATACAAACTACTAAACCTAGAATGCCATTAATTATACCGCAAGCTGCTATGTATTGTGCTGCATTTAGTAAAGGTGTAATGAATGTTCCTCGTGGATATATTAGTAGTATGAGTATATCTACAGATCCCGCATTTCAAACTACAAATGGTATTCCATTGGAGCTAAATATAAATTTAACAATAGAATCGTTGTACACTGTGACTACAATGCCAGATTTTACAGAAACATGGGGTGGAAGTAGTGATATAAACTTATTAACTGCTATGTGGCATCCAATGAGTTCATTTAATGTAGTTGCTACATTAACTGGTACAAATACTGTATTAAATCATACTCCATCAAATATATTTAAATATTTTATAGAAGCACCTGTATCAAATGCATTTGTATCATTTAAAACAGTGTTTCAAAGTAGTGGTGGTTATTTTGGTACTCAATTTAAACAATGGAGACTACAATTAGATGCATCAGATAATTTCCAATATGTATAAAAATTATAGGAGAGAAAATATATGAAAGAAAGAGATACTAGCAAAGATTATGCGGAATTATCTAAAAATATTCCCATTGATATACGAAGAAAGTATTATACTTTAAGATTTGATTATTGTCTTAAAATAGTATTATATGGAGAACCATTCCGCGATAGTCGTCCTAGAATTAATAAATATGGAGGAGTTGGAATGGTTAATATGGGTAAAATGAAAAAAGTATTTAATATTTTATATGAAAAATACCCATTATTACAAAAAATAACAGTACAATCTCCATATTTAGTCATTCTTGATATGTTTTCTCTTCCGACAAAGAAAGAAATATCTTTTATAAAGAAAGATAAAGAAGCAATGAAACTTTATAATAAAGAAATGTTATTTGATCTTGCGATAGCAGACGTTGATAATAGTATAAAGATACATAATGATATATTATTTGAGCCTGAATATAGAATAACACTTGATGATGCTATGAATATAGGAGTAATTGGTAATAAATATCTCAGTGATACACCTAGAGCAGAACTTTATGTATATTTTAGTAGTAAAACGTCTAAATTTTATAAATGGCGTATACATAATAACCATAATTATTTTAAATGGCTTATTTCTGAAAAGAATATGCTAATGAATAAAAGAAATATAAAAGAACAACGAAAATACTTGATTAAATTATTAAGAGAATATATAGAAGATATTAAATCGGAAAGTAAAGCTAAAGAATTCGTAAAACGTGTAGCTAAAGAACTAATAAGATATCCTGCAGATATTATTAAGGATATTGCAAAGGTAGAAGCTAAAAATTTTAATAAAAATAATGCTCTTTTAAGCTTTATGTTAGAAGTATGTAAAAATAATAAATATTGCCTTGAAAAACTTAATAATTTAACATTACTTTTCGAGGAGGAAAATTGTAATGAAGAGTCAGAACCCACAGATATTATGGGAATCTATTCGCAATTTCTTGAGAGTTAATCGAGGATTAGGGGAATCTAATGAAGCATTAGTATCTAGAGTATGTAATAATGATGTTTTATTTAGTAGAATATGCGATATAGATAACCATATTTATAGTAGCCCTAGTATGCTTAAATCTGTTATAATGACAGATGAGTTTATTAAATCTATATAAAATTATAATAAAATAACAGGAGGAATGCCTAATGGAAACAATTTATAACATAACTAATAACTTAGATGGTATAAAAAATGCAATTACTAGAAAAGTTATGGCTAAAACTGTTAGTAAGATTACTGGCAACAGTGAAGTTGTAAATGAAGTAGTTGGTAATATATTAGACATAAGTTATGAAGGAATTAAATCGGCAGTTGAAACTAGTAAAAATCCAGTGATTGCTGCAGCATTAGAATCATACGTAGATACATTAGATAATCTTATGGCTGAATATGTTGCTAAAAAGAGAAATAAATTTGTAATAGCAGTAGAAGAAGCAAAAGATGAAGAAAAAACTGATAATGAAGATGCTGAAAATATTAACGCTGCATTTGACGACGATGTTGCTGATGATGTAATGAAGTCTGAAGGTGGGGACGAGCTTTCGGACGTAGTTTCAGATATAATAGAAACAGCTATACAAGGTACTAGAGACCAAATGAAACAAGCTGTTAAACTTGCTCTTAAAATAGAAAAAGATAAGCAAGAAGAAAAATATAATGATGATAAGGAAGATGCTGATGAATTTGATGAAATGACACCAGATGATCCAGAAGCAGAAGCAGCTGCTGAAAAAGAAGAAAATGAAGAAAATCCGTTTGATGAACAAAAAGAAGGAGAAGAAGGAGAAAATTCTGAAGGTGAAAATGAAGAATCAACTCCATTCGACAATGATAGTTCTGAAGGAAATGAAGAAGGTGGAAATCCATTTGATGAACAACCTGAAGGAAATCAAACTGAAAGCAATGAAGGAGAAGCAAAACCAGCTGAAAATGCTGAAGCTCCTAAAGAATCAGATGGTGAAAAGAATGGAAACCCATTTGAATCTATAATAGAAGAAGTAAAGAAAGAAGAAGAAATAAGTATGGAAAGTATGATTACTGATAAGTTAGGATTAAATCCAGGTGAACTTAGTAATTTCATTAATATTATTAGTAATAAAATGCTAAGTAAAGATATGAAAACAGTATTTGATACATATGGACCTGAAAGTGCTGAAATGAATGCTGCTAGAGAACTTTATAAGACTAGAAGTATAGAAATGGCTCAAGGAATTCTTAATAGTATCATAGTATACGAAAGTATAGGAGTTCCATTTAATAATAATAACATTAAATATCCAGATTTATTTATTTAATAAAAAGATATATAGAAATTAATTTATTTACCCCAATACTTAATCGTATTGGGGTATTTCTTTTAATTACCGCTAAAAATTTATAAATTATAGATATTAAGAACCCGTTCGAAGGAATAACGAATTAGCCATTTAATAGTTACATATACTAATATAGAATATAAGAAATATAATAGGGAGGTATCATATGAAAGAAAATGATTTTCTAAATATGATTTGGTTAGTAGGTATAATAATAATGGGTGTATGTACAGGAATAATAATTTATAATTTAATTTAGGGAGGTATTGAAATGAATGGATTTAATAAAAGTGTTTTAGATGTAATGTTAGAATCAGGAGCTATGGTATATTGGATAGCTCTAGTTATTGGATTATTAATAATAGGAATGTTATATATGTTCCTAGAAAGCAAAAATAAAAAAGCTATTAAAATAAGAAAGTATTTACAAGAAACATATAATGAAATATTTGAAGGAGATGATGAATAATGTTTAAAAAGGTATTATTAGGTTTAGGATTGGTAACAATAGGTGCAGCAATTTATCAATATAAAAAAGAACAAGAATTTAATGAAAACATCGATAACATTACTAGAAGAACAGTAGACGATATCACAAGAAATATGGAAAGAATGACGCAAGAAACTGTTCAAAGAGTTCACCAAGATTTCGTGAATCAAATGAATATGATGTAAGAATTTATAAATTTATAATATAATAAAATAAAATTTTAAATAAATAGGAGGAATAAAATGAATAAAAATATATTAATTGGAATAGGTGGAGTAGTTTTAGCTGGTATAGGATATGGTTTATATAAAGTGTTCAATAAATCTAAAAAAGATAATGCAGATAAATCTGTAGAAATTACAAAAGAAGGTTTATCTGAAGTTAAAGAAAATATGAAAGAATCTTTTGAAAATTTAAATAATCATGCTGAAAAAATTGGAAAAGATTTTAATAAAAAAGTTTCTGATGATTTACTTAAAGCTGAAATTGATATTTTAGGAATGCCATTAGAAGATTATATTAAAAATAAAAAAGTGTCAATTAAAGATCAAGATCTATTTATTGATGATGTTAAAGTATCTAGAGAAGTATCATTCTTAAACACTTTAAGAGAAGCTGCTGGTAAAGAACCTCTTGAAATAAATGATGCTTTTAAAGAATTTCTAGGAATTGAGAAAAAGAAAGCTAAAGACTTCGTTAATAAAGCCTCAGCTGAAACATTATCAGCTCTTAACAATATAGCAGAGATAGCTAAACAGGATCCAAAAACAAGAGATGCTATACTTAAAACATTAAGAGAATTATAATAAAAATGGGAAGCTTTCAATGCTTCTCATTTTTATTATTCTCATTGGACTTTTGTTGTTCATCTGTTTTAATTTTCCATTAATTACATATACTAAGATAGAATAAAATAATATCATTATTTTATAAAACAATAATATTTTTAAACATCTTGATGTCATTTTATTCTTAAAAATATGAAAGGAGTGCTATTATGGACAGAAAGGATATTGACCAAAAACTTGCAAAAATTCAAGAGTTTAGAGAAAGGGCGAAATCTAAGCTTCATTATGATACTGTTTCGGTACCAGAATTTAAAGCACCTTTTGGCAATAGAACAATTCTTGAAATTACACCAAATATGCTAGAATCTTTTCAGTATTCTCGTAATTGGATACCATTTGCAGATCATAACTCTACTCAACGTAATGATATGTCTATATCACAAGAAAAAGCAATGGTAGTACCTTTACATACAGAAGTACCTTATTGTGCATCTGCAATGTGTATGGATATGTTTGAAAAATCTTCAATTATTGAGAGGATACGGGGGAAGATAACAAAATTAGCAGAAATAACATATCAAAGTCAGCGTATTATCGTCTATAAACATAATGGGCGTATAAGTTTATTAGATACAGATGGTACACATGATAATGGTGGCTATATGGTGTATGAAAAAACTGATTTAGATCTACTTAAAATGGGCGAAGAGTATGATATTAACTCAGATGACTCAAATTTCACATTAAAATATCCTCATTGCTATAATCCAGTTAATTCTATGATGACCCGGGGTAATAATTTTCTTACAATGATGGATATAAATACTGATATGCAAGGAGATTCTATAAAAGTAAGTGAATCATTCTGTGATAGAATGACATTTACCAAGATTTCTCGTATTTCTATTGATCTTAAAGATAGAATTATAATATCAAAGTACAAAAATATATTTCCTCCATTAAAAACTATATTAGAAGACCCAATAGTCTTCAAAATAGTTGAAAATAATGGAGAAATAACAAAATTAACACAAACACACGATGCTCCTATATCAGAAGAAGAAACACAACTTGTAGTTTATCCTAATTCTTATATTAATAAAATAAGAGTTATATGTAATGAACCTATAGAAAATCCTATATTGGAAAACTATAGACAGGAATATATACAGTTTCGTAAAAATGTATATGATGTTCTTAATAAAATAGTAACTCAATATAGAAATATATGTGACGATAAAGTCCTTAGATATTTAGAAAATTTTAAATATTTTGATAAACTTCGTACTTCTGATAAAGTAATCAATAAACCATTTATTACAATTGATATAATTACATTTGTAAGACCATCTATTGGATCTAAAGTAACTAATTCCCATGGGGCGAAGGGAACTATTGAAAAGATATATCCAGATGGAGAATATAAAGATGCAACTACTGGGCGTAATATAGATGTTCTTTATAGTAGTCTTACATTTGTAAATCGTACTATTATGGGATTTGATGAAGAACATTTCTTATCTGCAGTATTTTATTATTTTGTAAATGCTGCAAAACATATGAAACCTGATGTATGTTATAAGCATTTTCTTAAATTATGTACATTATGTAATATAAATTATGATTTTGAGAATAGATTTACACCAGAAGAAATCCATAAACTATGTCAAAATTATGAGACTCTTCCAGTTGCAGTAATGCCATGGAGTAACGATTTTAGTTTAAAAAGAGTTTCTCAAATAAGAGCATATGCAGTAAAATATTTTGGAATGGCAGAAACTGATATAGAAGTAACACATCCAAAATATGGAGATTTAAATCTTACAGTAAAACATTTACTTGGATATACATACCAACACATAGACCATCATGATACTATGTTTGGTAATAGTAGTACATCTCAACCAGAAACTGATACAAAAGGTCTAGCAAAAGAAAAGAATGATGAAAAAGCTAATCTTGAATCGCTTAGATCTAAGAAAGCATGTAAAGAAGATGTACAACTTACATATAATCTCACTGGACTACTCTTAAATCATGACCTTAAAGCTGCAACAGTAAATGAAGGAAATCGTGTATATATAGTAACAGAAGAGCTTAAAGCTATAGGAGCAGATATTTATTTTGAACAAGAACTAAAACCAAAAGATGAATAGGAGGAAATAATGTTTTTAAAGTATGGTAATAATAAACTCAGTAGTTCAGAAACGTTTATTCCTAATACTACGCATATGGTTAAGCTTCCAGATGGGCAAATACTTACATTAGACCAAGATATAGGAATTCGTGTAGAAAGTAACGGGGATATATCTTATAAAGATGTAATTTATAAAAAAGATGATATAATTGCAATTCCTTTAGAAGAAGTTAGTTCTCATCTTAAAAGGCCTGGAACAATTACAAGAGCAACAGAAGTAGTATTAAATGATTTCTGGCGTAAAAGGACTAGTTTTCCAGACCCAGAAACAGTTAGTGATGAAATTCCATTCACTAAAGCAATAATAAAAGCAATTAAAATAATGAGTAAGCCAAGACCATTAGATCAAAAATCTTCTGATAGACTATTAAATGATGTAAGAAATCTTAATAGTTGTGTTGATAATAATAAAGAAATATCACTTTCAGTAGCATCTAGACTTTTATGGTCATTTGGTATTAATTTTAAAGATATATTTAACGATAAAATAAATGGAGGTAATTAATATGTTTGGAAGAAGAGATAGCATAAGAGATGGCGTATTTTCTACAGTTGGTGGATATACAGGAGTTGCAACTAATTATGTACAACCTAGTTACACAGTAAATTATGATCAAGCCGTTCATAATGTAACACAACCTGTTTATTCTTATCCTAATACACCTATACAAAATCTTAATATTTCAGATAATGAAGCTAAAAGTAGACTTTTAGATGCTATTTATGACAGCATTCTTATAGATAATAATAACAGAGATTATCTTGCAAGACTTGCATATATAGTAAATAATAACCATATAGTTGCAAGAAAAGCAGAACTTGTAAGTCTTATAGATAAATTAGTTGAAAATAGTACTAATACTATATTAACTAAAATCGGAAGCGGTCAATTTGGGGATGAATATATAGCAGGATTAGCTCAAAGAATAAATCAAAATTTAGAAGCTCAACTAGTACAACTTGGGGTAGATTGGAGAGTATATCAAAACCCGATTACAGCAGATAGTGTAATTGCTCATAAAAATTCAGTTACAGGATTAAATTCTACTACACAAATGTATAATACAATAGGTGGAAATATTAATAGTGTAACAGGTAATATAAATGTAACAGCTCAACAAAGCGTTAGAATTAATGACGCAATACAAAAATTAAAGAAATTAGTACAAGATTGTGGTTTTACAGATATGGATAATGCTAAAAAGCTTAAAAAGTTCTGGGATGCAAACTTTATAAGAAAATATAAAAATTATGCAGATATAGAATTCGGTCAAATATGGCAAGCTCTTACAGCATAAAACTTAATAGATAAATAATTACATATAATAAAAAAGTATAACCAAAAATTATTTAAGGAGGAACAAAATGGGTAATTTAACTTTTAACTGGAAAATTGTACTGGTACATTTATTAGTAGGAAGTTTGGTGACTAAAGCTAGAGCTATATCTTTATTAAATCAAGATAATTTTACAAATGGTGTAGAAATATATTACACCGAACCTGAAACTATTGATAAAGCAGGTCGTTATGGATCTTTTTCTCTTATTGTTATAATAGATAAAAAGAAAGTAACTACCACATTAGATATGATTACAGGTAGTAAAAATACTATAATGCAAAGATTACAAGAAATGCATGGTGCTATAATGAATAGTAAGCTTATATTAGTACCAACTGCAGATTTAAGTAATGAATTTAGAACAACATTGCAAATTAATGCAAATGAAGCTGCTAAAACAGATGCAGCTAAAGCTATGGTGTTTAATGATGTTACAAATTTCTATAATAGTGGAAACACTTATAGTGCAAGTCCAAACCCTTTAAAATGTATAGGATCTCTTATAGAATCTGATATGAATAACTGTCTTAATACAGTAAGTACAATATCAAATAGATTTGGCAATGACCCTGCACTTACATTAGAATATATCAATAGTGCGATGACCGATGTAGATGATGGCGCATTAGAAAAGGGAGTAATTTCTTATTTCAGTGGATTTGAAATTAGGCCTCAATTAGTAATGGACCAATATAGAGCAATATCTTGGAATTTAATAGTAAAACCAGGATATACACTAATGAGAGCCGTTAAAGATGATACTGCATATAGTAATATTGGATAATGAAGGAGAATTTATATGGTGAAAGAGGTAAAAACATCAGGAACTGTACTGAAGAAAAGGTTTAATGAAACCGAACCTCAGTTAGAAACTGTTTCATCATTAATGAAATCTGACGATGAACCAATTCAAGCTGATAATAATTTAGTTAATACTTTAAAGAATATTTATAACACAATAAATGGAAAGATTAATGTAGAATATTCTAATAATAAACTTAAAATCAATGGGATTAATCATCCCGTTGATATAGGTTTAAATTTAATAGGAAATTTTATAAATAAGGATAAGAGGTCTATAGAAAGTATTATTTTTAATAAGAATAATACAATTGGAGTTGATGGTAAACATATAAAAAATATATATGAAGAACCTATATATGCTACCGAAGTGATTACTATGGGGGATATCAAATATTATTTAATGCCAAAAAATATTACAATAACTACAAATCAAATGAAAGCTGTTCATAAACTTGAAACGGCTAATAAATCTAAATGGCCTCATATGTTATCAGATGTCATTAGAGATGCTTATAGTGGTAAATTAGTAGAATATAGTCTAATGATTGCTACTTTAAATCTCGATGATGAAGAAATATATCTTCCAGCTGATAAAGTATTAGAAATTGCTATTCAAAATGGATTTATTTCATTGAATGATGAATAAAATAAATAGGTGGAGATATACAAACTCTCCACCATTATTTTTTATTACCTCAAATTAACATAAATTTAAGGAGAATATAATGAAATTTGAACGTAAAGTATCTGATTTAGATAAATTATATAGTAAATTTGTAAACGCATTTCAACGGACTGGATTTCTTAATAATTCATTATTTAATATGAACCGTGATATTAAAGATTACTTATTTGAAGATGTTCTTATAGATCCATATACATCAAATAAATATGAAGAAGTTCTTATTGCATATAAAGAAATACCATATAATGAAAGAATACTTCAAAATATAGTAATGATAAAGAAACAAAATGAAAATGCGCTTGATATTCCAGCTAGTATGGATATATGTGCTTCTCTTGATATAATGAATGTACGTTTATATAAGTGTATATTTAGTAAACCACCTATAGATCTTAATATGGAAAAAGGTATAGAAATACAAGAAGTTATAGAAAAAATAGATTATCTTCGTAAAAGAGGCTATACTATAATAGAAAGTGTAGAGAAATTCTATAAAACTCAAGCTAGAAAGCATAAATATAATGTAGAACGTATTACAAAACAGACTATAGTCGAAGAAAGTATTGCAGATGATAGTGTTATTTTAGTAATACCAATACCAGAAAAGAATGGAAGCTATAATATTAATGGTCAAATAAGGCAACCTTTTATGACAGAAGCATTTTATTATGAAAGAGCTATATATGGATATACGCCATTTACTTTTAAAGATAGAAAAGGTAAGAACCGTAATAAAGTACGTAAGCAAACTGCATACTTTATACACGATATTTATACAAAAGATGGCTATAATAAACCTATATTTCATTTAAAATTTTATGCAAAATATTTTGTAAATGCTCTTGCAGTGTTCGAAGAAAGGGAAGCAGAAGATATAGTAAAACAAATAATGGCACTTGATATTTCCGATGAAGTAAAAGATATTACATTAAATACTTATGAATGTTATCTTATGGATCAAGAGATGCGTAAGAAATCAGGAGATGCAATTCCTAATATATACCAATGGATAGAAAGAACTCATGATGTAGGATTTAATAAAAAACGTGATAAAATGATGGCTTCTGGTGAAATAGATGAATTTCTTGATAATTCGGAAGTTCCGGAGGAATCTGAAGAGGAAATATTTGCAAAAAATAATAGTTTTAGACTTGATAGACGTATGATTAATGCTAATACTGTAATAAAACTGATTGCAGGTTATAGTAAGAAGCATTTTTATGCATTATATCCACACTTAGGAGAAGAATTATTACGTATTTCTGACACTAATAAATCCGTTAAAGAAAAGACTTCTGATAATTCTATTAAATATAGTAAAGCATTTATTAAACCTATGAGTCTAGAAATATACAAAACTATTGCTTCTAATAGTGCATTATTTAATACTTTTAATAATACAAATTGCTTTGATTATAATGCATGCTTACAATATAATAAATATCGTTATTTAGCAGACACAAACCCTAATAGTAAGGATGGACGGGATTCTAGCGATGCTTTACCTCATGAAAGATTCTTAAAATGGGGAGTAGATTATGGACTTCTTGATGCGGTTACTGTAAAATCAGAAAAATCTTCAGGTACACAAGCATTAGTTACAGGATTACAAATACATGCTGATAGAATGTATATATAAAGAGGTAAAATTATGCATATTTATGAATTAGAATTCGAAAATCATGTAAAATTAGGAACATTTAAAGTACAACTTGATAACCAGATTGTATCTATTGTAGGAAAAAATGGTTCTGGTAAGAGTTTTCTTTTATCAGAACTACATCCATACGCGTCTTCTAATAGATATAGTAGTGCATATTCTATTATTAAAGGGCAGGCTGGTCTTAAACGTATAATTTATAAAGATAAGGATACTTTATATGAAATTATACATGAATATACACCTAACAGTAGAGAAGGACATAGTGCAAAATCTTATTTTAATATAATAAAAAATAATAATAAAGAAGAGCTTAATCCAACTGGAAATGGTAACTTTTTTAAAGAAATAGTAAAAAAATACTTGCATTTTGACCATAAAACATTTAATAGTTCTCATATTAGCTTTAAAACTAATGGTCTTACTGAGTCTTCTGCTAAGAATAGACGTGAACTTTTATCTGATATAGTAGAGACTAAAGAAGTAGAAAATATGACTAAGAATTGTATTATTGAATATCGTACTGTTAATAATATGCTAAATAAAATAAAAGACGGCCGTAGTGGAGATATTAATGGTACTATAAATGAGCTAAAAGATAAACTTGAAAAACTTAATATAGAAGAAATCGAGAATAAATCTCAAATGGAGAAAGAAAAATGTAATATTGAGTTAGATAAACAACTTTTATCTAAATTTGATAAACTTAAAGAAGAATATGATAATATAAATGATATTAAAACTTGTATGGATGCATTAGAATTATTTTCTTCTGAAGATACTATTATTAATAGATATAATATTAAAATAGAAAATGAGAATGCTATTAATAGACTTTTTAATGAAATATCCACTAGAAAAGACAGGTATTATAAAGAAGTATCACTTTATCAGACTAAACTTAATAAAGAAGAATGGATCAACAAATGCGATATAACGCGTTTAGAGGCCTCAAATAAGCGTTCTAAACTTAGCCTATATATTAATCATAAATATATGGAAAACCTCTCTATCGAGCTCATAGAGCCTTTAAAAGCCATTATAGACGCTATAAATAGAGTTAAAAATTGTAGTTATGATTATGCTAGTAAAAATGTAACTGATATGATGAAAGAACAAGAAGAAGAAAAACATGTATTAGAACATTTTATAGCAGAATATAATAAAAAGTATAATAATTCTGAGGGTGGAAAAGAATACGAAGTAGAACCATGTCCGTCTAATTGTGAGCTATATAGAAGATATGTAACTGATGCAAAATGGGTAAAAGAAAATGCTAATAATTTTAAAATGAGTGAAGAGAATTTAGCTATATTAAATAGCGATATAGAGCTTTTAAAGCCATTAAAATTACTATATAATCAATTACATATAATAGATAAATATACTAATAAAACTATGATAGATTTACATTTAAATAAAGATGAATCATTTTTTATTAATAGTTTAACAGATGGTGAGTATATAATGTCAGTTTATACATTGAAAGTTAATATAGAAGATCTTATTAATAATATATTAAGTCTTGAACATAGTATAAAAGATTATGAAATAAAACTTGATAGTATAAAACATCTGAATTTAGATGTAGAAAATCCTGACATTTTATTAGAAGAAATTGATAAGCTTGAAAAAGATTTAAAGGCTATTAAAGATGCTGACAAACCATTTAATATTGACACAAGACTTCTTAATACTAGATATGCGTCTATGACTAGAAGCCAGCTTAAAAATCATTATGATGAACTTATATATAGCAAGAATAATTACAATAAAGTTGAAATGATTATATCATCTAAAGAATTAAGTATTAAAGCATTGGAAAAACGTAATTATGCTATTATATCAGAAAGAATTAATATTCAACGTCTTATAGAAGATAAAATTAAGGTAGAAAATGAATTTAATTCATTAGATAAAGATAGAGTTACATTATCTAGAATTCGTATCATAATGGAGAAAGAAATTCCATTAATAATGCTTAATAATGTGTTATCTTTTATAGAAAAGCAAACTAATATTCTTTTAGATGAGAATAATATTCCTATTAATATAGAAATTACTGTAGATGATATAAATATATTGATATCTGCATCTGTAAATGATATAGAAATAGCTGATATTTCTCAACTTTCATCTGGAGAACTTTGTTTAGTAAGTCTTATAATGAATGCTTGCGTTCTTACATTAACTGGTTATAAAGTATTCTGTCTAGATGAAATAGATGCAAATCTTGACATTATTAATAGGAAAAAGTTTAATCAAATAATTGATAGTCTTCTTGCAACATTAGAAATAGATCAGATTATATGCATATCGCATAGTGTAGAATCAGCTAGTGATACTGCATATAGAATAATTATAGGAGATATTGAAGGGATATCTTTAAATAATGCTAGAATTGAATATAAAATATAATATATAGGGAGAATAAATATGGAGAATAAAATGTTTTTCCTCAAAAAGGGAAGGGGAATTGAATTTGAAAGTATTATAGGCGGTAAAAGTATTCCTTGTGTTCGTAGTAGTAGTTCTAATAGTACGAATATAATTAAAATAGTAGAAGGTCTTAACCATTTTCTAGAATATTTCTATATAAACGACCGAGATGAATACTATAAATTAGGACAATATTTCTTTAAAAAGATAGTAGAAATGTATAATGATACTAGTATGCTTACTCGTAATGCAGATGAAACTTTTAATGAAAAATTCTATGCGTTAATAGAAAAATATGTTGATTTCGAATATTATATAGTAAAATGTGTATGTGTATATGTAGATGCTATATCTATAGATAATATAGATGATAAACCAGCTGAAACAGAAGTTACTCTTGATAATCTTAATTGTAGAATTATACATTGTCTTAATATATTAATAAAAATAGGATATATTTTTAATGGTATTCTTAATAACACTAATAATAAAAAAGAAGACGATTATCTACAATTTATAGATAAAATATTAGATAATCTTTGTAATGTATATGCAAGTATATTTCCTATAGATAGAACTATTGATGAATTAAAGAGCGAAATTCATCATTTCTTTACAGAATTCTATATAAATCAATGGACTAAAGAAAATACTGAAAACTTTGTAATAAAATTTAGTGAATTTGGTATGAGTGAGCAAAGACTTGCCGATGATGCTAGAAAGATTATATGGAAAGCTCTTCGTAAGTATACGCCACCACTTAAAGATCAAAATGATGAAAATCTTTGTAAAAAGTATGGTGTTACAGTAAAAACTGCTAAGAAAGCTGTATATAATATGACTTGCGATTGGGATGATTTTAAATTTGCTAATAAAAATCTGTCAAAATTCATTACTTCTGTATATATGAATATAGTAAAAAATCAAGATAAGCGTAAAGAAATACCAGAAGTCAATATGATAGATATAGTACAAGATAGTTATAGCGATACTAATAAAGATATAGCTCTTTATAGCGATAGAACTGCTTTTCTATATAGTACGCGTATTAAAACAGCAAGAGAGCTTATGGATAAATTTATAATGGAACTTGCTACTATTTATAAAGATTTATATGATAATAGAGGAGTAGAAACAGCAGAAAAGATGTCAAATTTTGTAAAAAATAATATTGTGATTAATAAAGATCATCTTTTTAATCAACTTATTATAAATAAATGTTTACTTGCAGTTATAGGAGAGTATAAAACTTATACTAATCTTATATTTGGTACAAGTAATCAAAATATTTTAGCATTGTTCTATTTTAGAGTTATGAACGACCCTGAGCTTAATTTCTTACATAATTTATGTAGAATAATTACAATGCAAGACAGTAAAATTCCAGTAACTCCATTAAATGAAGCAGAAATTATAACTCTTCTTAATAAAGGAGAACTAGAAATAACTGTAGAAGATTTTAAATCATTAATGAACATGTATATGGGAGATGTGGATACCTATTCGCCTAGTGTACATGAAATGTATGATATGTTACGTTTATTAAATAGTCCTAAAATGTTACGTAATTTATTATTTCCAAAGCAATATCCTATTGAGTATGATGATAATGAGGAAACTAATCCATATGAAGAATATACCAATAGGCCTTCTATTGTAAATAATTTATTCAAAGAGTTTGTGATGAATGCATGAATTTAGATGAAGCAAGTGAATTATGGTTTAAATTTATGTATTCTGAACTAAATCCAAGAAAAAGTCAAAACGGCTGGTATAAGATAACTGGTGATAGAATATGTAGCGAATGTCCTAGACATAAGCACCGTAGTTTATATGTATGGTTTCAAAAGGATAAAAGGCCATTCTTAAAGTGTTTTAGAGCTAGTTGCACTATCAGACGTTATATTACAGTAGAAGATTTTGACGATTTTGGTTTTGATAATAAAGAAGCTATCTTATTATTACTAAAAGCATCTAGAGTAGATAGTAATATTAAAGAGTGGCAACTTAAAACTAAACCAGTAATCATTCAGGATAAAATTCTATCTAAGGTTCAGTTGGATTATCTATTTAAAAGAACAGGAATTCAATTTAATCCAGCCTTAATACAATTTTATAGAGTCGTACCTAATTTAGTTCAGACCATTTATGATACTCTTGATGAATCTGATACTGAAGACATTAATAAATTTAATGCATTAGGTATACGTAATGATAAACGTGGTGTTACTTTTGCTACGCGTGATTATAGAATGTTTATGTTTCGTAGTATATTTGGTAATTATAAAGTAAAATATGCACTTGAAAAAGATTACGGTTATACATTATATAACGGTAGTCCAGATAAAGTTGATACTATTGTAATTACTGAAGGTATATTTGATATAATAAATATATATAATTATTATCATAAACGTAGAAATACTCTATATATTGCATCATTAGGTGCTGAATCTATGATAGAATGTTTATCTTATTGGTATAGACAGCATGTGGAAACAGTTAAAAACATAGTCATATACGCAGATAGTGATATAGCAGAGGAAAATAATAGATTTATGTATAATATTAATTTCTATAAAAAGTTTATTAATATTATAGATAAACGAATAGGACTAGATAATATAAATAAAATTACTCTATGTTACAATAGAAAGAGTAAGGATTTTGGTGATATTTCTCTAGAGGTAGAGAAAAAAGAAGTGATTTTATATGAAAATAACGTTAAGTTACATAGTGTAACAAAATGAAAAGGAGAATGATTACGTATGGTAAAATTAATTGAAAATGGAATGAAAGTTAATAATAGAGAAGGATTAGATAAAGTTTATGATAGACTTTATGTTAAAAATATCTTTAATATTAAAAAAATTGTATATACTTTAAATGAAAATGCCTTTGAAAGTACTAGAAAATTGAATTATTATTATAATAAACTTAAAAATAAATTAGCATCATTACACTATATAACAGAACAACCTTATAATGAAATTTTCTATAGTTATATTATAGACAGGCCTGCAAATTATAGTGTAGTTATTAAAGTATATGAACTAAGCTCAGAATTTTATAATATTAATAAAGAATTAGTACACATTTATAATCCTAGTGTAGATTTATTTAATGAAGTTAATAATGAATGGAAATTTTATAAGGAAAGTCCTATTAATAAAAGTCCAGTATCTATTGAAGTTGAAGATAGTAAAACTTTCGTTATTAATAAATATCAATTATTTAATACTACTATTGAAAATGAAATTAAAGATCTTAGATTCTATGCTGTTAATTCTGATACAATATCATTAGATGAAGCTTGTATTGGAACTAAATTATTGAGAAATAATATTACATTAGCTAATAAACTAGCATCTTCAGATTATGAAATAGATGCGTCTAAATATGAAAGAAGTACTATTATGATAATGAAATTAGAACTTAGAAATGATATGTTTGATTTCAGTAAACCGGTTACTGAACTTTATAAAGATGCATTAAAAGAGTTAGTAAGTTTCAGTAATGCATATGGTCTTGGAATTCTAGATGAAAATACTTGGATAAATACTACATTAGAATATTTTAATCCTGCATTTGTTGTACATTTTGTAAAACTTGAAGAAAATATCAATAATAATGATGATATGCATATAGAAAGAATAATTTCTAATGCTATAGATGATTTGCAAAATAATAGAAATCTACATAGCTTTAAAGTTAATAGATTAATGGTAGAACAAGATGTAAATATATTTATATCTGAAGATGGTAATAATTTAACATCTCATAAGAAATATGAAATTGCAAGAGATTTTGATAATGATGAATATATAGTAGTTAAACCAGAAAATAGTGTATATCCAGACTTAAAAACTATGTATAGAGCATGTAAATCTAAGAATGAATATATTACTAAAGTAGTAGCTAGTTCTGTTACTGGAGCAGATGAATATTTTGATAATTATCCAAAATTAAATAATGGTATGGGTGATAATTCTCACGACGAATGTATCAAATGTTGTAAAATTTCTGAAGAATAATTTAATAAGATGGGATTTTAAAATCCCACTTTTTATATTTTAAGGAGGTAAAATTATGTTATTTAACGATTTTTATGGTATGAAAACATTGATTGAAAGATTTCTAAATCCAAATTTATTAGAAAATCTTAAGAAATCTGAAAAGGAAGAAGATAAATTAGAAGTTGAAAAATCTACTTTATTTAATAGAATTATTATTAAAGTAATGCCATCTATTATGGTTAAAACTTATATGGAAAAAGGTGTCAATATTTTAAATATTAATACTGAAAATAAAGAAGAATATGATAAATCTTGCACATATTTAGGAGATTTATTTGGATTTTCATTAGCTCTTAATAATGCTGTTAATTTAGCTGCGTATAAATTCAAAACAGATTCATATGGAACTATTACTAATAAAATAATGAACCATTTCTTAATAAGACTTACTAGAGAAACATGGTCATTTGCTAATAAAATGACATATGCATTTAATAGATTAGGTAAAGTTTTATTAAAACCTGGTTTTAAAAATAATGATATTTTAGTTAGAGTTAAAGCTAAATCTGTAGTTGATGTATTTGGTGAAACTGACGAATATAGAGATGATGTATATTTACAACCAAAAGAAGAACTTAATAAATGTAAAAGTTTATTAGATAAGATGTTATTTTTATTAAATGAAGCTGGAATTGTAGGTTTAGATCAAAACTTTGAAAATTTATGGTGTTGGGTAGATGCAGCAGAGATAAATAAAGGCGATGTTACAAATATTATCCATAAATCAATCGCAGGTTTTCAAATAAATATACAAGATAAGAATCTTACTGGTTTATTAACTATAAACTTTGATAATTCTTTTACAACTTGTCAAGAAACTATAACTAGAATTGATAAAGATTTAATAGATGGTCAATATAGATAGCATTATTTTCATATTTTATATAGGGAGAGATATTACTACCTCTCCCAAATCATTTTTTTTTACGATTGGAGTTGATTTTTAAATGAATAAAGCTGATATAATTCATAATATGGAGTTTAAATCTCATATTACTCATATAATTATGATCATTATGAATGATGTAGAAGATGCATCGTATGATGATATAATGAAAAAATACAGAGAAATTAATAAAAATATAGAAGAATTACATGGAAAAATATATAACGATCATATTTATTCTAATAAAGATATGCTAGAAATGTGTGAAACTTCTATAGAATATAAGAGAAAACCTGTAATGGAATTATTAGAAAGTATAGATAAACCAGAAAAAGTAGATATTGTGATAGAAAAATTTAAAAAAGATAAAAAATATTATAATTCTATATTAGAAATTCTTATAGAAATTGCACATTTATATAATTTATTATCATATTTTCAAACATATGAATTAGTAAGTGAGTATTTTCATGGAGAAAATATGGAATATCATGCTGAAAATGGTAATTATTTATATGTAATTATAGTATGGTTTATTATATTTTATGATTATTATTGTAATGCTAAAAACCATAAAGATGAATACCGGTTTGATAATGAATTCTGTACAGGTTTTATTACTAGCAGTTTCACTAGCATGTATAATGATAAAGAAAATTATAGAGATATACCTGGAGCTATTGAAATTACGAAGGAATTAAATATTATAAATGATGAGCAATATAATAAACTTAAAAGTATCTATAATGAAATTTCTCACAAAAATTAATATATTGTTAATTACATATAATAATATAATATAAATGACCTAATTAAAATCGATTTTGAAGGCCTGAGAGGCCTGTTTTACGCGTTCTAGCTATAATAGATGATAAATTATATAGCTAAACGACAAAACGTCTAAAAAGTACCTATAAACGCTTTAAATGGGTATTTATAAAATATAATATTTGGAGGAATGATTATGGAAAAACAAGACTTAAAGGTTGAAGAAAAGGATTTTAATGATTTTATAGTGGAATCTGTGACTGGAGCATTTCATATCAAATGTTTACACGATATACGAATTATTGAGATGGAAAGAGTATATCCAGATAAAGCTGAAATTAGAGCTTATATTAATGAAGTTAATGACAAACTTATTAAAGAATATAACGAATATAATGCTCTACCATCTAAAACAGTAACTACTAAAGTTATATTAGAACATAACGACTTATTCGATAAAGAAGTCAAAGCGCATCCAGACATATATGAAATTGAAAATTTAAGTAAAAATAGTCCTGAAAAGCTAAAAGAAATGATTGCTGTTATGTTAAGATTATCATATTTACAAAATATATCAATTCAACATGATATTAAAATACTTATTGAAGAAACAATGCTGTTAGAAGCTGACTGGTTTATCAATTTTTCTAAGAAAACTAATGAAAAAATTGATACATATGATATGGCATGGAACATTTATATGGTGTGTATTTGTATCATTCCTTATAAGTTTGGATATATAAATGTACCATATGACTTCAGTTTCTTAAATAATATGAGTGAAAATGGGAAAACTGTGCCAGATTTCTTTATAAGATTAGCTAAAGAATTTGGATTTATAACAGAAGAAGATGAAAATAATGCAATAAATTATCTTAAAAATCAAAATATAATATTAAATTAAAATCAATTTAAACGCGTTTTAAGGCCATTTTTAGACGTTCTAGCTAAAAGCTATGTAATTTATAGTCTATATAGTATAGAACGTTAAATAAGTACCTTTAAACGCGTTAAAACGTATAATATAAAGGAGGAAATTGTATGGTAAAGACAATATCTAAAGCATTTGCAATTAAAAAGGAGGTGGAGTTAAAATCAGAATATCTAGACTCATATTTAGATATGGCAATTGCTAAAATTAAAATTTACACAGTATGTAGGGATTTATTAAAGAATGTTAGGGGATTTAAAACAGCAAATAGATGCAAAATTGATGATTATTTATCTGAAAGAGAGGAAGAATTACTTAATCATAAATATTTATCTACCAGTAGAACACTTATGAAGATATTTTTAGAAGCAAATAGAAAAGATTTAAGTGATAATATAATGGAAGAAGATATTTATGAGATATTTAGACATACTCCAACAGATAAAATAACAGAAGAATTTATAGATTTTACAGAAGCTGATAAAACTATAATAGATCAGTTATTGATATTATCATTAGAAGTATCAAGAATGCAAACAGATGCAGTATCAGAAATTGCAGAATTATTTGGTTTTATAATAGATGCAGACCTATTAGATACTTATAATATAGAATCTGGTGCTAAAAGACATATTACTAGAAGAATATTAGAAGATTTACCATTCTATATAGCTTATCAAATATTATATATTGAGGATAAATCTGTTAGTGCTGTAGAAAAAGCTATAAAGAATTCTTATAAAGATATAACTGAATGGGAATATGATATGGCAAAAATAATTATAGATTCATTTAAAATAGTAACTACTGTGAAAACTGAAAGATTTGATAAATTTTTAAAATTAGTAGGAGGTAATAGAAATGAAAGAAAAATTAATAAAAGAAATGGTAAATAGAATAAATAATATGAAAGAAGTGATAAATCAGCTAGAACAATCAATGGAACATATTAGTAAAGTTATAATGAAAAATAATCCAGCATATTCAAACAGACTATTAGACACTCAAAGTAGGTTAGCATTTAAAGAAATAAATCCTATAGAACATGAAATGTTATATGTTCAATCTACTATTATAAATCAGCAATTTGATGAATTTACTAATGGTAAGAGTATGTATGATAATAACATAGAATTTAGTGCTAAAGAACTTAGAGAAAATAAGTTTGGAGAAAAAGTATTATATTATTTTGCAATGTTATATCATATAGATGTAAGACTTATGGATTTATTTATAAAAGATTTTGTAGCATTTATAATGAGAACTACAGAGTTAAGTGATAAACATTATAACATGATGATTAGAAAGAGTGAATTAGAGCTAGAATTTAGTTTATTTATGAAATCTTTATTTACTAGTGTAGATATAATAGAAAAAATTAGGGAATACGAAGGAGTATTTACTAATGACGAAATTTCTCTTTATAAATATTATATCAGTAGAAATCCAATATTTACTGAAAATGATACTAGAATAGTATTAGATACATTAAATTCATTAGATAATATTAGTAATTTTAAGAAACGTGGGTTTTAAGGAGGAATATTATGAATAAAATGTTAGTAACAGAAGCATTTAGTGATATATATGATTTAGTACATGAAAATTCTATTATAAATAAAAATATTAATTATGTATTATCTAAGAAATATCGTTATGATAAAGAATCAGGTTTTGATGTTAAAGCAATGCAAGATAGAGTTATGGATAAACTTAATTATACTAACAAAGCAAAAGAAGAATTTAATTCTAATATGGCATTAATTTTAAATATTTATAAAAATAAATACCTAGTTATTAGATATCTTATGGCTGGTAATATGTCTAAAATAACAGATGATTTAAAAGAATCTAGGTTGGTTATTACAGATGAAATAGCTGATAAAATTGCAGAACATGGATGTAGAATTATAACTGTAAATGATATAATTATTAATATTTGTATTAAAGAATTAGCTAAATATATAGCTTCTGACTATAAAGATGATAGAATAATTGCTGTAGAAGTTAGTATTGCAGACTTTTTAGACTTTATTATTAAAAACTTTAAGAAAAAAGACTTTAATGATAAATTTATAATAAGATATAAAGGAGCTATAACTTCATATGAATATCATATATTAAGATCTTTTTATGATGAATATAGAGGAGAATTTCAAGTATTTGATGTAACAGCTAAACTTATGGATGAAATAAGATAGGAGATGATAATAAAATGAACGATGCATATTTTAAATTTGTATTCATATCTATAGATATTATTAGAAATATGGTAAAAACAAATACCGAATATCTTTCATATATTAAAGAATTATATAAATATACTCATGATGATATAGAAGATAAGTATATAGAAGAGTTAATAAATAAAGAAATACAAAATAATTCGTCAAATACTTACTATGAAGATAATTTGATTATCATGAAAGGATATTTAGAATATGCAAAAAAACTTATAATGGATAAATTTGATATAGATGATATATCTAAAATAGTTCAACTCGTTAAAGACAAAAATGACAAAAGATTATCAAAAATAATTATAAATAATTTATTAGATATGTATAATACAAGAAATATAATAATTTTTAACGAATGTAAAGATATATCTGATAGTATATGGTTAAGATATAAACAAATAAATCCTGAAATAAGTGTAATAGATAGGCCTTCTATATTAAATACTATTATCCAGTCTATAGTCTGTTTAAAATATCCAGATGACCTAGCTTATACGGAATTTATTATGCTAGATAAATTAAAACATTCGAGTGAATATGAAATAGATCTTATGTTAGAAATGTATAAATATATGCCAGATTTATTTAGTAAATACTTTAATCAAGATAGTATATTTATAAAACTTAAAGAAGCTAAATCTGGGAAGGTGTTGAAATGACTAAAATAACTATAGGATGCACTGTTGATGAAGCTGTATGCGAAAGTCTTAAAAAAGCTGTAGAAATACAAAATAAACTATCTATGGTAAGTAAAAATATAAAATTTATAAAGAAATATGCTAAAGAACTTGATTGTAAATTAGAAATGCGTGTAGTATTTGATATTAAATATATATCTTGTGATATACAAACTATACCATACCCGATTTTAAATGATAAATATTGGCTTTATTTAAAAAGATATGTTAAATATGCTAATAAAGATATATCTATAAAACTTACTAAAGAAAATATATATGATAGACATTTTAATATACAATTAGGTAATTTTGAGCTTTTATATGAAAATGCTGTCTATTTGGAGTTAATTCTATCCGAGATGAGACATAGATTAATTCATGATATGATATTTATGATTTATGATTATCATTATTATAAACCTAAATGTGATAATTATTACTTCTATAGAACTGAAACTCCTATAGATGATATAGATAGGAATGATTTTGAAGAGCTTATTATATGGTTTTTAGAAAATAAGCATAGATATAAAATAAATAAATATTTTGCTAAGGATATGACTAATTGGTTTATAGGCAAACCAAACCGTTATATAGATAGAATAATAGATGTTATTAGTAAATATAGTAAATATTTTGAGGAATTAATTAAAATGACACCAGAAATTATAGAAGATAATAGAGATAATTGGAAAATTAATTAGGAGGAATAGAAATGGAAAATAAGAATATATCAAAAGAAAAAATATTAGAAATAACTTTAAAGAAAATTAGAAAGCAATTAATGAGATTTAATATCACGTTTGGACTTAATGAAGGATATATAGGAAGAATAGAAGATACATTATCAAAAGATTTAATAGCTCATCTTCAACATAAAATATCAACTAGAAGAGAAGAAATTAGAGCAGATTATGATATGAAAACTCTTCCAATTGATAATTTTACATATCCTGACTATATAAATGAAGAAAATTTATATGATTCTATTGTAGATAATCTACCAAATCCAAATGATAATTTATATGTGTATATAATTGAAGCTAATAGATCATTATATCAAATAAGACATCTTATCTTATGGAATATTGCTTGTATTAAACATGAATTTGGAATATCATTAAAAGATGAAAGAAAAACTCTACTTATGGCTACCGATGCTATTATAGATTATAATATGTATGGTATGTATAAACATGATTCTAATAGAAAGGATAGATTACTTACATATAGTAAAAACTCTGCTACTGTACCAGAAGTACAACAATTTTTAGAACAAACAGGTTTAAATATATTAATAGAAGATTAAGGAGGAAATATTATGTTTGACACAACACAATTTATAAAACTATTATATTCTACTGAAGATAGTGATATTAAAGATATATTAAAAGGTATATCTAATTATGTTAAAACCGATCAATATATAATGAAAAATAGTCTTTTACTATTGTATGAAGCAGGGAGTAAATTTCATTATAATGAAGATATTCTAATAGAAATAGAATATATTCCATCTATTCTTGATAGGAAAACTTGTGGTTCTAATACTATAAAATATAAATTTACTAAAGAAGAATGGAAAAAATATGAGATGTTTATATTACTTATGATTTATAATTTAATATCTCATGTAGGAGACAGTTCTAAACCAGAAATATACTATGACTATGATATTTCTGATGATTTTAGAGAAGAACTTACGCGTAGTAATAATTTAGTAAAACCACCACATAGTATCAAGATTTATGCTAGATATCAATATGATGAAAGATTAAAAATGCTTAATATGAATTGGAATAATCTGTTTAAATGGATGAATAAAATAACTGCAATAGCATTAGATAGTACATATTATGACCGCAGGTCACTTAATTTTAAGCTTAAAAATCCAATATATGTAGAAGATCAAGAAGAAAGAGTGATTCCAGTAAAATTATATGAAATTTCTAATTTTGAAGAGTTGTATAATCAAAGATTAGAGGAATATGAAAAGACTTTAAATGATAAGTATTTGCCAATGTATGTAAAGATATTTACTGTAATTGATATGATAATAGATTGTATTAATCCTAAAGCATATATATTTGATATAGTAAATTATCTTATAGAAAATACAGAAATAATATATGATGATTATGATATTACATTTACAGATGATGTGATGGGATACCAAATTATAAATAGAAAGGATGAGGTAAAATGATATCAGTACAAGAATTAAGAAAAGTTAATATAAATAAATTAAATGCAATGAAAATGTTCGATGAATTTACTAATTTACAAGGAAATTGGTTTAAATTAATGCCTGAAAATATACAAAATGAATATGATCAAAATGATATTAAAATAGTTAAGTTCTTAAAGAAGACTAGTAGTGATGTCTTATCTTCTGTACTTTTAGGAGCTTATCAAATAACAGAAGATATTACATTTTATATATACATAATAAAAAAACTATTTCCAAATATATTTGAAACACATAAAATAAAAATTTCAAATGGAGAATTATCAGTATTTATAGAACCTTATAGTATTTCAGATAAATTCTTAATAATGGGATTAGTAAATCTACAATCATTATTTGGATTTTTACTTACATATGTAAAATTATTTATATCTCAACGTAAAAGAGAACATAATTCATATTTTGAATTTACATTAACAGCTAAATGTGAAAATCCATTATCATTATTAAAAATGGCATGTTTTACAAAAATTCGTGCACAATATGATATAACTGATGCATTGCGTTCATTTGATAACCATACTAAGCCATCAGATAAATACGCAGATGAAATGGCATTATTTATGTTATTTGATGAACTTACAGCACATTGTGATGCAAATGATGCTATACAAGTGGCAGATCCAGCACCTATATATTTCTTATTATTTACTGATTATGAAAAGAGTATAATACATTTCAATAATGCTGGAAGCGTTGCATATAATTTCCATATAGAAGTAAAAGATAATGATTTATATAAAAATATGATTAGTGAAATGGAAAAATCTGATAATTTAATAAATATATTCAAATGGTAAATAAAAGGATTACCCCAATAAGATTTTATGTCTTATTGGGGTATTTATTTTTTTTTGATTTTAAGAACCTCCTGAAGGAATGATGATTTAGTTAAAGGATGATTACATATACTATATTAGATATGTGTAGTTATTTATGTTTTATAATTTGCGGATAAAATTATAAATACCTAAATCATCATATATCTATGGAGGTGTTATCATGATAAGATCACTACAATATTATCATGATGTTGTTAATAATTTCATATTCAATGATCTTCAACAGTTGAAATATGATAATTATCAACATACGATTAATTTGTACTGCTTTCTTAGGGATCTATATAACAAAACTAGATACGAGTTTGATATAACTAAGGATGATTTATCTGCATTAAATTATCTTAATAATATGTTAAATGAGACTCAGAAAATGCTTTGTTATTATAGAAATAAAGAGTTAGCTAGTCAAATCAACTAACATCTAACACGTTAGAGGGATCGTGTATAACTAATCCCTCGTATATTTAAAATGAATATTTACTAAGTCTTCCAGCTTCAATTTCTCCTTTAATAAATGCCGCAAAGAAATCAAAGTTCCAATTTGCAAGTATTTGGTTATACCATGGACTATTTTCATAACCATCTACAGTCCATCTAAGCGTAAACCCTCTATCTGCTACTTTTTTTGCTTCTTCTATTGTAAGGATCACTCTATTACATGGGCTTATATCTTCTCTATTATCCAGGATTTGACTTCCATTTCTTCCACTTATACTAAAAGCATAACTAGCTTGTGGATATTGCCATTCGTTTATAGCTTCATGCACTTTTTCAGGTGTAACAAGATCTATCTTTTCTTCTTGTTTAAGTTCAACAGTTTCAGCTTTATTATCAACTGGTTCTTTCTTCTTTTTTTCTTCCATTTTCTTTAACTCATCTTTACTAGGATTAGTTACAGTCATTTCATCATTTTTTGCCATTATTATCCTCCTTTGATACTTACCATATCAATTTATATTATTAATACACTTTCTTCACTAGCTTTCTCAGTACTTTCAATACTAGCTATTTTCTTACTAATTGTATCAAGATTTTGCATAAATACCATAAATAATGATAAATCTCCCATTATTTACCTCCTCTATTAAAATTCTTTGCATATGTAGGTTGAAATACATCTTTACTAATCTCTCCGTAATGTTCTTTAAGTAATAATAGTAATAATGTAGCTCCAAAATAGTCATCAATATTATCTTTATCTACATAATAATTATCAAGTTCTTTAACATAATTTTGAAATAAATCCATATTATTATCCATCCAAGCATCAAAAAACTTACATAAAAGTGGATGTCTAATCTCGTATGTATAATAGCAACTCTTCAAATATGGATCTATAAAACCTGCCGTATTAAGCATGTCTACTAGTACATAATCTGTATTATAAAGAGTACTAAATATCATATGGTTACTTTTTTGTCTTAAATATAACTTTATATTATAGCTATATTTTGGCGTATAAGCATTATATTCTTCATTTATTTGATCTCTTATATCAAGAATTTGATGTAGTATTTCTCCAGCTCCAGACGTAACTCTATTATCGTCTGGTTCAGGAAATGTCTCATCAAGCTTTTTAAAATCTCTACGAAGCATTCTTTCATATATTGAAGTTTTATAATTTGTAGTAGTTCTATCAAAACCATATATATTACTGAAAAATAAGGTATTTCTATTATGTCCATACTTTAATAATCTATGATTTTCTTGAAGCATATCATTTGCATAATAATTAAATAAATAATTACCATATAAACTACTATGGAATGCATATACATCAAGTTCTTTATCGTAAAATGCTTCTACTAACATTTTTTGTATATTATCCATAGTTTTCTCTATGGTAGTCATTTTTTCATCTGTACTTTTATCAACTATAGTACTCTTTCCAGTACCAACATTTTCACTCTTATACACAAACCACTTTACAGTATGTTCTATTAAGTCTTGTCTATTTTTAAATATAGTAGATTCGCTATAATCTACAACCCATACTTCTTTATTAATAAGATTTGCAGGAGTTACTTTAGTAACCATAAAAGGCACATCTATATGCTTACTACTATATGGTATAAAATGGTCTCCTTCTTTAGGTTCTATAGTTCCACCTAATATCATAGTTTGCCCATCTGCAAGATTTATAGAAAGTCTACGTTCTGTATCTGGCTTATCTTCTAGTTCTTGGCTATTACGACCATAATGTACAAATCCTTCTATCATATTAAATCTAGTAGCATCATTTTTAGATTGCATTAAGTTTGCAGTTTCACTAAAAGTAGTTTCATTAGGATTTATACTCCACCAATCTGATACAACAGTTGGATTATTAAGCATACTCGTAATAGGACTATCATACCAGGTTTTATTATTAAGACCTATCTGTAATTCTGCTTGTTCTCTTGTTGGTCTAGGTAAATTACTATTAGCTGATATTCTTTCTACCTTAGCCATTGAAGAAACCTCCTGTTTCATCTGTATTTGGTACAGTTTCTTTTATATTATCTGTAGCTTCTTGTAATCCTTGTTCTTGTTCTGGATTTCCGTTTTCTACCATATTACAACAACTATCAACTTCATTTGTAATATCAAACACAGCAGATAAAAGTCCAGTACTACATTGACTATAGAAACTATTAAGTTTAAAGATTATACTATACCAACCACTCATATAAGCAAGTATTCCAGTACTAATAGCATGAATTACTTTAGATTGGTCGTTATTTCCTTTAGTTGCTCCTATATTATCTTGAACATTATCCCCAATACCAGTGTCAGCATTTACAACTTGACTACCTGCTACAGTTTTAGCAGCGTCATTTTGAGTTGCAGCATTTATTCTAGTTTGATCTTCTGATGTAAGATATTTACTAAGTCCATTACTAAATGCAGTAAGTTCGTCTATTTCTTTCTTTGCTGCTTTATTAAGGATATCTGTATGTTTCTTTACAGAAGCTCCTCCTTTACGAACTAAATCTACTAGTACAGATAGAGTACTTTTTTGCATTTGGCCACCAGCTTGTCCATTTACTAAAGCTACAAATGATTTTACCATTCCACCTTGGCCTGGTTCTTGGTCTACATAATTAGCAAACTTTGCTCTTTGGTCAGTCCATTTATTTGGATTGAATGTAATTGTATCACTATCTGGAATAAGAGCGGATTTTAGTGGGTTTAATCCTTTTTTATTTTCAGATTCTCTTAGTCTAGACCTAGATTTAGCATTTAAACTACCTAAATTTAAAAAGTTTACTGGTAAACCTAAACCATTTCCTTCCTTATCTATCCATGCTCTAAGTATACTATTATCACCATATTTAGTCATAGCTTCATTATAAGCTTGCACAGATTTTTGTGCAATACCTATAATTCTAGAAATTTCTTCAAGATCTACTTTATCTTTTACCTTCGTAAGTTCTCTTACTTTGTCCATAAGATCTGATGGTGCAATTAGCTTCATTCCAGTATTATTTTCTGTAAATATTACGGTATTATCAGTTTGTACATATATTTTATTAGCATCTAACTGTATTCCACATACTTTATGACATAAATAATGATAATCTCCTACTAAATCTATTACTTCTTTAAATATTCTAGATTGTATTTTATAAAATTTTATAGTCATAGGAGAAATATTATTAACACGTTCATAACTACGTGTATTTATCATATTAGTAGCTCTTACAGCTATTTCTTTAAGTCTTCCATCAAATTTAGTAAGTTTCATATATGTAATTTCTAGTTGTTCTAAGCTTTTTCTTAAACTTTCTACTATTTTTGGTAAAGCTTTCTTAAGCTGATTATTGAAAAATCTAAGCATATCATTAGCCTTACGAAGCATAGTTCCAGCAAGTTGTGTAACACCTTTTGTAGTAGTTTTTGCTATATTATAAGTATTACCAACTGCGTGCATTGCGCCTTTAGTGATATCCCATATACCTTCTGTTGCTATATCGTCTTCATCTGATAGAAAATCTATTTCTGTTGGTATTTCTATAGATTCAAATGCAAGTTCACACTCTTCTGTAAATGTTGTATTCTTGTATTCATCTAATGAAATATTACCATAAGTAACAATTTTCATTGGTTTTAACCTCCTTTTTAATAATTTTAAAACATTTGGTTGTTTTTTCAGGATTAGCTATATATTGTTTTGAGAGCTCATTTTGGAACAACTACCTGTGAATTTTAACAATATTTTAATGAAAAAAGGAGGTTTTTACGATGTCTTTAAAGTTAGATGAGACTAAAGACTTATTAATGCAAGTAGACAGAATGATTAAAGCAGGACGTATGAATTTTACATTATTAAGTACTGATAGTTATAATAAAATAAAGCAAAATGAACTTTTTATAGACTATGGTAAGGACAAAAATGGTATTCCTATAGGTCCTCTTAATAATAATTTTCCTAAAGATGGAACTCCTGTTAGAGGTACTATAAAATTAATGGGACCAAACGGGCCTGTGGATATTACTACATTAACTGGGCTTAAATTACGTGAATTTATAGCAAATTTCTTAGAAGTATCTGTAAATAGAACTAAAGATTATGAACCTAGTATGTGGTTAATGTTACGTCAAGATAATAATGGAAATACTGGATATAATGAGTCTACTATAGAGCAATTTTATAGATTTATTCAAAAGAATAAGAGTGAACTTACTCCATATATAATGCAAACATTTAAAGATGGTAAAAGAGACGTTCTTATACCATATATAACGTCAGATCTTGTATTTTATGATGTTAGTAAGATTATAGAGAATGAAAAAATAAGAAATTTAGATGATGTTATAAAGCTTTTATATAAATTAAGTACTGATATAGCAGCTACTGTTACTTCTAATATAGAAGCACTTACTAAGAAAATGGACCAATCTATAGTAAATCTTAATGAAACTGCGCTACGTATCAATAGTACAATTAATACATTAGATGATAGTATACGTGACGTAAAAAGTAAGCTTAATGATATGAAAGATGTAGTAGAACGTGCTAAAATAGTATCTAATAGTGCATTTAAGAGTAAAACTATAGATCTTAAAGCTGGAGAAGTTTTAGTTATTCATACAAAGGGAGGACTTCCAGATGAAAATGATAAAGAAATACCTCCAATAGAAATACCAAACTACGGGGAAGTTGATGGAAGTAGTCCAAGAAAAATACTAAAACTTATCTATATATATCATAAGCCATCATATTATAGTATAACAGAATTAGTAAATAAGAGCACTGGAAGTACAATAAGCGTGGCAGAACTTAATAGTTTTATAACAAAACATAATAGACAAGCTTTTTATAGACTTGGTGATAATAGCCAGCTTGTAAATAATTATAAATTTGGAGATAATAAAACAGTAATAGTAAATCTTGATAGTATATATGAAGATGAAAATCATGTTGTAGAAGAAGATGAAACTGGAACTGATGTTAATAGTATATGTACTATAGATATTAAGTTTGTAAATAAGTTTAAACGTGATTTTCCAGATGATAATAGTAATAATTGGCTAGTAGGAACTCAAAAAATAAGTTTCTTTAAAAATGAAACTATGATGTATTATCATTTAAATATTCCTAATGGATATATGTTATATAATATGCCATCTACTAATACTAGACAAGCAAATACATTTCTTAATGGTTATGTTGTAAAATCTGATACATCTTTAATAATAGACGTAGTTCCTACTAATATTGCTACTAATATAAGCATTATAGGAGATGAAAGTAATAAAACTTATACTAGAAATATGCTTTTTGATGATTATTTTAGCAGTACTGAAATATATGATATAATTTATAAAGGAAAATATACAGAGAGAACTACTCAATATTACACAAATGAATATAATATTAGCTATACACCATATATAAATATCACAAATGATAATATAACAGGAAATATTAGTGTAATAGATAGTAGGTTTGGACTTCCTATATTTACTAGAGATAGTTCTAGTAGAAGGTTCTTTACTCTTAGAATAAAACATGAAATATTTGATGATATTAGCTGGGATGCTAATAAATTGGGCGAATTTTGGGTTACATATGTTGTAAGACCTAATATTACTATAGAACAAGTTGATTTTAATTACGATATGAACTCGCTTGAAATGATACCTGATAGTTTTTCTAATAGAATTACTAATATAAATGATGATTTTACTTCGTCTACTAGAGGTACTAGCTTTGGTTATAAGTTAAAATCTGGAAAAACTATGAGTGATATAAATAAATCTGATTTTACTATAAATGATAGTAACTGGTATACTGATACAGAACTTAATAATATGACTACATTAGTAACTGCTGCTGTTATTAATAGTACAGACCCATCTATTGATATAGAAACTAGAAAAATATACGATAAAGTTAATATAGTTGGTATTAGGTACCAATTTAAAGATTGGAATCCTATCCATAAAAGATGGGAAAATGTATATGAACCTGGTAATAATAAGAGACTTTATATAGATAAAGAAATATCTACTATTAAAGAAAAAGAAATAGGTCTTGCCCATTTGAATACAGACTATATTTATAAAAATCCAGATAAAATCCATAATATTACTGATAATACTGGTATTATTATAGTAGACTTACTTTCTCATAAAGAAATACATAAAATAATAAGATTTATATATCGTGATAAAAATAGTAAAGATCTCTATATAGCAGAAGCTAAATATTGTGTTATGGATGGAGCTAAAACTATAACTATGACTGATGTTAATAAATATTTACCAAATTATCTTAAAATAGATAGTACTACATTTACATCTATGAGCATTGATATGAATAGTGCTCCTATTATTGATATAGTAATTAAAATAGTATCATATAAAGTAGTAAAAAATCAACGTACTATACAATTTAAATACCATTTAGAAGGACAACCTAATAATATTATTGCAACTAGAACAGCTGATGTTACTTATAAAAATAATATAATTTCTAGAGAAGAAATACCAGGTTTTCTTCAATATCAAACTAAAAAAGAAATGTATATAGATCCTAATATAATTGGTCTTAAACGTTTTTCTAATAGAAGTAATCATAGATTTATGCCAGTTGAATCTGTTGCTAATTATGATTTATCTCATAATATAGTAATGGTTCCAGTAAAATCTTATGGTTCTAATATGTCTATAATACAAATTAAATTTACAGAGCATAATAATGTATCTGCACGTATTCCACTTGATGCTTTTTATGAATTATCAAATCAACTTCGTGGTACTAGTTTGTATAATATTTTAAAAGATCCGCCTAAATATAACCTTAGAGTTACTAAAACAGCATATTTTACTACAAAAATAGGTCAAAACTGGACTGGAAACTTTATTATTCCTAATGCTGTTAAATTAGAACTTACTAAAGAAGCTTCTGTTTATGATATAGAAGGATATAATTCTAGTTCTGTTCGATATAGTGGCTGCCATGCTGTTTATACTCATACTAATGCAAATATACCAGCATGTGCTATGTATAGCTATGGACGTGATATTTTAGGCTCTGGAGTTGCTGGTTTTGTCAATAATATGGTAAGATATGATTATAATTTTAATAGATTATTATATAATTGGCTTAATCGTAGTGGTTCTGACTATACTAATAAAGCTATTTGGAATTCTAATGGTCTTATGTATTTTAATAATGGCGAACTTCCTATTAGAAAATTAATCAATGATGGTTCTAATAATAGGCCTAGTTATCCTGATAAAATTACTAAGAATATTCCATTGATAGTTCAATTTGATATTCTTACTGATAATAAAGATAATAATAAGACATTTTATAAGCAATTTTTATTAGGAAATGCTAGATATATATCAAATCCTATTAATAGTTTTACTAATATTCCAAACATTATGAGTAAATATCTTGAAACTAATATGGGCCATATAAATGTAGGAGATTATTTTATTTGTGATATTCCTGCTATAATGGCGCCTGATATTAATAAATTTAGTACTGTAAATTTACATTTTAAGAACCAATCACAAGAAAGATTTATAGTAAATTCTAAAGATTTCGTTAATAATATTAAATTTATTAATAAATCTGGAAATTTAATTAATGGATTTGAACTAGCTACAGCTCCTAAAATAGAAAATATACTTGGAATTCCACGTAATAATACTACTATACTTAATACTAGTGGAAGAAATCTTCGTTCTATTGGTGTTCCACAACAAGAAGTAATAGAAGCTTCTATTAGACAAGTACAAGTTTATCCGAATAAAAGCGGATATACACCAGTTCCTAAACCACATGTTCCTAAACCAGTAGAATATACTACTGATAATATAAGGCCTGAAGCGTTACTTGCTCCTATAATTCTTACTGGAGAATTTAATGCTGCAAAAACATATATAGAAATAGGTCCTGGAATTAATGCATATTTACCTAAAGTAGCAACTAATGATCTTATAAATGAAACTAATAGATTAAAGACTTCTGATATAGTAGTAGCTCAATATGGAGCAAAGCTAGCTTCTAATATTATATCTATGGCAGAAGTAACACAAAATGGTATTATTTATGTAGGTGTTAATTATGATATTAAATTTACATTATGGAGTGCATATTTAGATACATTGATAACTAAAGTATATAAAAATACTAATAATATAAACGATATTGCTGCATTTGTAAACAGGCATGGAGATTATAACACATTTGGTCTTACTCCATACCGTAATACAGTGATTACTAGAGATTCTACTATTAGTATCCCTAGAGGACTTAAACTTACTGAAAATATGACATTAATTAATGGAAATGCTGGGAAAATAATAGAAGATTGGAATTCAGATATAGATATTACTAATTTAGGACTAAGTTCAGATTTTACTATACCTCTTAGAAAATTAAGTTTTAAGAATACATATATAAAATATGAAGAACTTAGAAATACAATACAAGTTCCTACTGCTTATTGGAAACCTGGAATGATACTTACTGTAAATCTTTATACTAATAATGAGCTACATTTAAGATATCGTTCTGATGTTAAAAATGCATTAACATCAGAAGAAATACGTAATAGAATAGCTAAATATGAGTTTAATACAAAACTTAATATTCCAGTAGGTGCTACGGTAGGATATATTATAGAAGCACCTAATTATGCTACATCAAATGAAATTAAAGGAGTAGTACAAATAATATAACGGGAGGATATAAATGGAGAATGATATAAGAGTTGCCGTTATTTTACGTGATAAAAAAGCACGTAATGATTCTGCTGATACGCTTATTCTTGGAGAAACTATTCCAGAATGGAATGCTGTTGAACTTAAAACAGTAACTCCAGAACATGACGCGATATCATTTAACGATAGTGACGCAGAAAATTTTGAAAAATTAAGAAAAAACATGCTTATTCCTCAAAAAGAAGGAGAATCATTTGATAAAAAAGGAAATAAGCTAGATATCGGCCGAGACATAGATCTTGGCCTTATGATTATAAAACGTGGAACAGAAAGGTTCACACAACCAGATTTAGCTAGTTATGCTAAAGTCTTACAAAATAATAAAGAATTACTTGAACCATATATAATGCATACAAACGTAGATGGTAATAAATGGAAGAATATACCATATCTGAATGATGAAGTAATTTATACATTAGATGAAGAAGATATAGGAATAGCAGATGATCTTAGTGTACCAGTTGATAATACGTTAGTGCATAGACTTACAATAGAAGTTATAGTAGATGGAAAGGTTGATTTTGTTAATCATTATGATATTAAAGATGGAACACTAATCGACCGTAATTTCGAGGGATTTAAATATAATTATCCTGGATATAAACTTAAACATGAAATTGATCCATTTACTATGCAATATAGTTTTACATATGAACTTGAATACGAACCTGAATTTAAAGCAAATAATGTAATAGATAGAACTACTACTGATATGTTTTTTAATCTTACTATAAATTGGGTATTTGAAGAGATACCATGGAAAAAAGCAAGTACTTGGAAACATAGAGGAAGCTATTCAGAGCCCGACTTTAACATTGATGGTAAAATACCTGGTGCTAGAGGAACTGTTACATTAAATACTATAAGATATGGAACTATTATTAATAATCCTTTGATGTATATTCCAAATGTATCTATAGTAAATGTTGATAATATTTTTCCATTACTTATAACTAAAGATACTGTTATAAATATAGTTCTTAGATATAATAAAAATATTAGATTAAAACCAAATGAATTAGCATCTTATGACTATTCTGTTATAAAATTTAATAAAAATGGCGGAAGTTCTGCCGATGGACTTATTATTAGTAAAGATAATGGATATGTAATTCCAGAACAAACGTTTAAAAATGTTTCTTATATTACGATAAGATATAAATGGCTTAAACATATAAATAATTTACGTATACAAATACAATTAAAATACGAATTTGACGATGATGCTCCAGATTATTATGTTAATATTGTAAATGCAATAGGATATGCAAGAATGTATGGAGATAATAATAACTGGAAAGTATTTGATAAAGCCGAAAGCTTTAGATTTAGCGTATGGCATAATTTAAGTAGTAATCCAACTAGTGGTTCATATAGATTAACTTTTGATAATTTAAATAGATACAGTGAATATGCTCAAGGTAAAATGATTGTTACAGATAGTGGATATGATCCAAATATATTTCATGTGGCTACTGCAGATGATGGTAAAATGGATTATGATTATGTATGGAAATATAATAATGATGAAAATAAAAGAAAAAGTCTTACTATAGATGTTGAAAGAATGTTTAATATGAAAAATTTTACATCTAATGATACTAAAAATAGAAGTTTTATCATATATGCAATTAGTCCTAGATGGAAAGATTTTTATTATGTTCCGCCAACACCACCTACTCCGCCTAGCCCGCCACCAGTAGTTCCAGACCCACCTAAACCACCAGTTCAACCAGACCCGCCTAAGCCAAAAATGTTTACGGTTACGGTTAATTGTAGAGTAAATCCATTTACATTTATAAGAACTGGTAGAACGAAAGATGCAAATGATAGAAAAAGAAAAAAGGAAACAGTAACACATAATCCTAATAATAGTATGTCATTTTCTTTTACAGTTGCAAATGGATCTAATTTCAATGGTAGCTTTAAAGCTCATCCATATGTTACACTTGTTAGTAGCAGCCATTCGTTAAATTTTACAGTAAGTGGTAATGTTAGTATTAATTTAGTATTTAATTATACAGAAAGTAAACGATATGATGCTGTAGGTGGAACTATAGACCAAGTCCATATAGTAGAATATAAGAATTGGATTTATGTATACAGGCCTGGTCAGCAAGTTCCTGCACTAACAGACCCATTTATTCTTACTAGAACTGGTAGATATAACGTATAAGAGAAAGGAGATTTTAAATGAGTGATATTTTTTATAGAGATCACAATTATAAAGTTACTATAATAAATTATAAATTTAATAATATGTTAATTTATTCAGAGGAAATATTAACTTTTAATAGTAAAACTATTAATCTTAATATTCCTGCTGGGTATGTACTAGCAAAATCTCCTATTATCAATATAGGAGAAGAGAATACTATAGAAGTTCAACGTAGTATTCTTACAAATACGCTTTTATTTATAGATAATGTAACAGGGGAAGTAATTCATAGACAAAACTTTACTGGATACACTGGAGATATAATTGATAAAAATAAAATAAATCTTCCATATGGTTATAGTATTGTAGATAAATCTGATATAGTTATTAATAGTGCTAGAACTAAACGTATTATGGTAGATAATAATATAATTCCTTGGACTCCATTAAATCCACAAAGGGTACTACATAAAGTTACTATTAAATATATGTTTAATACAGAACTTATAGGAACAGAGCTAATCTCTATAAGAGGTTGGCGTAAACCAATAATTACATTTCCTACTGGTTATAAAGCAAAAGTTAGTACATATTTTGATGGATGGAACCCAAATAAACCTGAATTTATTATAGAAGTTTTACCTAAATTACAACGTATAAATATAGAAGTACGTGATAAACGTAATAATGTTGTTATACGTAATATTTCTAAAGATGTTCCTTATAATAGTAAGTTTGATCCTAGATGGGTAACAGATATAGTAAAAGGATTTAAGATAGAAACCGATGGGTACGATCATGAAATTATACAAAGTAGTGGTAATTTTACTGTTTATGGGGTATTAGAACAATATTGGAGCGTTAATGTTCCATTTAAGAAAGGACTTACTGGAGATCTTAAAGATGATATTAATATGCCAGAGGTTACTTTTACTAAATCAGAAATGATAGCTAATACAAGAGCTAAAGCAAAGAAGATTTTTATATGGAAATATCCAGGTAGACTTACTGGTAGTACAGAAGCTTTATTTAGTCTTCATAATAGTATAAGTGCTCTTGAAATTAATAATCTTATTAAAGAATTAAGAAGCGATAATGAGAATAACTTACAAACTGTAACTGATGTTGTTTCTGATAAAGAAATGCGTGTTAAAGTTAATAAAATAATGAAAAACGACTTATTTTTTAATAGAATTATAGATATTAATACATATAATAAGATAGATTTATTTGCATTAGAAGAATTTACATATAATAGTATAGAAGATTATCATGTTTCTGATGCTCTTGATAGTATAACTGCATATAATGAACGTTATCTTGAATATACTATGAAATTTCCATTTGGATATATGATAACTAATATTAAAGAAGATAATATATATCATAGTATTATGAGAGATATTGTATTTTATAATGAAGCTAGTGATAGAACTTCTGTTATAAAATTTGATATTAGTACTTATAATGCATTAATTAGTAAAATTAATGAATATATAGATATGGTAATAAATCTTAAGACTAATGTGGCAGCTGGTTATACAAGCCCACATTTATTATTACATGAAGATTTAATTGCAATAGCAAATGGACGTATTCTTAGAGATTTACAAAATGTTCCATCTAATATAAATTTGGTTTCTATACCAGAATATATAGGAATGAATGCATATGGAAGATTGAATGTTAATATTGCAAAGCTTAGACTTGCTATATTAAATGATGATGTTCAAGGACTTATAATAAATAGATTGAAGTTTCGTAAGTCTGATATTCCAAACGACCATGGATTAGATCCAAATTTTACTTGGATATATGATGATTATGGATATATTACATGGGATAATGCTACTAAATTGATACAACTTATACAAGATATATACAATCTTGCTGGTAATCTTACTATTTCTGAAGGAAATCAAGGAAATATAGAACTTCTTGCTATACATGAACTAAATGTAGCTGCTTATAATAGAACTCTTATGGGTAAAACTTATGATTTATTCTATCATAATATGAATAATATGATAGAAACTATACTATCAGAAGAAAGACGTAATCATATATTAGAAAATAATGCAGTAAATTCTTTGCAATATTGCTGGGGAAGACTTAGAGCAAATTTACCTAGACTTATGAGTAAATTTAAACTTGATGATATTACTGATATTACTGCTGATGTTTTTAAGAAATTTGTATATCCATTCTTTTCTATATTTGAAATATTATATACAGTAGCTGAAAATAAGCATACATATGCTAATATATATAAAGATTATACATATTATCGTAATGAAGCTAAGAAAACAAACTGGCTTTCTAAGCAAGATGACTTATTAATTCGTAATGTTATAAAAGATATTAGTAGAGTCATTACTATATTCCGTAAATATTATAAAGGTGGAGGTACTTTTGAATTTTATAAAAATGTTATAGAAAAAGTATGTCATACTCCATTATATACTAAAGATATACAAGCATTTAATGGATTTGCATGTATAGATAATATAGCAAAACTTAACCGTCCACTTGATTATAGACCTGCTATATATCTTGATGATATATATCCACAAAATGTTCCTATAAAAAGATTATCTTGGTTTGGTTCTATAGAAATAGCTATTAATAATAGCTTTACATATTCATATTTCATTAATGATAAACATTTTGATAACATTTATACTAATCCTAGCCATACTTGGATAGATCTTATTATAGACCACGATACTATACTAGATGATCATAATGTTAATTGGTATAAAGATCCAAATGATGAAGATGAGATTAAAACTACTAGATATTTAACATTAGAAGAACGTATTTATAAATTAATTACTCATGTTATGAGAAATAATGCTGTTCTTCTTGATAGATATATAAATCTTATTAATAATTTCTATAGTTCTGTAGAAGATCCGATAAAATATGGATGGCATAAAGTACATCTTAAACATATAAATCTTGATGATAGACTTATAAGAACTATGGGAACTTTTATAGATGTTCATACTATGTTACAAAATGTTCAGTATGAAGTAAAAAAGATAACAGATACTACAAAACCTTATATATTTAGTAATACTATGAGTATAGAAGATAATAGTTCTGAATATGTAAATGCTAAAATACAATATAAAAATGAAATTAATAGCCCTAAGATAGTATGTAGTTTATTTGCTATATATGATAGCAACCTTCATATTGCAAAAGTAGAATGTAATTCTGATGGTATTCCAATTAGAATATTTACTACTGTATATGGAAATCGTAAATGTAAACCTGTATTTATAGCTCCAATAAATTCTGATAGTACTCTAGTTATTAAATCTGGTATTAGTTTTACTTTAAATTGTAGTACTGCTGAAGTAATTGCTAGTAAAATAAATAATGCCGATATTAATAAATATGATAAAAATGTAATACTTGATAGTAAGTATAACGGTGATATTATATGGAACCATACAGGAGAAACACCTACTGATAAAACTATAATATGGGGAAGTAATGAAAATAAGACTATATATAGTAAGCTTGAAACTATTGGTGAAATAGATGAACTTGCAACTATACCAGAATTTACAGATCTTTTAGTAGAATATAACGGCCCTAAAGATCCATTAAAGCCTGGATATAGTCTAGATAGTATTATAGATAGACGTAATGTTATAGCAAAGAAACGTTTATGGAATGACGACTATACTGAATCTTTCTATGCAAGTATAGAAGGAAATAATATTATTAAGAAACAGCTTATAAATATAAATGTTACTAATGATAATGATACTATATATAATGATAATATAGAATGGGAAGATATTAATATTTTAACTAATGGTATAGAAATTAAGGTTTCTCCTCATGAAACTAGAAGTAAAGAGTTTAATTTTACAGCTACATTTGTAGATAGAAACGGCCAACAAATACCAGAATCTGAGCAAATAGGTAGAAAACTTAATGTTGAAACTACAGCTGAAGGAAAGCTAAACTTTAGATGGGTTAAAAGACATCCAGAAAGACTTAGATATATACCTAAAAATGGTATATTTTGGTCAGTTGGAGCTGAATATTATATAGAAATTATAGACGGGGATAATGGAGTCCATACTATTAATGGAAATGTGACTGCAGAAGATGTAAATAATGGATATATTGAATATAATATAGGTCAAATGCCAGAAGGCAATGTAATTTCTACATTTATTATACAAGAAACTAGTAAATTCCGTTCTATAGCTACTATAAATCAATACGAGCAATTAGAAGTACTTCCAGATGAATATTTTATTGTAAAAAATATAAATCTACTAGTAGAAGATCAACTTATGAATAAAGAGATTCTTAATAGTCTTGTCGATTATGAAAAATCTATATCTGGAAAGGTTACTATTAAAGGAAATGAGCTTCCACTAGTGCTATTTCCTAATATAAAGATAGATGTAGATACCCTTGCTCCATATGTTAGAATTAAAATAAGTCCGTCCGATAATGATAATATGACATGGGAATATACATTTGCTCAAGATAGACTTAATTATAAATATAATTATCAAAAACCTATAGTTCTTATAAATGAAGTCAATACTAAATCTATATATGATTTTATTAAAAATATAGGAACATATGCTAATTATGATAGTAAAATTAATAGTTTTTATGATTTGTATCCAAATACATTTATAGCTAAACCAGGAAAATCTTATAAAATAGTTGTAGAAACTTGTGATTTCGATGGTACTGACCTTAATAGTTATGAATATACTAAGATATTTATAGATAATCATTTAGATAATGTTGATAGTAGTAAATTCCTTAAAAATAGTACAGATAATACATATTTACCTAACGCAGTTATTTATCCAGATGGTAATGATAAATTCGTTTGGATATATAATGATATAGATAAACCATTAATTTCTGATACAAAAATATTTGGAGTTACTAAAGAAAGTGGAAACTTAATAGAACTTCCTAAATATGATAGTTTATCTAATATGAATGGTGAATATATAGGTATTTCTGATATGGAAACTATAGAATATGGAGAATATATAAAATGGACTATTGATAAGAATATAGGATTTCCTGCATTAGAAAGAGATGAAACTTATCTTAGAAATGAAAGAATAAGTCCGTCTTTAATAAGTGCAAGTTTAGACGTTTCTTTAAATGCTAAAGACGGAAACGATGATGATAATGCTGATTATTATATCAATAGTAGTTTTACTCATAAATATATTAGAGATCCTAATACTAAGATAGCAGTTCAACTTTATATAGTTAAAAATGGCGTTGAAAAGAAGCTTGATACTAAAGTAGTTACTTTTGGTGAATATAATAAAACTGGATATGTAAGTTTTCCTAGAGAAGATAGCATAGATGATGATAGTATTACATTTAAAACTAAAATAGCTCTTATAAAGAGTATACAAATAGGACCAGAAGTTGATACTATAGAATATTTAGATAGTCCTAGAAATAAAGTAGAATATAGTGAAACATTTGAGCGTACTGCATTACCATTTTTTGATAAAAAACCTAATGATATTATGGTATTAGCAGAACCAAAAATACGTATTCGTAAAGCAATCGGAGAATCTTATGCTGTTGGTTCTATGATATTACTTGAAATATATGATAAAGATAACCAATTATTAGTAGAAAAAGAATTTACTATTAAAAATGAAGACGTTATTAAAGGTGAAATAGTACATGATTTAGATAAAACAATTCCTACAATATTTACATTTCATATATATGCACAAGAACCAGGAAAACTTCCTGCATTACCATATGTAACTTCTGCATATTACGATGGTTGGAAGATCGATAAACATGAACCTAAGATTAATACGAAGATTATTGATATTAATTTTGGTAGTTGTACAGAAATAATGACTGAATGTCATGCAAGATATAAGATTACTTATAAAACATATGCTTATGATCCTAATAAACCAAAATGCAATATAAAAATGAAAGATCTAGTAAATAAATTAGTAGATTGGAAAACAGACTTATCTGAAAATGTCTCTATTGAAAGAATTCCTATACCAAAAAATAAAAAATATCAAAAAGCAGAGCATTGGTTAACGACAATTGTAGAATATAAAGAAACTGGTATGACATATCCATTATTAAATCCTATAGTGAAGACTGACTATTGTGGATATAGTAAGAATATTAACGATTATCATTGGCAAACTGAAATCATACGTGAACCTGAAGTATATGAAGGCACTAAAGGACCATTTGATCCAGATAATACGAATTTTCGTAACATTGATGGAATACGTGCATTAGGTTGGGGTTATAAAGATATGGTTCATGATAGTACTGATACTAGAATTCCATGGGATACAGAATTTGATCTTATATCATTAGAAGAAAATGTTAATAACATTTTTGACGATGAAGAAGGTAAATATGTAATGTTATTCCCTGTTTGTAGATATTTTACAAATGAAAATCGTTATGATAAGATAAATTATCCTCTTATATATGGTTATAGAATACAAAATAAGTCTTCTAAGCAAGTATATGGAGAAATAACTGTGAAATATAACAGGTGGAGACTTGATAATAATTATAAAATAAGGTTAATAGATTTATGGAATGCTAAACCTGGCGATAAACATATTGCTAATAATCCTGATATTTTGATAGAAAACTTGATAAAACCATCAGATGAAGAAATTAATAGTATTTCTGGACTTGATACTAGTAAATCATTTGAAAATAATGTAGGAATTATGCTTACTAGATTCTTCTTAGAAAATAGTTTTTATGGAGGAGTTCACAAAGTAAACTGGACAGTAGTTGATAATAATTATCCAGTTGATAGTCATGGTACTATATTATATAATATGATAGTAGAGTATACAAATTCTTATATGGATAGTGACATAGATAAAAATAGACGTAAAGAAGTAGGATATGAATTTGATATTCGGAATGGAAGTACATTTGTTCCTATATTAAAACCTGCTATAAATTATTATTGGAGAGATATAAAAACATATCAATCTGGATATGATGAAATTACTAAAGAACTTAGATTTCATATAGGATGGGATAAGGATAATAATAACATTGAGACATTGACACGTAAAATTACGTATAAAAAGTTCAGAGATGGACGTAAAGCTAGTGCAAGTATACTTGATATATTAAATCATAGCCATTCCACTATACATACATATATTAATAATGACATGTGGCTTAAAAAAGGTTCTCCAGATAATAAAGGAAAATCAACTATAAATATCGTTGGTTATAAACCAGAACGTAAATCTGTAGCTACTATATACAGAGAGGATATATATGGATGGATTACTGATAAGAATAAAGTAAAACATGATATGGATAATAAATGGAATAGTGAAGATATGCCAGATTCTGTTAAAAATATTCCTATTAAATATATGTTTATACCAACAGAAGATAAATGGACTGATAGTGCATTAGTTAATAGTCATTTTATTGTAATGGACGAATTGGAAAATACTACAGATTTCTATGGTATTTCTAAAGATTTTCGAGGAACATATCTAAATAAGCTTTATAATGAATATAAAAATATACCTACAACCGCAGATTTAACTTTAAAATGTTGGTTAAAACCATTTAATATCTGTTTTAAATATGGTACAGATAATAAAGATGCTTATAAAACTTACTCTCCTTCTAAGAGAAAAATTATAAAATTAAGAAATATTCCATTAGGAACTACAATAAATAGAGCATTTTTAACTAATAGTGTTCATTATAAACAAACAGAGTTATTTATGGTTTTAGACGCATCTACTCATATATTTGAACTTACTACTGACAAAGAGTTAGATATTCCATTTGAATATATAGGGGTATATTCTAAATCTGATGAGACTCCTTTGAAATTTACTGATAGTACTGACGTAAATGAATCTAAAAATTCTATTACAGTAATAGAGTTTGATAATTTTGTTAATCTAATTAACGATGTTGTAGATCCATATGAAATTAATAGTAATCTTATATTTAGTCAATCTGATTTATCAGTTGAATATGAACCTGTTAATATACCAAACTATGATATTAATAAAGATGATAGTCAATATGATAAATTTAATAATAATTATATTATGAAAATGAAAATTACTGGTAATCTTAGTGATATTTCTAATAAAATAGATAAAGATACAGAATATACTATCACTGTTAATACTTGGTCTCCTTATACTAATAAAGTAGGAGATGATTTAAATGAAACTGTTACAGAATTAGATTTATATATAGGAGATGCTAGTAGTATGCAAATTACTACTAAATATCAAATAAGTAGATGGTCTGCAATCAAAATTGACAATCTGGCTATTAGCAGTTCTGTAAGTTGGGATTATGAATTTACTAAGAATAATCCTAATAAACTTAAATTTATACTAAATAATCCTAGCAAAAATGATTTTATTTATGTTTGGATGTATGATAAGGATAAAAATAATATTAATGCTGGTATATATAATATAGAATATGAAATATTAGATACTGATAAAAATCTAGGATATAAGATAATAGATATTCCATATGATAATAAATTATATGAAAAAGCTACTATAGTATATTATAGTGAAACTAGAGATGCAAATGGTATTATATATTATCCATCTAAAGTAAAATGCGAAACTCGTAGCTTAAGCAATGTTCCATTGCAAATGACAAATTTAGTTCTTAAATTTAAAGTAAAGAATATAATAAATGCTAAGAAATATAAAGTAATTTCTGGATTAGTAGGAGATACTTATGATAATAGAACAGAAGATGACTGGAATAGAATGAGTGCTAATAATTCTATAAAGATACATGGAACAGAATTTACTGGAACAAATGACCAGCTAAAATCATTTGAATTTAATATAGAAAATATGACATTATTAAATAAAGATAATTTACAGCTTCCAGTTAATGTTAAATTAGCAAAAGATAATTGGATAAATGAAAATAATAAGTCTATAGAATTAATTCCTGGAAGAAAAAATGAAGTTATTGTAGAGATTTTAATAAGTCCTCCAGAAAATAAATATGAAATAAATGACGATATAGAATTGAATATGGATGGTTTTGGTTTGGTGAATAATGGAACTACTATTAAACTTTTAGATAATTCCATAGTTTCAGTAAAAAGAAAATCTAATAATATCACTTCAAACGATTATCCAGTAGAGCTAAGATTCTTTATGTATTGCGATAATAATAATTATAAGAAATTCTATGCATTATATGTATGGATGCCTTATGGTAATATGAGTAAAGATAATATTAAGAATATGACATTCTTAGATTTACTTAATAATATAGAAAAGTTTGAATATAGATTTGTAAAGCAAGAATATAAGACAGATAATGCTTATAAACCTGTCTGTCCAACTTCTGGTGTTAATACATTTATTCAAATATTGCCTATGGTTAAAAGATTAGAACAACTTTCTAATAATACAGTACAAATAAGAGATATTTCTATAAATACTCTTAAAAATATAGCAACTAATGCTCATATAGGACAGCCAGTATCGCAAATGTTTATAGTTCCAGAAATACAAAGATTAATTTCAAAATCTCCAGATGGAAAGAATCAAAGAATATTTGCTCCGGTAATATTAGGTAGTAAAGGTATTATTACTATGAATAAATCATTACAATTAGATAAACTTCAAGCTGCAATGGTAAATTATAGTAGATTTATAGAAGCTAATGAAACTCCAACTTTTGAAAATTCTAGATATAAACCAGTAAATGTTAAAAATTATCGTAAATATATAGTAGAATTTATTAATACTTATAATATAACAGACAATAATGATAACTATATTATTGAAGTCGCATTAACAGATATATCCAATAGTAATAATTTACAAATTTTTAATAGACATCAAACTAGAAGTCCATGGTTTTATGTAAATGCTATGCCTACATATAAACAAGGTAATGCAGAACTTCAATATCCAAATAATATGGATGCTATTATAACTTATACTTATGCTACAAAAAATCCACATGATATTATGATTAGGAAAACATTTTTAGATATTATAGGAAACTTACTTGAAGATAAAAGTTTATCAAATTCAAAGAAAGTTCTTGATATATTGGTAAAATTTAGACCAGAACTAGATGCTATTAAATCTAAAATTAATACAGATGTACTTAAAGAAGCAACTGAAATGATATTTGTACAATCGTTTGCTAATATTAACGATAGTAATATATATGAACCTAACTTAATTGTAGATAGTATGCAAATATTAAGTAAAGAATATAAAAATAAAACATTAGATGAAATAGTAGGTAAATCTAGAGTAACTAGTTATATAACTAATGCAAATGCACATATTCCTGGTTATAATAATATACATACTGATTATCAAACTAATGGTTATAGAACTTGTAGATTTGTCATAAATCTAGGAATAAATACTTATAGATTATTTAATCTTACTAAATTACTTCGTTCTGCTGGAATGCCGTTATATTCTGTAAATTATCTTCCTAATCACACAAATCATTATAATACTATTGCAGATGATAGTGGATATTCATATGATAGTTTAGATGATGTAAAACATACTAAATTATATGAAATTCCATCTGTTATTGATAATGATTATTTAGCTAAATATACAAATCATTATATATTAAATCTAAAAGATATAATTATAGATTGGGAATTTATATCTGGTGAACATGAAGTAATGATGCAAGATTTATTAAATGTTCAAAATATTTATAATCCAATAGAACTTGGTATTAATACTAAATGTAATATTAATGTCGAAGAATCTAAACTTAATGATAAACTTAAAGAAATATTCCCTGATTATAAAGGAAATAATCTTTATGATTTCAATATGCTAGATTTTATAGATAATATTACATATAAAGATACTGATAAGATTATACCTAAAATTACTATCATAAATACAAATAAATTAGAACCTGGCGAATTGACTATAAATATTAAAGATAATAAGTATATTCCTAGTGTTCCATCTATGTTTAATAGAAGTAATTTCTTTGTAAAACTTGATATTATTACTGGTTTTAAGTATAAATATGATATTAACGGCACTGATAAAACAGTTCTTAATAAGAATATCAATGATATTTCTCTTATATTTGTAGTTAATAAGAAAAATAATTCAGTATACGAATTTAAAAATACCAATGATTATGAATATGATACATCCAAATCTAAGCTATTTATTCTTAAATCTAAGAAATTGGATAAAATGGAAATGATAGCTAAAGAATTTGATAAGAAATGGCTTCTTTCTATAATAAATGATAAATTATCTATTAAAATTGATAAACTACTTAAGAAGAGTATAAGTAATTCTCTTAAGAATATACTAACTACTATAAAGAATTCTAGTATTCCTACTTATGAATGGTTTATTAATGGATATGATACTAATAATCTAACTAATGATAATATTATTTTAACATCAGAAAACGAAATTAAAGGTTCTAAACTTATTAATGGACTTATTTCTAACGTAGATTATAATTATATTATAAAAGATAATATGTATTTATCTGTAGTAAAACCTTTAACATTATCAGTAGATTTAAATGTAGTTCCGTCTGATAGTTGGAAACTTGAATTTATTTATGATAATAAAACATTATATTCTACACATTTATTAGAAGAACCTTCTGATGATATTATCAAAAGGATATGGTATGATATAAATGATAATGAAAATATGACTATTTTTAAAGAAAATACAATAAATATGTATACTAATACTGCTAAAAAGATAATTTCAGTTTTTGCTAAAGATATATTAGAAAAACATACTATTACTTTTATATTTAAATCTAATGTATTTTCTAAAGAACAACGCACATTTAATATAACTAAATATGCTAATTCTAAGCTAACTGAAGATGAATTTTGGAATATTTTCCAATCTTCTAATATTCATAATTATTTTAGTACTAATATTCCTAATATAATTAAATATTATGATTTTACTTATGATACTACTATAATTATAAATATGAATACTATTACTAATGAAAAGCTTGAAGATATCCCGGATATTTATTATGGAATTAATGTTAATATTAAGATTGGTAATAATACTATAAGTAAAACATATTATAAACCTAATAATTCTACTATTACATATAAAGATATATATGATGATCTTATAGTACCAATTAATATAGAACATTATTTAAATGATAATATTAAGCGTGTATATTACACATTTGATAATTTAGATACTAAAATTACAATAGGTAATATGCAAACTATTAATATCAGTACAAATGCTATTACAAAACTTGAAAATACTAATATTTTATTTAATAGTGATATTCTTCCAGTTAGAAAATCTCCTATCGTATATGATATTCCTATTAAAAGTACTGATAATGTAACACGTCTTCTTAATAGTATAAACACATATGATACTAAACATAATACTTTTATTACTAATATAGGAGATACTAGTATTGATATTGAAGCTAAATATGCAACTTTCTTTGGACTTCCAGTAAATAATCTAAATATTTACTATTCTGAGCCTCTTAAACAGGTTATGAAGCGTTTATCATTGTTAGATGATAGTAGGCTTGATAAATTATCTCCAAGACTTAATGAGATACGTAGAAGAGCTTTAATAGGAAATATGCCTGTAACTCCATCTAATACTAATATTATTGATACACTTGATACTGGTACTAAAGCTATAGATGTATATAATGTAAATATTACTGCTACTGATATTAATGTTTATATAAATATACCTGCATTTTATGATATATGTTATGCTGTAAATTATGAACCTGGTGATATGCTAACTGTTGCTAGAGCTTCTACAGATTTTAATATACAAAATAGAATCAAGCTAAGCTTTAAACGTACTACTGATATCAATAATAGTAAGATATTGATTGCATATTTCCGTGAAAATAATCCTGTGGTAAACCCACTTATTATAAATGTAGCTAATAGTAGCTATACTTTAAATGGAAATACAGTTAATATTACTAATACTACAGATATTACAGAAATTACTAATCCATTAAAGATACGTGGACTTATTAAAATGAATGATAAGACTCTTCCACCTATAAAACCTATGAAAAATAGTGGGCTATGGCTTAAGCAAACGTCTGCAATATACGACGAGTATACAGATAGCGAAGTACAATTTATAGAAGATTTCTATCCATTATATCATAAAACTGTAGCTCCAGAAGAAACTATTGCACTAGTTGATAATAATACTAGAATCGCATATGCTCGTACTTCTAATGCAAGTTGTATTGTATTTAGAGATGGAACTGAGTTTTATCCTATTAGTAATGATATATCTGCTCTTAAGATATTATCTTCTAATGGAGTGTTAAAATTATATTAAAACCATCAAAATACCTCCTAAATAGGTCGAAAAGAATAAAAACTTCGACAATTACATATAATAAAGTGACTTATATGAAAATATAAGCAAATATTATAAAATTTTAGGAGGTATTACGATGAGTAATGTAATGGTAGGAAACATGTTATTTGGAGTTGTTGGAGTTGTAGTAATAGGTTTAGCTGTTTTGATTGGTATTATTGGGTTTGATAAACTTTATAATACTAAGAATGAATTTAATGAAATTACAAATTTAAATCTGCTTAATGAGTATGATTATATCGAAAGGATATATGAAGCTGCAACATATGCAAGATTTAGTTTTGAGCTTTTAGAAAATACTGATAGAGTAGTAAATTTAAGATTATTATGTCTTGAATTGATGTGTCGTGGCCGTGGTAATAGTATGACAAATGCGATATTATCAAAAGTATCAAAACTTGAAGATGATTATATTAATTTAGTAAAATATCAATCTAAATATGCACCGTCTGATGATGAAATACAAAAATATTTAGATATAAAGTCAGCAAATGTACAATTAAATGATATAATCGCATAATATAATAAAATAGGGAGGAATATAATAATGAATGCTTTAGCTGATGTAGTGTATGCAAATTTTGCCAATCTAGTTTATTTACGAAACTGGGATTCGGTAAAGAGAGGAACTGAAATTTCAGATACTATTTGGGACGATTGGGCGAAAAACCCAGCGGATATGAGTAGTAAAAGCAGATTTTGTTATATGGCTTACTCCGAAGATGAGAATTTTGAGGCTCCTTTATGGGATAGCCACTTTAAAGGATGGACTTATTTGTATAGCGGAAATGATACTATTATATATAAAGATCTATTTGGATTAGATCTTAATACAAAATCAAATGGTTTTTATGCAGTTGCTTTTGTAAAAGGTAATGATGTAATAGTAGCATTCCGTGGTACTAATGACTTTATGGATATGATTACAGATGTAGAACTGGCTCTATTTGATAGATATAGTAGCCAGCTTACTTCTGTATATTGGTTCATACGTCACTGTAAAATATTGCTAGGAGAGGGCAACTGGAATTTTTATTTTACTGGACATAGTTTAGGAGGAGCACTTGCTCAATTTGCACATATAATAAATAATCAAGATAATAAGGGTATAACATGGAATGCATTAGGTGCTGGATTATATCTAAAGACACATTTTGATAAAAATGGTAAGCTTGTAAAGAGTATTATTAATGATATATGTGCTAATATTGGAGTAAATTACGATAGCGTTGATGTTAATAATATATTTAATATATGGAAGAAATATGAAGCTGATTATGAAAATAAGCCAGTTTATGACGACATGCTTCAAATATTCTTAACATCTAGCGGTCGTAGAAATGGTTTTTATAAGTTTAAATCATTAGATGGTAAATTCTTAAGATTATCATTTGGATTTAAACAACAAGGAAAAGAAGCAGCAGCAGCTGGACTAGAACCTAGAAATTTTATGCTTTATAAGCGTGCTGCTATGGAAATTACTGGTATGTTTAAAACATTAATGGCATATAATAAAGGAATGAGTAAATATGGAAGTATTACTGATATTCCTATTTGTAATTATTATATACCAAATGATTGGACTACATGTTTACAGACAAGTCTTGGCTATATTTATGATGCTACTAGTAAAAGTAGTAACCATAAAATGAAAGCTTCTGATCTTGTTGATGATAATGCAAAACGTGTATTAGTGGCTACATTAAAGAATTATGGTTTTGAAAGACATCATATTAGTAATTTTTTAATGTTTATGGATGATAATGGTATGGTACAAGGTGGAAATGTTAGAAAAACATTTGTTGATAATGTAATTAGAGATTATTTTAATGTGAAGTTTATATGTGATAAGAAAACTAAAAATCTAGTTAGTTCGACAGACTGTAAAAATATCTTTAATGTAAATATAAAAGATATAGTTAGTAAAATATTAGAAAATATGTCGAAGTGGTTAGAAACTAGTAAGTATTATATACATGGTAAAGTTTATAGAGAAGTAATCAAAGATTATAAACCATTAAAAATTGATAATAGTATCATACTAGGATCATGGAATAATATATTATTTGATAAAGTAGAAGGTTCTGCTCCTAGAGTAGAATTAAAACTTATTGGAGGTAAATAATGAGCGGTATATTTGAAACTTTTGATGAAATAACTAAAGAAACTGAAAAAACTTCAAATGAATCTACTGAAAATAAAATTGAAGAAAATACTGAAACTAAACCAGAAGAACCTAAAAATGAAGGTATTTTTGGAGTAATAGATGAAGCAGAAAAGGAAAAAGCTGAAGAAACAGCAAAAGAACAAGAAGGTTCGAAGGAAGAAACATCTAGTGTGGAATCTATTGTAGATTTAAATAATTTGGAAACAGAAGAAAATAAATAAAAATAACACGTCCTTCGGGGCGTGTTTTATGTACCGCAAAAATTTAAGAAAATTGTATAAATTATAATATTAAGGGAGTGAAAAATTGTATGAAATCTGAAGAAATACATAAATTATTTAAAAGAACTATGAGTTTTGCAGCTAAAATATACAAAATAAGACTTACGCCTAAAGATGTTCATTTACCTAGAGCAGAGGTAGTCCATATCATAGATAGACTTATAAAAGAAAATGATAAAGATAAGTCTAGATTTGCTAATGTAAAGGCTTATATTACTGATTTTGAACCAAAAACAGGACATATTACTCTTAAAGTAGTAATGATAAACCTAAGACTTAATAGTATGTATTTTGGTGATGTTGGAAATTGGGCGTATATGAATGGACGTTTTGTGGATCAAAATAGTACTTATTTTTATGAATGGTTTGATGAAAATAATATAAGTAAATATTATACATATAATATTAAAAGAGTATATGATCTTAAAACAGAATGGTTTTTAGATAAATCTGATATAGAGAATTTTGAAGATAACGATTATATAATGATTAGTGAAAAACTTAGAAAATTAGTAAAAGATAATAAATTCTGGGAAAAATATCATTATGTAAAGATAAAGAATAAACGTTATTTTAATATATATTTACGTAATTTTATGTATACATTTAATATTAATATATCAAACCAACTTTATAAATATATGTGGAAAACATATGAAAATCTGAATAGAGAATTTCCTATAGATTTCTATAGAAAGAAAATGAGTGGAGAAGAAATAAAAAGATTAGCATATAACGCAGATTTAGAGCTTAGCATGGGAAGAAAAGATGACGAAGTAGTAAAATTTGAGAAAAGTCTTACTTTGAGTGGATTATTTAATATTAATTGTGCTACTTGGAGCATAATAAATATAAGAGTAAAATATTATGAAAAAGAGGATGATTTTAATAAGGTAAAGCATAATAATCATTATACTACATATCAAAATAAAAGTGTTGATATTATAGATAGATATATATGGCTTAGTGAAATACCAAATTTTACTGGATATGATAGCATATTATTGAAAGGAGAATAATTATGAAAGAATTATTAATATTTAGAGTAGATGACAGTAATAGAATAGAAGTTTTGTATAAAGACCGGGATATGAAAGATTTTGTAAATGTATGTATTACAAAATCTAAAGATTTAAGTATTGTGGAAGATGGTGAAATATCAAGCACAGAAATAAATACCAATATTCTGGAATATATAATGGCTACACAATATAATAGATTAGAAGATGTAAGACCAGAACTTTGCAAGTTTATTAAGTATTTACTTGCAAATCAAGAAGATAATATAAGTAAAAATATAAATACATTTATAAATAAATATCTAAATGATAAATGTAATGTTGGAGATTCTCATATTGTAAAATTTGATAAAAAAGTATTTATTTATAATGCATATTTTAAATTTGAAATAATTAATGGTAAGGTTTATGTATCATGTTATTATAAACATAATGATAGAGAGTTGACATGTTATTTTATAAATAGGAAAATAGACGATTTCAATAAGGATGGAAAATTGAATATGTTAGAGCGTCAAATAGTATATGATTTTATAAAAAATTATAAGTTAAACTTTAATGCAACTAAATTTATAAATGAATATAATAAACTTATAAAAGATATGTATAAATATTCAAAGTTATCGATTCTGTCAACTAGAAATTCTTTGGCAATTGAAAGAGATATAAATATTAATGATATATTATAAGGAGGATAAATGGATACAATAGAAATAAAGCCATTAGATGCCGAAATAGATAAACTTACTATCACATATTGTAAAAATAATGAAGAGCATGTAATGTTCTGGAATAATTATAAAAGCGATATAGATAAGTTAGATTCTGTAGAAAATTTCATTAATGAAATAAGCGGTGACTATAACTTAATATTAGCAGATATTAAAGACCAGCTTTTAAATGAAAAATATGATGAATTTAGTGACTATTTATCCATTATAAGAGATGGAAAAGCTGCTGATAAAACTAATATAAGATTTGTAATGCCTTATAAACCTGGATGGTTCAAATGTGATGTCAAAATTAAATTTATAAAAAATTCCATAGATATTTACATAGTAACAGGTAAAAATAGTTATAGAAATATAAAAATATGTGAATCTATAGGAATAGATGTTACTAAATCTATAGATGAAATAATAAATTATATAAAATCATCAGCTAGTAAAATTTCTAAAATAATATATAAATCTACATATATAGAACCTAGTGATATATTTATGTCAGATATAGTAGAATTTATACTAGAAAAGCTGAATATATTTAAAGATTTAGCATTCGGAACAGATACAGAAATATCAATGGAATTTTGTGATAACATCGAAAATTATAAAAAGGAGATAGAATAATGGATATAACTAAACCGTATATAATGTGTATTGTAGAAAAGGATAAGTTTGTATTTTACTATATAAGTAAAGATAGAGTATGCAATTTTGGATTTATGAATAGAATTGGTATTAAAACAGTTGATCAAATTATTAAAAAGTTTGAATATAATGATATTGATGAGGTATTATTTAAGCATCTTGTGTTTGAAAATAATGAATTTAAAGAATTTTTAGATACTGTATATGCTAATAGTGAGTGTGTATGTAATAGATATAATAGATTCTCATTTATACTTCCAATAGAAAAAGAGCCTATTTATGAACTTGATATAGTATATAAAGCTGGCGAAAAGGATGAAATAGATATTTCTTTAGAGTATATTAATAAAGAATTAGAAAATTTTGATATATGGCTTTGTGCAATATATTCAGATGATGAAAGATTTAATGTAAATTTCATATATAATGAAGATATATCTAAAAGAATTGGCGCTGATATTAATAATAAACTTCATATAATACTTAAATCTGATTATGTAGAATCTATAGTACATCATATTTATGATAATTGTGAAAAATTTATTAATATGAAACCTAAAGAAGGTACTGTATTAAGATATAATTTTACTAAAAATATACAAGAAGGAGAAAGAAATGAATAAAGTTGAAGGATCTACTAGATATATAAATTTGCATGTAAGTTATACTGTCGATACAAGAGAAGATGGAAATGATTATCCTGGCTTCTTTGTAGTTATATCGGAAAATAATAATCAAAATGATTTTCATTATTGGATGGATAAAAAAGCTGCTATTATTAAAGCAATTTATGATGTAAATATGCATGATAATGGCTATATTGTAGATAATAAGACTATATTTGATACTACGTTAAGACTTATTAGAGAATATTTCTTATCAGATTCAGAAATACGTGAAATTTATAGAACATTTGATTTTAATGAAATGTTCTCATTACAAAACTACAGTATTGCATATATTGCATTACTTATGTGGATAAATAATTCAGAATTCTTTAATAGCCAAGCTAAAAGATTGCTAGAATCTGAAAGTAATGAATTTTTAGACGAAATTTATATAAATGAATGGATTAAAAGAACATTAAACTATAATCATTGCTACTGTTCTATTAATTTATATCATACATTCCATGGAGAACCATCTATAGATGATATAGAATCTGAAAATGAACGCAAAATAGTTAATGATATATTAGATTCATTTATATCAGCTGTAAATGATATGATATTCGTATCTGATGAAGAAATGGAAGAAATTGGAGAATTATCTGAACTTTTAGATGATATATCAGAAGGTATGGAAGAAGGAGATTCTATTATTATTAAAGGAAAGGTAAAATCTGATGATGACACACCAATTAACTAATAATATGTATAATTACATATACTAAAGTAATATCAATTCTGAAGCGTTTATACACTGTTTTTACGCGTTTTATTTATTTAGGTATACAATTATATCATTAATATAGTTAAAACGCCTTAAAAGTACCTCTAAACGCTTCTAAATTGATTTTATAATACTAAATAATGTAAAGGAGTGAAAATTGTATGAGTGAAAACAAATACACATCCGAAAATATCAAGGTTTTCGAAGATTTACAAGGTATACGGCATAGACCTAATATGTATATCGGTAATACATTAGAGTCTGGTCTTATTCAATGCCTTACAGAAGTATTCGTAAACTCTATTGATGAAGTCGGGGCAGGACATGGCGATGTAGTAAAAATAAAGCTATTAAATCCTATTGGTTTTGAACTGTCTGATAATGGGCGTGGAATGCCTATAGATCCATTCCAGAATACTGGTATTCCTACAGTTACTATTCTATTTACAAAGCCACATTCTGGTGGTAAAATGGAAGCAAATGGTGTCTATAAGAATGCTATAGGTCAAAATGGTATAGGATGTAAGATAATTAATGCTCTTTCTGAGAAAACTATTGTTGATATTACACGTGATAATACTGTATATGAACAAACATTTAGTCGTGGTTATGAGACTTCTAAACTAGTAAAGACTGATAAAATTGCAGAATATCCGTCTGGAACTAAGATTACTTGGATACCTGATAGTAAAATCTTTAAAGAAGTTATTGAATATAACTACAATAAGGTAAAAGATATGGTACAAACGCAAGCATATCTAAATCCAGGTAATAAATTCGTACTTTCTGATGAACGTACTAATAAATCTGAGACTATTATTAGTGAAAATGGGCTTTTTGATATGATGAAGGGCAGACTTGGAGACGATAAACCTTTATTTAAACCAATTCATATTAAGGCGGAATCTGATAAATATTATATAGAAGCAATCTTTACATACACTGATAATAGCTATGAAGATATGATTTCTTATGTAAACTCTGCTCATGTACCAGAAGGCGGGTCTCATGTACAAGCATTTAGGTCTGGATTTACACGTGCTATTAATGATATATCAAGACAAAATGGCTTTTTAAAGGATAAAGATTCTAATATTGGAGGAAATGAACTTCGTGAAGGATTATCTTGTATAATTTCATTCAAAATGAGTGAACCTCCATTTGAAAATCAAACTAAAACTAAGCTTAGTGCTCCTGATATTATACCATTTATACAAGAAACTGTATATAATAAGCTAATAGCATGGGCAAGTGATAAACCAAAAGAAACTAAAGTACTAGTTGATAGAATATTGCTTACTAGAAGAATAAAAGAAGCTAGTAAGAAGGCTAGAGAAATGGTTCTTGGAACAAAAGCAGCAAAGAAAAGTAACTTAGCATTAACTGATAGTAAACTAGCACATTGTGTTAGTAAGAAACCAGAAGAATGTGAATTGTATATAGTAGAGGGTAGATAATAATCCTATTGCCCTCGTCAAATCTCTCTAATTGCGGGAAGTTACCGTTATAAAGAAATAACTACTACTTATAGGCAGAAATGTACTATAAAACTACGACCGTAATAGTGGTAAGTAGCATAGTGAAAACGTTATTTCAAGGTATAATCGGCGCAGCAAAGCTTCAGCTTTATCTCTAAATATTTAATAAAGGAGGTGAAATAAATGAGTACACCACGATATGCAATTAATCTTAAAGATTTAATAGGAAAAGGTTATAAATTAAATAATTTTGATAAACCTATATATGTAATAGATGCTAAACGTATGGTACCGATTAATCGTAAAAGAAAACATAGTTTAATTTATTTAAAATTTCGTTATTCAAATAAATTTGAAACTATAGAAGTTTGGCATAGTTTAGATGCTATTAATAAAGGTGAAATACGTAATTATCTTAAATTAGGAAAATATGATACTTATTATGGTAAACCATCTGGATTCATAGGGTCTTCTAGTTTACATAATATTTGGATGGATATGCACCATAGATGTAATGATGATGAATATAAGAATCGTAACTACTACGGAAAAGTTAAGGTGGTAGAAGAATGGCGTGTATATCAAAATTTCATCAAATGGGTTAGATCAAAAGAATCTAATTATGATACTAGATGGGTACAAGAAATAGATAAAGATATATTTCAATGGCTTAAACAGCCAGATGAAATTAAATACTATGGGCCAGATACGTGTGTATTCTTACCTAAATCATTAAATAGGTTCTTATCATCTTTTAGTATTAAAAGAAATTATGGGAAGAATTTTGATAAAAGGTATCATTCATTAATGTTTAATGGTAAGTCATTACATATAAATAATTCTATGTTATATAATAATGGTAATAATTTTAGATATTGTAAACATTATACATTTAATGCACTAATTAATTACTACTTTAATACATATCAAATTAATACTAGAATATATGAACAACTTAAAAAGATAAATAATTTTGAATATCTTATTAGTAATGATAATGACATATATAAATATGTACCAGAAGAAACTATTAATAGAATAAATAAATTTATAGATGAACAAATAATAAAAATGAAAATTAGAGATAAAATTATAGAGAATAAAGATGAAGTGGGCCCAGAGACTAGTCAGTTATAATCAGCACTACGGTAGAAAAGTGGTTATAATATATGTAGAGCCAGAAGCGACTAATGGTAAGACGAAAGTGAAAGTCTATTTAAATCGAAACGGGAGAAGAAAAGATATAGTCCGATACATTTATATAAACCAGCTGATTATATAAATGCAGTTAATAAAATATTAACGGGATATAAGTGGCGTTATATTCGAACAGTGGATTCAGCAGCTGGAACAGTTAAAAATGCTAGAGATAGCAAATTTCAAGCAGTATTTCCTCTAAGAGGAAAGATTATTAATGCTGAAAAGCATAATGAAATAGAAGTATACAATAATAAAGAGGTTAAGGATCTTATTATATCATTGGGGTGTGGAGTAAAAGATGATTTTGACATTAAAAAGTTAAAATATCATAAAGTTATACTTGAGACAGACGCGGACGCCGATGCTATGTCTATTCAGTTATTACTTATTACATTATTCTTAAGATATATGCCAGGTCTTATAGAATCCGGACATCTCTATATTGGTCCTTCACCGCTTTTCATTAACACAATCGGAAAGCAAAAGTACTTCACATATGATGAAAAAGAACAAGAAGAATTTCTGTTAAAGCATAAAAATGAAAAGATATCTGACATACAACGTATTAAGGGACTTGGTGAACTTAATGCTGATGTATTTAGAGAACATGTAATGAATCCTAAAACTCGTAGGCTTATTCAAGTAAAAATAGAAGATTTCGAAAAAGCGTCAGAAATCATACACATGCTTCAAGGAAATGATAGTACACATAGAAAAAGACTGATTGAAACAGGTGAGTTATAATGGAAACATATAATATAGAAAGTTTACATGAATATGTAAAATTGGCTACAAAACATATGAAAAAGTTACAAAAAGCTGGAGAATTAATAAAAATGCCTAGTTTGTTGCCAGAAGTATCTGTAACATTGGATAAAGAGACTAGTTCTGTAAATATTGAATTATATATAAATAAACCAATAAATATGTTGAGAGTGGAAATGAAATCGTTTCCACTTTCTAAATTATATGGGAAGAAAAGAAATAAGATGATAAATACCTATCATAAATATTAAAAATTGTATTATAAAGGAGAATGTAAATGAAAGAACTATTTAACATGAATAATATTGTATTTTTAACTGCACTTACTTATATAATATCACAATCTAAAGATATTATAAAATGGATATTTAAGCAATTTATAGTAAGAACTCGTATGGGTATCTTAATACAAGAGAATAAAATGAAAATATCTGAACTTATAGATTGGATTAAACTCAATAGTAAGTACCCAAAAGATATAAGAATATTAGAAAATAACATATTTATAGGGCGTACTGCAGATTTTAGTAATCTAAATTTTGGTTATTATGTAATAAAAATAGACAGATTTACTTGGATGCTTATATGGAACTGGTATGAAACTAGTGCTGGAGGGTTGCAACAATTCTTTAATTGTGATATATTAGGAAAGAATAGAGATAAATATTTCCAAAGTATGAAAGATTACTTACTTCCTAATAAGAAAGAAAACATCATAAGATTTACAGCAGGTGTATCTGTAGATGATATTGATAGTGTACTTATAGATAAAGTAACTGATAAAAAGATATTTGGTTCTCATGTAGTACAAATAGAACATATTATAGATGGATTTTTAAAGAAAAAGGACATTTATGATAGATTTGGTAAGAAATTTAAGCTAAATATACTACTATATGGAAATCCAGGTACTGGGAAAACTAGTATTATTAAATATATTGCAAATAAGTTTAAATTTGAAAAAGTGCATTATATAGACAAAATGTTTGCTCGTAATGATGATAGCTGTATTATTTATAATACTAAAAATATTATAGAATGGTATGAGAAAACAGGTAAACCATCATTACTTATAATAGAAGATATAGATAAATCTGTTCTTAAAATAGGTGGAGATAATGAAGAAAATGAGAATAAACCTAAGAAAATAGTAGGAATGGATGGTTATATTAGAAATGCAGTACATGGAAGTCTTACTGGGAGTGGAGAAGTTCTTAATAATTTAATGCAATTTCTCGATAGTAATACAAGCCCAAATGGAGCTATTACTATAATTACTACTAATAATAAGCAATACTTACCAGAACCACTTATTAGACCTGGTAGGCTGGACTATATGATAGAAATAGGTAATATTTCATCAGAAGAGGCGAAGGAAATGGTAAAGTTTTATGGTAGTGATATAGAAATAGAAGATCATGACTATAATCCAGCAGAATTAGAAAACAGAATCTTTCAAGAAATGATATCAAAGGAGTAGGATAATGAACAAACATATAAGAATGTAAGAATGGCACTAAATTCATCTGCCATTATTGTGAATTCTAGTTGGGAAGCAACTTGTTTTAATATATTGGAGTACTCTAAAAAGATTCGTAGACATTGGAGAAGAAGTGATGTACTTAAATTAATGCATTTAATTGAAATTGCTGATAATTTTAAATCATATACATTCTATGTAAATGTGATAGAAAAGTATGGACTTAATAAACTATTACAAAAATATATGAATAGGATATTTAGATATCGTAGAAAATATATCAGAATTTCATCTACTAATCATAATAATGGTAGAATTTATAGTGATGAAACTATCAGAAAATATATTAAAGATGGTATAGATCTACACATTAAAACTGGAGAAACAAACCATCCTAAAGAAGTTTCTGGAAATAATAAAGGTTTAAATATAAAATTTACATTAGATAATCCTGATGATCCTGACGATGAATCTAAAAGAGTTGATTATGATGAAGCTGAGTTTAAACGTAAAATATTAGAAGCTATACATAAATGGAGAATATATACAGGAGATAATAGTCCTGTCAATATTAAAGCAAGCAAAGGTGATGAAGTATGAGCCGTATTAAAAGAATAAACTTTAAAGTTAGTAAGCCTAAATATATGGTTATACGTAGACCTGCTATGTGGTATGATAGTATTACCAGAGTGTTAAAGATACGTATTAGAAGATTTCATAAACCTAAACATATTATAAACCTAATAGATCACACAATGGACCAGTATGAAAATAAATTATATAGGTTATGTCATTTAATAGCAAATGACGATAAACGCTTTAATACATATGAAAAGATTATAGAATTTGCAATAAATAAGTATGGTCTTAGAAAATATATAAATAAAATGGAGGATGACTCATGGAAAGAAAATTTAATTCAAAAACACAAAAAAGTAATAGAGGATTCGAAGGGAAAAGTTATAGCAGAAATACCTTTAGAGAAAACAGAAAAAACGACAAAAAGTCTAGTAATAAGGGAGTTATAAAGAAGGCAAAATTCTTAATAGGACCTATGCTTCCGTCTAAAAAAGGCGTGCTTGCTACAATATTATTAAAGAAATATATAGAAAATAATTATTTAATAGACGAAGAATTCATTATGAATAATAAAGTTATAATTGATAAGTTATTTGATGGTAAACTTGTTAATTATGAGACTAAAATGTTAGAAATACTATCTAGAGAAAAGAATTGTACTATTAGAAATAGTTATTATAAAAATGTATTCTATAATCTAACAGCAATAATTCTTACAAAGGAATTTGAGCAATTAAAGAAATGGGGACCTAATTATCTAAATAATATTGCTAAAATATCAGAACTTTTTAATAAAAATGATATTATGAAACCTATTTCTGATAGAATTATGGGATTTTATAATACTGCAAATAACATAATAAATAAAGGTAAAATAGAAGGTTCCGATAAAGAAGATATAAAAGAAGCTATGAGTCATATTAATATTGATGGAGTAGATGCGTCTGAACTTGGATTTATTCAAAAGGATTTAGTAGAAAAATTTAAAATTTATATGGAAAATCCATTAGAATTTACTAGTATTCATATAGGATTACCAAATTATTCTAATTGTGTGTTATTCTTTAATAAACCTATAGATGAAGCATTATTATCTGCACTTCCTACAGATTATAGAAAGATATTATTTAGTTCTATCTATAATTTTAAATTATTTAATACAGATAATATAGCAATTATTAATAGAAATATATTGGATGAAATGATGGATGATAGTGAAACTGCTTATATTTATAATAAGTTATTTGATCCAGAACTTTTAAAGAAACCAGTTAAAAAAGGTAATAAAATAGGAGGTAATAAGAATGGGAACATGGCAAAATATAAAAAATCTAATAGGTCTTGGAAATAATATAGTAAAAGCAGGAAGTACTGCATTAAATATATTAAATAAAGTTAGTAATAGAAAAGTGATAGATTATAAGGTACCTGATATGGTACCTGAATCTGATGAAATTACTAAAATTGAAGGATATTATGTAATAAATATGAAATCTGCTGTTAAAAAGATAACATTAGCAGAATATGAATCAAATAGGCTGGATTTAGAATGGCTTTATAAATATCTTAAAGAAGCATTAGAAGCTACTACATATTTAATAGAAGCAAATTATTTCTATAGAAAAAATGTATTAAGATTAGATAATATAGGAGATACTATAGATTATTATATGAATAGTGCATATTATATGAAATCTGATATGTATTATTATAGAATAATGCTAAATAAGCTTATGGAACAAATAATGAATGATATAAGAAATATGAATACTTCTGAGTTTAAAGTTGATAAAAGTATAGAAAAAATTATAGAAATCTTAGCTATTGAATAATTACATATAATAGACTAGATATACAATTAAAAATAATAATATTTTAAAGGAGTGATTTGAATGAAGAAAGTTGTATTAATGTTAATGTTGGTTATTGGAGTTGTTAGTTTTGGATGTCAAGACCCACCTGTAGAACCATTTGGTCAATATATGGAAGGTCAATATAATCAAAATGGAGAACCGCTTTTTAGAGTAAACCCAGGAATGTTAGTAGTAGAATATCAATACCCATCTGGTAGAATGATTAAAATTATTACTAATGGAAATGGGTCTGTATATGCTATACCAAACGAATATGATTTAAAAGGTGATTCTAGAGTTATATTATATGAATATGAATATAATAAAGATATATGTGCTGGATATATGTCTTTAGATGGTGAACATATAAAATCAAAGTATGATTTAATGAATTAAAATAGGAGTAAAAATGAAAGAAAAGATTAAATCCAAAAAGAAATTTGACGATGAAATCGATGAAGAAAATATTAAGAAGAATAACAAAAAGAAGAATAAAGTTAATAAAAAACATAGTTTTAGAACAGATAAAAATAATTTGGAGGTAGAATAATGAAGAAAATCTTAATGACAATTGTATTAATGCTTGCTTTTGTAGCATGTGATGATTATGCTAAATATCACGACTTTTCTAACGATCCAAGGGGAAGTCGACTTTTAACTGCAAATGAATTAGTGTATACAAATTCTATAGCTGGGTGGTATACAGACGATGGTAGTAACCTTATAGTAGCGATACCATTGGTTTATGGTAGTGATGCAAATAGAATAGAAGAATATTATTTCTATCCCTACACTAATTCTAATGGCTTTAAAACAGATATTTTAGTATTAAAACTTAAAAGTGTAAAAGAATAAAAAAGGAGAATGATAATTATGAAGAAAATTGTATTAATATTAGGAATTTTAGGAATGTTAACAGGATGTATACCATTAGATAGTCAATACTATGGAAGTAGTAACTATCAAAGCGGAGATATTCATGAACGAATCAAAAAAGCTTATGGAGTTAAAGAATCTAAAGGAAAAGCTAGATGGGATATCAACTATGAAGATCTTATGTATTAGGAGGATATATGAATAATATATTTAATATCATAGAAGAAACTAATAAAGATAAATTATTAGAAAGAGATAAGAACTTTTTAATAAATGAATGTGGCATGGAATCTGTAGTTGTTAATAAAATGTCAGCATCTGAAATAGTTAGAAAAGCTGAAATTGAAAGAGTATCTAAAAAATTGCTTAAAAGATTTCATAAACTTTATGAGGCTTTGGCATGAAAATAGTAGCATATGAAGATTTAATAGAATGGGTTAAAAATATAATAAAATAATAACATTTAGGAGGAAATAGAATATGAAAAAATTATTAATATTATTAGGACTTTGTGGAACTTTGGTAGCATGTGGAAATTCTGAATTAGAATCTATGAAAAAGGAACTTGAAGAAGTTAGATCTGAAAATCTAGAACTTAAAGCTTTTCTAGGATCAGAAAATGGTCCTAATTATAGTATGGAAGATATAGAAAAGATATCTAAAGGTGAAGAAATAGCACAGAAAGATGGAGAATCTGATTATGATAAGGTTAGAGATTCTGTTTATGCAGATAAGGCTCAAGAAGATGCTCAATATGTAGCACCTGTTGGAGATAATAGATATTTCAAGCAAGAAGAAGATATGGTTTTACCTATAATGGAATTATATCCAGGAGATCCAGTTGATGGAGATAACCCAGATGGACATCATTTCTATACTGGTTATTATGAAGGATATGGTGATATGGTATATCTATCATTAGATACAGATTATCAAATTGAAGGTATATATGCATATAAAGTATTTCCATCAAAGACTACTCTAAACGGTTCTAATATTATACTTAGATTAAAACGTAAAAAATAGGAGGAACAAATGAAAAAATTATTATTAGGGTTAGGTTTATTATTATCAGTTACTGCTTCAGCAAATCAATACTGTAAAGTTGTATCTATTGGTGGTCTCAATAGAGGACAACGTGAAGCAGCTATAAATAAAGTGATCAGACAAGAACAAGATGGACCAGGATTATCTATACTTACAGATATAAAGATAGATAATGGGTATGTTTATCTAGTATTTACTGATGACAAATAGAAAAATAATGGCGGGATTTGTATAAAGTCTCGCCTTTTTATTTTTATTACCTTAAAATTTATACAAATTTAATCTTAAAGTTTTAAAACAAATTCAAATATAATGAATTTTAAAATCGGAGGAATTGTATTATGAACAAATATCAAACAGTCAAATTGGAAGAATACGCGATAGATGCGTTAGTTCGTTATTCTAACTATGTGCTATACAATCGTATGATTCCAAATGTTCTTGACAATAAAACCCCAGTCCAACGTAGATGTTTATATGTTATGTTTAAAGAGGGGATACTTTCAAATTCTAAACCTAAGAAACTCAATACTATGGTAGGACTTTGTATGAGTTATCACGCACATGGCGACAGTGGAATTAATGGAGCATATGTTACTATGAGCCAAGAATGGAAGCAAAATCAAGTATATTTCGATATTGATGGTAATCGTGGTAATGTATTTGGGGATTCTGCTGCTGCTGGAAGATATCTAGAAATAAAAATGAGTAAATATGGAGAAGAAACATTTACTCATGAATTATCTCCAGATATCGTCCCATTTCAACAAAATTACACAGATACTGGTATGGAGCCGTTAGTACTCCCAGCAGTAATTCCAGATATATTAGTAAATGGAAATTTTGGTATTGCAGTAGGATATACTACAAATTTAATACCTCATAATGTAATAGATGTTGTAAATGTATGTAAAGCGTATGTAAATAATAGGAAAATATCAGTAAAAGAGCTTGCAAACATAATAAAAGCACCAGATTTTCCATTAAAAGGTACTATTGTAGGAGATGGATATAAAAATGCATATATAACTGGAGTAGGGTCATGTATTCAACGTGGTATATGGAAACGTATAGATGATGGTAAAGATTGTTATATAGAAGTTACTTCTATTCCATATGACACCACAACAGAGCAATTTATTAATAATGTAAAGAATCTTGCTATTAAAGCAGAGCAAGGAAAGATAGTATGCCATATTATATCATATGAAGACCATAGTAATATGGATGGAATTTCTATAAAATTGAAGCTTGATAGTCCAGAAAACTATGATAATGCTGTATCACAACTACTTAGTAATACATGTCTTGAAGTAAAACATCAAATGGTTCATAATGTTATTATGAATGGTAAGTTTAGAACTGGTGTAAATCTACTAGAAATAGTAAGATCATTTGTAGAATTTAGAGAAAAATGTTTATATAATAGATTTAAAACAGAACTCAAAGATGTATTAAAACAAATGCATCTTATAGATGGAGTATTGATTCTTAATAAAAATAAGGTAAAAAATCTACAAAGATTGATGGAAGAAGTAAGACAAGCTAAAAATAAGCAAGATTCTATACGTCGTGTAATGAAAGCATATAATCTTACATATGAACAGGCTGAATATATAGTAATGCTACGTGTATACAGGCTATCAAATATGGAGCTTGATGATTTATTATCTGAGTATAAGAAGCTAGAAAGACGTAAAGCAGAGTTAGAAAAGCTTACAATTGCATCTAGAAATCAATACTTAGATAAATATATGCTGAATGAATGGGACCAATATGTAGTAAAATTCGGTACTACTAGACGTAATAATATAATTGAAAAGGATAATCTTAATAAAGCTGCTAGTATTATTCCATGTAAAGTATGGCTTATTGCAAATGAAAAGTCATATAATATGCTTGTAGGAGCTAAATATAAGGGAACTATAGGTATAAATACTCATACTAATGGTCTTATTTATATAATTACTGAAAAAGGGTATATGTATGTGGTAAAAGTAGCAAAAATTATGCGTAATCCTAATATAGATTTAAGTACTATTATAGATTTAAGACGCGAAGATAAAATAGTTGGAATATATACTACAAATCACAATAATGAGGATTTATCTATAATATTACAAGGTGAATTTAAGCTTAAAAAGTATATAATAAAGCCTGGAACTACATCTGGAATGCATGGAAAACGTATTTGGAATGGTGGAAATTTAGTAAATACGATGGAGAAATATAATAGCTTTTATCTAGTAAATGATAAATATAGAATAAAAGTAGATTTAAATAATATAGAAAATAATGTATATTATAGTTATTTTGGAATTACTAAACATAAAGGTCAATTTATAGTAATGTAAATATATGCGTTTTAACGCGTTTATAGGGCATAATTACGCGTTTTATAATTTAATTATATAATTTATAGTCTATATAGTATAAAACGCGTAAAAACGGTACTACAGAGCTTTAAAATTGATTTTAGAGGAGTGATTTATGATATATTTAGCTATAGCACTAGGAATACTATTATTAATAGCAATAATTTATAATGAAATCTTACTAATAAGAGCTACAAAAACTGCGATAAATAAAATAGTAAAAGATATACTTAAAAATTATAACTGGAGGAATAAGAAATGAAAAAATATGATTTATTGATGGCTAGAGTAATGAGTGATTTGGAATGTGATAAATTTGATAGTGAAGATAAGTATTATAATATGCTTGATAATGAAGTAAAAGATAAGAATAATGACATATTAATGAGTAAACTTAAGCTGAGTAACATAATGTTTAAGTTTGAAGAAGTAGAAATACCAAGTTTATTTAAATTCATAAAAGATAATATAATTAATAATGATATTATTAAAACTAATGATATTGGTAGTGCTTCTAGTAGTTTTGATAGTTTAATGGAATATTTCGAATGGGGAACTCCTATATATGAACTATTGGATAAACTTAGTGTTAAATTAGGAAAATATTACAATTATAGTAATATAGATACAAGAATATTAAAGATAAACAAGGATGAAATTAGTGCAGAATTGTTGAAACTCCATAGAATGATAGACCTAATATGCAAAGAAGATCCAGAATTTGGTCTATTAAAAGAAACATTACATGGATTTAAACTATATAATCCATTCGCAGATATTATTTCATTTATAACAGTGGAAGATTTACCAGAAAAATATAAAAATCTTGATATGAAAAAGCTAAATGATATAAAGAATATAGCATATAGAGCACAAACTAATAATAATACAAGTGTGCTTAAATTAAAATCATTTGATGAAATACTTGGTGATGCTGAATGATATTTGGATTAATATCTATGATAATTAATATAATATCCGTATTTATATCTATAAATGTGTTTAAACGTAGTGCTAGATATGGAATTATGTATAAAAAGTTATATGAAAATACATATAAAATAGAAAATGAAATGAGAAATGAATTAAATAATGTTAAATTACCAGAAGATGTTACAATACAAGAAGTAACTAAAGCTATAACAGATCATGCTGATATGATAAGAGTTAAATATATGGATAATATGAAAGAATATACAAAATATAGTATTTCAACTTTATTTCTTATATTATTTAATGGTATTTTACTTATATTTAATATAATTCATTATCAATTATGGAAATATGTGGTAATAATGATATTAAAAATTTGGATAAAAATTATAGGAGGATAATCATGTTAAAATTTATGTATATACACAATGAAATATTTATAACATTATTTTTACAATTATTTGTATTATTAATGTGTATTGTATTAAATAATGATATTAAAAAGGAAATACAATATAATTTAGTAAGAATCAGGGCTGGATATAGAGATATAACTAAGAACAGGGCAATAGGATTATTAGTAGAAAGATTCTTTTTGGATATTATGACACTAATGTTTCTATTATTAGTATGTGCAAATTCTTATAGAATAATTACTTACATATAATAAAGAAATAATATGAAAGGTGAGTGATAAAATGTTTAAAGAATTAGAACACACATTAAATGAATTGGATAAACGTCGTAAAGATTATCCTGGGACTATTATTACAGAATTTAGAGGTAAACTTAGCAGAAAGGATGTGTTTTATAATCCTCGAGAAGGTAGGGATTTAATATTAAGGATATTAAATAACTATAAGTTTAGTGAACATGATGTTAGTAACATGAAACCAAATGTGTTAATTATATTTAATGATCAAGAGTATGTATGTACTATAGCAGGTTTTAGAACAAATGATAAAAGACATAAATATAGTAATAGACTGAATAAAGATGGTTATTATGATTGGATTATGAAGGATTCTTATACGGTTGCAGATATAATTAAACATACAACTATTAAAGAATTTTTAAGTGAAAGAATTACTATAGATGTAAAGCAAGGTGTATTTGATAAGTTATGCGATAAATACACGTATGATATAACTCACGGGATGTTAACACATAAAATATATAGTACTACACCAGAGAATGTATCAGACCCTTATGCTGATTCATTATCTGATTCATTTATGAGAATATTTGATAAAATATTTGGATAAGGAGATGTTTATAATGGAATTAACAGATGATATGAAAGATTATATTAGAGCAGAGGTTAAAAGTACACCAAAAAAGATAGTTAAACATGAAATGGTAGGATTTGGAACTCATGCAAAAGATATATTTATATGTGACGAGACTACTGGTATTAATGATTATATAGTTACTGCGTATGTAGTTATAGATGAAAGAGATGCTTGTTATAATGCAATACACGACGATAATGATGATAAAAATGATGATTTAAAAGCTTTATCTGAGATTGGATGTGATTTCTTTGGAACTTCTGTGTATTATACTGTACCATGTAGTGAAATATACTGTAGAAAAGATAAAAAGATAGCTGGAATTGCAGTTATAAAATCATATTTAATAGAATATATGTTTGAAGATAAACCAGAAGGTTGCACAGTAGAAAATTGGTTAGATTTTATAGATAAAGATGCAATTTATGTTGAAGTCGAATCTATAATTAGAAAAGCTGCACAGTATTTAATAGATAAAGAATCAAAATAATAAATGGAGATCGATGTTCATGAATAATGAAAATAATATAATAATTGATGCTAGAAATAGAAAAGATTGTGAAAAATTGGAGGCTGCTGTTATAAAACAGCCTCTTTCTACCCAGCTATATACAGTAAGATTTACAGATAAGTTTCGTATACATACAGATGGAGTACATGCTCTTCTTAATATATATTTACAAGAAATATATGCATATTATAATTTACCATTAAAACTTAGAGCAAAACTTATATATAGAGGAGATTATTCTAAGGGAGTTCCAGATAAATATCGGCAATTTGTATGTGATAATGTAATAAATATACTAAAAGATAGAGAAATTCACTTATATTTTTTATTGGGTATGGTAGTTGCATGTTTTCACCAACTTAGTATGAAACTTAGTATTACTATTAGTATGGACCATAGTTTATGGGGATATATAGATGCATATGATACACATAAAGAATTTAGAAATCTTATGGATAATCCACTAATAACAAGACTAGACCCACCATGGGTTGTGCAAGAAAAGGAAGATCAAATAGTAAAAATACTTAAATCTGCTGAAGTATATCCTATAAACTTAATGTTTGAAGGCGGTGTGAAGATAAATGCAAAACAAGCTCAAGCATTGGTGCAAATAGGTCCTATGCCAGGTTATATAGATAAAAATAGAACTCAACATAATGTACTTGGTGGAATTCTTAATGGGATAAGACTTCCAAAAGACCTATTTCAAATGGATAATAGTGGTAGGCTTGTAATAATATCAGGTAAAACTGAAGTTAAAGACCCTGGTACTATTAATAAACATATAGGAATACCATTATCTACATTCAAACTTAATGACGACCTTACTAGAGAAGTAATACATGATTGTGGTACAAAACTAACATTTCCATGGCATGTAAATGGTAAAGAAGATCTTAAATTCTTACGTTGGAAATATCTTTATAAAGATGGAAAGAATATAGGATATATAAATCTAGATAGGACAGACCTTATAGGTCAAGATATAGAGTTTCGTAGTGCATTATTTAATTATGGAGATACAATATGTGAAGAATGCATGGGTTATATGAGTGATTTCTTACAAGATACTAAAGCATGGAAAGCTTCTGCTTATATGTATGTAATGGATATAATAGGAGCTATTGTACAAAATCTTATAAGTATAAAGCATAATAATAGTGCTAAAATGCTTGAAACTCATGTTTATTTTAGAAATAAATTGTATACTTTGAAAGAATTCTATGAACAAATGAAGACTATATTAAAAGCGGTTGAATTTGACTGGCTTAGATTTATTAAAGGAACTATTGTAGAATTTATAGGATTTTCTCATGATATTGAAGAAAAACCATTTACTAAGAATTGGTATTTAAAGATTAATGGAGAAATAGCTGTATTTGATACTCCATTATACGTTCCAGAAAGTGATGACATTGAGCATAAAGGATGTATTCAATATTATATTCCTAATGATAGTGTATTTATTAAGGCAGAAGATCTTAAAATTATGCTTAAAAAGCATAATAATGAGCCTAAAGTACATAAAGAAATGTGGACTCAACGTTATAAAAATAGTCCGGCAATAAGAACTAAGTATTTTAGTCAAGATGAAGATTATAAGAATATGTCTGTTAGAGATCAAATAATTGCATTCTTTAATTATTGTCGTGAAGTAGCGCATTTTGACCATATTATTTATTATGAAGCACTTATATATGGACTTATGCGTGATGGTAATGATAGTAGTAAACGTCTTTCTAAAGATAGCACTTCTGTGCAATTCTATAATATAGGAGATATACTTAGAACTCCTGGTCTTACTAATGCACTAAGTGTAAAACTACACCATGGATACATAAAGAATAATATATTAGTACCAGATATGGAAGTAGAACCATCAGAATTTGATGTAGTTTATAATAAATTATTAGATAGAGAACCTGTAAAATATAGTAATGAAAGTGATTTTACTGATTTTGATGGTATAACAGACTAAAAACATAGTCTTGTATATACCTGTTTTAACGCATTATAAGGCCTATATACGACGTTTTAGCGTTTAGCTATATAATTTATAGTCTATTATATATAAAACCTCTAAAATAGGCCTATAAACGCGTTTAAATGGAAATTAACGATATACTTTAAAGGAGAAAAAGATGAACATTGAGACTAGTACAAGTTGGTGGATACATAAAAATGAATTCAAACCTGATACATTAATCAACTTGAAAGCAAAAATGTCCGTATTAAGTTTCCGAGATAATGATGAAATACCAAAAGCCATATTTGAAGATGGGGACTACATAATAATACCAAAGATTAAAAAAGCAATTCTTGATAGTATTTTAAGAAAACCACTAATATTTAAAGATCAAAAAGCTCCAGTAGTAACAGAAATGCATAAATGGAACAAGATGAAATGGAAACCATTAGCTCATCAAATACCATTAATTGATAATATTTGCAAGATATTTAGTGATAGAAATGAAATAGAACAGCGTGTTTTCTTATGTGCTAAACCAGGCCTGGGAAAGACATTTATGACAGCAGATATTATTAATAAGCTGGGACTTAAGTTTATTTTTATTACATATAGTAGTAAACTTGTAACTCAAAGTTATGAAGATTTCTGTAAATATATGGGAAAAGATGGAATGCTTTGTCTTAGAAACGGGTCTGATTTTGAAGATATAAATTGGAAGAAAGTCTCTGGTCTTTTTTTAACTCATCGTATGGTACAAAGTCTGATTAATACTTATGGTATTTATGAAGTTATTAAGAAATTTATGTTGGATATGAATGCAAATATAAAGATAATAGACGAATGTGATAGAGAAGTTGGAAGTACTTATATGTTAGAATGTTTTGGTAATTTTAGCCATAATTTATATCTAACAGGTACAAAATTTAAGAATATAAGGCAAGACGATGTGATTTTCCAAGCTATTTATAGACATGTTCACACATTTGGATCTGATGTAAAAGTACCAAATAATAGGAATTGTTATATAGTAAAGTGGAGATTTAATCCATCTAGAGACGAACATTTTAAGATGAGTTTATATGAAGAACAGCTATTTAAGATATATTATAATAATTATCTAGCAAATAAAGATGTATTTTTAGATTATATTATGTGGAAATTTTATCTTCAAAAAGATGGAATTATAAGAAAAATGCTCAATGAAGGTGGCAGTATAGTACTTTATTGTGGAAGAATAGAAAATTGTGAAATAATAAAGAAAAAGCTTATAAATAACTTTAAAATAGACGAAAATGATATAGGAATTTATAATAGTAGTATATCACAAAAGGATAAAGAAATTGCAGAAACTAAGAAATGGATAGTAACTACAACAGAAAGTATGGGAAGAGGTTATGATAATCCTAACTTACGTGTGTTGGTATTTTTAGAATTTAATTTTGGTATTAGTAGTTATATACAAAATATTAGCCGTGTTGCTAGAATTGGTGGCAAAGAAGGCTATGTTATAGAGGGACTTGATACTTCTTTCTGGAAAGTAGAAGCAAATCACAAGAAAAAACTAAATCTAGGTATATATAAAGATTATTACAAGCAAATAACATATTTTAATATACCTGATGCTATACAGGCTAAGTATATAAATGGTTATAGACCTGATAGTGAGAGAGCAAAAGAAATAAGAGAAAAGATGGTTAAATTTAAGAAGAAACAACAAATTCACAAACTTATATGAGGTATTTAATATGACAAAAAAAGAAGAATTAGAATTGGAAGATTTTCTGAAAAAAGTAAGTACTCCTCCAGATATAGAAACTCATACTAGAAAAGCTAATCTTTTTATGTGTAATGATGTAATATTTAGTAGAGATATTCATGTATTAGATGTTTTAACACAACATAAAGATGATATTAAAGAAGAAGATTGGAATAAATGGAAAAATGATATATTTAAGATAATTAATAATCCTAGAATAAGCCCGCTAGTAGGAATAAGAGAAACAGAGTTTGGATTAGAATTATTTACTTATAATAATAGTGTAAATGTAGTAAAAACCTTTATCCATAGTAAAGCAAATAGTTTTATTTTGCAAAATGTTGCTATTGAAATAAGAGATAAGTATAGAAATGTATGGAAAAATACTATTCCTAGTAAACCTAATGTTATAATAAATGATATAATAGAAAGTTTCAATAGTTTTATTATTGTAGAAGATATGTTTGATGATTTAGAAATATTAGGAAATATTATAAATATTACAGAATATGTATCTAAAATAATAAATTTTAAGAATATAAAAGAATTTATAATGAAATATACTGATAAAAATGAAGAACTTTATACTAGATGGTTTACTGATATACCATGGAAAATAGAAGAAGAATTGAAGAATATAGGAATTCCAGATGAAAATCTTAAAAGATTATATGTGGAAACTATAATATTAACTATGAATATAAATACTATGGATTTTTACTATTATATACAAAATAATCCAAATAAACAGATATTTCCTTTACTTATATATGAAATATTTGATGATTATGGAAATATTATGAAAGTATTTTCGTAAATAATAAGATTACCCCAATATAGATAATAATTCTATATTGGGGTTTTATTTTTTTTTACCTTTTTAGAATATATGAGGATATATTACTAATTTAATGATTACATATACTAATATGAAATATAATATGGAACTATCATATTATATTTCTATCTCAAACTACGACTTTGAGAAATATTAGTATAAGGGAGGTGGTCCTCCATGAATAATCTTCTTAATACATATAAGAATGATTATAGTAATTTCATAGATTCAATTTCTAATATGAATATTTATGATCAATTAGGTCATGAGTATTATTATTTAAGTAATAAGTTAATAGAAATTGAAAATGATATGGGAATTGATTTTACTTTAGAAAAGAAATCTGTTAAAGAATTCTTAACTTCTAAGAAAAATCAAATTAATATCAATGAGATTGCTAAACATGCATCATAATATTAATTTATAATATTGAATATCTGTAGATAGTTCCTATAGATATTCTCTTACATTTTAATGTTAAAATAATCATTAAATGTATAAAAACAGAATACACGAAGGAATCGCGACTTAGCGTTTTAATGATTACATATACTAATATAGATATGACAAATAATAAATATAAAATAAAATTAAAAAAAGGAGTTGATTTATATGTCATTATTAAAGAAAATTGGAATTGGAACTGGAATAGGTGTTGTTGTATTAGGATTAGGATATCTTGGATATAAGAAGTTACGTGGGAAAAAAGAAGATTCTGAAGAATGTAAATTTGATAAAGAATTTGATAAGAAATGTATTCCTACAAAAGAACAATTAATGCAACTTATAAGAGAAGATGAAGAAATAATAAAAAATTTAGAAACTCTTCATTATTCAGAAGATGCTATTGCACCTTTCAGAAAATCAGTTGAAGAAAGAAAAGCTTTATTAAAAGAATTAATGAAATAATGTTGTAAAAGAGAGTATATATTCTGTACTTGTGTATACTCTCTTCTTATTGAAGAAAGTATGAAGGAAATAAAAAGGAGGAATAATAAATGTTTAAAAAATTATTAAAAGGTGCTGCATTAGTTGGATTGGGATATGCAATTTATTATATTGGGTATGGATTCGGATTACATAAAGTAGATCCAGTATTACAACAGTTGGATAAAGATTTGAAAGATGGAAAGATTTCTATCGCTGACTATCAAAAGAACGTACGTGATAGAATGCATGAAATAGAAGGAGGAAGATAAATATGAAAATGAATGTAGATTTAAATAAAATTGCACAAAAAGGAATTGAATTTGTTAAAAATAATCCAGTACTTTGTATTGGAACTACAATTGGAGTTTATATTGCAACAAGAAATTACATAAGAATTAAAAGAATGGATCAAGAAATTCAAAGAATGAAAAGTAATCAATTTGTAAAAGATAGTATGAACTTATTTAAATAATAAAAATAAAGAGAGTATTTGAAATACAGTACTCTCTTTTATAAAATTCTAGAAAATCCGGAGGACATATGATTAAAGAAAATATAAAAATTAAAAGTTTTGAGGATAAAAATAAGAATCAACAATTTTTAAATAAATGTAAATTACTAATTGTAATTTGTTTGGTTATAATAGGTTATTTAGTATTTCAATATTAATAATTTTAAAATAAATGGAGGTAATAGTATGAAAAAGATATTTGGAGCAATAGGGATTGGAATTTTAGCAGGTGCAGTAGTTGGTGGATATATGGCATGGAAGAAAAATAAGAAAATTGATGAAGAAATTAAGGAAACATCTGAAGGTATAGAAAAATCTACAGAAAATATAGAACAAGGTTTAAATAATGTAAATGAAAGATGTAAAGATTCAGTTGAAAAACATGCAGAAAAAGCATTCGCTGAAAATTTAAATAAAATGAAAGATGAAGTTTTAGAAAATATTGATAAACTTGAAGAAACTAAAGAACAAGCTTATCAAAATATTAAAGCAAATCATGAAAAATTAGATAAAGCTATTAAAGCATCTGAAAATATTAAAGATGCTGAAGTAGTTGAAGAAAAGAAAGATAAAGTTGATCTTAAAGCTGAAAATGAAAAAATTAAGAAAGATAATGATGAATTTATGAAAAAAGAAGCAGAAATTCAAGAAAAACAAGATCAGCTTTCTAAAGAACTCGATAAACTTAATAAATCTATAGAAAACATGTAAATTTAGTAAAATATAAACGGACTTTACATCCGTTTATATTTTTATTTTATTATAGAATGTACGAAGGAAAGTGTACTTTTCTTGATAATCTGGTTTTATCAAAGCTCAATTTCGAACAATCAAACTGTTAATTTTAAACAATTTTATTACTAAAAAGGAGGTTTTTATATGAAATTAGGAGATAATTTGCGTATTTATCGTGATATTATCTTTGACAATGTATTTCGTTATGCATATGAAAATTCTATTCCAAAACCTATGCTTACTACTGTAAATTCTGAATGGATTGGAACTAAATTTGATGTTTCTAATATGGAAAACGATCTGCATTGGGATATCAGAGATGATCTTAAAAATCTTAATATGTATAATGATATTATTAAATATTGTGATAAATATGTAATATTACCTGATGTTTTTAGTATGAATCCAATACCGATAACATTTGAACGTAATCAATACGATATGGATAGACGCAATATAGTAATTATTAATAATAAATTATTCGAACTTTATGATATAGGTAAGAAAACTTTTAAATATAATCATAATGGAAAGCTATATTATTTCTTTAAAGAATCTGAAATGGAAGGATTTTTTGATAATATAGTAGAAAATAATAATAATTTTATATCTTCTATGTATATAAATGAGTATGGATGGGCTTCTGATAAGATAAGTTCTAGCTGGATAGAGAAGTATAAAGATGATAAATTACTAAAAATATATATTAATAAGGATAATAAAGCATCAGAAGATCCAAATGATCCTATACTTGGATATAATCATAACCAAAATAGACCAAACTTGGCAGGAATTTGCTTTGCATATCCATATATAGAGCTAGATTATAGTAACATATCTTTAGATAGTTTTCCTGATATTCCAGGACATAAATCTATTGGATGGCGTGATATGGGGATGAGACCTAAATGGTTTAATATGGAAAATGGACGTTATAATATATATGATCCAGATAGTATTATGACTACTACTGCGTTTGTATTGCTTAAAGATGGTTCTTATTACGCTGAAAATCTATATAGTAACCCAGTAGGTAAATATGTAGAACGTGTAGGAAAACATAATATAGAAGTAAAGCAAGACCCTAATATAAAGAAAGTATTTATGTTTATAAAACCATATGGAAAAGCAGAATTTGTAAAACCTGATACTACATATTATGAAGCATTGAATAAAAATCAACGTGCTGCAAAACATATGCGTAAATATGCTTGTAGAACTGATAGATTATATGAATATTTACTAGGAAATACATGTATGTGTGTAGATGATATCATCAAGTATGGATACGAATATGATCTTGATGTATTAAAAGTAATACAAAATTCATTTCCACATATAGTAGATCTTGATAATAGTGCTATTATATTAGATAAATTCTATGGTTATAGTAATAAGCTTCCAGAAGATCATCCTGAAGTAAAGGCTTGGAAGAAAAGACTGGTTGATAATAAAGCACAAATCGATATTTTAAATCAAAATATTGCAGAAGTAAATGCTAGTAAAATATATCCAAAACCTGCTGTTACTAAAACTGTATGGAGAAAAAGGTTAGTAGATGTAGAAACTAAGTTAAATGAAGTAAAAGAAGATCTTACTGAAACATATATTCCAGAAAGAAAGATAAACCTAGATGTAGATTTTACATTTGAAATAAATCCAATTCTTGATATAGCAGGCAGCGAGTTAGCCGTAAAAGCTATATTAAGAGGAATAAAGCATTATAATAAGGTTGAACCTTCTTTTTTTGATTTAAAAAGCATTATTAAACAGTTTTGTGATAAATGTGGCACTGCTACTATACGAAGTAATGATGTATATTTTACTATAGATGATTATAGTGTAAAATATGATGTTACTATTCCATTTACTAAAGATACTATTATTGATAAAAAAGTAAAAGATAATGCTAATAATATCTTTTATTTAATGAAAGATAGGAAATCTGACGTTGGTGATAGTATTATTGATGATATTTGGGGTCTTGTTGTATATGTATATAAAGGAGATGAACAAGATGTAATCTCTGATAATAATATAAGTTATGATAATCTAGAAAATAAATTAGTATTAGATGTTAATAAAGTATATAATATGCACCAAATTATAGATTATTTCAAGCATACTACTAAGATATTTAATAATAGTAAGTATAGTGAACCTACTAAAATAATTATAAAATGTTATGCTGTACCAAAAATGGATACTCTTAAGGATATTCCAAATAATAATCTTGATAAATGGGATAATATTGATGAAGCTATTAAAGGAAAATTTAGTAATCCTGAGATTATTAATAAATATATAACTTGGAATAATAATATAGAAAATGGTATTTCTAACAATAGGCCAGAACTTACTGAAGATAGTACTGGAATAAATAATGAAATTACTAAGAGAAGAATCAAATATGAACTAGAAAGAGTTCATAAAACTAGAGAAATTAATATGGAAAGACCTGCTAGACCGGTAAATAACTTCCCATTTACTTCTGTAATTAATATATCATGGTATAATAATGATATAAAATGTACATTATCTTATAATTGGAGTAAGAAATATCGTTATGGTCAAGATTTAGAACCTGCAAAATTATTTAATTTTAAAGGATTATTAGAAATGTTCTATAATAATATTAGTACTGCTGGTATTTTAAATGTAACAGATCCTATATTTGATGAATTTAAGTCTACTAATAAAGTAATAATAGAAAACTTTGCAGAATGGGATACTGAAATAAAACTAACATTATCTCATGCTAGTGCTGATGTATTAGCTAAATATAAGGCAGATCCTTCTATGATTAAAGAAGCAATTGGTGCTAAAGGAAATGATTTTGATAAATGGTTTAAAAGTATATGGGGAGTTGCTCTTTCTGATAATGCTAATGATAAACTTAAAAATACATATGGTTTTACTAGAGATTTTAAAGCTCAGACTGATATAGATGATTTTAATAATGACGAGATTAAAAATGCTCTTTGTATAGGATTAGAAAGTAATTACATTCTTACAGAATTTATTAATTTTTTTCATGTAAAAGTTAATACAGATAATAAAATGATATTAGATTTTACATTAATTCCTAAATCTGCAATAAAACATAATATGCAATTAGAAGATAAATATAATCTTAAACATTACAAAAAACTTCCATATAAAAATGTAAGTGTATTATCTTATATAAAGAATGAGTATCTAAAATATATAAATAATCTTAATAAATATAATAATTGGACTCCTGATAGTAAGATAACACAGCATTATGTAGAAGAAGTAGAGAAAATCTATAGATATATTATCACATATAAAAAAGAACGTGTATCTAGAGAATTTAAAGAAAAAGAAATCATCAAACCTGAGATTAAGGGAAATCTTAATGAAGTATATAAGAGATTAGAAGAACTTAATAAAAGAAAGCAATATTTAGTAGAAGCTAGTAGAGAACCTCACCCATCTTATAGAAATTTGGGTAATATTATAGATGAAATTAAACTAAATGAATTAATTACATTTATAAACGGGTTTAAACCTATAGCTAAAGATGGTATTCGTAATAATGAAGTTATATTTATTTTAAATGAATTAGAAAAGGTTATTAATGAAATAAAAATATCTAATAAAATTAATGAAGTAACTATATCTAGTATTATTAAGAATAAACTTTCATTATTAAAAGATATATTACATCCATACACTCTTAGACAATCATCTTTTGATATGATAAGAACATATTATAATAAATTGGATGATCTTATAAATTATAATTATTTCTATAGAAATAATATGTCTAAGTATAATTTAATACCATCTGATTATGAAGATGTATTTTGGCATCTTAAATATCAATTCCATATATGGAACCCATTACAAAAATATCCTGCATTATTTATAGGAAATCGTTTATATGACCAAGACTATAAGATTATTAAGAACTTTGATGCTGATATATTAATAGTAGATCCTAGAGAACTTATAAAATTTATGAAAAAGGAAGCTGAAATAATAGATATAGAAGACGTTTATTTTAAAACTCACAACATAGACCGTGGAGTAGACCTTGATAAAAATGGTAGACTTAAACCTTATATAGCTATAGCAAAGCGTATAAAAGATCCATGGGATGACTTAGAGTGGATAGAATCTAACTTTAAAAATATATTTAAACTTAATAGACCTCGTGTTATATTTACTGATTATCCATATAATAAGGTTGAACGTAAAGATGGAACAGTTTGGATATCTAAACAGTCTGGAAAAATTACCAGAGATCTATACAAAGATAGCATTTGTTGCCTAGATAAATACTCTGATTATAATTGGAAAAGTCAGCTTAAAGGAGTAAATTTTGTAAACGGGTATAGAAGTCTTGAACTAGAATCTCCATACGGGGTACAATATTCAGCTCCCATAGAAGACGGCTATGTTCTTGGGCCTTGGTATTCTAAGTATGAAAATGTAAAATTTACAGGCCATACTAAAGTTTGGTTAGGAGACGCCGATACTTATTATTATAATGCTCCTGATATATCTGTTATGAACCCAGTACAAATACCAAAGCTTGATACACCAATCCTGCGTGATTATAGATATGTAGCATTTGATAAGCAAGGAGAAGAATGTACTGATAGAGTTAAACTATTATCTACTGACTATATAGATATGAATTTTATGAAAAATTACGATATTGACGGGCTTTTACCTAGACCGTCTGTTTCTATATATTTTCCTAATCTTGATGATTATATGTATGGATATAATCTGAATATTGATAAATCTAAAATATCTGCTGGCAATGTTGGATTTTCTAATGACCGGATTATGTCAGACCATTATATACAAAATTTATTTGATCCTACAGATACATGGGAAAATGGAGTTAAATCATTTGGAAATCTTATTGATTATACAAAACTTTATGATAAAAATTATATTCTTCAAACATATTCCTTTATGAGTCCCGAAGATATCAACGATATTCTATATATTATAGATCACATGCGTCATATAGGAAATATGCCTTATTTTAATCATTATAAAGATCTCGTAGGCCAAATTGAAGTTATTAATAAGTCTCATGCAGATTACATAGAAGATTTCAACCATTCTCAATCTCCATGGATTAAATCATCTAATCTGCCTGCTAATGCTACTGTTTTCTTAGATCCCGATATTGATATTGAACATGCTATATCGCCAACTGATTATAATACCGCAGCTCTTAAAGACGCAGATTATCTTGATATTAATTATTACTTGAAACATTATTATCGCAGCTCTGATGATTATTGTATTACGTACATAGACGATAATGGATTTAATAAGATTTTTATTAATAAATATCTAATCCCGCTTCTTTTTAAAGATCAAGAATGGATATTTACTGATACTAAAACATTTGACACAGTTTTGCAAAATGTTAAGACGTCATCTTTCCATAAAGCAGTCTCTTCTATTATTAATCTTGAGCACACTGCTTCTTCTAATCTCAATGTTCGCTCATTTAATAATAAAATCCATTATACAAATGATGTCGTTCATTTTCCTGATATTGATATTCCATCTATAATAAATGATATCTTGAATAATACTTTACCTACAAGTATGTTTAACTTTATTTATAATAATATACCACAATTTAATGATATATCTAAAACACCACTATACAATATGTCTCGTTTTCTAGATAATACATATTCTTCTAAACTTAAACATATTTATACAATTTCATTAAATTCTAACATTTTTAATAATCTTTCTACAGATGTTCAAAATAAGATTTCTTCTCTTCTTAATAATAATCATATAAATTCTCTTTCAACAGATTTTATATCAATTATTAAGAAAATAACTAATTTTCAATCTTTTCTAGATTTTCTATCTCAATTTTCTTTTACAGATAATCTAGATGATATTATTCCTAAATCTTATTTTACTCATTCTAGAAACTTTATTAATACTATAAAATCTCTTATAGATAATATATACTATTCTATACAAGATTATATATAATAAAACCTATATAAATACTTCCTTTAATATAAACTATACATATATAATAATATCAAATATATAACTAATATAATAACTATAGTATAAGTATTTATACTCAATAATAAATATATTCACTCTAGTAAATATTATAATAAATAACCTAGATCGAGAATATTATTTATATTCGAGAGATAGTTATCTTATTATAATACATAACGTTATATATAAGATATAAATAATGTATAGTTTTTTCATTTATTAATATCGAGATTTATTTATTAATCGAGATATTAATAAATTATAAATATAAATAGAGAGAATATGCTAATATTCGATATATTTATATTTATACACACAAAAACTATACATTATCGACGCGAGATATAAAGGAAGAGTATATTTAATCGCGTCGATAATGTATTTATCTTTTTAAGATCGAACTCCTAAAGTCGTTCGATACGCCGTTAGCTATAAATGCTAACGGCTTTTTATTTATTAAAGCGATTAAATATACAAGAAAGGAAGTGAAAATAATATGCCTGTATACCATGGAAATAAGAAAACTGAAGTAAAATGGGTAAGATATGGAGGAATTGAATCTGATGAAACCTTAGATATTATGACTTTTTATATGTTTGTAGAATGGAATAGTGTTAGAGGAAGTAGTGGCGACTTAATTCCATATGTTAAAGATAAGGTAAATGAGCTTAAATTAGAGGATTTTGATATGACTTTACCTAGTGATAGTTATATAGTATTATGGGATAATTATAGAGATAGTATAGATTTTAGTGAATATCTAAGCAAGGCTAGATATGAATTTAAACCTATAAATGAATTTGACTTTATTAAAGTAGTTGCTAAAGGACATGATTTTAAATATACTTATGATATGCATACTATGAGGAAAGAATGGAAGGATTATAATGGAAAAGAATATTATAGCTTTGTATGCTATAAAAAGAGTAGTAAACCATTAGAAAGTCCAGAAATGGTGATTAGAGCTTATGGGATTGCTTTTAAAGGAGAAGTAAATGCGAATGAAGATGATATTAAGAAATTAGTATTAAGAGAATATATGAATTATATTTGTGGAAATATGGAAAATAGTGTGAAATTACCATTAATTAATACAAAAATGGGATTAATTCATAGTAATTTTGATAATGTAAAAGAAGTTTGTAAAAACTTTAGAATAGAAAGAGGAGTGAACTAATGAAGATAAAGAAACCAGCTTGGATAGACGATAGTCCGCATAGGGCTGGTAAACGTTTATCCAATATATATTGGGGAACATATCCAGTATGGAAACGTGATGAAGAAATACTAAAATTGGCAGATCTAGACGAAGAATTAGTAATATATAGCCATACTTTTATATATTTTCACCGTGGAATAGAGATAGGTAGAGAAAGTTTTAAGACTCAAGGAAGTCAAAACATTGTGTATCATATCCCAACTGGATATATTCTTAAAGATAGTAGTTTTAAGCCAAAAAAGCATGGAATTAATCATGTTGATGTTATAAAAGAAAGCTATAATATAAAATTTATATGTAAACATGAAAATTTAGCTACAAATGTAGAAATAATCATTAAAAAACCAGAAAATGCTGTTATGAGCGTTACTGATGCTAGAAATGAAATCATTAGTAATCCTAATTTTCCATCTGGATATGATATAGATGTACCAAAATTTACTGAATTTCCTGATGAATTAGTTGTAGATAATGATTATACATATAATGTACCTCTTAAAATAGGAACTGCTGTACCAAAACCTATTAAAAAAGTTACTATAAAGTATTATCTTGTAGATGATAATGGAGACCAATCTATATATAAAACAGAGACTCATAGATATTTAATGGGCACTTTTGATTATAATATTAGTATTCCAGTTGGATTTGAACAAACTAAAAGAGTAGATAACGACGAATATAATACTAGTATATGGATAAAAGCAAAGGTTTATAATATAAATATAAGACTTGCTACATATAAAAATGGTAATATTAATAGAGTATGGCATACTTACGTACTAAAAAGAAAATATAATGAAACAGTAAGCCAATCTGATTTGCAACCATTACCTGATAATCTTAAAATAGGTGTACCACCATCTTTATTTAAAGTAACATTGAGATATCCAGACGGGTTTGTATTTAATACTATAACTGTAACATCAGATCTTAATATAGATTTAGAAGTAAAAGCAAGTCTTGCGATGGTAGAAATTATAACTGAAGCAGAAGTTCCTAAGATAGAAGATGATGGAATTGGTGTGTACACATACGGTTTACCGTCTGGAGAGGTAAAACCTGGTAGTATAAAGACAGTAAAAATGAAATTTGTTGCTAATAGTATAGGTTTAGAACCAGGAGAAAAGGCATTTGCTGTTATATTTCCGTATAATCCAGTAAAACAAGTGATTTCTGGGAACGGTTATGAACTTGTAAGTGGTAAAAATGTTGGTATTAGCATAGTAAAAGATACAAATTTTGTCCATAAGCTTAAAACTGATTTCGGAACCGAACTTAATGGAAATGTCAATGATATTCCTAAAATAGAGACAGTATATCTAGGAAAACCTAAAGATAGTGCAAAATATGTTAATTTTAATATCTATAAACTGAATAATATGCAGACTGGTACATATATGTATATTAGTGATAATTTTAATAAGGATGAAATAAATCCTGATAGAACTCTTAAAGAAAGATGGAATTATAAAGTATTCGACAGAGAGTTTGATTGGACTATAATGGATAATGCTAATATAACTGATTATGATAAAAATAGTCATAAATGCTGGCTTATTATCAGTAATATAGTATTACATCAAGTTCCAGTTGGTACTGATATAAAATTATTAGAGAAATCTATAGCATGCGGGTTACCATTTCCAGATATAGTTGGTCACACAGATAATATAAAGGATAAATATAGTAATAGTATACATGGAACATTGCCTAATATACAAATATATGAACCTTTTATAGACAAAATATGTCCTTTAACTATTAAAGATTATCGTTATTATTTATGTGATAATGCAAGAGATTTTATTACTGATATTGAATATAAACTTAAAGATATAGAAATTTTCTATGGAACTAGTGATATTGAAGGATATAATAGAAATATTATAGTAAACGACATCGACGTTGATAATAAATATTATAAAATTGATGATTATTATATTTATATTCCGTATTTTAGTTATCATAAAGATAAGTTTAATGAAATAGATAGCAGATATAAATTTGCATCTAATGAATATTATAGTATTTTAAAAGATAATGTAGCATTTTATACCAATAATCATAACCAATATTATTATTTACAAATGCATAGAGCTCATAATTGGTGGAAGAATATCTATAGAGAAGATTTAATAGACGGTTCATTATTACCAGTAATTAAAGATCAAGAAACTAATATATTATGCTATAATTATTGGGATATGGTAAATCATGCAATAGCTAAAAGTATGGATAGAAACCATACTGTAAATAGTAAGATGCTAGACGCTATAGAAGAAATAAGTAAAAGTGCTGTTATTAAAGTAAACATGCAATTATTACCAGTGTGTATAGATGTGGAAGATGATAAATTTCCTAGTATGACTGTAGATATGAAGGAAAAAGACTTTAAAAATAAGGTTTTTATAGATAAAAATCCTATAATTGTATATACTCCTGTGAATGTAAAGCGTATTTTTAATAATATTCCTAGACTTACATATTTTAGAGACCCAGGTAGTTATAAATTAGATGAATATAATCCGTTTAATAATGAATTTCCTCATATATATAAAGCTTATAGAAATAAACATACTAATACTGGTGAAATGTTTAAAGCATTTTATGATGGCGTAGTTGAAAATAGAGGATATCCAGATAATATGGCTGATAATAGTATAGGATCTACTAAGAAATTATATGCATATAGGCCAGAAATATATTATCGTACTGGTGCATATAATAATTACGAATTAACTAAAGAAGTATTATTTAATAAAAGAGCTAAAAATAGTTTCTATAATATAAATTTATATAAATTATGGAAAAAATATAGAATTAATCCATTAATACCAGTTTATACTAATCTTAGTTTAAAAAGTGAATATTTTAACGACGATACAACTGCTGAAATACTATACCATGGATTAGATTATACTGTACATGAAATTACTAATAATAAGCTATTTATAAATACTGAAGGTTATTATGAATGGAAAGTTCCTATACCTAATTTTAATTATGTTTATTACGCTAACGCGGATTTTAAGTATAAAGAATTAATAGAATATACAAAGGGAATTACTATATTTGATTCTTGGAAGGAGGAAATTAGTTATGATAATCTACAATAATATTTATGAAAGATTTAAAAGTGCACAGGATGATTATGGACTTAATAGTGATAGTTATAATATGTTTCCTCAACTTTTTATGAATTCAGATTGTAAAAGATTTGATAAACTAGACGAACTTATATCATTTAGTGAAGATTTTTTTGAAATAGATAAATTTAAGAAGTCTTTTATGCCCAAAATAGGTCATAGAATGATGACATTTAATGAAACATCAAGTAATCCTAAAAAAGTATTTAATAATGGTGCAATAGCTCAAACTGCATCACAAAAATACACTAGTAGATTTAAATATAGTGATATAAGTAGTTTAGTTCCTAAAATGAAGATAAAATACGACACTGTATCTACTCCAGGTGAGTACCCACTTAGAATTTGTGTATTATCTGATTTATATTATTTTAATCTTGATTGTATGTATTCAAATCGTTATTTTAATTACGACAAAGATGGTGGTACTGTAGATATTGACCAAATATATAGAAGATATTTAGGATATATTTATAAAGATTTCTTTGCTAGTAAGGACGCAGTAGTTGCTCATATTCTTAAAACTAGAACGATTCCTGTTACATTTCAAGATGAAAATACTAAGCAAATATTACGTGATCCAATTGATTTAAGAGAATATTACGGCAATACTTGGCCTAGATTTGATGATGAAGTTAAAATAAATAATAATCTTAATTATCCAATGTTTTGGCAAAGTAGTTTGTCGCTTGATCATAATGGGTATAGTGTTCCAGGTGCTTATATAGACCATAACGTTATACCTGGTAGAAGTTTTAACCATTCTACTAATGCTAATGATACTAATACTATTAGTATGAAACCATTTGAAATTGATTATCCAGATAGTAAATATCATATCCATAGAGAAGATAGTAGATTTTGTGTTCCGTTTTTATCTGGATATACTACAAGTACAACTATTGGTACTGATGTTATAAAACCTGTAGATATGTTTGTAGGAACACATGAACTTATGAGAAAAGGTATATTACCTGCATTTTTTATGGGTATAGACCATACTGGAATGGATTTCTCTCTTAATAGTTGGAAAAAAGTAGATCTTATAGATACAGAAACTAATGGATTATATACAAGACAAAATAAGCTTAGTTTCAGTGGATTTACTGGAAAACGTTATGCTCTTTACAATAGAACTAATAAGCCATATCTTAATAATAATATAAAAATACATAATAATATAATGAAAAATAAGGATACTGCAGCTGCTGCTTTATATAAAGTATGTAATGGTAGTAGCTACCAAGAATGGATATCTTTAACTGATTGTAAAGCTATTATAGAAGCAAATTGGCAAGGTAATTCTGTAGATCTTCTTGATAATAATATACATAAAGAGATAGATAAACGTCTTTTTGCTGATATTGATAGAAAATTCCCTAAGTTTTTAAATTATTATAAGAATATGGATATTGCTGTGCAATCTTTTATGGTAGAAGATCTTAATAACTTAGCTATCTTAATGCCATATGGAAAACATACTTTTATTTCTATAGATAACGACGAGAATATTGATGTAGAATATATTCAATTTTCTATTAATATAGACGCTAGTATAAATGAAATGGAAGATCATAAATTCTATTATATTGAAAATATAGGATGGATTTCTTGGTACGCTGTATCTAAAATACCTAATGAAGATGGCACTGCGTTTAGTTATATAATAAAGTTTAAAGTTACTTACGACCACGGTAATATTTTAGATGAAAATACTATTGATAGTATGGATAATGTATCAACAGCTGGTTTTGATGCTAGATGTTTTATGGTGCAATCTGAGTATAATCACTTATTTACAGACCAGACATCATTTAAGCAAGTTCCAGTAATTTCTCCTCTTCTTTTCTTAGGAGGAGCTCAAGTTACTGAAATAATAGGGCCTGTTTTCCAATTTAATGTAGATAAAATGGGTTTAGCTACTAAACTAAACCATTTGATACAAACATATGAAAAATCATTTGAAGATAATGATATTACTAATATGTGTAAATATATGTCATTATTTAATGGTGATGGTGTATCTCGTGATATAGGAGCATTAGTACACGTAATGTTTACATTATATGGACCTCATGGTAAGTGGGACTTCATACTTGATAGAATGGGAGCTGTAGTAAAGGCTGATAAGATATTTGATCCAGTTCTTACTAATCTTAAAAATAATTTTACTCTTAATGATGAAACTTATAAGAAATTCTTTGAATATTATATGACAGCAAATCAACAATATAGTCCACGTAAGAACCCATATGCATATCTTACTAAGGTAGACTGTTATGCTGCTAATATAGCTAATAATTTTGATAGTCTCACTGATGAATTTACATTTATAGGACCTATGGTTGATGATAAGGAAGTTTATGATAATTATCCTCTTACTAAAGGGTGGGAACCATTAATGCCTCATATTAATAATGGAGCAGTAGGTTTCCAAGCAGAAATGCGTGCTTTTATATTTAATCATGATTTAACTTATAAACTTGATGATATGAAACATAACGTTACTAACCGATGGTATGTGGCACCTCATAGCTATACTCGTAAGCAATACGATATGACCAATGCATATTGTGTTGGAAGTGATTTTGATGTTATTATAAAACCTAAATACAGTTTTTTTGCAGATGAATATAACAATAATAATTTTATAGATGTTTATAAAGATAAATATACAAGATTTAAATATCACATTATGTCTCCAGAATATGCATATACACAAAACGTACTTACATTTGGTTATAAAATTAATGGAAAATTATCAAATATTACTGGGCTATATTTTGCACGATTATTTAACGAATGTGAAAAAGTTATAGTTAATTATAATAATTTAGAAGACATATTTAATAAAAGTAATATTAGAATCGATACTGATTTAAATATTATAGATAAAAATGATAATCCTAATGCATTTATATGGAATAGTATAGAAAGAGGAAAAACTCAAAATACTAGAATTGGAGAAATGTTATATATAAGTTTAGTATTTGATCAAAATAAAGAATATAAATTTAACGGATTCGATTCTGTTACAAGTCTTATGACTAATCTAAATAGACTTAAAAGATTTGCGTTTTTTAATAGTTCAACAGATAGTTCAGATTATAATAGAATGGATCTTGTTAGTATTACAGGACATTTTCCTCGTATGAGTAATAAAGATGTTATGTATGTAAGATATGCAACATATAATAATGCTGTTAATTATATAAAAAGCAATGAAATGCTTAATAAATTCTTTGAAACAGCTGATTTTAGTAAAGTAGAAGTAATCGGAGATAGACTTTTTGAGAACTGGAATGGAGATATACCTGCGTATTTCTTAAGCAAACTTATAAACCTTAAAGTAATTCCACAAGCATTATATCATAGTATGTTTACTTATAAAATTGTACTTCCTCCTAAAGTAGAAGTAATTCCTGATTATATATGGGATAATAAACATATGTTATTTTGTTCTATAGAACCTATTACTAATAGAGAATTAATACGTTATATAGTAGAACCTGCTGGAAATACTAATGCTATATTTAAATATGAAGGAAATATAACAGATTTTGCTTTTACTACATGGTTAAACACAAACACTGGAAAGTGGCCAATATCGCCAAATATAGGAACAAAAGGTAACTTTTTAATGCCATGGAATGAACAAGAAGACAGATCTGATGATTATTATCATGATAATGAAATACGTCGCGTATTTACTAATATGAAGAATGCTTTTATTGGAAAGCAATTTGTGATATATAATCCACCAGTTAATAATGCAGATATAGTTGTTAGGGGTGTAAATAAGAAATATACTGTTACTATATTATGTAATAAATATTATAAACCTATGAGTGGAGCCGCATATAATTACCATAGAATGAATTTATCTGAAAATATAAGTGGAATGAAGATAGGAAAGATGAAATTTAATGATGTAGTTAAATATGTTTCTTGGGTTCCTAACTATTTCGTTGGATGGCAAACTGATGAGGCTTTAGAAAGAGATCTTGACTATTGGAATGAACATTTTTGGCCTACTATTGAAAATAGGAATAATCGTCCATGGGAAGATGTTATGAACGATTATAATAGAAAATTACTAGATAATAGTGGCATATTTGGTTCAAGTCAAATGCCAGACTCTGCAAAGAAATTATTTGGAGTAAAATACCATCCAGAATGGTTCCGTAATCTAATAATATTTAAACCACTTAGGTATGGACTTGATAGTATAATCCCAGATTTACTATCAAAAGGAGCAGAAACTCCTAAAAATGTATTTCTTAGTATGGAAGATATACAAAATAATATAAAAATACCACATGAAGCTAATAATACTAGATGGAATGAACTTATAGCATATCATCCAAGCTGGGCATTTTATCATCTTTTAATTGGTAGTAATTATCCTAAATTGGATTATAAAGAAGGTTTTTATGAAGAAACATTAGGAAATGTATTATGGATAAATAGCGGACTTACAACTGATATTTATAAACATAAATATCAATATATTCCATTTAAAAGTGATTATCACGGCCGTTCTTATAAATGGAATAGTGGAGATAAATTTAATCATTTTGATGTAAAATCTGTTCTTATGAGTTATATCGATAAGATTGTGCTTCCACAACGTAGTCAATCTAATATTCCTGGTAATGAAATAAATAATATGTTATGGACAGAAAATGATGGTATTCACTTGTGGATGAGAAATGGAAGTTTACAATTGAATTATGATCCATATTATAATCCACTTAATGTAAGTTATTATAACTATAGAGATCGTACTCGTAGAGCTATAAAACAGTTTAATTATAATAGAAATTATAAGAATTCTAGCATCTATAATATAATATATGATTATAATTCATCACCTGATCTAGCTTTAGAAGGCTATGTCAAAACTAGATATCCTATTAATGCATATCCAGAACTTATAGAAGATTGGAGTGAACAAATAGCTGAGCATGGTGACCAATGGCTTGGGTATAAACCTGATGCTTTAAATTTTGCTAATAACCTTCTTATGGTATATGATTATCAAAAATTTATGGATAGTTCATTCTTTGAACGTACTGATATAGGGCTTGAAAATTATGGAGCTTATAATAGAGATTACACAACATCCGCAGAATTTGCTACATTTCCAACACCATGGAATTTATCTAGACGTGATGGTAGTGGCTTGATTACTGGAATGCTAGTTCCACCTGTATTTAATGTACTTGGAAGTAATGATAATAAGAATAATGAAGTAAAAACATTATGGAGCCGTAAAGAACTCCCCGCTTTTGTAGATGATCAAAATCCTGCTAATGTAAACACGTTTAAACGTAATTTTAATATGGTAAAGAATCTTGTATATAGTAATAGTAGGTTATTTAATTATAATGATATTACAGTTTATAAACGTGGAACTAACTATGATAATGTATATGAGTTAATTCACACTAGAAAATTAATAAAAGATAAAGGAAATAATCTATTTAATACAGTTCCAGAATTTCCTGAAATAATTCAACGTGGTTCTACTACTACATTTAGTTATACTACAGGGGAAAACGAATGGCAAAATTTATTTTTATATTGTGCATTCCCATCATGTATTAGCTTAGATAATAGCATTAATTATAGTAATAAAATATATTTCGATATATATAGACGTGGTGCTCAATACATGACTGATGATATTTATGCAACTATGGTAGATATAGCAACTCCAGAAATAAAAGCAGTTGCTAGCGGGCCATATGAAAAATCTGAAATAAAGATCAATGTTCCTACTAAATATACTGTATTTATGGATTATAATAATGCTTTAAGTAATAGCAAGATTAGAAATTCTAATTATTATAAAAATGCTGATATTTTAGATGATATTCGTTGGGTTGATATGTATAATGGTATTAATCGTAATAGTGATATACAACCTAAAGAAAGCGACAGCTATAATTTAGATCCTAAATATTATATAAGAGTATTATTAGGTCAAAAGAATAGACCTAATGTTAATAATCTTAATGTATTGCCAGATCAATTTGCTCTTAATTATAAGATGGCTAGTACGCCTACTGTGCCTGCTCTTACTAGTAATTATGCTATAAATTGGCGTGATGCTTATTATATACATCCATGTAAAATTTATGAAGTTAGTAAGAGTAGAACATTAGGATTTAGAAATGTATTTGAATATCATTTAGCTAAAAATAAATTAGATAATGATCAAACAGTCCAACTTCAATATAATAGTATTGCTTTAGCAAATAGATTTAAGCAAAATTATAATTTTATTTGCGATAATGATGATTCTAATCTTGGAGATATATATGATAATAATATGAATCGTGTCATTATTATAAATAGACAAGGAGAAATGGGAAATCATTTAATTGCTACTAATTATAATAGACTTATATATGATGGTAATAAAGATTGTTATGCTGGAGCTACTAAAAATACTGGTGAAGACTTTGTAACATTGGATTATCGTAATAATATATATGGGCTTGGAGTTAGTAGAAATATAATAAATCTTGCTAGTATAAACCAATACCCAGAAGATATTAAATTGGCATTATTACATAGCAAAAATGAATTTACTTCATCATTTGTTATTAAAAGAGAGCCAATTGAGTCCGACCAAGGATATTACTATAATAATTCTAATCAATATATAAGTTATCAAACCTTTTTAAATAATTATTATAATATATTATTTAGCCAAGTTTATACTGAAGATGATTGGATATTTAATAAAAGAATTCCACGTGATATCAGATTTAATATCAGGTCAGAACCTTTAAGTCTTAGTAAAACCACTGAATCCATCAGTGGATTCAGTACCTATTATAATGATGTATATAATGAAAACAATGTCGCTTTACAATATACATTATGTTTTGCTAATGTTGCTCAAAAGTTTGGACTAACTGATGGTGTTTGGAATAATATCAGCATGTTTAGTGATATTAATACTAGATTAGAAAGAGAAAATAACCAATATAGAGGAGCTTTAAGACTTTTAGTTAGATCTTTTATAGAAACTCCGCCAAATGAAACTAGATGGATTAATACAAACGGGTACTTTGAAGGTCCGCTTGTATATAGTGTTGGTTCTGGTGAATTTATGAAAGTACATCAAGATACGTATAATATTGCTACTATGAGACTACATAGAAATTTTGACGATATGTGGAACCCGACTAATATTAAGTATAATTTTAATACACTTGCGGATCCTATATTAGTACCTACTAATATAGGATATGAACAACGTATTTCTTATAGGGAATTATTAACAAGAGCAGCTCATGGCTGGGGTGGACTAGCTCACGGTAGTGCTAAAATGAGGTATAGAGATGCTATATATGGACTTTGGATGTATCATGATAATACTTCTGTAGGTAATTTCACTTATGGGCATGCAGAATCTACTATGACTAATATAGCTAATGATATATATCATGATGTAGTAAATGATGCAGTTACTGATACTAAGAAAACATCATCATATAAACTTATAGAAGATGTCCGAGCTTATGCTGGTAGTAGATTAAACAGTAAATATACCAGACATACAACAGAAAATTCAAGAAGTTTAATATGTAATGGCAAAACTCCTTACCAATTATATAATTTAAATAATATGTTTAGAGGAACGTGGACTATATTTGAATCAAATATATTAGATTTTCAAGAAGTAACAACCCCTAATAAAGTTATTTCTGCTAATAATATATTTAATATAGGAAATTCTAATGGTGGTAAAGCATACAATAATATTCCTTATATAAATGGTGTATTTGTTAATGCTATGAATTTATCACATCCAGTTGCTAGAATGGATGATAAACTTACTAATGATAAGTTTTTAATGCCAGATACTAATAATAATCTTATATATGTTAAAGATGACACATTTCTTCCTCAATATACGTCTAATATTGAAAATTTATATGATAGGATAACTAAAAAAGTTATTAATAATGATAAACCTTATGAAGGAACTCTAGTTGATAAGTTATTCCCATTAAATCATTATAGTTATGCACGTGATATTTATGGATATCTTAATAAAATTAAATTAGACGCACCTCAAGTTCCAGACTCTGTTATAGAAGGATCTCCAGAACATATGTATTCTAGAAATACATTTAGTAAACTTACTGGACTCACATTTGATCTTCCAGCAGGTCGTTCTGTTATGGATAATGCATTAGGTGTGGTTAATATATATGAATTCGAAAAATCTCCTAATGGACGTAAACTTAATGAGTGTAAATTTGAGTTTTATCCATTAATTGATGGACCTGAACATCTAATTATAGAAGAAGGACTTTCTATATATGTAAATAATGTAGAAATTATGGGTGGATGGAATAATATTAATGTCATTATGGAAAATAACACATTTATTATCGAAGATGACTTAGATAAAGTAGAAATTACTATAAAATCGGCTAAATATAACTGGATAGTACGTGTCATTCCAGAAACTAATCAAAATGATAAACGTGAACCTACTGTAAAAATAGATCTTCCATTTGTATGTATTTCTGAAAATAGTTTTACTTTCCAATCATTAACAAGAATGAACCCATATATAGATAAGTATGATATAGGTGGATTCGTAGAATGCTATAAACCTGGAGGTAATAACATTGCTAATATAGTGCCATTTATACTTACTTTTGGCCGTATAAAGGATATTCCTACTAATATATTTGAAGAAGTTCGTAGTAAAAAGAATTCTAATAATGGAATTTCATTTATATCTACGCTTGCAGGTTCTCATATTAAGGAAAAATGGAATCTTTCTATATTATCTCCATTACGTAAAGTCGCAGAACTTACAGATAATGAATTTCATAAAATTGCAGCTCTTATGTTCCGTATGGTCGATACAATTGAAGAAGATCCCATTATAACTCAAGAAAATAGTTGGATTAATGATGGAATTAGTGGAGACGATGCTATTAGTGGCGATATTTATGATCTTATTTATGGAAATGAATTAGAAAATCCATACCAAGTTATAGAAAGTATGCCTTCTGATATTAAAGATATGTATTTAGATAAGTTCTATAATGGAGAAGATGTATGGTTTGATTGGTGTAAAAATAAGATTTCTTCTAATCAAAAAGATCATATAGTTCCTATATTATTTGCTAATTGCGGAAATGAAAATGGTTTTTCTGTAGCTACTAATGTGTTCCAAAATTATTATATTTGGTGTAAAAATAGATCTCTTTCTGATAAAAAGCTTATGTTTATTGGTATGTTTGCAGGTTCTTTTATAAAATCAGTACCTCAATACCTGAATGGAATTGATATTAATACAAAATTACAATACGATGATATATCAGAAATGCCTATTTGGAGTGCATCAGAACCATCTAAAGGACATATTTTATTTGATAATACTATAAACACTATAGGAAAGCATAAAGATATAGTAAATCCTAATATAATACAAAGACCGCATCTTGTATTTATGGGATATTTACCAAATGATTTTACGTATGCATTCTGCCCGTTGTTAAAAATTAATAATGATGCTATAGATATATCATATATTGGAACTGAGCCATTAGAACCAGTTGATAAGATTAATAATCATATGATAAACCATCGTGGCCAATATATAAATTGTACTATATCTGGAACATTAGATATACATAAAATGCTAGAAATATATAAAAATGGTCACGACTTGCATATAATGCAGCTTACTTTTGGTCAATTTGATACAAAACAAGCATTCTTTAATATGATAGTTCGTATTGATAGCTCTCTAAATAGTAAACAAATACAAACATTTAGTGCAAAAATTATAGATCTTGTAAAATATATTAATGTAAGATTTATTCCAGAAAATCCATTTAGATTTAAGTGGTTTAACTCAAATAATGATAATAAATATAATATTTATGCTGATTATTTCTTGTTTGGACGTAAAGCTCTTATAAATATAGTAAATAATGGTACTGAATATATGAACCCTAATAATAGTTATAGGAGAGGATTTACAAACTGTATAAATCTAGAAAAAATACCAGAAAATCTAATACCTATGGAATATATAGGAAAGAAATTCCCTAATTTTCTTGCATTTGTTGAAATGTTTAACGGATGCAAAACATATGTTCCTACTAAGATATTTAGAAATCCTAATAATATTGATAGTGGATTTGTAGCTAGTTTAAATGTTACTAATATGTTTAAAGATGATTATTTTATCATAGAAATAGACAAAGATGCTAATATTATAGAAGATATGAATGGAATTGATATTAAGATTTTTGGTAAAATGCAAGAAACTTCTGCTACAATAACAGAAGAAAAGATACGTAATTGGAAACATATTACTGCTAATTATAATATAGTATTCAAAGAATTTATTGCTCATCCTGAGGCTGAAAATAATAGATGGATACCATATTTCTTCTGTCGGGTAGTTATGTATTGTAAAATACCTAAGTAAAATTAACAAAAAAGAGTGTAGACCCAAGGTAGCGAGCCGGCAATCTACACTCTAAAATGTACTATATTATGATACTAGTTTAGACATTCCAGATAATACAAGATCTAAATATTCTAGATCTTCTGAAGCTGATTTTCTAATTCTACTATCAATAGCATTTATAGATGATGATTCTTTAATTTCTCTCCATCTATAAATATAATTATACAGTTTTTGATAATAGTCAGATTTTATTAAATTCTGACTTTTTAAGAATTCTGCATAATTACTGATACTTTTTTGCATTGCTTTGTGCCTAAATGCATGAATATCTGTGTAGTACATATTGACGCACCTCCTTATATTTGATTTATCTCTCAAATATATTGAGGTTTGATAAGTATAGATATGTAAGACTATTTATACTTATCTATATTAGTATATGTAATCGTTAATTAACTAATTAACGATTCCTTCGATCGAATTTCTTTGTAAAATCCGATACGATAAATAGTAAGTATTTCCCCATGTTAGGTAAGAATAACATGGGGTTAGCTTATTATTTACCGCTAAAATATACCAATTTAAAATCAATTTAGAAGCTCTCAGATAGCGTTTTTACGCGTTTTAATATTTTATGATGTAATCTATCACTTATATAATTAAAACGCCGTAAAACGGCTTATAAACGCTTTAAAATGCATTTTAGCATAGTAGTTTATATATGATTTTAACTACATTTCACATCATTCGTTAAAAAACAACCCCCGTGTTATAAAAATGCCTATTTATAACAAAATTAACCCTTAAGGAGGAGAATGATATGGCAAAAATAGAAAAAACTGTAACACCTGATGCTACTGGTAAAGGATCAGTAGAAATCACTAAAGTAACACATGAAGAATATCCTTTAAAAGAAAATGAAAAGAAAAAGAAGGAGTATAAATCTAACGAAGAACTTCAACGTGACAGATATAGCGCATTTGATGCTGCTAAAGAAGACGCTTGGATTCCAGATAGAGATGCATCTAAAGTAGAAAGAGTAACTGAATTTAAAACTACTCACAACGACCATACTAAAGATGCTGTCGATAGAAAAAGAACTCCTAAAAAGACTGTAAGATTATTTGTTGCACTTAGACTTGTAAAGAAAAGTGCTAAATATCATGGAGTGATGAAATTTTCTGATTTAGAAAGACTTGCATATAAGGTTTTAGATAAATATAAAGAACTAAAAACTGCTGCAGGTAGTAACCCTATAGAAAGTATCACTAGACATCCTGATATAAAGACATATATAGAACAATTATTAGCTAAATATATTGCAGATGGTAAGAAAATAGTAGAAGGTGCCGTTCCACCTACTCCACCTGTAGAAGTATCTCATCATGTAACATTTAAAGCAGATGAAAACTCATTAGTAGATGGAGAAGCTGAAAAAGTAGTAGAAGTTAAAGGACCTACAGATCCAGTAAATCTTGCTGCATTAGTATTCCCAGCTGCTACTATAAAACCAGAAAAAGTAGCTACTAAGAAAATAGCAGATGATCATAAATGGAAAGTTACTGGAGACGTAACTGGAAATAAGACAGAAGCTGAAATTAAAGCATTATCTATAAGTGGTGATATTACTATTACTGTAATAACTGCGGGAAAATAGTAACCCCTTCACCTAAAAGTTATACTGTAACTTTCAACAAGAATAGCAACTTCTCTTATATTGGGTTAGGTTCTTTGGAGTCTGTATTCTCTGAAGCTGCTATTGGAGAAGGGGTTGAATTTTCGAGAATACAATTCCCAACTGATGTAACACCTATAGAAAAGTATACATGGACTGATAAAAAGTATAAATTAATAACTTCTGATGGAGAATTTATTAAAACTAAAGAAGAAATACTAGCTATGCCTAATTTTAAGTCAGATATTATACTAGATCCTGTACTAGAACTTAAGAAAAGAACTTATACTGTAGACTTTAAGATAAATAATGGAGTATTTACTACATTTGCACCTAAAGCTCATCAAGAATTTACTGAAGAAGTCGCTGGAAAAGGAATACCATTTAGTAAAGTAGAATTTCCAGGAGCTGGTGATATAAATGCTAGTCCATTTGTATGGGATGGTGTAACATTTGGATACAATGGAAAGATAACTACAGCTGAAAGACTTAAAGCTGAAGAAAAAACATTTAATGAAGATATTACATTAATGCTTATGACTGAAATAGGTGAATATAAAGTTACATTCTTTAGAATGGATGGAGTATATTATGATAGAGTAAATCATGAACTTGAATATTTAGTTGAATATCCGGAGTTTAAATTTAAAGAAAACCTTCCTAGAGTAGATTTAGGATTAGAAGAAAATACTAAATATATGAATAGATTATATAGATACACTGATAAATGGGATATCTATAAGAATGATAATTCTGCAAACTGGTATACTAATAACTTCTTTAAAACTATGACTACAGATGAATTTAAAAATTATAAGATAGATAATGAACTTGGAATATATCCAAATTTAGAAAAGAAAGATATAGATGTAGTGTTTGAAGAAGGTGGAACAGATTATGCATATCCAACTGAATTTGAAAAGCATCAAAAACTACAAGTTGAAAAGATCGGAGACAAGGCTATTTCAATAAGTAAAATAAAATTCCCTGAAACAGTGATTACTGCAGAAGGAGTCACTACTTGGGAAGGAAATCGTTGGACAGTAAGAATAGAAGAAAAAACTGATACACTAACTGGTACAAAAGATGAATTAAGTACTAAAACATTTGATAATAAATTGTATATCAAACCAGTAGTTTCTCATCTTCCTCCACCATTAGGTCCTAGTAAACCAGCAGAATTTGATACAAAAGTACAACTTACTGAAAATGATAAAGAATATTGGATTAAAGCTGCAGATAAGACCAATTGGGATAATAACCAGACTGTAGAAGGATGGAATGATGATACTAAAACTAAGGAAAATATAAAGAAACTTACTATAATGGAAGCATATACTCATCCAGTAGTAGATAGAGGTGAAGGACACTTTAATATCAGACCATATGATATTTCTAAATGGGAACGTGGCGAAAAGATAATGGGTGAATTCCGTGGAAGCTTAATGGAAATACAATGGATACCTGATATTCAATACTATACATTAGCTATAAATCATTGGGATGGAAATACTTATAAGATACATCCTGGTAGTCAAGTCCGTTATGAAGGAAGAGCTGAAGTAAATGCTCTTAATAGTAGCAATGCCGTAGTAAAAATAAAGAAGAAAACTCCAGAAGAAGATGGATTTACTCTTCAAGTAAAACATTTTGGTAATGGAAATAGATATAATATAAAACCAGAAGATAAAACTAAATGGGATAGTTACCAAGAAGTAGATTGCTGTAATATGGAAACTGAACTTAAACCAGTAATAAAATATAAAAATATAAGAATTTCTGAGCTATTTGACACAGAAATATGGTTAAAAGGTAAGAAATATTATATTATGCATGGTAGCGGCTGGACAAATAACGATTATACTACTGAAATAGCTTGCTGGGATGGACATACTCAATACGAAACACAATATGAAGTTACTAAATTCGCTAGAGAAAATCTAACTACTACTTATACTAAAGATGTAAAAATGGATGGTAAAACTTGGAAAATTAACCCAGCTGATGAAACTAACTGGAATAATAGATATCCTATACCAGCATGGAATGGAACAGATCCTTGGTGTAAGAACTTGATTACTAGACCAAATTATGATACTATTTATACAGTACTAGTAACAAATCGTGATAATAAGAAATATTATATAGAACCAGGACATGAAAATGATTGGAAGAAATCCGTAGAACTTGATGGTACTACTGAAGAAGATAGAAATACTAAAATAAAAGTAAAGAGAATACATGTAAAGGATATCTATACTACTTTAGTATTTGATGAAGAACATTATGGTAAATACTATATCAAACCAGAAGATGTTCCTAAGTGGAACAATTTTGAAAAAGTATATGGTATAACTCAGTATAATATGGATAATCTATTTTGGGATGATAACGTTATTCAGCAATATAGAAAGCTTCATATGAATGAAAAATTCAAATACGAAATCGAACAAAATGGTAAAAAATATTACCTAAGAACTAGCGATGATTTGATGTCATATTATGAATTTATCCAAGTAAAAGCATGGAAAGGCGTAATAGATGATTATTTGGATGAAAATGCTTATGAAACTATTAAACGTCCTGATATAGTACCACCAGTTAAATCAGATACACCAACAACTCCAGGAAAAGTTAAAGTAACATTCTGGGGAGGACCAAACTGTGATTTCACTGATATGACTAACCCTAATACTATCGAATTAACAGAAGATCAACCAGATGGAGCTAGTCTAGAAAATTTAACATTCCCTCATATTAAATTTAAACCATTTATACGTACTGATATAGGATATGGTTTAAAAGAAGGCGAATGGAAAATTTCATACGTATTAAATGGTAAATGGAAAACATTACAAAGAGTTACAAACAGTATAAAGAAAATTATAACTAAAGGAAATGTGTTAATTCAACCAAATCCAGGAAAACAAAGATAAAAAGAGGTGTTTATAATGAGAATATCGCCGAAAAGGCTTATTCTTTCGGCATCTGACGTTGTAAATATAATAAATGCACACGTACCGAAGAAGTTAGACTTAAGTTTCGTTAATAATGTAGTAAAAATGTCTGATTTAAAATTAGAATTTGAGCTTATGAAAACTAGAAACTTACCTCTTCTTCGTAGTGTGTTTCAAGCAGTAGAACGTGGCGATATAGTCATGTGTAGAGCAGACTATATAGGAAATTCTATTGCATTTGCATTTGGAGTAGATAAAGAAACTAATACTATAAATAAAGTATTTATTAATCTTGTAAGATATATAAAAGTAAGCAACGGAGTAGATGTAGAAGGAAATCTTAATAATAAAATGGAAATAATTGGTGGATATGAAGTCTTATATAATTTACTATTAAGTGGATATATGGCATTAAAAACTGAAAAGATATTTAATAGTCCATCTGTAGTAGCTTCTCTTAGTGAATTATATACAGATATTATGAGCCAACTTATTAGTAGAGGTTTTGCAAACCCAATTGATGGAGAAAAGTTTAGATTTATAGTAAAATATTACTTCTTTAATGGTAAAGTTAAAGGAGAAGATCTTGCTGAAACTAGTAGATATGGAATTGATAAATTCCGTTCATTAGAAATAAAACACGAAGATTATTTTAGTGGAAAAGAATTATCTCTTGAAGATTTGACTACTTGTATAGTAACCGAGTTTCCACCTATAGCAAAGACTAATCTAGATGCATTTGAATTAATTAAAGCAGCTGTTAATGGGTTTGGAGACAGTGCTGTATATGTAATTGATAATATGCCATATTTAATTGGAGTAGTAACGGCAAAACTTCGTAGAGGGCGTATGTTTAATGGATATATGCTTAAAATGCTTGAAAGAGATCAAACTATACTTAGTAAAATGTATCAAGCAATAGGATAAGGGTGATATTATGGCCAAAATAGGAATAAGTCCACCCCCTCTTGGTAGTATTATATTAGTAAGCAACGCAGAACACCCTGCAGTAACATACCCAAATACTGCATGGGAACCTGTCGTTAATAGTATATTTTTTATTACTAGGGGGAAACAAAGACGTAACGCTGATGGAAGTTGGAAATATCCATTTGTGAGACCTACTTCATGGCGTAGAATTAAATGAATGAGAGGAAATTATGTTAAAATATTATTATCTTAATAAAGAACACGCAATGCTTGGAGAAGTAGTTGTACGTAAGGTATCATTAATTCCATTATCTAAACAAGTACTAGATAATGAATTTGGAGATAATAACTGGATAGAATACCAATATAATGGTGATAATTTACCTCCTTATTTAAAATATGATAATAATACTAAAACTTGGACAACAGATCCACCTGCTGGATTTTTGACTAAGCATATGTATATGGGAATAGATGCACTTGATGGTATATATCATGAAGGTAACTTAGATTTATCTAAGTTAGGAAATAAATCTTATTTTAATAATCCCATAGAATCATATGCAGAAATGGCACTTACATATCCATGGCAATCTTATATACGTACATTTGATAGTAAAAATAAACCTATTAATATGATGTATATAGGAAAAGATAATGATAGGCTAAAAATTGCTGATGATAGTCATGAAATTGAAATATTGCGTAATTTATACATAAAAGGACAAATTTTTAGCTCTAAAACTATAAATAGTAGTGAGGACGTAGAAGCTACAAGACATAATAATAATGGAACTACAGAAACAGTTTCATTATTAAAACTTAAATCACTAGTAGATACATTAAGTACGCAAGTAAAAGATCTACTAGATGGACGTTCTGCTGACACAACTCCAGTAGGTGTAATAGTAACATTCCCTAATTATGATTATATTCCATTAGATTATTTAATATGTGATGGTAGTGCATTTGATACTGGAACTTATCCAGACCTTTATAAAGTATTGCATAGTGGTTATGTACCTGATATGAGAGGTACTTTTCAACGTATGCTTGATTTAGGACGTGGATATGATCATGAGCCTGACAGAAGTCCATTATCGTTACAAAATGGAAACGTTACTAATCAGAGCCCATGGGCACCTAATATAGGTGTCGTATGGGCAATTAAAGCTATCATTCTTACTAGAAAAACTAATGCGGCAGATAATGCAAAGCAAACTATAAAAATACTTGTAGGTCTTCTTAGTAAAAAATACGATAAAAGTGGAGGACATATAAGTGGAAGCATGAATATCGGTGGAAATATGAATGCTGGAGGAGAAATTAGATCTTCTGGTGGTGGATATTTCAGTAATTTTAACGATATGTCTGAATATGTGAATACTGAAGCTAAATATGAAAAATTAGTACTAAGTTTATACGATTCTGATAAAGAAACATATAAACCTTGTATTGTAGATGAAGCTATTTATAGTATAGGAATTTCAGTAAGCGAAAATGACACTGGTATGATTATAGGACAGCCTAAGAATAAGAATGAAAGTTTAGTAGCATTAAAAGGAAGAGTGTATGTAAAATGCGACGATTTTGTTACTAAAGGTTCTAAATTATATCTTAGTAATCTAAATCCAGGCTTTGTTTCTACTATTCCTAATAAACATTATGTTGGATTTGCTGTTACTGATAGTAAAAATGGAGAAGTAAGAGTTTTAGTAAAGAGTTAAGGAGGGTATTATGAGTGTTGAAAGTGATATAGCTCAAATACGTAGTATTCTTAATACAAAATATGATAAAACTGGTGGATATATAAGTGGTAGTGTATCTGTTGCTGGAAATGTAACTGTAGCTGGGACTATGAGTGCTCCCCGTGTTATTGGAGCTAAATGGAATGCAAATGACTTAGCAGAACTTTTTGCTACAAATATGGACATTCCAGTAGGTTATATAGTAATGCTGGATACGGAAAGCGTTGAAGAAAGATATACTATAGCTGTAAAAGGAAAAGGTCCATTAGTTGGAGTAGTGTCAGACGAGTATGGGTTCTTACTTGGAGGAGAACCTCGTAAAGGATATGTCCCTATAAGTTTGACTGGAAGAGTAAACGTATTTATTAATGGTACTATAAAAGCAGGAGAGGCTGTGACACTTAGTGATATACCTGGAATTGCGGTTGCTGCAGATATAAATGATGAAGTAATCGGAATTGCAGTAGAAACTAAGAAAACAGTAGGCATTGGAAAGGTACGTATTAAAGTTAAATGAAACTGCAAAATATTACAAGTATCGAAATAATAGTAACCGAAAGCTGTAATTTAAAATGTAAATACTGTTTTCAAGATAAAAGAAATACTATTATTGAAGATACTGTCATTGACCGTATTATAGAATTAATTAAAGAATATGATATTAAAGATATAACACTATTTGGTGGTGAACCAGTTAGTAAATTTACAATAAATAAATTAAAGAGAATAAGTGAAAACTATAATGGAAATATACATATTTGTACAAATTTATTTGATCTAAATGATGAAATATTTGATTGGTATATGTCTATAAAAGATAGAGTAAGGGTTCAAATAAGTATAGATGGGCTTGAAGAATATAATAATAACCGTGTTGATTTTAATGGAAATAATAGTTATAATACGGTTTTTAGTAATTTATTAAAGCTATGTACCATACTAGAACCAGCTAGAGTTACTACTAGGACGGTAATTACTCCATCTAATATAGAACATATACCAGATCTAATTTTATATTTGTACCAGCTTCAAATGAATAATTTTATTTCTAATAGTAAAATAGGATTTGACCAATCTGGAAATACTGCGTATAAAAAGTATAATGTACTAAATATGTATAATAAGATTATAGATTTCTATTATGAAAAGAAAATAGATGGCTTTATGTTAAAAAGTATATTTGGTTTATTTGGATATGATTCTAATAATAAAAATATATGTTGCGATTGTACTATGTGTAAAGATTATATTACTGTAAGCACTGATGGAAAAATATTACCATGCCATTATACAGTTGGAAATGATAATATAATTCTTGGTAACATAGAAAATCTAGAACTAGATAATAATTATATGGAATTATTTAATAGAACTGATTTTAAAGGTCTATATAATTGTAAAGAATGTAAAGCCAATACTATTTGTACAAGCTGTAAAATGGCTAATTATATCAAATCTGGAGACATTTTAAGTCAGAATATACACTTTTGTGAAGTTAATTGGTGGAAATATCAAGCACTAGCCTCTAGATTTGATATGAATATCTTTAATCCATTAACTAAAGAAGAATTAGAAGAAATTACAAATAATATGGAAGAATTATCTAAAAATCTAGAAAGTAGAAATGATGATAATTCTGAAATAATGAAAAATGAATTAAACAGAATTAAAGAATATGTAGCATTTAAAATGTTACATGATTAATTATATGATAAATTATATGATGAATATAATAGGAGGAAATAATGAATATAAAAATTATTTCGACTACTCGTGTTTTAGAATTAAGTACTACTGTAGATACTAGATTTATATTAAAACATGAAAATAAAAGAAGAGAACTTAATATAGAAATAAGTGCTCCTATGCAAAAACTTATATATTATAGTGATATAATAAATGATATGAAGTCCAAAATAGATGAAATACTTATAGATGATATAAGTATTATTAAAGCTAGTGAAGGAGCTTTTAGTGTAGATACATATATATCTGAGTCTAGACAAATGACATACGGTAACTCTGATAATGAAGATTTGCCTAGTTTAAGAATATGCATTAGCTACGCTAAGGATGGTGAATAAAATGATTACTGTAAATGAAGATTTTTTAGCCGATAAATTCTTAGAATTTAATATATATGCAGATAGTAAATCTGTAGATATAGTCCTTAGTGCTACTAAAATGCTTAGAAATTCTGATAATATGGAGATAAATCTACCAAATATTAAGGTTAGTACTGATGATGGTACTGAAATATGTAATATTGATAATATATTACAATATGCTATAACTAAAGATATTAAAGATATAAATCTCACTGGAGAAAATACTATCTATATATTAAATAAAGATTATGATAAATATAAAGAAAATATTCCATTTACGTTAACTGAGAATAGAGAATATATGGATATAAATGGAGTTTCTGAGTATGAGAAATTTATAAATCTTATGAGTAAATTAAAACCGGGAAATCCTAACATTAATATATTTTATAGTAATTATATAGAAATGGGAGCTCATTATCTTAAAATTGGTACGTTTAGTAATGATAAATTGCCAATTTGTATGTTAATATATGACCAAGACGACCCAGATGATGATAATATATCTAAATTATTGGCAGTTATAGTAACAAAAGAACTTAATGGTATTAATAATAATATATACCAAATAGAAAGAGGTGTATGATATGAAAGCAAGTATAGCTGATTATAATGCATTCGTAGCAAAATTAAGAGAGCAAGAAGCTAAGTGGGGTATTGGACAATTAACTCCACGTAATTTAAGTGGAGACCTTATGAGAGCATCACAAATAAATGACGTTATACACGCAGTAGAAAGTTTAAGAAATACATCAGGAGTTGGTGGCAGCTTGCCATCATATAAAACTCCAGAAGTTACTCCTATAGATAATAACGACTTTGATATTATGATGAGTATTCTAAATGCTTCTGCTGCAAAGTGTAAATGCAACTGTGATGATTGTCATTGTAGAGGTAGACATATAAAAACTGCTAATAGATTTAAAAGATTCAATTGGAATAATGTAATAAAAGTATTGGAATGGATTAAAAATGAAAGATGAAATATTAAATACCAAAGATTTAATTCATGGTTTTGGAATAACCTTATACGTTACTGAGAATTGTAACCTTAAATGTACATATTGTTATCAAGGGAACTGTCATTCTAATAAAAGAATGACATTTGAACTTGCATGTGATGTTATAGATAAAGCATTAAAAAATGAATATTTTAATAATAACGTAGAATTCTTTGGTGGCGAGCCGACATTAGAATTTGATCTTATTAAAAAAATTATGGATAAATATCCAAAACTTCTTTATAGCATAACTACTAATGGTAATTTTATACATTTTAAACCAGAAGATAAGGAATATATAAAGAAACTTGATAGTCTAATAGTAAGTATAGAACCAAATAATAGCACTTCTAAATATATGAGGAAAATACCAGATTTAAAGCATTTTATATTTGATGTTGTAATGCTTCTTAAGAATAGTCCTACTAAACTATATTTCAACATAGTTATATCAGATTTTATAATAGGACATGAGTTAGAATTTATAGAATTAGTAGACCACATTAAACTATTAAAACAAATTCGTCAAATAAATTTAGTATTTTTACCAAATTTATCTGATAAGAATAACTTTAAAGATAATGATGAATGGTATAATTTTTTAATGTGGTTTAGAGAAAATGATTTTGATATATATAAACGTCTTATAAATTATACTCCAGATGTATTTAATAATTCTGATATTGAAAATAGTCAATTTTGTACCATGGAAGAATGTATCAGCATTACTACAGACGGATATTATATTCCATGTAGTAACTATCTAGGAAAAGAATTTAGATTAGTTAAATATAATGAAAAACCTTTTGATGTAATGCTAGATGATTATTTAAAAAATGTATCATTAGTTAATGAAAAACGTTGGAAAAATTGTACAGATTGTATGATAACTAATAAATCTCATTGTCCTATATGTCCAGGTGCAATAGAAGCATCAGTTATAGCTGGTAAAACAGACAAAATAGAAATATTATGTCAAAGAGCACGAACTATGTATCTTTTATGTAAGGAGTTGCAATCTAGTGGAGTAAAACCGTTAGATTTTGCTGGTTATGATTGGTGATATAAGAGAAATAGGCGGGTATGGACTTAATATTATAATTACAGAAAGCTGTAATCTTAAATGTCCATACTGCTTTCAGAAAGAACATCCTAAGAAGTTTATGTCTTTAGATACATTTAAAAATATTATAGATAGTGCTGATGATAATTGTAATAAAAACATTATTTTATTTGGTGGTGAACCTACTCTTAATAAAGATTTTATTAAAATGGCTATATATGCACGTAATAATGGTTATAATACCACTATTATTACTAATGGACGTCTTATTAATAATATTAATGAGTGGGGACCTTATTTTAATAGTATAGTTTTTAGTATAGAACCAAGTAAAAATCTAAGCAAGAAAATTAGAAAAATAGATAATTTTGATACATTTTTAAATATTATATCAGATTTTACAAATATATATTCTAATATTTATATCAGTATGTCTATAGTATTAACAGATTTAATAAAAAATGTACAATCTATGTTAGATTTACGACAATTAATAATAGATAAAGGAATATATGTAAATATATTAGAAAATCTAGGAAATGTAAATAATTGGAAAAATAATAAAGATTGGTGGTTTTTTACTCAAGAACTTAAAATCAAAGACTTAGAAGTATATAAAGAATATATAGGATATGATAAATCTTTTGCTGATGGTTTTATTAATCAAGGAAATCAATATTTATACAACTTAGATGGAAGTTATATCACATTTGATACTAATGGTAATATATTACCATTTGACATGAATTTTAATGAAATTATTGGAAGTTATAAAGATAATTATACAGAAAGAATGAATTATATATTAAATAATTATTATATAGCAAATTGTAACTGTATAATAAAAAATAAGGAGCATTGCTCTTTACATCCAGGCGTGTTTAAAAATTTAACACCAAAAATAGCTAATATGTTATGTGAAAGACAACGTATGATGTATATGATGAAAAGAGAATTATTGGAAAATAAAGAACCATTGTATGGTTATCAAGAATAGAGAGGATATATATGGAAAATAAATATGGTTTATCTTTGCTGGTAAGTGAAAATTGTAACATGAGATGTTCATTTTGCTACCAGCATAAAGATAAAACTAAGAAAAATATGTCAATAGAAACCGCTGTTAAAGCTATAGAAAAGATTAAAAAAGAGCCAGGGTTTAACGGAGAAATCGAATTTTTTGGTGGAGAACCATCTCTTAACTTAGAAGTAATAGAATACGTAATGGACTATTATCCAGAATATCGTTACTGTATTATAAGTAATGGATTATGGGTCGATAATCCTAAAGCATGTGAACTTATGAAACGTATGTGGCACGTTACTATTAGTATAGAAGGAACAGATTATGCTTATCAGACTATCAAAAATCAGCCTTCTGTACGTAAAATGATAGAAAAAGTTAATAAAATAGATGGATTATATGTATCTTTTAATATAAGTATGAATGGTTTATTGCTGAGAGATTTTGATGAATACGTTGAAAATCTTAAATTTATAGCAGAAAGCGGCCATAATTGGCATATATATGCATTAAGAAGTATGGAAGATTATTTTAAAGATAATGAAGAATGGTTTAAATTTGTTATGCTTTGTAAAGAGCATCTTCCTCAAGTATATGAACATTATATTACTGTATATGATGAAGGAAATGCAGAATATTTTAGAAAAGATATAGATAAAGAATTTTCTCCATATATGTGTGGTCTTGATGAAGATATTACTATTAGATATGATGGTAAGATATCTCCTTGTATACGATACGCTGCTATACAACATAATATGGATGATATTAAGAATTTTGGAGACTATCATCTTGCTTCTACAGTAGTTCTTACAGATATAAAACATTTTCCTCGTTGTAATACTTGTGAAGTACGTAATGTCGGTGTGTGTTGGATGAATTGCCCAGCATTTCATGATGAGTGTGAATGTACTCCAGGTGGAATTGAGAGATTAAACCAATTATGCGAAAGAGAAAGAATCCGACAATTACTTAGAGATCAGTTCTGGGAAGAACATCCAGAACTTGATAATAAAAAATGTATTTATAACCCTGATGGTACTAGGGAATTAATTGATAAGGAGGTGTACAATAATGAGATTAGTATTCATAACAAAACAGAATAGTAACCCACCAAAATTAATTAAAACTAGTACTCCAATGTGTTTATATGAACCATATATTAGTAAACATAAATTAAAAGATTTACGCACATTGGATTACTACATTGAAATTGGTACTGTGTCTGATGATAATAAAACTCTATATGATTTATTAATAAATGCAATTAGAGAATTCTGTAAAGCTAATAATATCAATACTTTTACTATGGATAAAGAAATCACTATGACTTTCATTAATAAAGAAATTAAAGAGTATATAGAAAAAACTAATGGTTCTTGTTATGATATCTGTAAAATGTTTAAAGAATCCGAAAAATCTAAAGATAAATTAGAAAGCAGTAATCCTATATCTAAAGTAGAAAAACCAGTTACTATGATAAAAATTTCTGCTATTGGATATAATTTAGATAAGATTTTATTAGAATGTGATAGAACTGATTTATTAAATGATGAAGAATTCTATAAAAAACATATATTAGATATTAATAAACTCATAGTTCCAGGAGTATTTCAATATAAATTGAATGATGAATTTACAAATTGTCTTGCTGATATTGTAATACAAGAACTAATCAAAATCAGAAATACTAAAACATTACCAACTAAGGAGTATACTCCTCCAGATAATATAGAAGATATTCTGAAAAAACCTGAAGATTTATTAAGTGAAGATGATAAATATGAAATAAGAAAATATGAGGAATATCTTACTAAGAAACAAAATGAAGAATTAGGAATAACTAAAAAACCTGTTAATTATAGTAAAAAATGGGTATTATTTGCTGTTGATGAAGGGAATTTCTTCACAGAAAAACTACACAATATATCTGTCAGTGAATATAATATCAAAATGGATATAGATAATATAATTTCGGCAATATATGATAAGAAAATAGCACCTGTTTATAATAATGATAATATATGTATTTTTGTCAGAATCGAAACTTCTGCTTATAGCGGGAAAACTGCGTTACGTAAGAAATATAGTCAACATAATAGTGGCTATTTAGGAACTCAATATATGGGATCTGTAATAGGTCCAGTCGTATATACTTATGGTCCTAACGTATATGCTAATAGTTTTGGTACTATATATAATGGAGGAGATACATTCGTATCTGACCAAGCTGCATATAAGTCGTTACATACTATGGGATATAAAAATGAAGAACATATTATACATCATAATGAAATAAACTTAATAAAGGATGATAATATTAAATATTGTCCAGTTCGTGATGAACTTGTCATTACGTTCTAGATAATTACATATAATAGGATATACATATGGAAATCTTCCTAATACTCATGAGTAGAATACTAATTTTACTCATTAAATTATGTATGATAGTCTTCATTATAGTTAGTATTCCAATAATAATTTATCTTTATAGTTTTACTAGTAGAGCTGCAAAACAGCTTCTTCATCTACAAATGGTAAAGCTTGAATATAAAAAATACATAAAAGATAGAAAAAAATATCTAAAAGAACAAAATGACCAGGAGCGAGAATTATGATATACTTATCTCTTTTTACTGCTATTACTGCGGCAATGTTATATTATGTTTATAATAAAACTAATAACTTACTTTATAAAAAGAGATTATTAGAACAAACTATTGCCCTGTACCAGTATGTAAAATTTAAATTAAAATAAACTATATCCCCAATATAGAAATATTTCTATATTGGGGAATACTTATTTATTACCGTTAAAATTTGGAGGTTTATATGGAAAATGTATTAAGTAATAAAGAACATTTTAAGCAAGATTGGATAAAACAAGCTAATAAAATTACAGGAATGGAATATGAAAAGCTTGAATCTATATTTAATAACCATTATAAAGATGGCTATATAGAAATCCTTAATAGCGTATATTTTGATACTATAAATTATAATGCTGTAGATTTCTATTATAATAGTCAAGATAATTTAATACTTAATGAAAATGGTGTATGCATTCATAGTTATAAAAATAAACCATCTATTACAGGTTGGACTCTAATAAATGGTATGGGTGTTAGGCAAATATGGAAACGTGCTAAAAATGCTAGTGCAAATATAGGTGATAAAATCAAAGAAGCAAAACATGCTAATTTAGAATCTAAGGTAAAAGTAAAACTTAATGGTTATTATGGACTTGGCGGGTTTGTAAAAGCTTATATTTATAATATAGATATTGCTGATACCGTAACTACGGCAGGTCGTAACATAATTGCAGTTGTATCTATAATAAACGAACTATTAGGTAATGGTTACCGTTATTATGTTGTACAAGCACATTTGGCTCTTATTAATGCTGTTCTAGAGTGTAATTATGATGAAATTTGTAATAAATATGATCTTCCAGATATAACTATTGATGAAGTTTTAAAATTTATGTTAGGATATCATTACGATAATTATTACGCTTTAAGTTTCTTAAAACATAGGCTAGAAAATATGCCTTATAACGCTTTAAAGGTACTTTATATGCGTAATAACTTAGTAAAGGTATTAGAGCTACCACTTATTAAAGAACGTCTAAAAACGCTATTAGAAGCCGCCAAAATCGATAATCTTATAATAGAAATAAATGGTGGTGAAATGATAAATCCAGCAAAACATGAACGTACTAAGAATATACTAGCTGATATATGTAAAGATATAACAGAGCTTACATATGGGTTTTATTATTATGCAGGAGATTACTTAGATGGAACTTATATGCCTACTATGGTAGATATAGTGCAAAATATGCATAGAAATAATATAAGTTTAGCAGACACGGATAGTAATGTTACTGTACTTAGTAATGATAGAAAACATGTAATGGAACTATTCCCAGACATTTTTAAAGATGCTAGTCCATTATTAGCTAATAATGTAGTAATATTAGTGCTTATGAATATGTATTTAGGTAATATTAAGTTAGGATTACGTAATTATGCTAAAGCTAAAGGAATTGATGATAGTTTAATTCCATACATAGATCTAGAATGTGAAATGGTAATGGACCAAATCCATCTTGCAAGTGGTAAGAAAGCATATACTTATAATTATAGTATAAAAGACTTTATGAGACGTGATAGTTTCGCAGTTAAAGGGTTAGGATTTATAAAATCTGATAAGAACCCTATGATAGCGGAACAAGTTGCAAAATTAGTTAAAAATGAAATAATGAAACCTATGAATGAATTTAATTATAAAGAAGTTCTTAATAAAATAAGAGATAAAGCAGATGAAGTATTTAATATGGTTACTAGTAAGAAATTCTTATTAGATGGTAAGACTATATTAAAAACTAAAGATAATAGTTTAATTTGGAGTGATCATAGAATTAAAGCTGTACGTTTATGGAATAGATTATATCCAGATAACTTAATAGAAATTCCTGGAAGTTTTGGCGTAGCAAAATTAGAGTTCGATAAAGATAACTTAATGAAACTTGAGAATGAAATACCAGAGCTATTTAATAAATTATGTGACCAGGCATGGGAATTGGTTGTATGGAAAGCTTTAAGAAGTATTGTAACAAAAACCGAAAAGTTTAAAGAAGGAAAGGAGAGTGAAACTGATAAGAAAAATATGGAAAAGGTTAGTTATTCTGATAAGAAATTACTATATAAAATATATCAGGATGCTAAAATGTTAACAGATGCGAATGAATTTAATTTAAAGGAAGGAATTGAATTGATTAGAAAAATTGATAGTATGGAGACTAAAGATGAAGTGTATAATGTTTTTGGTATTGACGTAACATTTGACCCGTATATTGATATTCCAGAAAGTATTGATAAGATTGCATTACCTATGGATATAAGTGAGTACCCGTTGATATTAAAATGGAATAACTTTGCATTCGTAGATAGAAGTATAGCTACAGAATTTGAACATATGTTAGGTCAAGTTGTTACTACAATGGGTATTATGTGTCCATTAAATAAAGATGGAAAGATCATGACTACTAGTATTTTAACAGTATTCTAAAGGAGAAAGTGATGAAAGGTAAACCTAATATAATCAAGATATTATCTAATAAAGAAATGATATCTAATAATTTGATAATATTGCATACAATTACAAATTATCAAAATGATGGGTATATGATATCTGGATTTAATGTGAATGAATTTGAAAATGGTAAAAGTGAACTTGTTATAAAATTTACAAAGAAGGTGACTAAATGAGACTACAATTTACAATATATAAAAAAGATGATAATATAATGCCTATAATATCTATTATAAATGAATATTTAAAAGAATATGTTTGTATAGATGCAGAAGTTACTAGAAGAGGCATTGTTAATAACAATTCTCTTTATATTGACCTAGATATACAAAGAGAAACTAAGTATAAAAAGTATGAAATAAAGCATGAAGCTATAGATATAATAGCATTAATTCAAAAAGGAATGAAAGAATTTGATAAACCTGTAACTTGGGAGGAATCTATTAGATGAAAACAGTTATTAAGAAAATACATATTGGAAGCGATGAGTTTGCTGATCTTATAGATATTTTAAAAATAATTAAGAAAGAAAATGCTAAAATGAGCGATTTTAGCTATAAAATTGAAGAATCTGGAGATGTGATATTAACATTAGAATTTACAGAGGAAAAATAATGAATAGTGCAGGGTATGGAGTTAGATTAATAATGGCTATAATTGCGTGTGTATTTATATTACGCAGTTTTATGAACATTAAAGATAATTATAAAGAATATAAAGATGCTAGTAAAATACAAAAATTTATATTACATATGTTTATTTCTATAGATATGACATTAATATTCTTTATGATATTAATATTAATAAATATAGGAATAGAAGTATTAAATAAGCAATAATTACATATAATAATATAGAAGGAGGTGAGACAATTGGAGATTATAATATCGTAATAAATGTTTATAATTTATGTTAAAATTTAAAAAGGAGAGTGATTTTAAAATGTCGTTTTTGGAATTTATGTGGATTATGAGAGGTTATTTAACATTGTTTTTGATTTATGGGGTAATATTTCTACTAGCTGTATATAGTATTTCTAATGCTTGTAATAAAGCTAAATCTAAGAATTATCGAGTAACTTGGGCTATTATTGGTGCAATAGCAATATATTTAGTATATACTAGATATGATTTAATAAATTACAGATGGGATGATTTTGATAGATTCTATACTTATTGGAAATTAGGCATATTAAATTATTGATTTAAACGCGTTTATAAGGCATTATACGCGTTTCTACGTATTAGGTATACAATTATATCACTATTATATAGAAAATGCGTAAATTGGGCCTCAGAATGCGTTAAATCGCATTTTAAAAGATATAAATATAAAGGAGTTGAGTAATAGTGTTGTTAGAATCATTTGGTAAGCAAACTAAACCAGAATATAAAGAAAAATATAAACTTTATGGAGATAAATTAGTAGAAACTTTAATAAGTGATATACGATTTTGCAATAAAATATATTATAAAACAGATAAAGCTAGTACTACTAATTTAATACAAATAGAAAGTTTATTAAAGCAAACTGTAGGCTATATTACTAGTTATTATATAAGAGCTAGTATAGAAGATGAAAATGATCGTGATATTATGATATCTGGACTATGGAAAGATTATGATAAAAGAGTTAGATCTATGTTAGAAATGAAGAAATTAAAATATAAAAATTATAGAGAATTAGTGCAAAACTTTTTATGTTTAGCTATGTGTAGAGCATGTCTAGATAATAATGACTATATAGAAGCTTATGATTATGATATGATAATTCATACAGAAGATCTTACTTTAAAAATAGTTCATAAAGTAGGATATGCATACTTTTTAAATGAATTATATGTCCAATGCTACATTCTTAGTATATTTAGAAGTTTTATATTAAGATTTACTATGTTTAATAATGGTAGAACTGATATAGATTATAATGATTATTTATATAGTACAATTTTACATCGTACTACAGGAAATTATGATTTTCCTTTAGGTAAAAGTAGATTATTTAGAAAATTAAAAGAATTTAAACACATGAAATTTGAATCTACAGAAAATTATGGAAAAATATGTGATAATATTCTTAAAAAAGATAATAATATGTGTGAATGTATGGAAAATGTAAGAAATTTTATGGAAACTATGAATAAAACAAGAGTAGATAATAAGCTTATCGATATGATTGATATTAGAGTACTTGGAGGAATATAATATGAAAATTGTGCAATATAATGTATGGAAAGATAATCCTAGACCTGTAAAATTCTGTAAAAAGATAGGAAAACGTGGAAATACTATTAAAAATAGAATGAATAAAGCATTTTCTAATATTTTGAAAGAATATAATGAAAATACTAATAAAAAACTTAATTATTATATAATAAAAGAAATGACTGAATTATTTGGTCAAACAGTTGGTTGGTGTAGTGTTGGTCTTATTAATCAATATGAACATGTTGAAACTGATGATAAAATAATGGAAAAATATAAATTTTATAGTAGTGAATTATCTACATTTAGTGAGAAAAAGAATCCAGATATTTATTATATTACCACAATTATCATTAGTAGTATAATGCTTAATACACTTGTAGATATACATATGTGTAATGGATATATAGAAATTAAATATTGTATTAATTATTTACTTGATAATCATAGAGATGAATTTATTACATATTTTATGATGATATGTCATACATTATTTATGATGAAGAATTTCCTTATAAATTTTACAAAAGATGAAAAAATTAATGGCAATAATACATTAAAATGCATAGAATATAATGATTATTTTGATTGGATGAAAGATAATATAAATAAAAATTGTATAGATTTTCCAGAAAAACAAGTTAAAATTTATGAAGTTTTAGATGAGTACATATTTGGAAGTACTAATTGGATAAATGAATTGGAATTAAAACATTTATTTAAAATGGATATAAATTTTGATAAAACTGATATAGAAATATTACATTTTGTATTTGGAATAATGCAATTTGGAGGTATATTCTTTAAAAATCCATTAGATAATGCAGAAAATATAATAAAAGAAAGAATGAAGGAGTTATTATGAGTAATATTAAAATTGAACATATAGATAAAGCTGGTAAGGTTACCACTATGGATATAGAATATAAGAATAAAATAGAAAAACTTGAAGATGATATAAAAAGATATGCTAGTGCTTATTATAATGAAAATAAAAGTATTATATCAGATTTTGAATATGATATGTTAGTAAAAGAGCTTAAAGATTTATATAAAAAGTATGAAATTCCAGATAAAACAGCAGTAGGTGCTACTCCTATAAGTAAATTTAGTAAAGTAAAACATAAATATCCCATGTTATCATTGGAAAATAGTTATAATATAGAAGATATAGTAGCTTGGATAGATACTTTGAAAGGATATAATGCAAAACTTGAAATAGAACCAAAGATTGATGGTCTTTCTATTAGTTGTATTTATAAAAATGGAGAATTAATACAAGCTATAACTAGAGGAGATGGAACTACTGGAGAAGATGTTACAGAAAATATAAAAATGTTAAGAAATATATCATTAACTTTAAATAAACCATTAAATATAGAAGTTCGTGGAGAAGTTTATATGAGAAGAGAGGATTTTGATAAAGTTAATGAAAAAAGAAGAGAAAATAATGAAATTCCTTATGCTAATCCTAGAAATCTAGCTAGTGGTACACTTAGACAACTTGATGCAAATGTTGTAAAAGAAAGAGGACTTTATGTTGCATTCTATTATTTAATGGGAAATGCAACTCCAACCCAAAGAGAAGATATTATTATGATGAAATCATTAGGTCTTCCTATTATTAATGAATATAGCAATTATTTAGTTAATATTAATGATTTACAATCATTAGAAACATTTATTAGAGCTATTAAATCTCATGATTATGGATTTGATATAGATGGAGCTGTAATAAAAATAAATGAAAAATCGTATTGGGAATCATTAGGAAATAGATATAATAGTCCTAGATGGGCTATTGCTTATAAATATCCCACTGACAGTGTGGTAACAAGTCTTAAAGAAGTAGAATGGACTATAGGCCGGACTGGGATATTAACGCCAGTAGCTCATTTTGATCCTGTAAATATAGGTGGAACTACAGTGTCATATGCAAGTTTACATAATGCTGCTATGATAGATAAATTAGATCTTAGAATTCATGATAGAATAATAGTAAAGAAAGCTGCAGAAATAATACCACAGGTAGTTTCTGTAATAGCTGAAGCTAGAACTGGAAATGAGAAACATGTAGAATATCCAGATATGTGCCCGTATTGTGATAGTAGAATAATAGAAGTAGATCCATTTATAGGTTGTAGTAATCCAGAATATTGTCCAGGTTGTAGAGTAGAACAACTTAAATACTTTGGTTCTAGAGATATTATGAATATAAAAGGGCTTGGAGATGCTGCTGCGACTACTATAGTATATTATATAATGAATCCAGAAGATAATTTAGATGTATTATATGGAAGTTTTATAAGAGATATAGGTTTTAAAACTTTAGTAAAAACAATTGGACAAAAGAATGCTGAAAAACTTATAGAAGAAATTGATAATAGTAAAAATCAACCATTCGAAAGGGTGCTATCCGGACTACAAATACCATTTATTGGTCGTAGAATGAGTAAAACATTAGCTAGACATTATGGTAGCATGGATAAAATTAAAAGTGCTGTTCTAGATGGAAGCATAGTTAATGTTGCAGGAATCGGTAATGAAATGCTTAATTTAATGAGAAAATGGTTTACTGATGAAAGAAATCTTAAACTTATAGAAAATCTTAAAAATGCTGGTCTTAATATGGAATCTGAAGTAAAAATTACTAAAAGTAATAAGTTAAATGGACTTAATTTTGTAGTTACTGGAAGTATACCAGGACATACTAGAGAAAGTATTAAAGAACTTATAGAAAGTCATGGTGGACATGTAACTGATAGTGTAAGTAGTAAAACCGATTGGTTAATACTTGGAGAAAATGGGAGTAAGTCTAAAATGGATAAAGTAAAGCAATGGATGGATTATGGTAAATTATTAGAAATAATAAATAGGAGATGATTATATTGTTAATTGATTTAGATAAAACTAAAGAAATTAAAATCAAAATGAATGGTAAAATCTATGATATAATAAAAATATCATCACGCCAGCACAATAGCCAGTGCCAACTATTATTAGATGCAATTGATATATCTGCAGATGTAAAAGAAAAATTAAAAATAATTGAAAAAGCTAAAAGTACTTTAAATGATATCGAACAAGCATTACTAAAAACTGATGAGATTCTTAATAATATGGAAGTTTAAGGAGATGATAATTATGAAAGTTGGAGAAATAGTAACTATAAACTATAAAAAGTATAGAGTAATTTCAGACTCATCTGGTGACGGACTAATAATTGAACCATATGAAGATAAAGTAGATAAACAGGTTGAGGATGCATTTCCTCAACCAGAAGCTATTAAAGAGGTAACTATGGAACAAAAGTTGGAAAAAAGATTAGATAAAATAGAGGAAAAGCTAGATAATATAATTAAGTATTACTAAAATGATTTATAAGTACATATAGGTGATATTATGGATAAGAAAATAGAAAGAGCTTGGAAAAATACTAATTTAAATTTAAATATATTATTTGATGAACAAAGAAGAATAGAAAAACAGCTTATAGCTATTAAAAATTGCATAGAATATAATAATAAAATATGTAAGAAAAAGAAGAAAGTAAATGATCTAATAAAGAATACTAAATTAGTAGAAGAATGGTAAGGAGGATAATATGAATATTGAGATGTCAGAATCACTTATTGGTGAAATATTAGAATATAAAGGTGAAAGTATATAGTTACTTCATATAATTCATTAAATGGTCAAGCTACACTTACTAAAATGGATGATATTAATCGTCTAAATATAAGATCTATTATTGATGGTATATCGAAGTTTAAAAATAATTTTAAACCAGGGGTTGATAAAATACAATATATTTGCATAAATGGTAGAAACTATAAAAAGATACCTAATGGTAAAAGTTTTACATTAGAACCATTAGAAGGAGAAGTTAAATAAGAATTAATGGAAATGGATAAACTTATTCATATAATAAAGAAGATAAAGGAGAATGAATATGAAAAATAAAAAGTTTAATATTAATATAGGAAAATCAAATATAACATTAGAACCTAAAAATATAAAAGTTGATGATGAATCATTAAATGAAAGTCTTGAAGAAATACCAGTAATAAAGCTTAATATATCAAAAATTAAATATGATAATGCTGTTAAGGATTGTATTAAAAATATATTTAGAGAACATAATATTAAAGTTAAAGATTCTGATGTAGTAGATGAAATAGCTAAAAATGTATATGAACACTTTATGATAGTGTTACAAAGAGAAAATAGTAATATATTCATAGAAGAAATTGAATCCTAATAAATTATTGGAGGAATTATGGGAAAAGGGCAAAAATCTAAACGTAATAGATATATCAGAGAAATTAATAGAAATTCCGAAGTAGCCGAGGATATTTATAAAGGAAAAATCAAAGTCAAAAGAGTTCATTATAATAAATATGCTGGTGAAGAATTCAAAAATAAAAAGAAAAAGAGAAAAAATCCTGTAACTATAGATAATAAAATAAATATGGTTATAAATAATATGAATCATGAGGTTAATAAAATTAAAAAGGATTATAATAAGAAAATAACTAAAATTAAAAAAGGTTTCGACTATGCTATGTTAGGATTAATTGTAATAGTAATGATAGCATTATTTATAATAGGAGTGATGAATATATGACATTAAATGAACAAGAAAAATACTTAAATCTTATTAAAGAATGGGATTTTAAAGAAGCTAAATTATTAACATTTGGTATAATAAATGATATAACTAAAGATAACGCTAAAGCTATAGATAAAGGCCAATCTATATACATAACATGTAATGAAATAGTAAGCAAAGAAATGATGAGCAGAGATGAGTTTATGGACCCAAATATAAAATTTAAAGATCAAATAAATAATATCATTAATTGGTATCCAAATCTTAGAGAAAAAGCCATAGATGCATCAATTAAAGTTAAAACTATTAGGGATAAAAATAAAAAGAAAGAATATTATCTAGATGTATTAAGATATTCATCTATGACTTTACTTGTGCAATTAACTTCTATCTCGGCATTAATAGAAGACACAATATTTGAAAAACATAAAGATTTACCAGTAGAAGTAGTAATGAGTAATGTTATGGAAACTGCTAAAGTACTGCAAGCATTCTATTTAAAATTTATGTATCAGTTTGATAAAGATACTAGCGTAGGATCAGAAATAAATGAAACTGTAGCTAAATATTATAAAGATGAAGCAAAATATAAGATAATATTAGATTCAATGCTAGAAATAGGTTTAATATCTATAATTCCAAGAGATATTTTAGAAAAATCTCTAGAACTTGCTAAAAATGGAAATCGTGAACGTAGTTTAGAAATATTAAAAAGAAATGAAGAAAAGAAAGTTTTAGTAAATTAAGGAGGGATAATGGGTTATAAATCAATATTAGAGAAATATAATTGGAAATATGGAGAAAAATTTAAATCTAAAATGATATCGTTCATTTTAGAAACAATGGGTGAAGATGGTAAAGAATATTTTGGAAGTTTATATGATAAAGGGGAAGAGTTTTTATCTATAAATAATTTATTAGAAAACTATGATGATCAAGTAGCGTTTTTAGATAAAAATAAGAATATTTATGATGGATATGTTAAATCTTGTTCTACTTTAGATACTAAAAATTATCCAGAAGTACCAGAATTTATTAAAAAACGTATGCAATTTATGATAACTTATAGTATTCTTATAAATATAGTAATAATTGCTATTATAAAACATATGTGTTTATATAACGGAATAGTATGTGAAATAGATAAACTTACTGATATATATGTGATATATAATATAGAAAAATATGGCAAAGATGCAGAAGAAATATTCGCTTATGAATATAACAGAATAAAAAGTGATGTAACATATTATAATGAAATTATGGATATAATTAATAAAACTGGATTATTAACAAGTTCAGATAATAATTAATATTTGATTAATTACATATAATAAAGTAATATAGAAATATATAAAATAATGCGTTTTAAGGCTATATAAGGCACTTATTAGAGGTTTTAATTATATAAGTGATAAATTATATCATAAAATACTAGAACGTCTAAAAACGGCCTTAAAACGCGTTTAAATTGATTTTAGAGGAGGTGTAAAATATATAAATATTTCTATAAAAGAGTGCCTAAAAATATAATTATAAAGGAGAAAAGAATATGAAATTTGAAAAATTAAGTAAAGAAGAAGTAATGTTATTGGAAGGAATGATTGATGACATATCTGATGATATGGAAAAACTTAAAGGGTTTACAGCTAACAGAAGATTAATAGAAAAATATCTTAATGTGAGTGAAGATACTCATAGATTAGTACATAACAATGCAGTATTTGATATTAAATATAAGTTTCCAGGAGAAACTAAACATTATTATTATGAATTACTTAGCCGTGAAGCTGCAAAAGTTGTATTCGGTAGTAATTCAAATAGAGAATTATGTGAAATTATGACAGAATCTGATTTAAGTGCGTTTACTAAGGTAAAATTAAATAAAATTTATAGAGGAATAAGCACACTAGAAATAATAGTTTTCCAATATATTAAAGATTTAATTAGAGATGTAGTAACATTCTTAGTTGGAAGAGGTGATAATGACATTAATAAGATGATCTTAGCTGACAATGGTGAGTTAATAGTTACATTAATGTTTAATGTCTATGTAGAATTGCTTAAAAATAAACCTAATATAACATCATCGGTATCTAGTCTTGCTAAAAAGCTAAATTTTGGTTATACATTTTCTAAATTATTAAAAGATATGTTTGAAAATTATAATATATTTGGTAAGAATAATGATAAAATAGTAAAAGGATTAGATAATTTCATTAAGAGTCGTGATAAAAATGCTTAATTTTGATAATGTAAAAACTACAACGCAACAGATATTTGATGGTTTATTGCAAGAAATAAAGGGTCTTCAAGTAATGCAAGATAATTTAGAAGAAAGAATAGATGAATTAGATATTGACTTTAAGATTAGAATAGATATATCCGCAAAAGTATTGAATAATCTTGAAGGCGGATATGTCGGATATACTGTATATAAATATATGTATAATAGTGTATTAGAAGATATGACTAAGAAATATGGTAAAGATTTCGAGTTATATCCTATAAAAACTATTGATAATACAGAAGCAGTCGAGGATTTATATAAATTGCTTGCTATAACAGAATGCTTAATAATGCTTGGTATAAATGATATATTAAGTCAATATAGTCAAGCAATATATCATATTAATAATACAAATGCAATATTTCATAACCAAGACAGAATTGTTGGATTTATACGTGATTTGATTACCTATAAAGGCAAGATCACATATCATGTCATAAAAGAGTATGCTAAAATTAATAATCTAGTAGATTTTGATTGTGAAGATATATTGAATATATTAAAAGAATTTGTATTATTTGATAAAAACGATCAAAAACTTATAGTAGAAAATATAAAAGAATTATTAAATTGGATGTAGGAGGTTTAAAAATGTTTAAAGGAATAATGAAAGTTGGTTTGGTAGGTTTACTAGGATATGGAGTGTATAAATTGTGGCAATATACAGTTGGTATATCACTTATTTATTCAAATAAAGAAGTAGCAAAATGGGCACATGAAGTATCTATTGGTAAAATGACAGAAGAAGAATTTAAAAGTAACATAAATAAATTATTTAAAGAAACTAGAGAATATATTGAATCACTTAAAAATGAAAATGTAGAAGAAGTTAAAGAAGATAATAAAGAAGCGGCTGTAGAAGCATAAAGGAGGAAATAGAATGACTAATAATGTATTTGGAAATGGAAATAATGTAATGTTTGGAAGAGTTTGGAGTGTAGAACTACCTGATAATGGTTTTGTAGAAGGTTTAAAGATATTATTTAATAGATTGCATTATAGTGTAAGTGAAACTAATAATATATATGTAATTAATAAAAATAGTATAGAAAAGATAGGATTTACAGCTCAAGATGATAGAATAATCATAGAAAAAGATGTAAATCTTACTAAAGAACAAGTATTAGAAGGAAATTATGTATTTAGAACTCCATTAATATCATCTATTTGTATAGCTACAAGTCCAGACATAGTAGTAATGTCATTGGATCTAGAATCTATGAAGAAATTATTAAAGAAGAATTTACTTCCAGTAGATCCTTATGTTGATAATATGTATATTAGACTTCCTAATAATAACTTAGATGTATACAAGCATCAATATGGACGTTTTATAAAATTATCAGATGAAGCTGGAAAGGAAATTATATCATTATTCAATCAACAATGTGATAGAATAGATACAGAAAAGGATGATGAATAATATGAAATTTATTTCAGATCTTAAAGAGATATTATATCCAGATAATGCTGTGACTCGATTAATGGAACCAGTAATAATAAATGAACCTAAAAAGAGTAAGAAACTTATGTGGATAATATTGACTGGAATATTATTATTAGGATGTAGTTATTTTAGTTATAGATATAATCTAATAAAAATGGACGATGATGATTAAGATATAATAGAAATATTATACCTAAAATAAGGTGGTTTATGTTTGCCACCTTATTTTTATTGTATTGGAGGATATATGAGAAAATTTAATGATAAAGAATATACTGATAAATGTGATGAAATACTTAATTTTATAGAAAATCATAAAATTAATGATAAAAATAATAAATTAATTCAAAGTATGTTATGGGAATGTTCTGATAAAAATGCTTATATAAAACATATAAATGAGCTAATAACTTCTATTAATAGTTTAAAGTATACAGATAATATGGAACCTCATAGTACCAGATTATTAAATTATTTAACCGTTTTATATAACGTTTATTATAATTTATATCAAGAGTATAAAGTTGTTATGTTTATAAGTAGTTTTAAAGCAGAAGCTAATAATAGTATAGTTTATGATTGTTTTAGGTACCAATCTGCAGTAGAATATCTATTAAAAGAAAATATTAAGGATGAAATTTATGAAAGTGATAAATCTAAATGGGAAAATATTCTTAAAGATATGAGAAAAATGGATACGAAAATAGAATTAAATTTGTTAAATATTAAAGACGAGAATGAATTTAATAAATTTTGTGATAAATTGAAAACAGATATGAATAAACTTGGACTTACTGATGAAATAATAAAGAAATATGAATATAATGATTTTTACCTTAATATAAATGGATACGAGGTATTACAGCCATATTTGAAAGCGATAAAGAAATACATAGAATATACAACAGAAGATTAAATAATATTTTGGGATAATATGATAGAGATATTGTATTATCCCAATTTTTTATTTTTTTTTGATAATTTTATGGTTTTAAAAGAACACACGAAGGAATGTTGAGATAGTAAAAAGACGATTACATATACTAATATAGATAATAAGAAATATATAATATTAGGCGATGTTATATATTTTAAATAATAGGAGGAATGTAAAAATGAAAGAAAACAAAAAAGTAGGATGGAAGGCATATGTGGGTTCTGGTTTAGTTATAGCTGGATCTACAGTAGCTGGTTGGGGTTTTGGAAAGAAGAATAATAAAACTACATGTCTTGGTACATTCATAATGTCGTTAGGAGGATTACTAGTAATAGATAATCACTCAGATGTTATAAATCATAATGCTAAAGTTATGAATGAGTTAAGAGAAATTGTATCTGAACATGAAGAAAGATTAAGAAGATCTAGTAATTAAGGTTTAAAAAGGAATAAAGATATAGGAAGGAGAATAAAATGAAATACAATAATTATACTGAGTTTAAGGTTTGGTTTAAAAAAGAATTGGAAAAAATAGAACAAAATGAGAAAACTGATTCAGCAGTTTTAGCAATACATTTATCATATATAAGTGGTATGCTAGAAGTTCACAATTTAAAAAGAACTTTGGATCTTATCTATGATATAAAATTAGTAGATCCAAATGCTAGTAATGATAAAAGCTACAATTATGGATTGGAAAAGTTTAAAGAATTAATAGCAGAAAAAATTGATACAAATATTTTGGCAATAGAAAATATACTTACTAAAGTTTTAGTTGAAAAGCAATCAATAATATCATTATTAGATAACTTAATTATCCAATTAATTGATATTAAAAATAATTACACAGCTTTAGAAATAGCTGAAAATCAAGAAAGGTAAGAAATTATGAGGGAAATGAAATATAAGTAGTTTCCCTCTTTTATATTTTAGTATAATAATAATTTTAAATTAAAAAGGAGAATGATAAATATGAAAAAGAATTTATGAAATACTAAAGAAGGAAATAGACTAGCTGAAATGACTTTTATAATAGCAAACTGTACTTTTAATGATATAAAAATTTTTGATGAAAATGGAAAATGGATTCCTATAAAAGGTAACTCAGATGAATGGGTCACTCTGGTTAGAATTGTGGAATCTGGAATTAAAAAGGCAAAAACATTAGTTAAAGATAAATCTATAAGCTTAAATCAAAAAATTAGCAAAATGTGGACAAGACTTCAAGATTTAACTAATGAAGAACTTGTTACATTAAATGCATTAATTGAATATAAGATTAATTTAGATTACTATGGTTCACAATGTTGTGTTAATTGGTATAATCTTACAGATGCATGTATTGGCCACAACATGCCTATGATAAATTCAAAATGGGGATATAATAGTAACAAAGGATGGGTTGAACATTACTATAAAACAGATCCATTCAAGTTTTAATAAATAATTAGGAAATTACGGAGGAAGATAAAATCTGTTAATATCTTCCTCTATTTATTTAAAGGAGGAAACAAAAATGATTAAAAATAATAAAATATCTGTTATTATTGCTGAAAAAGAAAACATCATAGCTAAAGCAATACCAAATGATTTCATATCTGGTGAAATATATGTAATTTATAAAGGTAGAATTGAATTAATCGCAAAAGCATTATTGGGTAATATAACATTTAAAATGGTTATAGAATCTTATGATGAAGACTCTGATTTAGTTGAAGTTAGAGATGGTGAATGGTGTTATCCTGTACAAGCTTGGGATGAAATGTATGATGAATTTATTAAAAATAAAATTATTGCTACTAGAAGTGGTGATGATTTGTTTCTTCATATAGAACCACTTATTGATATACTGAAGAATAATCTAGATAATAAAAATTATAAATATATTTGGTATGAAAAAGATAATGAAATATAAAGGAGCCGGTCAATATGAAAAATAGATGGAAAAATATAGATAATATAAGTTACAAATCTGGAATGTATAAATTCATAAAGGATGTTTTATTAGAGCATCCTGAATTAGATAATCAACCAATAACATATTACTTAATCGACCAAGGAACTATAACTGATGTTGCTTGGTCTAAAATTGTCTTTGATGATTTCAAGGATAATGCTTGGCTAACACATAAAGAAATAGCAATATTACATAAATTTGAATCTAAAAAGGTTCAAAGAATTGTAGTATTTCCTAAAAAGTATAAAAATATCGTATTATTATCGTACGATAAAGATGCATTTGATATTTATAAATTTAATATGAAAGAAATAAAAACTCTTTCAAATGTAATAGATCTATATCCAAAAGATCTTAAAACTGTATTAAGGGTTCATAATAGTAAATCTGATAGATACTATTATGATCTAAGAATGCATACAATACTTCCATATGTATGCAAAGTATATGATAAATTATTAGGAATTACTGAATAGAGGTGATTTCTTATGTTTATATCAGATCTAGCTGGAATGCTAGGATTGAGGGAGTAACTAGCATTACTGCAAATACATCAGAAATTACCTCTAGTTCTGATGTTAGTAAATATATATTAGGGGGAGTAGCAATTATTGGTGGTATCATCTATATAGTTCAAAAGGATGACACCACATCTAATTATAATAATTAAATTTTTAAAAGGAGGAATTAAAATGGGTGTATTAAGAAAATGTGTTAAGTTGGGATTAGTTATGGCAGGTACAACAACTGCACTAGTTGCAGGTGCTTGTATACAAAAATACAAAGATAATAATAGTAAGAAGTCACTATTAATATCTTTAGGGTTAGGTATGTTATCTGGAGCATGCCTTGGTACTGCAGCAGGTATGGATAAAAAAGATATTATAAATCAAACACTTGATGAAGTAGATTTTCAGCTTATGAAAACTGGTCTTGATCATATCATGAAAGAAGGTGAGTAAATATGAAATATGTTTACGAATATGATGCAGCTGGTAATGTAATAAAGGCCACTGCATCAGGAATCGGAATTATAGGTATAGCAGTAATATGCTATACCGCTTATAAGATTACAGATAGAATCTGCAAATCTATAAATAAAGATAAATAAAAAGATTACCCCAATATTAGAATATTCTAATATTGGGGTATGATTTATTTTTAATCTGATATAAAATAGATAGTTCCTATTTTATATAGATAACCACCAACTTATGAAAGGAGGTGGTAGAATGAATAATTCTTATTTGAATTATATTAAGGATAGATTTATAAAATTCTTTGATAAGTATATTATAAACGATAATTCCACAAGTTATCATGATAAATTTATTAAAGAACAATCTTTCCTTAGTAATTTAATGAAAGAAATATCAATTGATCTTAATGACAACTACACAAGAGATAAGCAAAATGCTTATAACTATATAGCCGATCAAAAAGATCTAAGTAAATCTTTATATCTAACTTAGATATAGAGTTATGGAGTAGGAACTATCTACTCCTATTTATATTTATTTTGTTCTATTTCTTCTAAGACTTTTGTTGACCATCTGTTTTAAATTTTACATCAAATTTTAACATTTTATTAGAATCTTCTTTTGCATTTAAAGTATTTATAACTTCTATTTTTTCAAATTCTTTACCATTGTCAAGACCTTCTTTAATAACAATGGATAATTTATTCAATAAATCTTCAACTTCATCAACCCACATATATGGACTTCCATCATTATATTGCATAATTATTCACCTCGACAATCACAAGCATTATTTCCTTCATAACTTCTAAAAACTGGTAAACTAGGAACAAATCTCTTACTCATAATACTATTAATAACTTCTTCAAATCCTTTTTGTTGATTTTCATCTAGTTTAATATTTTTAGTAACATATGGGACTAATTTTACATTAAAGAATATTCTAGTAAGTTCTGGAGCTTCTTCTTTAGACGTTCTTATAGGATTAGCAAACTCAAATTTAATTAAATCAGTCATATTTTCTAAATATGGACCATAAAATAATTGATTTTTATAAAAATGATCTATAAAACATAATCTACTATATAAATTTGCTAAAGCAGTACGTATCCAAGTAAAATGTTCTTTATCTTCTGGATTTAAAAAGTCTGGACTTATATTAAAGCCTTTTTGTATAACTCCGTTATATAATATTTTTTCACTGTAACACATAGATAATCTATATTCTTTGAATAATTTAGTTATAAAATTATATTTTTCTGGAATAAATGATGCATTTTCTATTAATTTAACATTATTTATTTCTGTAAAATTCCAAATTGTTTCTGTTGAAGAAATACCATTTTTAATAGTAGCAGATAATGTAATTATAACTCTATTACCAGGATTTGGAATATTACCATATTCTGGAGTTCTTCTAAATTCGTCAACTTGTTCATAAACATTTTCAGATAATTCATAATTACTTTTATCAGTAAATCTAAAATACAATAAACCTGCATTATCTCCATGTAAATCAAAAACTTCATTATCATGTCCAGTAATATTAAATTTGTGATATAATCCTACATTTTTCTCTTTTACTACGTCAAATCTTTTGATTTCAAAACTATCTTTATAACATTTTAGATATCCTTTAATAAATTGTCTAACCTTAGCAATATCAAGTTCTCTATTATGTTTATCCTTACTATAAATAAATACTTCTATTTCAGTATACTCTTCCTTCATAATTTGGGATTTAATAAATCCATAGTCTACTTTATTAAAGATATTAAGAACTTTATCAAGATAACTTTCATCTATCATTTTAATAACTACACTAAAACCACATCTTTCAGTATTATAAACAGCATTTTCTCTATTAGGAGTATTATAAAGTCTAAGTAATCTCCCGATAGAAACATTATCAACATTAGATTCAGATATATCATCTATAGTATTTTCGTATACTTTTTTAACTAATTCCTTTTTATATTTATCATTATCATTCTCTAACATAGTTTGAGCTTCTAAATATGGTATATCTGATGCTATTTTAAATACTTGAGTTTTAAATTTATGTTCAAATTTACTAAATTCATGGTTATAATTAGTTTTAATATAATTAACCATATTATTTGTAAAATCTACATTAATTTGAGTATTATGGTCATAATCCAGTGCAGATATAGACTTTATAGTAAAATATCTTAGGTTTATATTATAATGGTCATTATTTCTACTATTAGGTCTCATGTTTGGTTCTGGAAATATAATCATATTACTAGGCTCGAAAAAATCTGGACTTGGCATATGATTATCATTATTAAATGAAACTATTCCGTATTCTACTGTAAATGTAAATATAGTTTTAATCAATTCTTTCATATTGAACCTTCTTTCTTCCAAAATTTAATGTACCATCAAATACAGATACCTCGAATGTATCCTTTAATTTTTCTAATATTTCATCAGAATATTCAGGTTTTTGAACTTCTGGAGCTTTAATTGTAATATTAAACATTATATGACTGTTAACATCACCAAAGTAAATATTTGCACCAGTACGATCATTCTTTAATCCATTTAGTATATAATATCTTGTATCTCTATTTAAATTTAAATTAACCATAGGAGCTAAACCTATATATCTCATCATTCTTCTAATTATTGATATTAAATTAGTAGGAGATTCTAATAAGAATTCATTTCCTACTATAACTGTTTCTCTAGTTTCAGAATCAAGTCCAAATACAGTCTTATATCCTTTTATATAATCTAATACAGAATCTATATCTTTGCTACCAGTTTTCTCAGTAATATTAGTTACGATATTAACAATTTCACCATTTTCAACTTTTTCTTGATATTCAAATATTAAATTTAATTCTAAATGGTCGGTAGTTCCAAATCTATTAGCATCTCTTCTTTCTTTAACGTGTTTTAATGCTTCTTCCATAAAATTTTGCTCCTTTTTGAATAATTCATCAATATTATAATTTACACAATTTTTATCAAATTGGTAATTATCTATACCTGTAATATTATAATCCATTTTAATTGGGTCGCGATTTAATCTATATTCTATATCTATAATATAATCATCATCATTAAATGGTATTTTATTTCTAGTTTCTTTAAGATAAGATTTCTCTAAATCTTCAATAGTTTTAGCACTTTTAACTATACTACTCCACCAAGGAAAAGGTCTTATATTTACAACTTCTACTATAGCTTTATTTCCTTTATTTTCAATTTTATTTATAAATATTTGCTCATCAGAAGCAGTACTTCTGAAAATATCAGCAGCTACATCAAAATGCTTTTTAAATCCTTTAATTCTAAATCTAGTTACTATATTAATAGATTCATTATTATATATCATATTTGAATTTATATGGGAAAAATTACTCAAACCGAATAAATGAGATAATGAAGTCATTGGATGCATATCATCAACTTTAAGATATTCATTTAATTCTCCAAATTTAGAAGGTTCACTAAGTTTTCTATAAATATACCTCATCATAAGTTTATCTATAAGAATTGGTAAATTTCTGTCATCTTTACTAGTACTAGTCCATATATATTCATCTTTAGCAAGAATATCTATAATTTCACTAATAGTTTTGTCAAAGTAAAATCCTCTAGTAAATACTATAAAATCATCAACTGGTTGTTCTTCCACTATAAGATTTCTATAAATATGATCTTTTAGCCAAGTTAAAGTAATACGAGCTTTATCTACTGGATATAATCCAAGTTCATCATCAATTCCATCCGCTTTACAATGTATATGAGGTTCTCTAAACACAAATTTACATACAACCGTATTTCCTTCTATTCTAGATGGAAATAATGTAAAGAATTCATTAAAATAATTATATTCAACTAAATTAGTCCACACTTGTTGAACATCATCTGTTTTAATTCTCATTAAACCATATCCTATATTATAAATAAGTGATGATTTTACATATTTATGATTAGGTGGTAGAATATTCACACTAGTAAATTTAGTTAGTTCACGTTCTATTCTATTATTCATATTTAACATATACTCCTTCCGTTTTCTATTACTTTAAGAAACTCTAAGAATCTAGGAGATGTTTTTTCATAATTGATAAAATTCATCAATTCACTATTAACATCTTTCATAAAATTGCAATAATGCGTAATCATAAATCCACTTAATGATTTAAAATTAAAATCATTAGCTAATTCATACATTGCAACTTTGCTCCATTCTCTATTTTCTACATCATAAGCCTCAATTAAACCTTTGCTCATTCTAAAAATAAAATGTTCAGTATAAAAGAATATATAATTGCTATTATCATCTTCTTTTTCAAATAATTTATAAAATTCTCTAAATCTTTCTCTATTATCAGATAAATAAATACCCCAATAACTTTGCGCAGCCATTTGGTTCCAATTTTTAGAATGTTGCATCATTTCATCGAAAGTGAATGGGACACCATTTTTATGATGACCTGGTAATTCTCTAAAAAATTTTATTGGAGTAGAGTTTTTTCTAAACATCATATGATTAGCATCAAATCTAAATACATAGTCAGCATAAAATACGTATGCGTAACTCATATATTACCTCCCTCTATATCATACAAATAGTAAGATATATTCCATCTGCTTTTGTAGTACCAAACATTACTGCTAATGCTATATTTTCAAATAAAGTATTTTCTATTAATTCTTCGTCTTTATTTTTCCAGATATATCTAGCAATTATTCTTATACTTTGCTTAAATCTAGTTATAATAGCACGTTTTTGCATTAATGTATTTTGACTTGCTTGTACCATATCTTGCAATGTTTGTATTGCAGTCCATTGATCTATAAATACAAGCATTTCTTTAAGCGTATCCAAGTCTTCACCTTCTATATGCTTCTTTTCATAACGTCCTTCTATTATTTCATTTATGTATGTTTTAGCTTGATTTATAGTATATGTTTCTGCTAGGTCCCATTCTTTACGTCTATCTGGTGGAACTAATGATTTATTAGCAAATTCCTTCATAATAGGAGGCAAACTAAGTTCTATTTCAAACATTTCTATTAACGTATTTAATACATTTTTACACATAGTATAATAATTTAATGCTTGTATATTATATGTTTCTAAACTAGTTTCTGCTATATTTTCTAATATTTGGTTAAATTCATTCATATTAAGCTTTTTTACTTCTTCTATAATATTATTTAATAATGTATATATTTTTTCATTAATTACATTAGCTGAGCTAAATAAATGTAATTCTTGTACTTTTTCTAAAGATAATCCTTCTTTTAATATCTTTTTAATACTATATAATATAGAAAGAACTATCTTTGTATGTTGAATATGTTCCATTTCTTTAGAATTTCCACTAAAAACACGTGTTTTTATATTAGAAAGTATTTGATATTCTTTCTGAGTTCCTTTGTATTTAGCTTCTATATTATTATATCTTTGCAATGGAATATTTAATTCATTATCAGCCTTTACTACAGCTCTTCCTTCACGTTCTGCTTTTCTCATCTCATTTTCAGCTTTTCTAAGATCAACTTTAGCTAAATCTAGTTCAGATCTTAGCGCATTTAAAGATTCTTTCTTTTTAGATACTACAGTTTGTAATTTTTTATAAATTTCATCTTGCACTGATTTTGGTATACCATTTTTATAAATATCTGTAACGAATATATTATGCATAATTCCATATATTTTTACTATGTTTTTCTTTAATTCTGGAATTTTAAGGTCTGGATCATCAACGCTAAAATTTCCTCTATCAGATATTTTACTAAATACATCATTCATTTGCACAACTGCTAATTTTTGATTGTTCGCAAATTTATCTCTATTTATATTTTCTAGCTCTTTTATTTTATCATATAGAGGGCCAAGTTTCAATTCTTGACCTTCTAATTCATTTACTTTATTATCTTCCATATGGTTATTCACCTCTATTTTCCAATGGGTTTTCACTAACTTCATTTATTTCAGCTGGTAAATTTTCTTTTGGTGTATTATCTTTAATTTTACCTGCTTTTATATATTCATCATGCACTATTTCTCTTATTGTGTATACTGCTGTATTTATATTTTGATCTTTTACTCTTAATATAGGATTTATAAAGCTTATAGTTTGTATATTTGCAGCTATACAAGAAATATATCTGCAAACTGTTTCATCAGTTATTCTATTACCTAATAGTTCTGATAATATTTCATTATAAATATTGTATATTAGCATAAAACTACTATCTTCTTTAAGTTTTTCTAATGTGTTAGCTTCATCATATAACTTTGAAGATTGTGTTACTAATGCACATAGTATAGTCTCAGGTAAATTTACAGTACTAGGAATAAGTTGCTTAGTATTGATAGTTTTTTCTGGATCTCTTGGATCTTGCATAGGAACTTCTATTTCTCCTAGATGGTTCTTTCTCATAAATTTATCAATAGCAAGCTTTATATTATTTATCATAATCTTTATATCATTACTAAGTAAACTTAAATTAATTCCTTCTAAATTATCTCTTCCTACTATTGCTTTTAATATAATATCTAGGAAATCTGGGTTATTAAAATCTTCCGCTGCCATATTTTCTATATCTTCATGTACTTTAGATGGTGTATTTTTCTTAAATTCTTCTTTAAGTTCTTCCAATCCTTCTGGAACTACTAATATTCCAGTTTCAGGTTTAGATATCATTTGAATTGCGATTCTATCAACTTCTGCTTGGAACCAACTTTGGAATTCTGTTAAAAATATAGTTTGGTTATCTTTTGTAGGTTCTATCTTTTTTATATGATTAGCCCAGAAATCAAATGATAATCTACTATTTCCAAGTTGTATAATAGAATCTGTAAGTAAATCTATAATTCCATCATCTTCTGAGCTCATATCAATGACATCTAGCATATTTTGTATAAATTTTTCTAAAAATTGTCTATTTGCATCAGTAAGATCATACGCAATAAGATTTACATCTCCAAATGTAACCCCGTCTACATTTAATCCTAAATCATCAAATGCCATAACATTATTTACATTATTTCTTAGATAATCTAGTGTTTCTCCTATTTGTATACCATTTGTTCTTACTACTTCTAGTAATATTTTTATATTAAGAAGATCGGCAAGATATCTAGCATTTGTAGATTCATCTTTATTAAGAGATTCTATAACTTGCTCAACCTTTTCATTTATTTGATCTTTTATATTCTCATATTGGCTTCTAATTCCAACCGCTGGTGATAAAAGTCCTATCCCTTTTAGCAAAATATTTTGTCTTTTTGTAATATGTAACATAGTTATTCCTCCATAATTATCTTTTATTTTTAATATTATCGTCTTCTTCATTAATTTTATACTTTTCTGCATCTAATTGTGTAAATACTTGGCAATTTGTAGGTTTTTCTACAGTTTTATTAGAGTATTCATTATTAATTGCATAATATGGCATAGATTTATTTAATCCTATTATTTCTTCAAACTCACTAATAGTATTAACTCTAATACGTTTTAATCTCATCATATCAAATGCTATAGTAAGTGCTCCAAAATACACATCTCTAGTAGTTCTAGCAGCTTCTAGTATATTCTTTCTCCATTCACCATCATTTACATTAAAAACAGATAAAATATCTTCATTTAATTGATATTTTACTATATTTTCTCTCCAATCATACCTATCTATATAAGTATACATTTCCTCGTATGATGTTATAATAGAATTAGCCATTTCTCTGGTAATGCTATCATATCTTTTCTTATATTCTGGACTGCATTCTCTAAATTGAGCTTCTAATACTTTATCAAGAAAATTCATAAATTCTAGTCTTTTCTTTAAGAAAAATGTATTTGCACCTGGCATAACACCATAATTATGACCAGATTGGAATACTCCAAGTACATCTTCAAATAAACTCATCAATAACTCATATTCATCATCACTTCTAGAAATTATCTTAGTATTTAAGAAAAGTCCGCAAAATCTATTAAGTCTTTCTTCTATACTATCATCTATAATAGCATTACTACTATAAGATTTCTTCATTCCTTCAAGTTTTGCCTTATATTCATTAATATTATTCATTTGATCTTTATTTGTTGGTGCAAGTAATATATAATTACCATCATACGATGTTCTAATAAGTATATCTTTTCCATCTAAAATATGAGAAGATGGTTCTTTTTCTAATTCTTTATCATCTTTATAACGTAAATTAGCACTTAAAGAAAGATCTACAGAATTATTAAATTCAGGTTTCATATAATGAAATTCCCAATCACTTTTTTCTTTATTATATACAATCTTAGGGAAAAATTGTAATATTTCAGGATTTTCACTCTTATCTCTAGGAAGAATACTTCCATCTGATGTTTTTCTTAACTCAGAACCATGAATTCCTATATATCGGTCTATATCTGTGATATTAAACTTAGTTTGACCAAATACTTCCATAATATCATTATAAAATATAGTATTATTTTCTGTATTATAAGCAAGCATTATTTTTGGTTTTATATTTAACTTATATACCTTACCATTTATGGTATTCATTACATCTATACCTTCAATATGAAGTTTTTTATAGAAATTTTCCATATATGAAGGTGTTCTAGTAACTAAAATAACTGGTGCATCTAGATTATTAACACCATCAAATAAAAAAGTACCATTTGGCAATGTAGTTCCACATAGTAAATTAAGCCATTTTTCGAACTTATTCATAAAGATTTCTGCATTTTCCGGTCTAACAAACCCATCCATAGTAAATACATATGATTTATGGTCTTCAAATCCACCTGATATATTTTGAGATAAATGACCACCTTTAAGTTGAATCCCGGTATCTACTTTAAGTTTTATAGCAGGGTCTCCTACTTCTGTTTCTGGTGCTGATAAGAACATATTATTAATATCATACCCATTTTCTTCACATTCATCTATTATTCTAGCAAATTCATTTACACATGGATGATTTTCTGTCGTAGTTCTAAGGGCATCTAATAAGAATTCTTTACCACTTTTATCTCCAATTGTAAGATATTTAGCATCTTTATAAATAGGAGTTCTATAATCATCAATTAATTTAGTACCTACGAATTTAAGTACTTCTTCCATTTCTTTCATTATAGTAGATGGAATTTTCTTATAATCGTACTTATCATTACCATTTATAATCATATTTTTAGTCATAATACTAGCTAACATTGCCAATGATGTAGTACCATCTCTAGATGTTTTATCTTCGTATCCAGATATAAATTTAGTAATTTGTTGTATTGCTTTCATTATTGTAACTGCATAATGAGAACGAAACGCAATTTGTTGGAAAAATCCATGACCGTCCTTAGATTTTATATAAGTTGCATCTTCTGGGCTTGGTTGTTTTCCTGGAACTGGTAAATATTTAAGAGTTCCATATATACCTCCATATGGTCCAAATACGTCCTTTGCCATATCTGTAATAGTATCCATTACGTATATTTTTAATGTGTCTGATAAATTAGCAAAATTACTATTCATTACACTAGGCCTGCGAACATTTTCATCAAGAGAACTATGATTTTTTATCATTTCAGTTAATACTTCTCTATTATGTTCAAAATCAAAATCTAATGTAGGAATATCTTTAGATTTACTCATTTACAACCTCCTTTTAAATATTATTATTTTAACGATTTTAACATCCAGATTGTCCAAAATTCGCCAAAAAACAATCCATCTGTTTAAAATATTACTTTATATTATAAGGTAAAGAGGCTATTTGTGCTATATTTTTAATTTGCGGGAAAATATAAAATATAATAGTTTCATTGCTAATTAATATGAATAATATAATAATTTAATTAAATTATTAATGGTTTTAAGGAAAAGAACTAATTAAAAACTAGTAAAATTAGTTCTAAAATTAACCTTGTAAAGGAGGAAATATGTCAGAAGTGAATTTAAGCGTAAGAAGTAAGACTATTCCTACAAGCTTCATAGCTGGTAGTATGAACGCTTTACCATTCTCGTCTACAGTTGTAACTATTCTAGATAAGACAGAAAGACCTCTTCCTAGAGTAAATACAGCACAATACTCAGTATTTCAACCTATTTTCTCACCTAAAGGCGTTACAAATGAAGTAGTTTATATTACAGGTCAAGATGTATTGAATAAATACAATGACTTATTTGGTAAACCAAATACAGTTTTATATGGTCCTGGAACTACTTATACATGGCAAGCAGTTCGTGGTGGATTTAATGTTGGTGTCGTAAATGTAAGACCAGCAGATGCTACATATGCAAACTTTTTTGTAAACTTTATGATAGAAAAATCAGATAAGAAACAAAAACTTTACGTAAGAAAATATGCAAAATGGACTCCACCTGGAGGAGTTATAACACCTGGAGCATATGAAAATAGAGATAATAGTGTAAAATATGGATACCATTTTGCTTTGGTAGCTGCAGGAGCAGACGCAGAAGCTATAAAGAAAGCTAAAGCTAGTATAGGAACTAACGCTAATGGAAATCCAGAAGATGACCCTGATATTAAAGAAATAGAATTAGATACATTCGATTTTGGATTTAAATATTTCAATATTACAGGACTTACTCAAGGTAAGTCTATACAAGTAGACGGACTTACTGGAATTACTATAGATACAAATTTTGGTTCTATTTTAAGTACTAATGCTACATATCCAAAGAAAGATTCTAGTGGAAAATATGCAGATAAAAATGGCCAAACTCAAATAAATGATGGTGGAAATCTTAGAGATCTTAGAATAGATGAAGCTGAAGAAGTTACTGAAAGTAAAGACAGAACAGAAGTTCACCCTAATACTAAAGGTCTTAAAGTTCCATTTGATTTAGAATCTAAAATGGTAATGAGTCTTCCAGTATTTGGGCTTGTATATAGAGGAGCAGGAGAATATGGAAACGTATTCTATGCAGATTTTAGTACAAAATCAAGTCCTCTTCCAGTAGATAGAAATTATCCATATTTCAAATGCGAAATTAGAGAAAATCAACTTAAATCAGAACATATGTTCGATTTTACATTATTTGCGATTGGAGATAAAAATGGTGGAAGTTTAAATTTCAATTTTGCCGATAGAGCTATTAAAGCTTGTAGAAAAACTTGGACTGAAACTAATAATACAAAAACATTTACTCCATATCTTGTAAATAGAACTAATGCATTAAGTATAGAAGGCGGACTTAAAGTATTTTTTGAAGAATTGAGAAAATCTTTCTTAGAAAAAATTAAAACTCAATTTGCATCAGATACTGAACTTGCTACATTATTAACAGATAAACCTACTACAGATATTGATACTATTAAGAATTTTAATACTGTATTAGCTGAAATAAATGCATTAGAAGAAGATTTCAAGAGAAATAAAGATATTATCAGTAAAAAGACTATAGAAACTCCATTTAGTAGAATAGCTCCATGGGAACTAAATCCTATAGATGATATTAAACACACATATAGAAGAAAAACAGTCCCTGGAATAAATTTATTAAATCTTCCAAAGAGATTATATTTTGCTGGAGGATCATATGGAAGTCTTACTCCTATAATTGGAGAAGAAGAATTCGACTTCTATACTACTGTATATAATCCATATGCAGTAACAGCAGAAGAAAAGAAAGAAGAAGAAGAAGCAATAAAACACGGCCAACGTGGAACTTATAAAATATGGCTTGAACTTTATAAAGATGTATTCTTAGGAAAAATAGATGATGCTATATTTGACCCTACTATAGTAAAAGATTGTATAGTATTTGGCGAAGGATATCCTGAAGAACTTCAAAGGGTTGTATCTAGACTTGTTCAATATAAGGAAGACTTTGTCCATAAAGAAAAAGTTAGACCTGACTGGACATATATTAGAACACCTGATGAAACAGTTGTAAAGAATATGAACGATGCTATTGCATGGGCTCATGATATTCTTGGAGATTTTAAAGAAAAGAATATAGGAATGCACCCTGTAATTGGTAGCTGGATGTTTACAGATCCTACAACTGGAGGAAGCTATAGATATAGTGGATTCTTTGAATATCTTGGAGAATCATCTAGTCTTGCTTCATATTTATTAAGTGGAACATCAAATTCATTTGCTTCTGGAGATTATTCTAAGATATTTGGCGGAGCTGATGACTCTCAAGAATTAATTCCTAGAACAAGTGACCAAAAGACAGACTTAGTAAAAGCAGACGTTATGTATTATAGAAGAAGATCTGACGGAAGATATGCTCTTGGTGAAGATCTTGGATATAATCCTGGTATGATGTCTAGCTTGAAAAATATAGGTTCTTGTATACATTTTAACAGAATCTTAAATGAAGCTCAATGCTTTATGATAGATAACGTAATATCTAATACTGACAGAGATTCTTTAGACTTACTTCAAAAAGGTATAGAAAAGAGAATTGCTCCTTATACTAAACACTTCCATAATAGAGTGGTAGTAGAAGTAAAAGTATCAGATCAAGAAAATGAGCAAGAAAACTCAGTAATTTTAGTGGAAATTAGTGTTACTGGACATGAATATAGTAGAAATAACAGACTTGCTATGATTATGACTAGTGATAAGACTAATGCGGCTTAGGAGGAGATGAAATATGGCTACAAATAATTCAATGTATTTAGCTGGGCACCTAAGTCAAGAAAGTATTACTAATGGTAGCTGGTTTGTAAATAATTACTGGACTAAAGGTAAAACTGGAAGAAAATCATTGGTTTCGTGCGAATATCTTGACCCTAGCAAGGATAGTTTAATAGGACTTACATTGGTAGATAAGAGCTTATTTATCTTAATTCCTACATATTATCCTGAAATATATACAGATGTTCCATCTGGAGATATATTAAAGAAAAGCTTTAAAGCTTATTGGAACTATATTTGTCAAACTTGTAGAGCAGTCGATGGAATTCCTGATTTAGCATTAGATATTCAAAGACCAGTGTTTAAATCAGCATTCTTTAGTCTTCCATTATGTACTACTTTACAAAACCCTGTGGAAGAAATTACTTTAACAATTCCTGCCGAATTAAGTAACTACTTTATAATAAAACAAACTAGACACTGGATGAATGCGATCAGTGACGAATATTCTAAAGCTGCTACTTATAATGGACTTGAAACAGAGTTTAACAACTTCTCACACAGTGCTGGAATGGCTTATATAAAACCTAATAAGACATTTGATAGAGTGGAATATGGTGCATTATTCTTCTTAATGATACCAAAACAAGCTCCTACAAGTAACTTTAACGCGGATGCTACAGCTGCCGGTGTTATAGAAATGAGTATTCCATTTAACGTTGCAATGGTAGATGATAGAAATATCAGAGTAAGAGAATTACTTCAAAGCTTATTAATTAGTTATAGAACATACGTAGTACTTGATAGTACATTATATGGATTAACTAAAAATACAGCATTGGATACTGTTGACGAATTGATTAAGAGAGAAATCTTCAATAATATGATGCCAACTGCATAAATATTTAAAGGTAATAAATAAATTTACCCCAAATATAGAGTTTTATTTCTATATTTGGGGTATTATTTTTATTTACCGTTAAATTAAAGACTAGAATTAATCGAAGGAATGAAGAAATAAGATAAAGACGATTACATATACTAATATAATAATACAAATGAATAAATGTGTGCTCCCGAGCATTTATTCATTATATTATGTATTATTAAGTGAGGTGATATGTAATGTTAAGATCACTTGATACTTATGATTATGAATATAGAAATTTTATAGATCATGATTTGCATAACTGTGATTTTGATTTCTATCAGCATAATCTAAATAAAGTTACTTATATTAGAGATAAATTATCTAATATTAATAAAGAAATAAATGATAATAATTATAACGAAGTATTTGAAATTAAAAAATACTTTAATAATAAATTATCTGATGCTTTATCTAATATTAGTGAATATAATACTTTAGTTAAAGTAGCTTAATGCTAAAAGATATTATCTTTTAATGGATGTCTTCTCCCATCCATTTTTCTTCATTCCATTCATTAAACTTGTTAAAAATTAAGTAGTATTTTTAAATTTTACACAATTACATATAATAAAGTAATATATTGTGAAATATATTAAAATATAATATTAAAGGAGGTTACATTATGAATGTAGCATTAGAGAATGAAATTATGGGACTTGTACAAGGTTATTTTGCACCATTAGTTGGTAGAGGTACTTCTAAAGGTATGCTTGGTAAAATTTATACTGCAAATGTGTTAAATAATGTATCAATATTAAATGGAATTCAAATTGATGTGTTTAGACAACTTGCCGAACATACGAAGGGACGTATCATTATTACTGGATGTTATTTTGAGTCTGGTTTTAATGAACCTACTAAAACACCATCTAATTTGGATAATGTAAATTACAGGATTTCTATTAATTTCAGTTTTATTATTATGTATAATGAACTTATTCCAGGTGGAGGAGCATCTAAAAATAGTGTTAAAAAGGTAATTCCATTTAGTATTCCATTTGATATAATGGAAAATGATCCAACTCCACTAGAAGATGTGGTATTATATCATGTAAGTCATTAATTTTTATTCAATTACGTATACTACACCACTAGTTTTCTAACAAAATCCAATGTAAATTTAAACAAACGGAGGATTTTATCATGATTAAACCAATAAAAGATGATTTTCGTATTTTAATAAATGGAAATACATTGCCAGTTCTAGTAGATACTAACATTAGTATAGAATATATAGTAGCAGAACTAATAGGAAATATCTTTAAGATTGAGCTTATGAATGCTGAATCTATGAAAGATGTTCTAGAATGTATGAATAAAATGATAATATTTTGGGATAAAGATACAAGAATTCTTGATAATTTAAGTATAAATCATTTTGAATTTGTAGAAGATGTAAATCAAATGTTCAAATTTAAGAAATCTAATAATGATTTATTACCATCAATAAAATTATGGAGCGTTTATGACTTTCAAGGTATGCAAAATAGAGATTTAGATACGTACAATGATATGATGGACCATAGTATAGTAGTAATAGGTCCTCTTAATAAGATAAATCCTACAGTATTCACTAATATAATGAACGCATATCCATTGAATTTGCGTATTTTATATGGAGATGATAAGCTTGATAGTCCTGAAAATAATAATTATCATAATATGTATTTATCTAATAGTAATGCTATAATGACTATTCCATATTATAGTGGACGTGATATTAAAGAGAAGAAAGTTAATAGCGTTATAGATAAACTAAGAAAACCTAGCTGTAAACTCGCTGATCTTAGTAATGCTGTTATAAAATTTATAGAAACCGATAATATTGATACTAGCATTATTATGGATTCTTTAGAAGATGAAAATACATTAGTCATAGTTCCACATAGACTTAAAGATGATGTTAATAGCAGGCTAATAGAACTAGCAAACGGAAATGATAACTTAAATCTAAAAGTAGGTCAATATGTATATAATACATATGCATTTAAAGTGGACAAAAGTAGTAACCTAGATGGTGTAGAATTTGTGATTGAACCTCTTACTAAGATATGGATAGCTAGAATAGTACGTAAGTATGTTAGTAGAGGTAATTATTTTGTAGAATGTGATATAGAAGTAAAACATAATGATAAACTTATAGTAGTTCATGGAGTGCAATTTGATTGGTGTTATTATTTAATGCAATTCAATAAGAATTATCATCTTGATAATCAAGCTGATTATAATACAATTGATTACAAATATTTAAATAGTAATAATAATATATGGAAACCAGATGTATTAAAATGTATTCCATTTAGAGTAGTTACTGTAAATTTTGCTAAATATAGATATTTTAATAGAATAATAGCATTTATGGAAACTATTGATAGCTGGATGTTAGAAAGACATCCTACTGATTTATATGGATATATGTCAAGCTGTATGAATGAAGCAATTATTTATAGAGCTTATGTATTTGATGACGTGTTATAAAATTAATAAAGGAGATAGAATAATGGAAGATAAAATAAAATTAATAGATATAATAGAAAACCCACTAGAATTGGTAGAAAATATAGTAAAAGATGCAATAAATGGAGAAAATAAATATACTTATTTATTTAGTATCATGTTAACTAAGGTAATACATATAGAAAATCCAGAAGTACCTGAAAATCTTGAGTTAAAAATAATAAATATAGGTCGAGATTTAGATATTAATCTATTTAGTACAACAGAAATAAAACATAATATAAATTTATTAAATTATTTATTAGATAATAAAGATAAAATAACACAATTAGTAAATGATGGTGCGTTTGAATCTGAAATGGAAAAGAAATATAATTTCACTGTTAATGCCGTATATGACATAGACCAAGAATTAATGAGTAAAGTTAATATTCCAATTAGCGATATCAACACTAAACGTCTAAAGTTTATATATATGGTTATTATGATGTTTATTAAATCTGATTATGTTAAAAATATGAGAGGTCTTGATAAACTTATAACAGATATTCCAGTATCAGATAGTAAAATTTTACCATATGATATTGTATATAAAGCAATATATGGGGTTTGGATATATAAAATAGGTCTTATTAAGGGGAAAACGTATGATTTTGAGATAATTAATAATGTGCCTAGTCTTAGATGGAAGATGGATATAAAAAATAACAGTATTATTTTAAAAGATAGAATAGATAATAGTGTTATTAATATAAGAATAACTGATGAATTTAATGCTGATAAATGTCTATGTATGCCTATGATTAGTGTCAATCGATCAAAAAATGGACCTATTTATATAGATATGGAATATATTGCTGAAGAATTAGAAAAAGTATATAATATGGAAGTATATAAATATAATAAAATTAATAAAAATGCATTATGTTATAAGTCAGTAACTGATATAAGACTAAAAGAAACTATACGTAAATATGTACATAATGATATAGGAGTTAATTCATTTATATCACCAAATGAATGGATATGGATATTATTAACATTTAAATTTAATAAATTTAAAGGTTTATATAAAACATTTGAATGGATAGATAGTTTAAATAAATATAAAGAAGATTTTGCATATTTTGATGAAAATAAAGGAAAAGTAATAATTAAAAACATTAGTGATTCTATATATAGAGAAGGTTTAGATATTGTTAATCATATATTAACAAGAATTAATAATTCTGTTACGTATGATAAAAATAATGATGAGATAGAAAATATGCTATTATTTGTAGATGAACTTATGTTTGATACTTTAAATTTATTAGAAATAAATAAAAATGATAATAGTAATGCTAATGTTAGCGAATTTATTAGAGATATAATATTAACTAATCATAATTATACAAATGAATATATCTATACAGTAGCTGAAAATAATGGAGAATGGAATATACCATTATCTAATAATGAAGAATCTATTTTAGATGAATTTGATAAAGTATATGCTAAAAATCCATCTATAGAAGAATCTATATATAATACTATAAATAATTTACTTGAATATCAAAGTAGAAAAGTATTATTTAGAGTATTGGTAAATGCTAATAAATATATATTTGATAATTATTTAAGCATGGGATGTATGTATGAACCAACTATTGATGATTATAAGCTCGTATTAAGTTCTGTTAATAAAATAGATATAGATGATGGAAAAATAGCATTTTTGAATAAAAAGCGTAAATATGTAGATGCTTATGATTCTGTTAATAGAACTGTCAATAGAATAATGTATAATTCTAAAGAAACTTGTGATATTTATGATAAAATATCACATGATATATTTGGAAGATATAAAGAAATGGGTATGTTATATTATATAATGAAAGATTTATTATATACTTATATATGCTTGATAATATGTAATAAATTAAAATTATCTAAAGATAGATTCTTTAAAGGATTAGTAATCAATGGTTATGAAGCTATGTTTGTTGATAAAAGTAATAAAAAGATTGATATAATTAGAGAGATACAAAATATTTCTAAAAAGAATGATACTATTATGCAATTTAAACCTATGAGTGAATGTGATAATGCATATAGAGACAAACAACTTAGAGATGCAGGTTATAATCCAGAAAATATTCCATTTAATATTAGATATAAAGAAGATTTAACTATTGATATGTTAGATAAATATGATGACAGTAAATATGAAGTTTTACCTTTACCATTACCATCAGAAAAACAAAAAGAAACTAATATGTTAATCGCTAATATGTTAATCAATGGTACAGCATGTACAGATGAACATGAAATTACTCATGGAGAAACATATACAGTTACGCATAATGTTATAAATGATGAAGAAAATAGATCAAAATCGTTAGAAAATGCTTTTGATTCTATTAGGTCATTACTATCTCATAATGATAAACTAGAAGATATGTGGGTTAAACAAGTATGTTTTGATGAAATGACATTCTCTAGAAATAATACTAATAGAGAAACTACTAGAAAAGATAGATATCTTGCTCTTATGGTAGAATTAGGTGAAGTTCTTAAAGAAGATGAATGTTATAAATATTGGAAAAATGGTAGACATACTATAGAAAGTCCTGAATATAAAGAAAAGGCAAAGGAAGAATTTGCAGATTTAATGCATTTTGTAATAAGTGTTGGAATTGATTTATTTGATAGTGTGGATGAATTATATGAATATTTCATTAAAAAGCATAATATAAATATAAATAGACAACATAATAATTATTAATATTGAAAGGAGGCCTATATGTCTGATTTTAATACAATATTAAGAGCAAAATATTCAAATGAAGCATGGATAGGATTACTTTTACTAGGAAAAATGGGTGGAGAACCATTTAACGATGAGGAAAAAGAATATATAATAAACTATCTTATTAATACAAATGATCATGTTACTATAAGAGTATTAGAACTTCTTGGACTTGTAGAAGTAAATGGAGAATTAGATGTTACTATAGAACAGCTAAAGAAATTTAGAGCAACTATTATAACTGAAGTATCTCGTTTTTATGATGATATGATAACTGATGATAATACGTTAAAACATAATTTGGCTCCACTTAATAAAGAAATAAGAAAATATCTAAAATTTTGGGATGAAAAGGAACTAGAATATGAACTTTTTATAACAGAAACTATGGAAGAATCTTTAAATAAGATTGAATGTGATGCTTTAATACCACGTACAGATAAAATGCTTAAAGAAAAGCAAATTAAGAATATGTTACTAGATTGTCAAGGAGAACATACTTGTATTAAAACTGTTGTAGATTTTAGACCAAATAAATAAAATATTACCCGGCTTATCTTTATGGTAGGTCGGGTATTTATTTTTTTTTTGCGTTAAAATATATATTGTTTAAACTGAAAAGTCGGATTTTAACAATGGTTTGTAAAATTTTTTAATAAAAAAGGAGGAATAACGATGTCTGGTAATGTAAACTTACGTACAACCTTTGGATCTACTGGTGTTATAGAGATATGTTATTTAGTAGAACAGTCTGCAAATGTATGTAATCCTACATTTGTTGTATATATTCCATCAATTATGGGTGGGATTGAAGCATCTGAGCAAGGAACTGAAGAAAGTACAGACTTAGGAAAACGTAGTCTTAATAAGAATGGTCTACCGGGTAAAATTAGCCTGGATAATTGTATAGTTGCTAAGAATTGGACTACTTATGGGCATAGATTAGATGGATGGATACCACATTTTAAAGCAGCTAGAGCTCATATGGCTAATGGTAAATGGACTAGTGGTAAAGCAACTCTTAGTGGTCCTACTACATTTAATGGGCCAGGTCCACATAACCACCAAACTGTAGATGTACATACTATTAATAGTCTTACTTGTGAAGATATAACATTTGATACTATAGATGTATGGAGTAGTACAGAAGTAGACTTTCAAAATATAAATAATAAAGTAATAAAATATGGTCATAAAATGATAGGATGTTTTCCATTAGGAGAACAGTCTAGTTTTATTATAATTGGGATAGATGACGTTACACCTAGATTTAAAAGTACAGATAATAGAGCAAATGCTGACAGGCCTGATGAGCAATTAGATGGTGAAAAGAATCCTGAAAATAGTGAAATGACATAGGAAGGAGAGTGATATAATGGGAGTTAATGTTGATTTACAGAAAGGTCTTCGTTCTTTATTAGAACAACCTATAATTAATTCTACAGATAGTGTAGTAAGTACAGAAGATCCTGCAACGTTTAAAGAGTTAATATTTGACGGAAATAATATAGGAGATTTAAGCTTATTTAAATTTGATTCATTTATGTATGATGGTAGTGTTAATAATATATTAAATGATTTTTTTAGTTGGCTGATTGCAAATCCTAGCTTTTTTAATAGAATGACATGTGATATTTATAAAGCAACATATTTTGAATATAAACCAAAACTTATAAGTAAACATTTATATGGAACTACAGAATTATCTTATATTATAACATATTTTAATGATATACAACATGATGCAGAAATTACTAGAGATATGCTTATGACTAAAGGAATATTATATTTAAACCAAGAAGGACTTCATGCACTAGAAAAAATATTAAGTTTTAAAGAATTTATGGAAGCAAATGATGATGAATCATTTAAAGAGTGGGAGTTTTAAATGGAACCTTCTATAGAGAATTTCATAGACAATACACAAGATCACACATTAACTTGGTTATTATATCAACTATGTCTTAAACTTAATATGGATTATGGCTATGTAACTAATGTACTTTTATATGATATTACTAAATTCTTATCAGACGACCAGCATAGATATTGGGTTGATTTGATATTATTGACATGGCTTTTTTATTATTTATGGAAAGGTAAAGTAGATTTAGAAGCAAATAAAAGTAAAGTTAGTTACAAAATAATATTTTATAGTGCATCTTTATCTTATATTATACTAAAATGGGATTTAGATATGTTCTTATGGGTTACTATATTCACTATAGTATTTTGCTTCATACTTGCAGATATAGGAATATTTATATCTAAAATGTTACAGTATAATCTAGTAAAAATTTTATTAATTATAATTATAATATATGCAACATGGTAAAAGGAGAATAAAAGAAAGATGCCTACAATACGAAATAAAATAACAGCAGAAGAAATTGAACATATCATCAAAGAGTTTATTACTAAAAATATGGCTAAAGATCTTGCTATGTTATTTATAACGCAAGATGATATAGAATATGATGATTTCAAGTATTTTACTTGGGATAATAAATATAAGAAAACATTTTATGATTTTTTTGACTATTTAAACGCATATATATGTGAATTTATAGCAAAGGAAAAGTTTGATAATATAATAAATATATTATATAAATTACCTCTTTATAGTTATAAACCTATAGAAGATAAATATGGTATAGATAATGATTATATATGTACTAAAATATTTAATAATATTATATCAATATTATGTAATGATATTAGTACGTATAGATTTGAAGAGCTTTTTAGTTTTTTAGCTATGAAAGATGAAGACTTATGTAAAGGATTTATACTATGTAATTGGAGACTCTTAAATGAAGAGCATATGAGAGTAATACTATTAGCTGAATGGCTTAATCCTAATGATTGGATACAAGTTATTTTACAGCAATATAGAAGAACTGGTGATATAAACCTAATTCCACGTATTATTGACAGTTGTATAGTAGATACATACTATATGATACCATTAGTTGATAATATATTTAATAGATATAGATTTACTACAAGTATAATTAATAATAAAGCAAAAGTAGTATATGATATCCCCCTAACTGATAATTCTAGAATGAAACGTGCAATAGAAATGATGCGTAGCTATTTATGTAGTAAAATACAATCAGACGCGGATTTTGAAATATACAATTTCTTAGAGACATCAAGACTTCGTTACCTAGAAAGCAGAGATATTCTTAGAGCTTCTATATATGATAGTATTGTAAAGTATTTATTTGGAGGAAATAATACTAAAAATCGTATAAAAGATATGATTATATATGGTCAAGAAGATATGTCTATGATAGTAGATGATGTTACACAATTTACTATCGCAAATGATATGCTTATAGGAGAATACTTATATAATGCTAAAGAATTATCTCCATATGACATGTTTATACGTATTTATAATATAAATAGGTTCCAATTCTTAAGAAGAGGATGTACTGATTTTATCAATGAATATTTTAATATGAATAACACATATGAAAGTGCTATTATAATAAAATTAGCGACAAGTCAAGATTTTTGGCTATGCTGCAATTTATTTAACAAGGCGACTGTCATATAACGTGTATGGCTTCATAAATCTTAGTGTATAAATAATTACATATACTAAGATGAATTTGTAGTTACTTTGTGTTATTAATAGTTTGGCTTACACCTATATAGATTTATTTGTCGGAGTCTATATAGGTGTACCATTATTTTTACCGCAAAATTTCTATAAATTTATATTATCGATAATATAAATAGGAGGTATCAAAATGAAAAAGTTACAACCATCAACAGCACCAGCAACAGCTGTAGCTTCATTAATGGGAGGTGAAAAGAAATCAGAAAGTCTTACATTTGAACAATATTCAAATAAAGACAGAGTTATGGGATTTAAAGATAAAAGTATTACTCCGACAAGTAATCAAAAGAATATCTTAAATACAGCAGATCATAATATAGTTACTATTGGATATATTCCAATAAGAGAATTATCATATTTATCATTATCATTTGATATTGATAAAGTATGTGAATCTGCTGCAAACAAATTTAAAATGGTAGATAGAGTAGAATTAATTAAAGACGGAAAGGCTAAAGATAGTCCTCAAGTTATGATTGCTTATCTAAATAAAGATGATGTTATTAAATTATCTGATGAAAGAGATGATATATTAGGTAAATGTAATGTATCTATGGAAACTCTTATAAATAAAGAAGATATTAATAAACATTTAAAACAAGCAATAAATAAAGATAGAGGAATATGTTATGATACAAACGGTGATTTATTCGTGTATCTTAAACATGATGCAGTAGTTTCTGAAGTTTTACTACCAGAAATACTTACAATAGATAATCCTGCTACAATTATAACAGAAATTCCTAAAATTATTAGTGAAACTGCTCATAAATATATAGAAATATCTGATATGAAAATAAAAGATGATAGATTCTATGTAGCATTTACATTTAATAAAGCATTAGATTCTGATATCACTGTAAAAGTATCTACTGATAACTTTGTAGCAGCTAATATTAGTACTACTCTAGAAGAATTTAAGAGAAAACTTTTAGAAAAGATTGCATATTATACTGTAGGAACAACAGGAACAATAAATGATCTTGATATTACATATGTTGATATGAGAGATATAGTATCATCTTTAGATAAAACATCACTTGCATATAAACAAATGATAAATCTTACTGGTCTTGATACTGGAACATTTAAAAAGATTCCATTAATAAGATATAGTGGTAAATTTATTAAAAAGCAAGATGATAGAGACGATATCTTAGGTCAATGTAATTCTCAATCAGAAACTTATGATGAAACTAAGCTTCTTACTGATAGTTTCTGGAAATATTTAACTACAGATATTATTCTTACATATAATGCAAATGGAAGAATATATTTCTTACCAGATTTCAGAAAAATTGCAATCTTTAGATATTTTGGTGGAGGAGAACAAGTATCTCCACTAGCTAATGGTACTTCATTCAAAGTAGGTATTACTACAAATGATGTATCAGTAGGATTTGCTATAACTATCTAACAATGTGAGCCTCTGTATTGAGGCTCCTTTTTTATTGGGAGGTAGATTATGGAAAATTATGATAACATTTTATTATCAGTTAATACAATATTAACAGGAAACGAAAGTCAAAGAGAACAAGCATTACTTACATTAGAGGCTATATCAAAATCCCTACTAGCTTCTAATGGAAATATAGTAATAGATATAAAAGATAAAGTTATAGTAGAAAAATTAAGATCTATAATAGATGTAGTATATCCCAATACTAAAATTCTGATAGAAAGGTTTACAGATGGACTCATTAGATAAAAAATATAAACCTAAATTAGATAAACAAATAGAAGCAGGTTCTGTTTTTATTAAAATAGCATTAGATCTTATAAAAACTATACTTTATACTGGAAGTAATGTAAAACGTACATATATTGATATAAACAGCTGTATCTCAGTATTATTTAGACTCCCATTAAAAGAAGATACAGGTGAAATAGAGGATACAATCAAACAATTATTTCAAACTTTTATAGAAAGTAGTTTGCAAGAGAATAAGGAACTAATCTTTTTATATACAGTAGAGCGTTCTGCTGCTCATGTAGCAATATTTCCAGAATGGATGCAAATACGTAACGAAAGAGTAGATCTTAAAACTTGGGGACCACTAAATACTATATTATATGCGATACAACTCTTTAGTAAAGATGAAAAAAGAGTAAAACTTGTTAATATACATAAAGTACATCCAGCATTGGTTATACACCAGAATGAACTTGGATGTAAAAATAGATATCTTATCTTGAGTAAGGATAATGTATTTAAAACTATGACTGATAAAAGATTGGATTTATTTGATGGTGCTATATATTATAGTAACCAGCACCATTTTAGGAGAAAACCCGATGGAATAGAAATAAATGAACCCGAAATATTCTTACCATACTATATGGCAATACGTGGTAGTAGTAGGGAAGGATTTGAAGGAATTTATGGAATGGGTCCAAATAGGACTAAAACATATCTAGAAGTTAATAAATTAAATATTAAAGCAGGAACCGATCATAAATATAAAGAATGGTGTGATAAATATGTCGCCTTGTTCGATATTAACAAACTCCTTGTACTAAATAAAGAAAAAATACCAATCATTTAGGTATTTTATAGGAGGATAATAATGAAACATGTGATTATTAATTTTCCTGGAACTGAGAAAAGAATGGCTGAAGGCTATACCGAAAATGATATAAAGGTTGGTCTTTGGCTGTTTTATAATAGTTCTGGTGATATTATATATAGGATAAATTATAATAAAAATGGAAAACTTGATGGTTCTGTTATTGCTGGTCATGATAATTTTTATCAAGATTATGAATACGATAATAATGAGATGAAATCTAATATTGGTTACAGAGATGGAAGAAAGAATTATTCTTTTAAACTTGGAAGTAATCAAGAAATAATGAATAAAACTCATAAAGATTTACCAGCAATAGGAGAATATTTCTTAATGTCTTTAAACGCAAATCAAAAACCTACAAATGCAAGCTTAACTTTCAATTTATATATACCAATTCTAATAAGAGAAGTTAAATTAGGAAGTATTACCGTCTTTAAAGAAGACTTTAATACTGATTATTGGGGTAAATTTAATATAGGAATCAAGCTAAGACTTGTAGATGTAGAAAATATATGGAAAAATTGTACTGGTAATGATGAATTTAATAGTAGATTTTTATCATTTCTTAATATAAGAGACAGAATACTTAATAATAATCTAATATACGATCAAAATACGGATAATATATTAGATGTAATAAGAAATAAAATTCCTGGACATAAATCTTCACAAATTAGTATTAGTTTTGGAGATATAAGAATAGGAAATACAGAAGGATTTGGTTGGACTAATACTAAAAATATAGGAACTTTTAAAAGTTGTCCTATAATTATAGATTATGTTACAATTAGTGATACTTTCATAGACCCAGAAGTATCAAAATTACAAAGTTTTCCTGGAGTTAATAATGCAGCTGTTATGACAAGTAATACGGTTATTAAAACTTACCGTTATTATGATGTACAAAAAACATATCAAGCTCAATATACAACAGGAAATACAAATCCTACTGATAAAATAATTAATGTATTCAATATGTGCGTATTAAATGAAGATAGTAAAAGATTTAGTACAAAACTTATAGATTACTATTGGTTTGAGATATACGGTTCTGTTATTAGTAACGGTGTAAGAACAGATTTTAAGGATAGAATGTTACCATTTAATATGACTATTGCTACATGGGGTTATCGTGTAACAGCTGATGGAAGAGATGAGCGTCATGTAAATGGTGTTGCTATGAAAAATATATCATATTCTTTACTTAAATGGCTCATTCCAGTTCAAATTAACAAAGATGATACATATAAATTAGTAGTACGTATTTGTAGTAGATTATATAGTACAGCTTGGCAAGAATTTGAATTTAATATAAGATATGCGTTCAATAATAGTAATTTCTTAAGTAAATTTCCATTTAATAGTAATATGTATAATAGATTTTTAGATTGGCGTAAATATAAAAATGTAGATATTATGGATAGTAATAAGATAAAATCTATAGACGATTCTAATCCTGAAGTATATGACGGATGGATAGGAAGTCCTAGATGGGATAATAATAGAAATTTATGGCAGCCAGAACCTACTAGACCAGAATATCCTTATATAGAAGTACCAAAATTAATAATTACAGATAATTATAAGAAAATATATAATAATTATATATATAATAACTGGAAAGCATATAAATGGCCTAATCCAGAATATGAAACTGTAAATCCGGCTGAAATATATCCAGATACAAGTTGGGAAATAATAAGTACAGACTTATATATAGAACATCTTGATAAAGATATAAAAAACAACCGAGATAATGATGATAGGCTAAAGGCTCCAGTAATAACAAGTTTTAATATCAATGGAAAAATAACTGGAACTTGTACTGCAAAGAAAGTAATTTGTTATTGTAAAGATGACGAAGATAGATATTATGAGAAATATGTATGTACTGTGGATAATGATGGAATTTGGACTATAGAGAATGCATTATGTATATTACCTTATAACGTCAGAAGTATAACTAATTTAACATTTATTGCAATTCCTCTATATAAAGAAGGATATGGAAAGAAAGCAGAACATAAGTTTACATTACCAGCTGGTTGGAGAAGAGAATGGAATATTAAAATACCAGCTGGTAATATTCTCAATGATGCAAATATCAAAGTACAAGATAAAAATGATATACCATTATTCTATTGGAGACGTACTGGAGATTTTGAAAATTATCATCCTTATAAATTTAAAGATGAATTTAAAGAATATTGTGTAACAGTTCCAGAAGAAATAAGTCTTTATAGGACTGGACGATATTCTTTTTTTGTTAGTCATGATAATGAAATTAAATCAGGACTCGATGGAGATGATGTTATATATTATCATGGAAACGAACTAATAAAAAGAAATTGGAATAGTGGAAATATGAACCCTACTATGATATTAAACGGCACTGATGGTAATAGATTAAGTGTTAGTACTATTAAAAATGATACATTATTTAGTGGAAGCATTACATTAAATGTAGATAATCATGACTATACTATTAATTTTATTAACCGTAAAGAAGATAAATTGATGAAAGATCTTAAAATTGTAGTAGGAAGTAGTTATAATGGTAATAAAATATATCAAGATATAGAAAATAAGAAGGTATAATAATGATAGGAAAATATAAAAACCTAAGTAATTTTATTAAATTCATTAATACATCTGACGTTTTTTATGATTACAGAGATGATAAACTTAATTTTCTTGATAAAATGAGTAGATTTTATATGTATATAAGACAAGTAGTAATAAAAGAGTTAGATAGTAAATTAGTGGGACAACCACAAAGAATATTTCAATTGAAAGAAGCTTCAATTATATCATTTACAGTTAATGGTAAAAAGATCAGTTATAATCTTTTGGAATGGAATCCTGATTATACAGATATAGATATAATAAGATATATTGAGTTATTAATGAAATTTATACATGAATATTTTAATAAAGAGGGAATTGTATTATTTTTATAACAAAAAATATAGTAGAAGTGTCCTACTATATTCAATATTAAATATACATTAGTTCCAATATTTAATTTGATCCAATGCATATTTAGCTATATTTTTATCAAATTTAGACCTATGGTCGTTATTTAATATATTATTATAATTATTGGATAAATTATTAACGAATTTGTCTCTAGCTTTAGATTGTTCGTCTATTGGTAAGCTAGAAATATATCGTTCATTAATAGATTTAATCTTTAATAAATTATAATAACAATTTGTGAGAGCTAAATTTAAATTAGTCATATTATTTCACCTCCTTTATTATAGGATGGATTATATCAATCATATGACATCACCTCAATTTAGTTTCATTTATATAAATATAGGACACTTCTATATTTATATATTAGTATATGTAATCGTTAAATACTTATTTAATGGTTCATTTATATAAAACCCCGATAAGACTTTATATCTTATCGGGGTTATTCTTTTATTTACCGCTAAAATTAAATTTTATTCAATTACATATAATAAGATAGTATATAAAATCAATTTTAAGACGTTTATAAGGCCATATAACGCGTTTTATACTATATTGATGTATAATTTATCATAAAATACCAGAACGCGTAAAAACGCTATATAAACGCTTTAAAATACAAATTAAAAGGAGGATGATTTAAATGGTATTAGGAAGTAAAGATTTCCTAGAAAAGTTAAAAATGTATAGCAATTAGTTATTTTAATGAAAAAGTGAATATAACTAATAAGAGATGAAAAATGAGTTATTTAGGAGGTAAAAATGTCAAAAATAAACGAAATTGTAACCATTACAAAATATGATGGTTATTATGAAGTTGTACTTAACACAACAATTAAGGAACATATATTTGAATTTAATTATGATATTAATGAAGAGTATATTACAATATTACCAAAGAAGTATGACGAAAGTGATTATATATCATCTGATTTAGTCACTAGAGATATAATTCTGCATCCTGGGTTTAGAAAATGTTTGCATAAAATAATTGAAGGTAAGGTCCCAACTGCTTCTTTTCCTTATAAAAGAATTAAACCAAATGGAGATTATGAAGACATATTGAATGATCTGTTAGATTAATTGGAGGTTAAAAATGTTATTAGATAGAGATTATGATAACTTTGTATCTATATCCGTAGGAGTAAATGGTAAAGATATGGACGTGGGAATATTTGTACAACATCAGGTAGATGGTAAAAAGAAAATGTTTACTACTAGAAAGGTTAATTATAATGTAACATATTCGGATATTATGAAATTCTTTACATCAGATGTATTTAGAGATAAGATTATGGAAAATATTAGGAAAACTATTAATAATAAGTAGGAGGAAATATGGAATTAAAAGTTGAACCAATACTTAGAGGTACTACAGTTAGATTAGTCAGAGTTGATAATTTAATAAGTGTTTATGTAGATAAAAGGTATAAAGATGAATCTAAAAATACTACTGAATTACTGGCAGTAATAGAGTATAAACCTAATCGTGCACGTAAGAAATATATAGTAAAAGAAAGAGCTATTAATTCTCCATATAAATATGGAGAGTATACATACGCAAGAGATATTCTTAGACATCCATCATTTAGAATACATTTAATGAGAGCTGTAAATTCAAAACCTGGTAATATGGGTAGATATTCAACATCATTTGAATATATGAATTATACACCTGATATTCATGGCTTACAAGATATTATGGATGATATTGAAACTATAGAAAATATAGAGTCATTAGTAAATGATAAAACAGTAAAAATTGGATTAATTGAAAAATAGGAGGAAATAGAATGATTATAAATAAAGATAAAAAGGTAGAATATATAAATAAAGTGATAGAATTAGTGGAAACATCTTATAGTGAAATAGGAACAATTTATACAGCTGAAAGCATCGATACATTTAATGCTATTGCAGTGGAAAAGAAGTATAAAAGAGTACTTGGAATACTTAAAACTATGAAAATTGTAGTAGAAAATGGAGAATTTGAGCAATTTAATGAAACTCAAGTTAGATTATTCTTTAAGAATATGAATACATTTACTCTTGAAGTAGATCCAAACTTATTCCAAGATTTAAATTTGATAAATTATTATGCTATACCAACATTCGACTTTATGAATATTATAAATTCTATAATATATAATGAAGCTGTTGTTAGAGTTGACAGCTTTGCTGAATATATAAACTCAGATGATGGAAAAGCTAAATTAAAAGCTGATTTAGAAGCTCAAGAAGCTGCTAAAAATCAACTTAATGCTCAATCTATATTTGGAAAAATGAGTAATGAGGAAGCTCAAAAATTAATGCAATTTTTAGGAGCAACAGCTGGAGGACATGTTACACCTAATAGATATGGAAATCAAAATGTACAAAATCCAATAGTACAACCTACAGTGCAAGCTGCTGAAGTAGTAGGACAAGATCTTACACCTGACACAGTAAAACCTGTAGGAAATTGGAAATAAATGATATAAACTGGGGGCAACCTCAGTTTTTTTTGCCTATTTAGTTAAAAACAACCCCCTGTTAGAAATTTAAAAAGGAGGAATTTTTATGTCCAATAATTTAAACATTGATGAAAAAGTCAATGAAAATAATGAAATAATAGCAACTGAAGATCCGGGCATGAGTCAGTCTTTAAATTTAACAGGTGCTTTATCTGGTTTTATAGGAGAATTTGCAAATGGTATGGGTAAAGTATTTGTTCAACCAGTAGTTAATGTTTTTTATGCATTAATTGATAGTTTAAATGCGCCAGCTACAATGCCTATGGGAAGTAATATTATTTCATTAGTATGTATAGTTTCTGATGATTTGCCAACAGATGTTAGAAATCAATACTGTAAAACTGTTGAAGTTGTAAACGCTATGATGATAAGATCTTTGATTATGGCTGGTATAGAAGGAAGATTTACCGCTAATACTAGTACATTTTATAGAAGGCTACCATTTATGACTTCATTTGATGCAGTAGAATTTGATAAAGCTAAAAAAGTATTTAGAACTATAGGTGATACAATACTTAGTAGAAAACATAATGGTAGACAAGTCATAGATACATTTGCTGAAGCATTTGCTGAAAATCTTGATAAACGTTTTAAGATTTATATGGAAGCAAATAATGTTATTCTTAGTGAATCTAGAACTGGTGCTGTTCCTACTTATATAGAAGCAGAAACTACAATATTACTAGCTGATGGAACTAAAGCTGCTACTAAGAAATTTATGATAGGTGTAGAAGTAATTCCTAAAGTAGTACCAGCAAGTGAAATTGCTCAAATGTTTATAAAACAAAATAAAGCATTAGCTGAAGAAGTTTCTATAAAATCTAGAAGTATTTGGGAAAAAATTAAAGCATTTTTTAATTTTAAAACTAAAGAATTAGTTAAAGAAGAACTAGCAGAAGGAAATAAGAATAATGCAAAAGTTCTTAATGATCTTATGAATACTGTTAGTGGTATTAAAAAGCCATTTGTTAATATTCTTATGAGTAATAACGTTGCTGATATGTTAGCAGATACTAATTTTGATGTTTATGATAAAAGAAATATTAGTATGATATATAATAGATTACCTATAATGAGTGTTGCTGTATATGACATTAACACTGATACTATTACTGCTAGTATGAATAGAAGCCCTATATTTATTAAGAGAACTGCTGCTGAATTTAATAGTGAAACAGCGAGAATGGAAAAAGATCTTGCAGAATTAATGAGAATTAAAAGAATATCATAAGGGAGGTGTAAAAATTGAATAGAAATTATAAAAAGATGATGAAAACTATACTTCAAGAAAAGTATGGATTAGAATGTCCTATGCTAGATATGAGATATAAAGGAAGAATAGGTCTCGAAGATTTAGAAAGTGAACTTGAAGCTAATGATGAATTAGAAGATGAAGTTCCAGAACAAGTAGATTCCGACTGGAATGAAGGTATAGATGGTGAAGATATTCCTGATAATAGCGACCTTGTAGTAGATGAAGAGGGAACTGATGTTGAAGATAATCCAGAAAACCCTGATGATATATCAGATGATTACTATAGTTCTGACGATGTTGAAAATGATTTCAATAATATAGAAGGCGGAGTGGAAGATTTACCATCAGATGCGGATTGTATTAATATGGTAGAAATAATTTCTAATTATGCTAATACATATGTAGCAAATATGGAATTATTTTATAAAACAAATCCAGATTCTTTAGATTTAACTGGAGATTTTAAGAAATCTAAGATGTTTAAATTTGTAGATGATGCTATTGCTACTATAAATGCTGTATATAATGAAGATGAAGAACTAGTTAAAACTGTAAATAATCTATTTAATATAGCTAAAGATATACCAAAAATGAAAACTATATGCGGAAATGAAACTACTCCATTTATTTATGAAGGAATTCAACTTCTTCTTATAGAACTTAGTAGAACTTTACTTGCATTATTACCATTCCATTTAAAAGAAAACCAACCAATAGATGCTATAATTGCAGAAATGGGACTTAAAGTTCCAAGCATGCTTATAGAAATGGCTAATGATATAGTAGAAGTAAGTGGTCTTTTTGGTACTAGAATATTCTTTGTAGCTCCAGTCGAAAGTGAAATCACTGGAAAATCTGAAGAAATAGCAGAAACTCCATATATTACTATTAAAGATGAAATATCTAGACCAGAAGATAGTATGAGCCCTATGAATTATAGTGGCGAATCTATAATGAATTTGATTCAAATAAAAAATAATAAAGCTCTTCCAGAATATAGCTTAATATGTAAAGCATTAGGTATACTTTCTGGTATTATGAGAGATATCGACTTAGAAAAGAGTTGTAAAGAACTAGTTGATGGAATAAAAGAAATATTAGTGCAAGAAGCAGGAGAAGAATCTATAGATAAATACTGTGATGAATTTAGATCTATGATATTAATGCCTCAAATAGATGCGTTTAATAGTGTTCAAGTTGCAGAACAAAAGAAACTAAGTGAAAATAATTAAACAAGAAACTTATCATGTTGATAATTACATATAATAATGTGTAGTTACAACATGATATAATTCTTTTTATTTTCGAATATAGGTGATATAGTGTGTACAGAAGTAAAAAGAAGTTATATTCTGATAATGTGAACGATAAAATGATCTCACTTGTAGAATATACTTATTATAAAAATGATAAAATTAATTATTTAAATTATGCGATAAATATTTCTTATAATACTAGAACTATTTATGGAAGTACTAAAGTTCAAAATGAAAAAGTTTTTAAACAGAAAGTAAATCCCATAGATATTTTTAATATTAGGAAATCTTTATTACAAAAATTTAAGAATATTCATTTTTATATATTAAATGAGGCAAATATCGACAACATTATTCAAAAAATATCTAATTAGGAGGATAATGTATGGGAATGCAACAGCACAGTAAGATTAATTCATTTAGTGAAGTTCTTGACGATTATAAGAAATTATTGGAAATTAATATTAAACGCTCCAATTATAATAAAGAACAGCAAGGAATTAAATTTGCTCTTAAAATAACAACGTCAAATTTAAATGAATTATATAAAGAAGACATTAAAAATGGTATTGGTTTTGATATTGATACTAGTGTTTCGTATAATATCAAGACACTTATTGATATTGATAGTATGGTTGATAGTATGGGTATTTATAGTTATCTATTTGGCCCAAGAGATGACGACCCTAAATCAGTGGAGCAAAAGAGATTCGTTTGTAGTTGTGGTAAAACTGTAAGTTCTCGTAGTGGTATTATATGCCCATATTGTAAAGGTGAAACAGTTCTAGTTGAGAAAATACGTGGGTGGATAAAACTTAAATATAGAATATTCAATCCATACTGGTTTGATGTATTTCTTAAACATTTAAGAAAATTAGAACCAAAAGATAAAGATAAGAAAAAACCATCTATTTTTAAGAATAAAAAAGAGAATAAATCATTAAAACAGATAATTCTTACAAATCTTAATAATTTTAGAATTAAAAAAGAAGAAAATAGATGGACATTATTAGATTTACAAGATGATAAAGCATTAGAAGCATTTATTCGTTATTATGTTCAAGAAGAATATGTAGATAAATTTATAAAGCATATAGGAAATGCAATGACATATTATATACCAGTTCTTAGTAAGAATTTTAGACATTTTAGTCTTAATAATAAACTAGATGGTAGTCAAAATATGCAAACACATCCTATTAATAAATGTTATATAGAAATATCTAGTCTTGCAGATCAAATAAATGCAACTAGTATAGAATATAGTAGTAGTAAAGATATACTTAAAAAACTTAGTACTATAAGTGATAATTTTAATGAAATAAAAGAAAAGATATATCTAGAACTACTAGATGATAAAGAAAGTCTTATAAGGTCAGTACTATTTGGTGGTAGAATGCCAAACAGTGGCCGTTTTATCGTAAGTGGACTTACAGATAACCCGAGATTAGATGTATTTACTATGGGTTATAAATCATTTGGAGAAATAACTCAAAATGATTATATGGATTTATATCTTAAACATGGAGCTACTCCAGAGAACCTGTCTAGAATGAGAGAAAATATTCCTATTCAAGAAGATAAAGATATAATGGATAAAGTATTAGCAGATATGATAGAGAATAACTGGGCTTATTTCTTGCTTTATAGAGCTCCTAATATATATTTTGGAAGTCAAATATCGTTAAAATGTATAGGTTTAACTGAAGAAGATGTAATAAGAATAAACGATATTACACTAGATGGGAACTTTAAAGGCGATAAAGACGGAGATTCTGTAGGTATATTTACTCTACATAAAGATATTGCTTTATCTATATTCTTTGCATTAAATCCATATAGAATTACATTTAATCCAATAAGAGGAGAAATAAGTCCTAAACATAATTTGATTGAAGGAGGTTATATGACTTTATTCTTAGCAATGAGAAATAGAGCTGATATAACTGAAGTAGAACTAGATGATGAAAAGGAAATAGCATAAATGGAAAGAGAATGTATTTTCAGAAATATTAAATTCAGTAAATATGTTGTAGATGAAAATGGAAATATCTTTCGTAAATCCACTGGTAGAAAGCTAATTCCATTCAATGACCAGAGAGGATATCTTCTGGTAGATCTTATGAGTGATGATAATAGACCTATTAGATGTAAAGTCCATATGATAGTAGCTCATACATTTCTTGGACCTCAAGCACCAGATATGATAATTAATCATAAAGATGCTAATAAACATAATAATTCTCTCAAAAATCTAGAATATATAACTCAAAGAGAAAATGTTGCCCATGCTATGAAATATGTTAAAAAGCAAAATTACTTATCAGATGAAATAGTAACAGATATTAAAACTAAAATTAAAGAAGGTCAAAGACTAAATAAAATAGCATTAGAATTAAATCTTCCATTATATATAGTATATGATATTGCACGTGGGTGGACATATAAACATATTGTAGTATAAAAATATAAAAATAAAGGAAAATAGCACATGGATGTACAATTATATAGAGGTAAAATAGACGAATATGATATGCACGCATCTAACATATCAATATTAGTAGAAGAAGAATTAATAACAGATGAATTATACCAATATATGCGTGAATGTCATAAAGATTTACGTAATATTAGTATTGGGATGCTTCTTAAATCTGCAAAAGTATACGATAAAGACTTAATAACAGTTTTAGATGAAAAACTAAAAGATTTCGTAAAAGAATTTATAGAAAAGAATAATATTCCAAATGAAAGTATACTAGAAATAGCTAAAGATGCAGTATTTACTCACAATATTATAGCAAGAAAAACTAATATAGGTAAATATATAAAGTTTAGAAGAAAAGAAACATATGTAGCAATGCTTAGTTTTCCTATTTCAGATAATAATAGTAATAAGGTTAAACTCTATATGAAATTTGATTGTCCTAAATGTCGTGGTAGTCGAATTAATAAAGAACATCCTGCATATGTTGAACTTTGTAAAATATTAAATGCTATAGTAGATAGAAATACTAAAATTTATAATAGAGCAATAGCAGAATTTAAGAAGAAGAGTGAAAATACAGATAATATTATTAATAATGTTATTAATGATTATTTAATTAAAGTATTTAAAGAATTGGACATAAGTTAAAACGGAGAAGGGTAAAACCTTCTCCAAACTATTTATGTACAGCAAAAAATAGTATTAAGAGGTAATTATATGTTAAAGGGATTAGTCTTAATAGTTGGAATTATGATATCAACAGTATGCTTATCAATAGCATATGGATACCATGATGAATATCAAAGACATAAAAGATGGCCATATTATAAAGAAGAAACAGGTAAAGATATAAAAGCTATAATATGGCTTGGAATTGGAACTATTGTAGTATTTTTAACTAAATTATTATTAGATTATATAGGATAAAGGAGATAGAATAATGAATAAATTTGATTTAAATAGAATAAATGTTGATAATTTAACACCAGAATTATTATTAGATATGTTTAATTTTACATATAATGCTTTAAATATAATATCTAGCAAGACTACACCATTTATTGAAGATGATTATAGAATTAAAGATAGTGAAATAAACAAATTTAGAAAATATATTAATGAATATAATGAAGAAAGGTCTAAATATTGGATAGAACACCTTAAAACGTACTTATATCCATTAAATTATATAAAATATACAGTAGAATTACTAAGAGAAAGAGAGGATATATTTTATAATTCTATAGAATCTTATAGAAAATCTACAGATGCAAATGAATGCAAAAGATTATTAACAGAATTTCAAGATTTTATAGTTTTAATGGCATTTACTTCTAATAGAATATGTGAATATTTAATTTTACAATATTATGGAGTAAATTTATTAGCAGATTTAGAAAATCCTAGTTATTATGGTATATTATCTGAACTTAGTGCTACTATATGTCAAGTACATAATTTATTAAAAATATATGATTTAGACATAGATAAGGATAAATATAGAATGATGGGATATACACAAGCTATATTTATGACTATGCAAGCATTTGAAGAATTAGATTTACCTACATCTATAGATTTATATAATAAAATAGGATTATTAACATCTACAGACGTTGATTATATAATGGATCATTATAATAGTAAATATAATCAATTTAAAGCAATTAATAGTGAATATTTAAACTAATTTAAAATGCGTTTAAACGCATTTATAGGGTGTTTTTAGAGGTTTTAAGTATTATTCGACTAATTTATCGTCTAATATATAAGAAACGTCTTAAAACGCGTATTAGAGGCCTTAAAATCGATTTTAGAAGCATATTATTAAGGAGGTAATTATATTATGGTAGTGTTTGATTATTTATTTGAAATATTTTTAATTATATTGGTATTATGGACTATTAATAGTTGTAATAATAGTATTAGAAAGGAACATCGTATATTAAGAAAGAATAAAAATAGTAATAAAAGAATACAAAGAGAAATAATAAAATATGCTAATACAAAACCATTATTTCTATATTAAATATATCAATTTAAACGCGTTTATATATGGTTTTTAGAGGTTCTAGTAAATAATGATATAATTTATACGTTAATATTATAGAACGCGTAAAAACGGCCTCTAAAGGCCTCAGAATTGATTTTAAACGATATAATTAAGGAGGATTTTATGATTACTGGAATTATTATTGGAATATTAATATTATTTGGTTTATTTTATTTGGATAATTGGAGTGAATAATTATGTTAATGATTATAGCATTAGTATTATTTATAATATTAATGGAAATAATTCATTTTGATGATTAAGAGGTGTTGTAATGTTTGATATTGAGGTATTTAATGTATTTTTAATAGGATTTATTATTGTTATGGTAGTATTTATAATTATATTTCTAGTAGCAAAAGCTAGAAAACATCCATTGTATCATAAAGCAAAGGAAACAGAAAATAAAGAAAGAAAAGATATAATAATGAAAGTAGTTCATGACACTATAAAAGATTATACATCTAGTAAAGAATATTATGATAAAATAGATAAGATATTAGAAAAACATTTAAGTCACGAATATATAGAGAAAACTATATTAGAAGTAACAGAACAGCTTAAAAAAGAAGGAAAAATAGATAAAGATTTTAGTTGGGATAAAGCTATTAAGAAAGGAGAAAATAATGAAATTTAATAAGAAAATGTTGTATTATTATGGATTTTATTTTATAATGGGAATATTAATAGGATATGGAATAGCTGATATTTGCTATAGAATCTATAAAATAATGATGAGATGATAATTATGAAATATACTAAAATGTTAGCATTAGTAATAGCTTCTATATTAGCAGCTAAAAAACATATAGATTTACGTAATAAAATAGAAAAGATGTCAGTAAATGAACTTAAAAATATATCAAATGAGGTAAAAACATTATGAAGTAAGAGTAAGGTGATAAAATATGATGGGGAATATATTAGTTTTAAATATAATCTGTTTATGTAGTAATGTTATTGCATATTTTCTAATAGGAGGCACTTATGATAGTGAGAAACCTAAAACTTTTAGAAGTTTTTGGATATGGTATCTTATAGTATATACTTTAGTAATATGTATATTACATGGATGGGTTATGAGTAATAATGGTATTTATCTAATGGGGTGAATAATATGAGTATATATGATTTAGGTGTATTATTTATAATGATTACTATAAATTCTTTACTAAATTCTTTAGCTTTAACATATATATTTCATAATATATGTTATAAAGGTGAAGAAAAGACTTTAAAGAATTTTGGTATACCTTTAATATGTAGTTATACTATAATGTACATTTTAATAAGTATATTTATATTTAAATGAGGTGTGATAATGAAATGGGATAAAGATAGATTAAGAATTTGGGGATACGTAATATTAATATTATTTATATTTGGACTTATTTTAACAGTTTATAATATTTATCCTTTAACTTATATGACTATAATAGGAATAATTAATTTTGCTATTTTATTATGGGTAATATAAAGAAGGTTCGAAGGAATATCGAATTAGCCATTTAATAATTACATATACTAATATAGTATAGCAAAATACTAAATATATTAAGAAAGGAATGATTTAAATGGCTAGAAAGAGAATTAATGAAGTAAGTAAAAAAGTAGTTTGTAAAACAATGGGAAATTATGTAGAAATATATAATAATTTTCCAAAATATCTTGAGTTACTTAATTTAAACACATATTATGAACGTGGTGTGAAAGGAGAAATATGTTTTAAAGATATACTTTTAAAAGTGATTCAAGATAAAGAAATTCTTATTACAAAAAATAATAAAAAAGCTTGGACGCAACTTCAGATTGAAAAGATTTATGATGATTGTACTAAGTTAGATTTGGATTGTGCTGTAATGTTTGATGATACAACAATATGGATTTCTAGAACATTCTTTAAATTAAAAGATAAATTAAATTATGTTCCAGAAGAACCAGAAATAGAAGAAATTTAAAGAATTACCGAGGGAATAGTTAGAAATGATTATTCCCTCAATATTTATTATTTATTATATAATATTAAAAGGAGTTGATTTTAAAATGAAATTTATAGAAACTATTATTAATTATGTAGTTGATTACTTTAGAAATATTAAATTTAGTTCTGGAGGAAAGTTAGAAGAATGGCTTAATGCGCCACACAATTCACAAGCTGTTCAAAATGTTAATTCTGTAGTTAATGTATTATTTAAATATGGTGCTATTATAGGAGCTGTCGTATTTATAATATGGATAATATGGGAAACTGAACTATTAAATAAGATATATGAATGGTTCATGAATGCGATTTGGCTAATAGCAATATTGACATTCTTCTTCGTAGCGATGGCTGCTGTATAGGAGGTAAAATGAATAAATATATAAAAGGCCTACTTCTAGGTCTTTTTATTGTAATCGTATGTTTGAGTATTTATATAGGTCTATGGATATTTCTAACATATCTTGATAAAATAAACTTATTTTTAACGGATTTATTTGGCCGTCATATCATATGTTTCATGAGCATTATAGTTATAATTGGTGCTGTAGCTTCATATGATGATATTATGAAAAATGATAGATGGTAAATAAAAGAATAACCCCAATACCTATAAAGTATTGGGGTATTTATTTTTTTTTTATTTTGTATTAAATGATTTAAATTTAAATGTATCTGGATGAAATTTAGGCATTTTTGAATTATCCTTAGATTTTTTCATATTATCTTCGCCTTTTTCTTTATCTAGATGTTCATATTTTTTAACTTCTTTTAAATATTCTCCACAATATGAAACGTATTCTTTAATATTTTTACTATGTTCTGTTTTATATCTAGTTAATAAACCAATTAATTCATTTAATGTTTCTGTTCCATATTTATTTCTACTAGCTGCAATAATGTTAGATACTTGAGCTTTTCTAATTAAACTTTCTATTTTTCCAGATATATTTTTATTAGCTTTTTCTAATAAATCAGTTAATACATAAATATTATTAAGAAAATCAAAAGAATCATAATCAAATGCATTATTAGACTTTTTATAGACTATTTTATCATAATTTTCAAAAAAGTGTTTAAGATCTTTAATTTTTCCTGCAGGGTTAAAATCTTTTCCATTTTCTAACCATGTTATAAATTCAATTATATCATTTGAACCATCTACATATACTTCTAGTAATGTATCTTCTAAAGTTTTTATATATTCTTGAGTTATATATGTTCCTTTAAGTCTATTAGCCCAATCTTTATAATTCATATTTTTATTTAAGAATTTACATAAAATAAGTTCTTTTGTAAATATATATGAAAATCTATCTGGATCATAAAGCTTCTTAAATATATCTTTATCATTATTAGTTTTATGTATATATCTAAGTTCTTCTTCTGTTAATTTTATCTTTTTTCTGATATTTTTAACAGTTCTAGACTCAATTTTGAAAAATGATAATATTGCTTTAAGAATTTTTAATAATTTATTACCAAGTGCTTTAATAGCATCTACGCCTTTTTCTGCTATTTCTTTTACACCTTCATTAGCTATGTCGAATTCAACACTTACTGATTCTAAAGCAATTCCACTTTTAATATTTTTATAAGCTAATACACTATTTAGTAAATTTACATTCTCCATAGTAGACTCAAAACTAGCTTTCTCATAACTTTCTAGAAATTCATCTATAGACTCCAATTCATTTAAATCAGACTCTATAGATTCTAAGCAAGTTTGAACTTCTTCTGCAGGAATATTATTTGTTTGTTTAATATCTTCGAATATTGAAGTTAATATTCCTTCATTCATTTATATTCCTCCAATTACCATTTTCTGATATCTCTCATTATAGTATTGCTAGCTTCTGCTAATGCTAATGCTACACTATCTATTTTATTAGCTAATGTTAAAATATTCTCCATCTTTTTTAAAATTTCTTCAGATATATCTTTAACATCACCAGATTTAACATCTTTAATAAATTCTTTAAATATTATCATATTAGATTTACTAAGATTGAATTTAACACTATCATATTTGCTATCTTTAAATTTATTAACTAATTCTAGCAGCATATCTGCAACTTTATTTTGATCTGCAACTGTTATTGTAGTAGTTGTTTTGTTAGATAAGACTCTTATTATATCATCAGCATTCTCATAACTTTTATTACTGATGCTTGTACTATTGATTCCTAAAAATGAATTAAGTAATTTTGCTACTATATCAAGCATCTCGTTAACTTCATCAGTACTCATATCATTTACTGTGTATTTTAAACTTTTGTTAGAATATATTCTTAATGCAATACTTATTATATCCATTGATATTGCCATGAAAAAATTATATTTAGATGCTGATAAAAACATATATGTTAGAGTGTAATACCATGCAGCTCCAACGGCAAATGTTGAACCCATTTTAGATAAAGCTGATTTAGTATTACCAGAAATACCTACTTTAGATGTTAATTCTATTAATCTATCAACATCTGATTTATTATATGATGGTTCATTTAACATTATATCAGTAAAAGTTTTAACGTATTCTGGAGTAGCAACTCCAGTCACATCTTTAGATATTTTAGATTTATTAATACTTTTAAAAACATTTAAGTCAAATTTTATCTTAGAACCATTATCATTATATGTTGATATAAATTTTCCTATTTTACTTACAAATCTTCTAACAAAATTATCACCTTTCACGATAGATTCGAAGGCTATATCTTCATTTTCTATGGAAGCTATTTCGCTAAGTACTTCCATTTTTATTTCTTCAAATTCTTTTTCATTATTCATTTCTACAATATCATCTATTAACACACTTAATAATGTTGACATATTTTAATTCCTCCTATTTATTTAAAATTTTAATTATTATATAGTACCATCACATGCAGATTTCCAAAATTTAACATTTGATAAAAATTTTGTCCATGATGTAGTAATTTTAGATATCTTATCAGTTTCATGATTATGATATGAAACACCATCTTTAGTAATACCATAATAATTACCCATACCATCGTGAAGCAATGGTATAAATTTTGTAGACTCGTTATTATAATATTTAATATCGAAATCATCTAATATATTAAATGACGAATTTTCATTAAAATCTTTCATATCAAATCTATACGTATTGTACTCAGAAGTTTCGTCTATAAATTTAATTTCTATAGTACAACCATTGTATAACTCAATAAATTTCTTTAAATCATTCGGTAATGTAACTCCATATGCATCTTCAACTTTCTTAAAAATACCAACATCCTTAAGTTTATCTTCATCTGAATACACAACTGTTATATTATTACCTGTTGATTTTTTATTTAAATTAGTACTTTCGAAAGTAATTGATTCCATATTTTCTAAATTTTTATCTTCTTTAACTATATTACATATTGATTCAAATTTTATAGAATTTACTTCAACTTCTTCTATTAAATCAAATATTGATTTATTCATTTATAACTCCCATCGTATGTTATTTCTTTCTATATTTATATTTACCTGTTATTACTTCTTTACTACTTTTATAGTCTAATATACTACCAGGTTCAGCTGGAACTCCAAGTATATGCCTATTCTTACATGCAATATGCATTAATATACTTAATAACTCTCCATGAAGCTCTAGACCTCCACACATTCTAGCTAATACACTATATGTACTATACATCAGACTACATTTACGTCCAGTCTCAGCCCCTACAGGTGCTACATTATCTCTTTCCACCATAGTAGGCTCTCCTTTTAAGGCTCTATCAAGTACAACCTTATCAGCAGTTCCAAGTTTATTAATGAATTCTATACTATATTCAATAAGCATTTTACCATCTTCTAGTATATCTCCATTAATTTTACTTTGTTTTCCCTGTGTAAGCTTTTGTGGACGTTTATCCAATAAACTCTTAGTAAAATTATCACTTACATCATCTATATCACCCATCTTACTACGGACTGTATGTACACTATTAAGAGCAGTTATAAACTTTCGCACACTAGGACTCATAACTGTATTACGTCCTTCCCTATAATAAACACGAATATCTACTATAGTTCCAGCATGATGAGCAGTTACTTCTTTAAGAGATAGATTTTCAGCATTCATAAACATTTCGTTTATTGTACTATCATCTGTAAGAATTTTGTATTTGTACAGTACAGTATCTGGCATAGTAGTACTTCCAATATCAATATTCCAATCTCTTATTTCAGTATTAAGATCAATGATTCTAGCTACACGTTTTACTATTTTAGACGCAAGTTTATTACTAAGATTATCAAAAGGTAGACACGAGTCTTCCCAAACAGCTTCCGAATCACATGTTAGTACCCATACAAGTGCTCCTGCTGCTAAAGATATTTCTCCTGTCGGCTTTCTTTTAAATGATTCTGGATTATACGCAATAATATCACCTGGACGTATTTTAGATCCTAGTTTAAACTTATCGTTTAAAATAAAGTCATTCTTCAGATAGTACCCTTTATCTGAGTTACGTTGTACATTATCAAGTGAAATTGCATCAACTTTACCATTATCATATTTAATCTTAATAAATTTATCATCAATACCGATGATTTTACCATCAGCTTTCGCAGTATACGCATGTTTTGTACTCATTGCCACGGCAGCTTCATCTGCTCTAGTACTAACATACATAGGATCTGCTCCAACTACTGGTCTTATATGTTTAAATTGTCCATATTGCATTAGTCTTCTAACAGCATGGTCAGAAGAAGAATATGGTACAAATGCGTCAATAAATCCATCTGCAGAAGCGTTTGTTAAATCTTTTGCAGTATCATGATGTTCATATTCTCCAGTAAGATCTTTAACAGTAGCATCAAATGGAAGCTGTTTAGTAATACCGGCATTTCTATTATATGATGTACCACAAGTTTCAGTACCAAAGTTATTCTTATTGAACATCCTAAGTCTTACATTATATGCACGTTCTTCATTAATACCATTATAACCACGTATAGAAATATCATTACTTTCTACTATATTACGGAATGCAGAAAGTCCATTTGCTTCACTCATAGTAGGCATAGCATTTAATGTTTCTAATATAGCCGTAGGTTTTATTTCAATACGGGGACGTGCTCCTCTTTTCATTCTAGCTACAGCTTCACTCATAGGCTTAGCTATAGTAGAATATAATATACGCATTATAATCTCTTCTTGTGTAGATAATCTATAATTACGTATATCAGATTTATAAACCACTTTATATGATGTAAATAGAGAAACAGCGTATATAAATATACCAGCAAAATCATTAGGTATATTATAACTTTCACATACTCTTTTAGTAATAGGATCTATAAAAGCATCTACAAAGTTATCTATATATATTGCAGTATTACTGTTACCAGTAAGTTCTCTAAGTAAATTTGTAATATCAAATTCATCATATTGAGTAAAATCATAATGAGTTAAAAATCCTAATAATAATTCATTTAATAAATTATTATATTTCATTACTATATATTGAGATTTAAATTCAATGATACCAAAATTAGCGTTATTTTTCATATGTTCTGGTATAGATTTTTTATTAATAACCCAATATTCAAGTTTATTTTCTTTTTTCATACGTTCTAGCAATTCTTTAAATGGAATTGCACATAGTATTACTACTACAACTGGGAGATGTTTACCCATAATAGTAGCAGTAGGAACAGATATATAACTATCTGTAGTACTACTTTTCATACATTTATCCCATAATTTAGGATCCATAGTTTTTATAATATTACAGATAAATGTAAGAGAATCGTATTCTTTATTATTAAATATTATTTTATCATTATCTGGGTCGTGATATACTTCTTTACCGAAATATGTTCCTAGAAATGATTTTCCATCTTTTTCATGTCCTTTAATACCACGAAAATCCATATTTATATTTTCGGTTAATATTCCACTGAAATGTTTATTAAGATGAACTAAATTTATACTTACAAGATTATTATAAATAAAATCACCTAGATTTGTAGTAGTTTTAACTCTAATTCCAGTATTTTTTCTTTGATTTATAAATCTTCTTATAGTTTCAACTACAAGTTTAAGTTTAGTACTTAGATATACTCCATTAAGTTCTATTATAGATTTATTATATGCAGTAGTAACTATTACAGTATTATCTTGCTTTATTACTGGTTTAGATGCATTTTGAAGCAATAATAGCTTATTATTACCTCCTATAAATAGATTTCCACCTTCTAATGTTTCTGGAACTATAATATTAAATTTTAATGGTTCTCCATTATGAGTTTCGTATTCAAGTTCAAGTTCATACCCTTTAAATTCCCTAGAACTTATATCTTTTTTCTTCCAATTCTTTAATAATATAGGATAACTAAAATTCATTGGAGATTTTAATATATTTTCTAAATCTATATCTTCTAGACTTTCTTTATATTGTTCATTAAGTCTAAATGTAGAAGATTTATTATATGGACTATTAGTATCAGTAACTCCAAGAGATTTTTCTCTAAGTTTATGCTTTTTAATAATATCTATGCTTTCTTCTATAGATTTATTATAAGATTTCATCATATCAAGACGTTGCTTCTTAATTTGAGGAGTTTCTACAGATTCTTTAAGATTTGTATAGTTATGTACTTCGAGTAATTCTTCAGCTTTGTCTTCTTTTGATAAGTTTTTATCTTCTATAATTTTAAAATAATCTTTTACTTCAGCTTTTTTACTAGCATTACTATCAGCTATTTCTATATCAATAATATCATCAGTAATTTCTTCATTATTAAACTTTATTTCAGACTTATTAATACCATTAATAGCATCAAGATCATCTTCAGATACGTCATTTTCTTCAATTTCATCTGTATTTATAACTTTTTCAGGCTTATTTTGCTTTTTCTTTATATCAGCTACAGTTTTAATAGGTTCTTCATCATCTACTGTAATACTATTATTATCTTTATCTAATATAGTATCAACTTCATCTAATATATTATCTTTTTTATATCTATCATAAGCTTCTTTTTGCTTTTTAGAGTTTGGATTTAAGCTATCTTCTGGTTTTATTGGTATTTTAGGCTCATGTAGTACACTAGGCCTTCCAGTAGCTATTATCTCAGGCTTTTCTTTAGGTTTTACAGCATTATAACCATTTTCTTTCTTCTTTTCATCTATAACTGAAGTTTTATCATCTATTGTATCAGTTTTAGTCAGATTTTCTGGTTCCGGGTCGTTTACTACAGGTATTTTAGGATTTTCATATACATCATCATCATAATGTATAACTAATCCATCTTCTTCATTTTTAAGCTCATTATGCATTTCTGTATCTAGCATTATATCTTCTTCTTTAGCTCCATCTAACATATGTAAATTACGAAGAACAAATTTTGGCTTAAATTGCATCATATTTATATAATTAGGCTTTCCAGATAATAACATTAATTTCTTATCTCTACCTTCAAATACAAAAGTAAGCTTATTATCAGCTAGAAATTGTTTAAATGCATCAGGCTCGTTATAAAACCATTCTATAAAAAGAAGACTAGGTCTAAATAAAGGTTGCATTTTTCCTTCTATAATACTTAATTTCATTCCAGTATCTCTAATAAAAGGATATTTGAAATATACAATATTATTTTCGTAACCAGGTATTTTAGTTATTTCTTGTTTTAAAATCTCTAATAATATTGCTCTATATTTTTTATTAAGTCTTAAATTTAAATCTATAGTCTTTTCTTTAATAGCATTTATTACCCATGAAAGATCTACTACTGTACTCATATTAGTTTTTATCATAGTAGGCAAATTAGTAACGTTTTGTAAGCCGTAATCTGCACGTATTTTCTTAATACTGTTCATTTCAGATGCAAGATTTGCTATTACAGTACGATTTATGACCTTCATACGTATAAATTTTGGCATATAATAAAGTCTAAGTTTATTTACAATAAGATTACTATTACGCTTTATAAGATCTTTATACATATTAAGAGTATCAGTATACGTATCTAACATACTATAGATAAGAACAGGTTCTGTCGCAGATTTTTCTCCTATAAAAATAGAAGATTTATTTATACGTAAGAACTTATCTAAATTAGCATTACGTGCTTCTAAAGCTATTTCTTCTGGTGTATATAAACTATTTTGACTTTCTAAAGAATTCATCATTAGAGCATCAAAAACACCTTTTTTCATACAAAAATCCTCCTTTCTTTTGTAATTTTGACATGGGATTGTTTGATTACGATTTGGCGGTAAATAAAAGATTTACCCCATAAACCAATAAGATTTATGGGGTTTCTTTTACTTAAATTAAGTGCTCGATAGATAAAACGCTACACAAATTCAATTTACAGCACAATTGAAATCGTGTACGTTTTTACATATATATGTTAGGGATTTTTATTATTTTCTAGGAGAAATCTTAAATCTATAAGATTTCTCCCATTGGAAAATAAAAGTATTGGTCAACCCAATACAACAGCACAAGCGTAGGCACATAAATAAAGCACTAATACAATTTTCGAGGTAACGATTCTAGATCCATTTTATTGAGGAAACAAAAATGTTAAGTCATTTTTGATTCTGGATTAATTTATTAATTTTTATATAAATGAGGTATTTAAAAAATAACAAATTAAGAAACTTTAGTGCCTACATCATGTTTTGTTATATTGACTATGTTTTATTTTTCTTTAAAGGACTAACATATTTAGCAGGTTCTTTAGATAAATCTATCTTTCCAAGATAATTTGTAAATCTATCTATAGATTTTACCTGTCTATCTGTTGTTTCTTTAGTTTTTCCAACCTGTTTATCTAATTCTTTATTATTTTTATCAAGTATTTCTTGTTGAGATTTTATAAACTCATCTTGAAATTCTACTAGATATTCTAATTCTAACGACGTGAAGTCTAATGGATTACATACAAGATTTCCTTGAAATTTTGTTAATAATGTCCAGATAACTTTCATTCTATTTTTTGTTATTAACTCAACAGGTTGGTTATAGAGAAAAAAAGTAAAGTATTATATCCTACTTTATAAATAGAATGGCCGCACTTTGTACATCTATGAGTATGATCAAATTCCGCTTTTATTTTATTTATACGTTCAAGTTCAGTTTTTATAGTTTCTGCATCAGCACCATTTTCCTTCAAAACTTTTTCAAGTTCATCTGGTTTCTTATACACAGAATAAAAGTCTAATTTATCACCTATTTCATCTGCTGTAAAGAAAATCTTTACATCTTTAGAAGTATAATCCATTTCTTCCGCTCTATCTGCTAGTTCTTGAGTAAATTCTGGTGGTAATTGATCTTTAATAACTTCTATAAATTCATAAATATCTCCTTCATTTAATGTAAATGATGTTTCAAAATTATCTATTGTCTTTATTATTACTGTATCTATTATAAGAGCAGCAAAGAATACTGGAGATAATTCTTTAAGAACGTCTTCCATATTAGTTAAAACAGCAGTAACATTTTCTAATAAAAGCTTATTTTCATCAGATATATTAGGATCTGATAGATTTATACCATTTTTATTGATATAATCTACATCTCCTTTAAATTGAGCATAACTATGAGAAGATAAATAATTTATAAGATCATCTATATTAGGCATAGTTTTTCTTAAATAAGAAGCTCTTTTAGTAAAACTATTAGCCATACTACGATAAGCAATAAGTTCATTATTAGATTTTATTAATAGTTGCTTTTGCACCGTAGGTCTACAAATATATGCTTCATATGAGAAAGAAGAATCTTCTTTATATGAAAGTTTGGTTATTTTTCCATATTCTCCAGAAATATATGCCTCTTTTATAGATTTAAAGTTAGAATTTCTATAAATCTTATAATTAGAGATAAATCTTTCTGTATCATAGATATTCTTGAATTCTTGAGTGAGATCTAATACCATTTCTTCTTTAAGAGATATAGGAGATTCACAATTATCACATTGTACATATGGTACATGTAATGGAAGAATACCATCTTTATCTACTTTTGTATTTACTAATGAAAATACTACAAATAATAATTCTAAGTCATTTGGTGATAAATTTCTAATAAATTCATTATAAGATAGATCTTCTTGTAGTGGGAATAGACAATGGTCAAATAATATATGAATAAATTCTTCTTTAATACTAGATTCAAGATCATCTATATTAATACCATTTTGTAGCATAAGATTATACATAAAGTTAATTTGAGTTCTATCATGGACTTGATTCACTATTACTTCATAGTTACTATCTGGAAGATATACTTTACGGCCGTTAATTTCGCTATTTCTATATTTTATAAGCTTTTCTAACTTTGTTCCATTACCGCGTAATATTTTAGTATCAGGTTCTTTATATATCTTTTCAGCTATTTCATCAAAAGAAACATTTGATTCTTTTACATTAGGATTTGGAATTCTATCAGATTTAGGTTTTTCATCAGCTTCTACTTCAATAACTTCAGCTTCATCCATTAATTTTGGCTTTTCTACAGGTTTTTCATTATTATCGATAGAAAGATCTTCTTCGTATTCAGATTTTCTTTCATCTATTAATTTTTCATATTTTTCTAATTCATTTATACTATTTTCAATTAATGTATAATCATTAGTTTCATTATTAACTTTATTAAATAATGATGTAATATTCAGATCTTCTTTTTTATTAAGATAATCTAATTGTAATGAATTATATTTATCCATAAAGATTTTTTTAAGATCATTTATATCATTTTTATGAGTTTCTTGTTGTTTTTCTATAATTTCATCATCTTTTGGATATTTATTCAAATTTTCATCAACTATAACAGGTTTTTCATTATTTTTCCTATAATTTTCATATATTTCCTTTATTTTATTATAGCTATTAGATAATAAAGTATTTCTAACATTAGCAGGAATCCAAGCTGAATTATAAGTATTCATAAATTGAGTCAATGCATCATTATATTCAAACTTTTCATTTTCTGTAAACTTATCCTCATCAATTTCTTTCACTATATTCTCAACTTCATTTAGTTTTTCTTCATTAGGATCAACTAATATATTTACTACTTCAGATTTAACTTCATATGGTGTTTTTATACCAGATTCAACATTATCTAATTTACTAAAAACTTCATTTCTAATTTTAGTTTCTTCCTCTGTTTCTAAAGGCATATTATCATAAATCTTTTTATCAGTAGGAGCTGGAGCATATAAATCTATAACCTCTCCATCTAATTCTATTTTATCAGGTATTTCTATATCATCGTCTGCTTTCTTTTCAACTACGGATTCTTTAACTACGGATTCTTCAGCTTCTTCATCCATTTTTATTAATTCATCTTGTTCTGCATATGATAATTCTCTCTTTTTAGTTTCTCTTTTATCTATTATAATATTAGAAGGCATTACCATATTTTCTGGATCTGTATTAATCTTTGGCCCTTCTGGTTTTATTATTGGTTCTATAGGATGGGTTTGATCTACTACTCCTAATTCTTTTTCTATAGTTAATAATAAATTATACTTTTTTAATATAATAGGATCGTTTATTCTATCTTTTAGATTATTTATGTATAATTTTATATTACTTTTTATATTATTTCTTTCTTTTTCATTATTAGATTGCCCATAACTAGTTATTATGTCATGAGCTGAAACTTGTAAATCCTTTTCTGGATATTCTTTAGTATTTACTAGTTTATTTAAATCTAGTATCCAATTTGACATTTATTTACCTCCAATTTATCGTCTTGTACGTATTCTTTGTATTACTTTTGTTACCTTAGTTTCTCCATCTCTATTTAAACCAACTGATGATTCTACTGGAACTCCCATTTCTCTGCGTTCTTTTTTATGTATTAAGTCTACCATTTCATCAAATAATGCAGCAGCCATAGGATCTGTAGTCTTTCTACTACTATCAGCCAACATTTCTTCTTCTTCTTTATCTATTTTCTTTACAAATTCAGAAATATATATTGGTTTATCTAATGGAGTATTATAATCATATATAAGTAAGTCTTTAAATTCTAATAGATGTTTCTTAAATTCATCCTTATCATTCATAAGCTTTAATGCTGCTAAGCCTCCATTCATAAGGTCTAGATTATCTCCATATAATGCTTGGAAAAATACATCAAAACTATCAGGAGTTACTCTATATTTATTACAAAAACCTTCTTTTAATTGCTCTATTTTATATTTAAAATCTACAGCACGTTCGTTTAATATTAATGCAGTATTCTTATTATTACTATTATTACGTTCAAGTTCACGTACTTCGCTGTTACTATTAACTAATTTAGCAGCTTCTGTACGTAATTTAGTAAGTTCATCTATATTAAGAGCTCTATCAATACTACCATCTCTATTATATTTATTTCTTTTTCTAATATATTCTTCTCTAAGATCTCTAAAAATAGCTTTTCTTATCTCTTCTATAGCTATTTCATAATCAGTTTCGTTTTCCATTGGAAGATTTCCATGTAATATCTTATTTGCTTGTCCCATAGTAATATCCATAGGATTAGCAGTAGTTTTTACAGGGTCGTATTCTGCAGCAGCTTGTATCTTTTTATTGATTTTATCTCCCAATATATACTCATTAAACCATTTATTCATTGCATCTGGGCCTTCTAGTGAACGTAATTCTTTATATATTTCTATAATATTAATTTCACGTCCAAGTTTAGAAGCATATCCCATTACATTTAGCATTACTGTAGTAACAGATTCATTTATTTCATCATTTGGAAAGTTATTCTTTAAATATAATGTTAATCTATTACGTAAATCATCATTTGTAATATTATCCATCATTACCTCCAATTTATCTTAGCCTTATATCTTTAAAATAAGTTAAAACTTTACCATCTTCTAACTTATTACGTATCACTTCATTATATATTTGATCATTTGGCGATGTATATGTTATTTTTATATCTATTATAGTTTTATCTTCATCATATCTTTGTATTTGTATATCTACTGGAATAGAGTTTTCTAATGCTGCTATCTTTTCCTTAAATTCTGTACATAAATCTTCATAATGTTGGTCATGTTCTTCATATCCAAATAATTCTATCATATCAAAACCTGCAGTGGGTATTTCTGGTATAGAACCATATGGAGTAGTTACAAGTACAAATACAGCAGATAAAAATGAATCCCATCCCTGTAAAAGTGTTTCTTTTCCATTATAATTACGGTCAAGTGCATGAAATTTCATGTATTTTCACCTCTCTTTTAATAAATTTTTACAGGAGGCTTGTTAAAATTTGACGGTAAATAATAAGTTCATCCCCATACTTTTTACATATGGGGATATATTCCTAATATAATCCAAGAATTTACGAAGGAATGCGTAAATAGCAAAAATATAAATACATATACTAATATAGATATAGCAATAAGAACTATATCAAACCTAATACGTTGAACCGAGTATTAGAGACCCCACTTATATCTTATAAGGAGGTGCAAAGGTTCGGTATGGATACTATAACTATATTAGCCCGAGATTATAATGATATAATGTCGAATAATATCTATATGTTTGCTATTAAAAATTCTGGCCTACCCAGGCAAGAGTTTGATAAGCTAATGTATAGACATCTTAATAATTGGAAAGCTCATTTGCTTAATATTATTAATGATGATTATGCTAACCCTATTATGAAACAGGTTGCGGACATAAATCTATATGATATAGATAGTCGGCTTTGTATAATTCATAACAGGATTGCATAAATCCATACATAAAATGTTATACTCATTTGTATAACATTTTTTTAACTATTTAAGTTTATTATTAATTATACATATTCTATATAGCTAATACTAAGCTTAAATAGGCAGAAAATAATGAGTATACCAAATATTCTAGGGAGAAGTGATATACTCATTATTTGGAATTTAGTTATGTGTATAACGTTTGGACACCGCAAAACACATTACAAAAATTATTATAAAATAAAACACATCATAATACATACTTTATACCTATTAATAGGTACGTATTTTATGAAATTTAGAGCATAATTATTAACTTTATAAAATAATTAAACCTACAAATACAATTTTCATAGCTTTTGTCTAAACCTTATAATTAAACCGACGTCATGTCAACTTAATAAATAGTTTTTGAATTATATATTTATAATCTAATATATCTATTTATATACTTATTTTCATATTATTTTAATATTCTATTACCATTCCTATTACCTACCTATCACCTACAAATATACAATTTTCGAAATTACAAGGTATAATTTAATATTTTCAAATAAAATATTTACAGTTTAGAATGTCCCTCATGAGGATATTTATTGATAATATTAAATTATAAGGTATTTTTTATTTTTAAATAAGATTATTTCTAGAAAAGTTGCTGCCTAATTTAAATTAAAGCTAGAAAAATATAAAAATATAAAGATTAGGAGATTATTACACCTCCATTAAAGATAATTAAAGTTTCGTATAACCTTAAAATATGATGCAAACCTAGCTTTACTTATGGAGTCTAATGTCTCTTAAATTGGTGCAGAACTCGATTTTAAAATTTAAAGATTTAAGGAGATTTTACACCTCCGTTTTTATTTTGGTTTAATAACACATCTACATAATAAAATTAAAATAATATTACTCATAACTATATTTAGCTTCATAAATTATGAATATACGTTGTTATAGTAATTATACAGCAGTTCAGTTACCTCTTTATCGTGAATACTATAAATTTAAAGGTTAGTTATAAAAAGTCCTTAATATTTTAATATATAAATTAATGCAATTTGTGGTTATAGTATCATAAATTATATCTACAAAAATTGGTAAAGAATATAAATATTTACTACATAATTAAAATTTATAATATCACTAAAGGGTAAATGACTACATATATGTGTTTAAAATTTTGCGGTAAATAATAAATAAATCCCAAATATAGAGTTAATTTCTATATTTGGGAAATAAATATTATTCTTGTACCGTAATTTTTAATAATACAATTTTCAAAGGAGTTTTAATAACAGATTTCTTCTAAATAAGAAGTTTAGTATTATTAAAAAAAAATATTAACTATAAAGAATTTTATTAATCTAACCAAAAATCACACAATTTGAACTGAAAGTATTTAGTGATTAAATTACGGTACATATATCAAAATAATAATCAAATATCTTTATAAAGGTGGTATATTTATATCTCGAGGCTTACCAAACCCCGCTAAGAACTAACTTAGACATTTATTTTTGTTTAATTTTAATGAAAATATATTATCCATTATAAATATCATCCTTTCCTTTATACATATTATTACTCATATTCTTCATAATTTCACTACTTTTAGATATAAATTCGTTTATTAATTCATTCCATTCATATAAATATTTAATCTTCTTTTCTACAAATTCGCTATAATTTCCTACATTTTCTCTATAATGTTTTATACATTTATCAAATAAGTTAATATTTATACAGCTATTTAATAAAAATATCGTTATTTTATCAACATTTTCTATAAATTTAGCTTCTTCTTTGGAAATAATATCAAATTCTCTATTTTTAAATTGAAATACTTTACCATATTCTATTCTAATTCCATTATTTATTATATACTTTTCTGGTAAATGATCTATCAATATTCTTAAAATTTTACCATTTCCTATCACATTAAACATTAATTCAACGTTATTTTCTATAATTTTATATAATTCTAATTCTATTCTCATTTGTTCACTATAAATATTTAATATATCATCACCACAAATCATATCATTCATCATATAATCTTCTATATTTTTTCTTTTTAATTTATTTTCATCGACATTATTTATAGAACTAACCAATTTATTAAATTTCCTTATACATTTTAATCCATATAATTTTACTTTATGTTTTTTAAATATAATAGGATTCTCTATCATTTCATCTACTATAGAATCTAATTCATTTAATTCTTCATATTTATGATATGATTCATTATTTAAAATCCATTTTAATAACGTACGTTTTATAAAATTTAGAATATTAATCATAAAATCCTCCTAAATTCACCATTTCCATTTTAAAGCTCTCAGAGGCCATTATTTCGCGTTTTAGCTATCTAGCTATATAATTTATCACCTTTAAATAGTAAAACCTTAAATTCAGGCCTCTCAGGCCTTTAAAATCAATTTTAACATATATATTTATATCATTATACATAAGTTCGGCGCAGCGGGCGGCGCGGGACCTATAAATTAATAAAATACTCGAATAAAATTACCTAATGTCATTATTTTAGATTCCAATTTCGTTTCCATTTCATTTCAACTCATTTCCATCTAAAATATGAACTTTCCAGGTAATTTTATTCTCAAACATTTAATTGGAAATGTTCATTCCCGTTTCGTATATTCACATATACTACACTTCATTCCATTTCATTAACTTTTATATAAATATAACGAAATTATCCATACAATGACGTTATTTTAATGATTTTACTCATATTTCCTCACTTACGTTCGTCATATTCATAAAATTCCATTAAAATACGATCATTTTAAAGTATGGATAATTTCTTAATTATAGTTTTTATTTATTTTTTTTAATTTATTATTGTAATATATTTTAAAATATTTACTGAAAGTAATTATAATTTATTTTATTATTCTGAAAGAATATTTCTAAAATATTATTAGATTATATAATATTTTAATTTATATCAATACAATTTTTATTATTTATAAGTTATTGAATATATTTATTCTATAGATATAAAAATTTTAAATAATTACACAATTTTAAATTTATTTAGTATAAATTAACTTATTTTTACTAATAATTGAAGAAATATTCTTTCATAGATATGATTATGAAATAAAATAAAAGGTATTTAAATAATTTTATTTCACATTAATAATTGTCAAAATTGATAAATTCTATAATAATTAGAAAATTCTTAATTTTTACTCAATTACATATAATTATATAATTATATAATTATAATTTAAGTTTGAAAAACAAAAACAGACTATAAATATAAGTAATTAGTATAGAGGATGAATGTAATGACAACGATAATACTAATTACATCATTATTAACTTAAATAATAGAATTCTGATATGAATGAATATGAATATCAGAATATTCCTTATTGACTTAAAATAATATTTCAAAGCTTGCTAAAGATGAATGGAGTAAATTTATTTACGGAATGAAATCGCTGAATAAAGGGTTATTGAATAATATTTGTAAGTAATATATTCAATTTCAATTTTAAAGCGTTTATAAGCCGTTTTACGGCGTTTTAATTATTTATTGATATAATTTATATACTTAGTATAATAAAACGTTAAATATAGGCCTATAAGGCCGTTTAAATTTAAATTAGAGTATATGAATGAAGTAATAGTGTAAAGATTATTGAATATAGAAATAATTATTATAGTTATAGAATAAAAAGAGATAAAATATAATAAAAATATTTGAAAATATAAATTTAAAATAGTTAAAATTGTATCAAAATTATTAAAATTATTCAGTAAAAATTTATATAAAATAACAAAATTTATTAAAATAAAATTGAA